CTTCTCCATATTCTCGATAAGAGCAATATGGGCTTTTTCTTTCTCATTTGAGTTCTTGAACTTAAGAGTTCTTGAAACCGTTTGAGATAAATCGTCAGAAGTGACGATAGCATCTCTTGTAGCGGCAATAGCTTCTTGCAACTCATATAATTGGCTACAAATCATATTCAAATCATCATAGAGAAGATTAAGATTCTTATATCTCTCCTGAAAGAATTGGAATATGCCGTTTGTTTCCGATGCAAATATATCTTCTATACCCTTAACCGCCGTTTGCTGTTGATTGTCATAATCATTAAATAGTTTAACTAAGAAAGTTGATATATCATCCCCTGTGAAAGTAGTAAGTGATTTAATCTCCTGGAATACTATATCATCTATTTCATCCGATAACTTCTTCAGCTCTTTTTCTCTTCGATTGTCTGATTTAGATGTATTGTATGAAATATTGTCAATGATATCGTTAAACAAGGAGTTTAATTTAATCAAAGGTTTTTCTACTTTCTTGATAGATACACCATTCTTTTTTTCATCTTTCTTTGCCATTATCTATCACCTTCTTTAACCTTAATTTATTTATATTTTTGTTCCCGATAATTTTAATAACTACAAAATAAAGGATAAAAAAATAACCTATATGCACACTCATGTACACATAGGTTATTTTTTATGTTAATAATAAGTCGGAGGAATTGATAGTTTTTCACCAATTTTAAGGGCCTTTTAAAACACTAATTAACAAAACGCTTTAAGGAGGTTTATTTGTGGAAAATTCTAAAAATCTATATTAATCCCCCGACTTATTATTGTGTTCACAATATATTGTTTAAAAATGAAATAACCCATAAGGTTAAAAACCTTATGGGGGATTCATTGAATATGTGCAGAACTTAGGTTCGAATGAATTCGGCTTACCAGCCGCTTTGTCTTGTTCTTTTCTCACGCAGGGCTTAGTATTAGAACCTTCAACATGACAGCAACACTGTAATGCATACGGACATTCAGGATATTTTTCTCCCATACTCGATCCCCTCCTCTTTTTTATAATTATGTTAAAATTATTTTCTTAACCGAGGGTCTTCTTCGATATATTCCCCGATATTATATTTAACCAATTGATAACCTAACTTATTAAGGAATGCTTCAAATTCCTTATATAGGGTTGGATTGTCGTGAATAAACTTAGGTAAGTAAATTTTAAAACTTACAATGCCAAGTTTCTTATTATGAATCAATTCCTTCATAATTTCTTCTTTAAAATAGAAGAATCTATCAGATTCTATTTCTTTTATAGTGGATTTAAATTTACTAATTGACATTAACTTCTTAAAAAACATCTATCTTTTTACCTCCTATAAAAAAATAAAGTGGCGATAAATCGCCACTAGAATCTAATGCAAGTATACTTATGATAAGTTTTTATGTCTTCCCTATCAGTCATTAATATTGTTTCAAATTTAGTCTCATCACCTTCTATGTCATTAAAAGCAATATTAACATTCAATCCCTTCTTTAATGCAGGAATTAATTCTTTAGTCATTCTTACTTTATGAACATCGTTGTCATAAGTGACAATTTCATTGTCCACTAACTGGTCGATAGTGGAATCCTCAATTTTCTCAGATTCTTTATCAGTTTTTTCTATGATCCTTTTTGCTAAATCATAACTATCTTTAATTTCTTTTTTAATCTCATCTTTTTTAATAATTCCACCAATTGTATAGTCCAAACCGTCAGCAAGTCTTAAGCATGTTCTACCATAGCTAATGACTACAGCTTTTATTTCCTTTTTCCTATCTTTAATCAACTGAAATATGGCTGATGAGTTAAAATAAGGAATTGAATCTTCAGGAATATTATCCATCGGTATGATAGTTGAGATACAACAGTGCGAGCCCTTATCTAGGATACTTTCCCCTATAACAACTCCATCTTCAAATAAATAATAGTTATTAAAATACTTTTTAACAACCTGATTGAATTCATTTAATTTCTTTACATCCTTTGATGTAAGGTCAAATAATATTTCTTCCATTTTTTATCCTCTCCTTTAAACAACAATTTTTAATCCTTCTAAGAAATACTTGCTAAATTGTTCTTTAGACATAACTATCTTAGTTGTGTCTTGAATTTTAAACTTATTTCGCACCAAGCTATCTAGCTCGACAACATCAGGTAATTTGAACCACTTAGTTCCCATGTTAGCAACATTCTTAATTAGCATGTTATCAACAAAATCTTTACCTGCATCATACTTATCATTGTCAATATCTTTCTTATTGTACATATCCTTTATTTCTTTGTTGAGGACTAACTTACCTATCATGCAGTTAGGTGCAACATTGAATGTTATAATTATATGAGGATACATACTGCTGAAGTCCATGTCTACTACATTATCGAATATAAACATACTCTTATGCTGTAATAATTCGATACCAGTGTGACAGTTTAACATTGGGTCAGCAACTAAAGCTCCGTCAAACTTTTCATCTTCATCGTCATCATCTTTAGAATCGTACCTAGAAATACCATAATCAATATTGACATTATTGCCAATAACTAATCCCTGCTGATAAAACTCTAAATAAGCACGATTCTTTAAGAAGACAGTCTGTTTAAATATCTTATAATAAGAAGTTGCATTAGAATACGCTCTTAAGTATATATTGTCGATATCATGAGTTTTTATCTCAATACCTAATTGTAGCAGAACGTCTTTTATATTATACATTACAAACTTCTTATAGTTTACATAAGGTAATGTTTTGATATCAGCTTCTTCATGATAGTCTAGCTTTTCATCACCTATTTCTACCTGTGCTATATAGTTAAGAGCATGAGACCTTAACTCACTTTGCCCTTTTCTTAAGCCTGCATATAATAACATTTGGTCTGCAAAATAGGTATATGAAGATATCTTAAAGTAGTCTGACTTATTCTCTACCTTGAAGTTTAAGTTATCCTTCTTATAGAATAACTCCTTTATCTTAAAATCCTTATGACACATGATTTCAACTGGGTCATATCCAAGCTCAATTATCCTACCTGTGATGTACGGAATATCATACCCCATGTTCCATATCATAAGGAAATCTCGTTTCATTGTATTAATGAGTTTAAATATATCCCTTATAAGGTCTATTTCTCTATCCTCATCATACATGTAAATCCTATAATCTAACTTACCATAAACATCATCAAATGCTTCATGGAGGTCATTGATAAAATCATCAATTGTATCCTCAAACTCCTGTATCTGAGGATTTTTATCATTCCTTAATAAGAACGTATGACATGATAGTGATTGTTCATCCACTATGGTTACTGCATTAATCGGGCAGACACCATCAACAGGAACCCCCTCAACATCAATACCGTCAACCTCTATATCTAGGAACTGCTTAGTTATCGGTTTTGGTTTATCGTTGGTATAATTAAGATACCATTGTATCCTGTACCAATTTTCAATATCATAGTCTGAACCAAATACATACTTATACTTATGTATGTTATTGATCCCAGCCCTATTTTTTGTCTCGATGCAGTTCTTTACATACCTAATGTACTCATCACCTGCTTGTTTGGCGATATAGAATGGCATTTCTTTAAACTTACATCTATGTGTTTCAGCATCTTTCATCTCAATAAATGACTTATTGTAGTCATAGTTTCGGCAATTTTCTTTTGCAAAATATATATCCATTTCAGGATTTTCGATTGTAACAACTTTCTTATTACCTGTATCTAACTCTTTATATACTATATCGAGATAGTCGTTATAACTGGTTTCTTTTTTTCCATTGTGATATATTACGTTTATTAGCATAATATTGTCTTTATCTATATTCTTCAGAAACTCCATTAATTATCACTCCCCTCATATTATATTTTTGTTGAGAATAAAATTAAAAACCATTGGTATGGTATTTATTATCACTTATATAATATATAAATTTATTTAGCTATGTAATTTAGTATAAGAAAAACACTATAATAAATAAGGAGGTGTTTATTATGAGCGACCAGTACACTATTAATATTAATATGCCTATTAAGAAAGATAGCCTTATCTCGGAGATTAAGACTCTGAGAAGTACAATACCTTCACCTCCTAAGGTAAAAGAGCCTGAGGAGAAAGAGGAAGTATTTACTTTATCTTCTTTATCTAAGAAGAAAAAGGACAAGAAAAAAAAGAAGAAGAATAAGGAATTCAGTGACCTGGAGTTCATGTCGGCAGGTGAAATTGGAAACGTATCCACCAATGAAGACGGTTCCAATGATGACGATTATGATGCTACCAGTGCGGCTAATCTCATTGATATAGATGAGATATTTAGAGAAGACAGTGAAGATGGTATAGATGACGGGATCATAGATGAACAGAAAAAGAGTTATGACAAACTTAAGAAGGAAGAAAATCCTTATAAGAAAGAGTTTGCTGAAGAATTAACTCTTTTATACAATCTTCTTGATGAAGTTAATAAGTTTGGTAAAAGACTTGATAAGAAATACGAGGGGTTAGAGGCTAGTAAGACAAGGGGCGTTAGTAAGTATGTTAATGACCTTATTATGTCCATACTTTCATCTAAGCAAAACAAGCTTAGTATTATCAAGGAAATATCATCTATTAAGAAAACTATTGCAGACCTTAAAATCAAGGCTGATGGTAAGACAAATGCAGCTAACGCTCAAGGTGGAGCTACATCAGAAATGATTGCAACTACATATCTTAAGAATGTTCTTAAGTATGGAAGAAACAACTTTGTTAAAGAGTTTGGTTCTAGAAATAATGATGACGATGATGATGAAGTTGATTCATTGGTTGAACAAATTGAAAAGAGTAAGGATGATGGTATGTCTGACATCGAAATGGACAGATATTCCCGTCTGATAGAAGAAAGACTCAGTAGTGTAGAAAATCCATTTAGAAGCGAAGAGGGAAGTAAATACATCGAATATGAAAATAGAGGTGTTAGAGTTGTCGTTAAGAAATGGATAGACACAGGAGACTGGGAATTTGTTGCATTAGATAAAAATAATCAACAGGTATTTGACTACCCTCTACCAAGAAAGAAAGATATAGGTAGAGTTAAATTTAGTGATGATGGAAGATACGCTACTGATGAAAGAGGAAGAAGTTACAAAGTAATTGAAGTAGTATCTCCTGATGAAGATGACGATGATTAAAACAAAAAAATAAGGCATGGGTAACCATGTCCTTATTTTTTATCCTCTTCTATACCTGTGGAGTAAGGTATTACATACTTACTAGCATCTCCATCAGGTATCTTGATTTTACTGGTTAGATAATATTCCATTTGCATTCCTGTTTTAACATTATCGTCCAGCTCATCAAATTTAACATTTGGGTATTCCTTTTCAACATAAGCCTTGACATCATCAAAATTATCATGTCTTATATGTTGATCCGTTTTTGGTATTCTTAATCCTATCATATTCTATCACCTCACTATTATAATATATAATTATTGGTCTTGATTTTACGTAAAAAAATAGAGCTAGGATTTCTCCTAGCTCTATTTTTATATGTCTTTGTTTTTACAAGGTACAAATTCCTTCCCTGGGAAGAATATGCTGAATTTCTCAACCCATACTTTAATGTACTCCATAGTTGAGAACTTATTACCAACATTATCAAATCTCAGGATTCCGTCATAGCAGAATATTTTATTTTCATTTATATAGCAGAATCTACAATCAACTGCTACAAAGTTAGTTTCTTCTAATTCAATGTCAGCACACTTGAAACCCATTTTCAAAAGCTCGTAACTAAGGTCAATATTATATGGGTTTTCTGCATAATCTAGAACTAGATATTTATCTTGTTCTAACCAGAACTTCTTGTCATTAATCCATGCTGTAATCTTTTCAAAGATTTCAAATGGTGTTTCACCGCAAACATTGTGTGTATCCTGTCCTATTTCATAGTCAGGATTAGTGTATCCATAGACAATTGTTACAACATTTTGTTCTCCCCTGTGACTATACGCATAAAGTCCCATCTTCTTTAGCCTAGCCATTAAATCTTCCATTGTCATTTTTTCTTTTAACATTTTGAACCCTCCCAAACTTAAATAAATATTGTAATTAATCTACAGCATAATAATATATATTCAAAAAGATAGTTAAGAAATACTTAACTATCTTTATGCTGCCCTGAAGATAACATTAGTATTCTTGTAATTATCTATTTCAATGTCTGATGTCATAATTAAGTCAACAGGGTAATTATCAAACATGTTGTTATGTGTTATCAAGAATACCTGTTCAGAGCCTATTGCTTTTAACTGTTCTTCCAATATCTTTATGAATATTGGTCTATTAGTCATATCGAGAGTTGAGTCAATCTCATCTAAGAGCATGATATTATATCGCTCTATTGATTGCTTTACTAGAGCAAATGATATTGCCAAAGATATAAAGCTTCTCTCACCTTGTGAACAAGATATGATATCTGAAACTCTAATACCATTCTTGATATAAGGTATTTTAAATTCTCTATCATTTATGTCAAAATCATCTATTTCCAGTTCACCACCGAATAACTCACTCAATAACTCATTAACAATAGCTTTAGTTTTCCTTAAGTATAGCTGAATGAATAGTAGTGGCATTCCCTTATTAGATGACAATGCTTCTTTTATAGTGTCTATATCATCGAATTGTTCTTCGATGATAGCTTTTTCTTCTTTAAGAGCCTCAAACTCTCTTAATTTGAATTTATTGTTTGTTATCTCTTCGTCAACTTGCTTTATTTGAACGTCCAATACTGAGATTTTACGTTCATAATCCTTTTTGATGACAATATACTCATCTATCTTTTTCTGTATCTTTCTACGCTCTACCAAACTGTCAAATAGCTTAGAAGCCTTATCACTCAAGTCCTTTATTTCATCAAGACCATCTTTATAATCTTCATAAACTTCTCTCAAGTCTGATAATTTATCGTTTCTCACACTTAACATTTCGTTGACCTTCTTTAATGAGTTAATGTCATTATTAAGTTTATAAATATCATTATCTAACACATCTAGCTCTTTCTGCATTGTAGCAAGAGATGTGGCATTCTTCTCAATGAAAGATAATTCCTTCTTAATGTCCTTTATCTTTTCCTTGATAGATAAATAATGCTCATACTCCTCAAGCACCGCTATATAATTAGTGATATTATCTTCATCAAAGAAGGGTATACAATCTTTAATTGAATTAAGAATTCTTTTTATACTGAAGAAATCTTCAGGTAACTTCTCAATTAATTTATTATTTGATTTTATTAAGAGAAGTATATAGTCTATATTTTTATTAATATCATACATAGACTCAAAGAATTCTCGTTTATTCTCAAGTTTCTTTATTTCAGCAGTAAGTTTCTCAACAGGAGAATCTTTCTTAGCATCAACATGGTCATCATAGAACTTAACATATGGGCAATTACTGGACTTACAGTCTGTTGGTTTGAATAGTACATATACTCCGTCTTTCTTGCCAACTATGTTATTTAACTTCATTAGTTCGAAGTTATTCTTCTGAATCTTATCATCAATACTAGATATCTCACGTCGAACATTATCATTTACATCCTCATCATTCAGCATATGATTAACAACATTAGTTACAGCATTATGATTAAATGTATGAATGTTTGACACAAACTGCTCTATTTCCTGCATAAGTCTAAGTGCCGACAACATATCATCTTTGCTACACTTAGGCTCATAATTTTTATAGTGCTTATCCAACTTCTCTTTCTCACGATGTAAACCGAGATATAGGTCGTTTAACTTAGTATACTCTAAATCTGAAGTTATATACTTCAGATTATTTTCTCTCTCTTCCTTCTGAGTATATAGATTATTCAACTGTGTGAAGTAGAAGTTTATCATATTTGTGTTCATAGCTATCTTATTTTCATTATTAGTTATTTCAGTCATTACGGAGGATATAGATTCCTCAATACTTCCCATTATAATCATTGGTATCTTATCTATCTTATTCTGCTTTGTCTTTATCTCCCTAACCATGTCATTGTATGATTCTTCATCTGTCCTGATTGAATATAGGAAAGATTCAACCCCTTCAGGTATTAATGTACCAATAGAACCATTTATAGACCAAATTTGACTATTGTACGAATCTTTCTCTTCTTTCAACGAAGTCAACTTATCTTCTAATAATTCTATTACTATTATGACATCCTTTTCATCAAGGATTTTTAACTTCTCTAGCTTATCAGTTACTGATTTCATCATAGTCTTTAAAACTCTACTGTCCTCATTAATCTTCTTATATAGCTTACTATACACATCAACCTCAGATAATAATTCTGAAGTAAAACTCTTACGCTCAGATGCTTTCATATCTATAAAGTTAGTAACATTAGAACCAAGCCTAATTAACTTGAGGAAATCAATTTCCAGAGATAGTTCTGATAAAATTATTTCTTTAAATGATGTCACATTTCCATTAGGATTCATTTCTGTGCCATCTTTTGATATATAACTTTTAACATTTCTACCATTCTTAGTATATAAGTAATGATGTTTTATTACATATAGTGTACCGTCATCTTCAAGATGTACCTCTTTATACCCATCAACCTCATCTAAAATCAATTCTCCAGTATCTCGCACATCCATATTCCCTGGATAAGCAAATGGGTGAAGAGCACTCAATAAAGATGTTTTACCAGTACCATTATCTCCTACTAATAGGATTACTCTGTTCTTAGACTTTTTAAAGTCTATTTCTACTACCTTTTTCTTCATTGCTGTATAAATACTAGCAAAATTCTTTAATAACAAATATTTTATCTTCATCTTTTCACCCCAATCCTCGGATTGATAGTATTAGAGTATATCTCCTACATTAAGAGTTTCTTGTTCAGTGAGCTTAGGTTTTGCCATATATGCCTGCTTCAAAACCTCTTTTATCTTTTTATTATCATTAGCCACATCATACGGCATTGTAACTATAACAGTTACCCCATCCTGAACACACTCGGCTTCTATAGTTGTTGAACCGAACATAGTTTTTTCTTTTATTATATTAGTAATCTTGAATGTTATGTCATCATCGTTGTATAAAGCTTCAATCTTTGGTATTAAATCCATCACACAACCTCCTTTTTCTACATAATCATTAAATATCTTTGTTATTCCTTCTTTTTTATTCATTATAAAATACCTCCTAAAAAAATATAAAAAATATTCCTATTACAATCTTGTTGTAATAGGAATTAAAAAACACTCGTTACCGCATTCTGTTATAGTCGATAGATACTGATACTTCTTTAAAGTTATTCTCATCTTTATACCAGTCCCGACCTTTTTTATTTGTCGCATCTATCAATGATGCCTTTAATACTAATCTGTTAGACCTCACTTTATTGTCAAACTCGTCTTGTCTTAAATTGCAATATCTGAAACACTCTTCTTTAGTCCAAGGTCTACCATTTCCCTTTAAGCACAACAACTTCACACCTACGTCAGTGTGAAGGAGTACCCCCTTCATCCACCTTGCCATAATAATCATTCCTCCAGATTCCCAATATTATAAACATGTTCCTCATCATAAATTGGAAAGAGAAGGAAGATATGTTCATGATGTTTATAAACCCCTGGCTCCAAGTATTTCCCTACAGTTTCTTGTAAAGTCCCTTTATATGGTAAAACCCAATCATTAAAAATATAGGCAGTACCTTTGTTGAAATAACCTTTTCTATCAAAAATACTTACCTTATATTCTTTCCCATGAATTCGTATTGATGGTATACCTAGAAACACTCTGCACTTAACACCGTAGCCAACTTCCTCCAAATATTCATCCAATGTCACCAACTTGTTGACATATAGAAATTCATCTGATTCTTCTTCACTGAGGTTGATATAATATCCACCTCTCCACTCAGGAACATCTAAATCTAGCTTTTCTTTACTGATGATTGTCCCATAGTGATTGACGAGAACAGCTTCTTCTATTGTTGCAGGAAGCCACTGTTCATCATCGTGTCTTATAGCATAATAGTATAAACCTGGTTTTTTCTCCTCTTTAGACAATCTCCTATCTACGAATAGTATAGGATGGTTTCTAAAATCTGTCCTGATATACTTTGACATCTTATAACGCCTCCTTCTGTAGTACGGGGAGGTATAGAGAATCCAAGATTCATTGCAATCTGAATATCAAAATCAGGATCTAAATGCATACAGAATACTTTATCTCTCTTTTCAGCAGGAATTTTTTCCATCAACTTATATACTGACATATGAGGTTGATTTTCATATTCCTTAAATGTAACGTCTTGATAAATATATTCTATTTCTCCCCTTTCAAACTTTCTTAATATAAATGGCTTAATATCGCTACTATCACCACTATAATAGAAACTATCCTTTCCTGATAAAGGATTATTAATATTTACTATTAGTCCATAACTCTTTAAGTAGTCAACATGGTCAACTTTTACATACTGTATATTCACATCAGTACATCCAATATTAAAAGAAACTGAGCCATCTTTGTTGGTACTCTTTAGCTTAACATACTTTGTTATGTTACCCATCTGTCTGTTAAACACCCCAACAATATCGTCCTGATTATTTGTAACCAATGTAACCTTTTTATTCATGAAATAGAACACATGGAAAGCAAATGATGTGAAGCTACCTACATGGTCTCCATGTCCATGTGTTACCATAACCGTAATGTCCTTGGCATATTTAAGAACGCCTGATTTTAGTATACTATGAAAAACTGTCTCTCCGCAGTCAATGATAAATAAATTATCTTCTACCATAAAGAAACCACTGTTATTTCCAAGTTTGGTATTATTAAAACACCCTGTTCCGAAAAATGTTAAACGCTCCATATTACTTACCATCCCCAATATATAAATTATAAATTTTGTCAAATAACACAGCTTTCACAAAATTCATTGTCCCATAATCAGCAAATTTTCTTCCATCCACACTTCTAAGTATTTGCTTTAGATTAGCGACTTTAGTTGCAGTATTATCCTCTAATAAGGTTATAACCTGCTTTGCAATCTCATCTGCATTAGCTTCCTTGATTGAATCTGGAAAGGAAATTATTCCCTCAGCAGATATAGTCATGACCACATGTGGGTTCCCCATGTGAAAGGTAATTGATGCATTTTCAGACAAATTTGCATGTATTGTGTCGTCTTGTTGTTTAATTTGATTTTCCATTATTAAACCCCCCTTATTGTAGTATATTACTCGCTGAGTAATTAGGATCAGAAATTTTCCTTGTATTATTAATATCCCTCGAAAGGAATGCCTCAAGCTTCGGAGTATCTATATCATAATCTACACTAACTCCTTGCTCTAAGTACACAACCTCAAATTTAGAAAAAATATTTTCGGGATAATAAATCTTAACTGTTCGTTCAATACACTCATACAGTTTGTCCAACTGTTCTTGTGTAGGTGGATTATCTGGTGTTATATCCAGATATAAGTAGAATGATGTTATATCATTCTGCATAATAGTATTTAGAAATTTTATAATATTATTCAATTGATCTCTAGTTAATTTTATCTTAATATCATTCATTTTCCCATCTCCCATATATATATATATGGGAGGGGCGGATTAACCACCCCTCCTAAAAATTGTCACTTTCTATAAATATATCATCGGGTAATGGATTCAACTTATCCACGCCAGCATCAAATATCCTCATTTCCCAAGTGATACCAAGAGCCTCACACCACTTCTTAAAGTTAGGTACAGTCATCTTGGTATCTTTATTTAACCCTGATTTCATATTGTTGAGGTCATACTGGCTTGTGAACTTATCTTTATAGTTTTTCAGATTAATCTTTTTGTCGATTATGACTTTCTTGACAATATACTTTAAAAAGTCATCATCATCCTTAATTGTCGGAATATAAACTTCCGAATTGTTATTTATAATCTCGATGTCTTCTGGCTGAACAAAATCATCTTCATTTTCACCAACTTCATTAAAGATTTTGTCTATATCTAGCTCAGATATATTATCTATGCTGTATTTAATAGCTTCATCTCTTGTTGGTTCCACGAATACGTAATTATCATTCCTGTCCAGATATATTCCAGCTACCAATTCAGATTTCTTGAATTTCTCCATCTTCCCTCTATAGATATAAACTATAGAGCCTTTTATATACCCTAGACCCTTTTTGAGCTTCTTCCCCTCACGATATAGCTCAACTTCACAGAACTCATCTCCCATTATGAGAACGAGCCTTCCTGTATATACACCTATATTCATGCAAATCACCCCTCTACAAAATTATTACCAATATATAATATATAAACAATTTGCATTATAGGTTTCTGTTTTTCAACTCTACCTTATCCAGCAATTTAGCCAATAATAGCTTAGCGTTAAGATACTCGCCTATATTGGCAACAAATGTGTGACCTGAATTTGATATAGTCATTATTAAATCGCATTTATTAGGGTCATTATTAACCTCATAATTAGCGACAATAAATATTGATTCACTAATTGTGCTGACTATAAATTTCTCTTTTAGTTTTCGAGCTGTTGCAGTCTCACCTTTTCCATCTATCTTAACGACGATGTCATGGTCTTTAACTGTCATTAAATCTGAATTCTTTAGAAGGTAATCTACCTTCTCATTAAATAATTTTACTAATTCATTACTTTCCATTGTCATCTCTCCTTTACTTAGTATATATTCGTATTAATTCTACCATATGGTCACCCTTTCTTAAGCTATCTGAAGCTACAAGTGACCTATAAGCTCTTTTAAAGTTTTCATCATCATCTCCTTCTACCATGTCAAAAGTAACATCAATAGGCACTTTGACAATTTCTGAATTCTCATACCGAGTTATAAGAAACTCTGCTGTGCAGAGCTTCTCATCATCATTCTGGTTTCTCTTCTTGTTGAACCCCAGCATCTTTATTACCTCCATTATTAAAGTTGAAAAACTCTTCATCTGAGTCCTTCTTAAATACACTAGATTTAACCTCCTCTTTTTGTTCTACAAATAACGGATGTTGCTTCTTAGGAGTCTTAGCCTGACTCTTGCTAACAACTTCTTTCAACTCTATCTTCTCATCCTTAATACATGACATATAATAATTTAATAGAAGCTGAGAGTAAACAAATATATTGGTTTGTTTTAATGTATAATATAATGACTCGAACGCATCTATTGGTAGTTGTACAAAGTTGTCTGTTTTATTAAAGAATATAACTACACCTTCATATGATACTTCGTTCTCATCAAATATCTTAGCAGGTTTCAGAATTAATTTCTGATTATTACCTATATTAAATAGCTTTACTGTATGCTCTTGAATCTTGTCCGAAAATATAACAACCTCTCCGCTTTTATTAACTGCAAACACTCCGCCGTTATATATTGACTCAATCATAGTCTCAAAGCCTTTTATTATGTGATAGATATTCTTTTGATCTATCAGTATGGACTTATCTCTAGCCCACTCCCCGTCATTCATCTCTAATGTGAGAAATGACTGTAAGTCTAACTTGAGGTATTTATTACCGTCAAAGTTAAATAAATGATGGAAGTTTTCTTTACGCCCTTCCTTCTCTTGTAATAATTTTATGTGTATTTTTAGTGTTAATTCTTTAATAGGTTGAATTAACGTTCTGCTTATTTTGTCTATATCTATGTCAAGCATCGCATCACCACCACTTTAAAAAAATATGAAACTTATCTCTCTTAAAGATAAGTTTCATATTAAATTATTTTTTATATTTTATCATTATAGGAACATTGGTCGATACCAAGCTTTAGGTAAATTAGCATCTATCCATTCAAGAGCATGATGCTTAACAGCAATCCATGCGACATTAATCATAGGTGTTGGATAATCAGTTTCTTCATCGTCCCATCTACCTTTCATTTCAACCTCTTCCTTCTCAACTTTATCCATTACCTCTTTAGCCTGTGATTCAAACATTCCGTGCTCAAATAACATTTGTTCCATTTTTTCCCTGATTGTCATATTTCTTTACCCTCTTTCACTAATTTATTTTGTTCTTCATATACCATAGTCTCAAATGAATCCAGTATATGAGTTTCTTCAATCTTATAGAAACCTATATGCTCTAATTTCTTAGGTAATTCATCAATTAGATTTAGCCTTATTACAGTACCGAATCTTTTGCCGTGGCTATTTCTAACAATTACTTTCATTAAATACGGTTCAAACCTCCCCTCACCTTTCGAAGGAAAACCTGATGGTTTAGACTCTTCTTTTTTCCTAAAGAATGGCATTACAAAAGGTACATAAACCATTAAATCATTCCTCCTTTTAGTGGACAGTCACTAGGCTTCGGTAGTCTTGGATGTTGCCCATTATGAATTATCTTTTTCTGACTTAATGAACACATATGGTCAGGAATATTACTATATCCTGTTCTCCTAAGAATTTCCTGCTGTGACTCAGTTGGAAATATATGTTCACATTCATCACAATATTCACAGCCTGGCTTATCCTTATTTATTATAGCTTGCATCATAGCCATAGCAGCAGCCATTGGGTCTGCTGGTATAGGACTCACATAGATTGATTTGATATCTTCATTGTGTATATCTACTAAATATTCACCTCTGTCCTTTGGTTTACAGACACATAAACAATGTCCATTCGGGTTTCTTTCAACCAGATATAAATCAGCACTCTTTAGCTCTTCTATAGAACCAAATAAATTTTGAGTGCGTGTGATTTGTTCTTTGAATTCAATTTTTATTTTCCTTGGATTGTTGAACAAGATTCCCATCCCCTTATTTATTATTTGTTTTTCTCTCTATCAATCTCACTACAGAGTGTTTTATATAAATGGTTGAATTGGTCAACAGCCATCATTCCATTTATAGTTTGGTTAGCTTCCTTAAAATCGTCTTCTAACAAACTAAATACGATTTCTAAGTCAGCTTTGAAATCTTCAAGTTGTCGTAATCTTGATTTAGCCATAAATTCACCTTCTATGGATAGTATTTTATTAAACTCATTAATTTCTTCCAAAACTTGACTGCACATTTACCCATTGCCAATATTGGGACTGGCTCATGTCTGGTCTTACAAGAACAATTAGGTTCTTCCTTATCTGTGCTCCAATGTATCGAACCGCAATCTTCACATGTCCAGAAATGAACTTTCCTATTTGGCTTAGTATACGGATTTATAGGGTTTGCTTTATGCTTCCCGTGATACTTCATCGTCATCCTTATCACCTTCCTCTGGGTAATCAATTTCTTTTATTGTAACTCCAAGACGTTTTTTCAACCATCTTGCAACAACCCTTCTATGACAAAACTGTCCCGATTCTTTATACCCGAGTAACACCTTTTCATTGAGGTCATTATAAACCTTCAATGGCATGAGTTTTCTGAGCACATGATAATTATATAAAGCTTCATAATCTTCGTCAGTTATTTCTTTCTTATTATATTTAACCATCAACCACTTAGGTGGAGCCAATTCAGGATATATTTCTCCTTTAAACCACCAAGGTGTATTAGTTGCTATAGAGACTCCATTATCTCCATTGAACTTAGCAAAATAAGAAGTCTTTATCATTATTCCATCCTCCAAAATAATAAGATATAATAGGTTTCCCTATTATATCTCATCATCCCCATCATTGATATTAATTTTAATAAAGTATTTAGTAAAGTCTTCCTTTTCAATCTCTGTGATTGTTATACCTCTATTGACCTTAGCGAATCTTTCATGGACATTGAAGTAGTCTGTTATGTTTTCATATCCAACATCAATGAAATACTTATCTGAAGTCTCTCTCTTACGGTCAATAATATCTTTCTCAAAATTGTATTTAAACTCTTCTGGTTCATTCTTTCCGTCAAAATACAACCCATCTGTTTCACAAAATGGTGTTATAACACCAGATGTTCCTGGGTCTGAATTACCGCAAACGTTTATGTCAATCCTTCCTATATAAGAAGGATGGATTCCCCTATACTTTATGGAGATATTATTATCATTCTTATTACCTAAACTATTAGGTCCCTTTAAAGTATATCTGAACTTACTAAAGAAGTCCATGTCGTTAATCTTGTCATCATAACGTAGCAATCCAGACTTATATAGGTGTTGCATAATGATATCGCCAGGGAATTTGAATATCTCTTTTATCTTGTCTATAGATATCTTATTTCCCAAACCTATTATACGATTAAGTCTATCACTAAATGCTTTAGTTAATAGTGATGCAATATATTCATTACATCTTAGTCGTTTATTTTCAAGAGCCAGATTATCTTTCTTTCTTAGCTCATTGAAGTTCTGAATCATCCATCTTACGATTGCATAGATACTTCTCTTGTTCTCATCATGTAACTTGAGAATATCCTTTGTGGTTTCATCCAGCAGTCTATCAAAATAAGTTAAACTGCTTAAACCTTTCTCATAATAATTATAAGCATTTGTAGCATTCATGCTACCTATTTTCTCTATCCAGTACGTTTTGTTCTCAAGATTATCAAATGACAATCTATTCGAGCAAATGTTTAGAATCATGAATATTATACTCTGCACGTATTGATACTTCAAAAAGAAGTAACGATTTACTTCTAGCACCATTTTGCTATTGATCGAAAAATAGATGTTGTTTTCCTTGTCTACGATATCTTCTCTGAATTTAATTATTTGACTCACTGAGAAGTAATCTAAGGTTTTCTTAACACCTATCTTTGCGAAATAAAACAGTAAAATGTCTACTTCTTTTCTGAATACATATATCACATACGCTGGAGCAGTATAGCTATTTCCTTCTGTATCTGAATAGGTTTTCTGATTTCTCTTTTCCGTTATAGGCATAAGAGATTTCAGAGTTAGGTTTTGTCGTGTTGTGTATGTCGACGCATCGACAAGCTGATATAATAAGAAATACTTCTTTCCCTTTATTGTATAGTATCCATTTTCATCTGGAACTGGGACTAGAAGTTTCTTTGTTAATTGGAATGTTTCATCCTTACATTTGAGCATGAATTTTAACTTCAGCTCCCCGTATCTACTATCTTGTAGATACATATACTTCGTATCAACCTTTTTCTTACTCTTTTTACGAGTTGTCATGTAATCATTGAGGTCTATCTTAGTTTCATCATCAGTATAATCATAACCTAGAAACTTGATATTCTTTAGAACCTCAAGGGATTTACAACTATTCACGAGATACTGGATTAAATCATCATCGTATTCTCGATTCATGAGTCCGAAATTTATTCGGCTCTCGTTAGGGTTTTTATACGATTTTATAAAGTCTTTCATCGAATTTCCCCCTTCAGGAACATAGATTTTTTGTGTCAATATAAAATAAAACTGATTTTATTCACACCTCCTTACGAATATATAATATATGAATAAAATCAGTTTAGAGTTTACTCCGTTGGGACTGTTGCAATTGCAATAACCTTATATCCAGAATCTAATAGAGCTTCATTTAATGGTACAACCTTTATATCTTTATATTCAAACATCCCGTAAGATGTTGCCATTATTTCAAAGAAAGCTTGTGCAGATTCTTTAGATTTCTGAGCTGTATGGTATACTTCTTTAGTGCCATCTTTAAATGTCACATAACCAATAAACACCTCACAAGGTTCTGTAAGGTGCTTTCCATCTAACATATCCATATCCAGCCCCCCTACATCATTCTACTTTTAAAATAAGTTACAACATCAGAACGAAGAGGAATATTATCTATATACATCTCAAGCTTCATGTCTTCGGCTGAGAAAGCTTTGTAAAAATATCTCAGCTTCTCATTTATCTGCATCTTAAGAGATGTAAATGTTTCAATCCTTGTCTTTAGAGCAAGTCCTCTATCAAGTTCTGTCAAATAATTACCCAGCTCAGTATCATTACGGAGCGTTACAGTATGGATAATCTTCTCAATTACTTGCTCACCAGCAAATTCGCTAACTAAGCAAATTATATAATCAATACCATCTTTTTGTAAATTACTGAATTCAACCTCTAATGTATTAATATGGTCTACTCTTACTTCAGCAATAAATCTCAACTGGTTTTGTTCTGTAGGACAGTGTTTAGACCCAATAAATTTTCCTCGTACTCCCTTGAAAGGACCTTCTTTTACAGTCACTTCCTCAAGTTCGTTAAACCTAACACCATTGTAAGTAAACATAGTTTTTACCCCCTCTCCTAATAGAAAAAAATGTTTAACTGAATATATAAATTATATCGGATGGGAAACCCCATCCGATATTATGATTCTATTAATCCTCTTCAGTCTCACCATCATCCTTAACAAGAAGCTTGAACTCTTGACCAGGTCTAAGATATGGATCGAAGTTTCCTTCTTTCTCTGCATCATCGTTCTCTCTATAGCTGATACCCATATCGAAAAGCTGCATTACGTTAATCTCAATGTTGTTTCCAACTGATTTGTTCTCATTGAGGTGCTCTATCAGGCAACGTAAGAAAGCATATCCGATTGTTGGGATTGCTGCTGGATGAGTGATAACTATGTTATTTTCTTCTTCTAGGTACTTCTGAGCTTTCTCAGCTACCTTCATTATTTCCTTTTCATTTTCTCTGATTTCAATAAGTCTTGCATTTTCCTTTGACATAATTGTCTACCTCCTAATAATATAATTATAATTTATTTTTGCCTTCATTGATATGTTATCCAGTGAATAATTTTTTATTATTACTGGTTATAACCGAACATCTTATAAGCCTCGTCAATTGTGACGATTTCCTTATTAGCTTTTTGAGCCTTAGTTATTTTACTTGATTCAGTATTTCTGTCTGGAATGATTAACAAATCAACTTCATTGTTATAGCTTTCCATTATTAAGACATCTTTACTTTCAAGATACTTTGCAAATTCTTTATCCCTCACTTTTGTGAAGTACACTTTGATTGTATATCTTCGTTCATCCCTCCTAATTTTTAACTCGGAACGTAGAAATGTAATTAAATCTTTATTAAGGTTTACACCTTCTATAATTTTATTAGCTGTCTTCTTCTTTATACCTCCTATCGCAGTAAGCTTTTCAGCCTTGTCATTAATACATATCTGTATTAACTCATCTAGATAATATATATTTGAAATCTTTTTAAACATTTTGCGACCGATATCTGGGATACCTAATGACCCCATAAATTCATAGTCATATACATCTCTTCTCGAATCTACACCTGCAATAATCTTATTGAAAGATGTTTCACCGAATCCGTCCATCATAACAATAGACCTCTTATGTTTTTCCAGTTTATATAAGTCTTCGATAGACTTTAAATAACCTGCCTTGAATAGGGTTGTTATTATACCAATAGATATATTAGCGATTCTCATCTTTTCTACATAATTAAGAATCTTACCTATAGCTCTAGATTCACAATTTAGATTAACACATTTTAACACAGGGTCTTTCTTTAACTCCTCATGACAAAATGGACATTCTTTAGGAGTTTCAAATTTCTTTCCAATCCCAGGTTTACATGTTTCATCTTTTGTCAGATAAGGTATAATATCATATTTTACAATTACCTCATCTCCAACTCTGAATTCAAAGCTTTCAAATCTATCAATAGAACCTAAGCTAATACTTTTGATTGTATTACCTTTAATTTTAACAGGTTCTATTTTAGCAACAGGGGTAACCCCTCCAAGGATACCTACTGAGAAGTCTATATCCTTTAATATGGTTTTCTTCTGCTCTGGTGGAAACTTAAATGCAACCTCATATTTATTAATTGCACCATCTCGTCCTAACACAGTATGAAGATTTGTATTCTTAAATCTTAAAACTATACCGTCTATAGGTACACCATATTCTGTTTCCATCTTTTTCTTTATACCATTAAAGGTTTCTCTCATATGGTCTTCATCATTAAGATTTATTAGACTCCATGGATATTGTTGAAACATTGATGGTGCCACTATTATTTGCTTAGTATCATAATTCTGAATCTGTAATGGAACTACAGTCAGATATTTTAGATACTTCCTATCAAGTTCCTTTGAATTCAATATGGACGATACTGCACTTCTTGGACTCTTAAAGTCACCTTCCTTAGAACAGAGTTCATTATAATTATCTTCTGACATTACAACCTCTGTCTTTATTCCATAAGGTGAATTCCATCCTTCAATCATACTGAATTTAGTTCCCTTAAATAATTTAGTGGTATCAACAGCTTCGTTCTTATCTGTATCTCCCCTCGACAATACTTTCTCGACTAATCCAGTATTATCACACTCAAATATTTCAGATAAACCATCAAATTTAGGAAATGCATACATTTGACATTCATCATCGGTTAAAGGTCGCCCCAGTTTATTTTCTACTGCTTTTCTCCATTCTGGGATTGACTTTCTTTTATCTTTACCCTTATCTTCGAGGGTAATAAAATGAACCTTATCTAAGGTTCCTCTTAAATCAGGATACTTATGATTAGATATATTTCTATCTGAAGCATTAAAGGAACCTACTATTTCTTCACCAGTAAATGTCCTATTTATTTCATATATCTTATCATAATCTTCATCCGTCACAGGAGATATCTCCCCACTATTATTATATATTGCTTGGAGTATCCATATGATTTGTTGTATGATAACAGAATCTTGTTCATCATACTCTTCAGCCACGTTAATATAATAATTAACTAAACTATTTATTTTCATGGCATTTAACATTTCTATTGCTTTAGCATAATCATCTTTCTCTTCAATAGTTAGATATATCGTGGACAATGCTCCAATTAGCATGTCTTTATCCATCATTTACCTCACCTCCATTGTTATGTTTACAAGAGAATAATATATAAATCAGGAAGGGATTGACCCTTCCTGATTTAGAAATCAAATTTTAATGCTCTATCTGCGAAGTCATATTTCTTTTGAAGTCTTGCTAATGTAAGCAATTGAATCTTTGCATCCCATAATGCATTATGCTGATTAGTAGCTCTGTTCACTTCAGGGATAGCAACATAACCTTCTCTGTTCAAATCTGGGTTTACTGAACACATCCTCATTGCAGTAGCAAGGTCAAATGGAATGTAGTATATATTTGCTGGAATATCAAATGCTGTAGTACCAAACAAGTCGCAGAATACAACCCAGTCATACGCATAAACATCGCACCATATTTCAACAAAATCAAACTGTGCAAACCATTCTCTGAGACTTTGAGCAATCACCGAAGATTTGTCGCACATGTATATGTGGAACGGAAGATTTTCTTCGTTTACCACAGGCTCCTCTTGAACGACAATTTCCCCTTCTCCATTCAATGGTGATGCTTGAACACCTTGGTATTTTAACTTGCTTATAACGTTATCCTTTAACCATTGGTCAACAAGTATCGGTTCATAATCTGTAGCTTCAGCGTAGAATTCTCTACCATCTTCTGAAACTAATCCTATAGACACAAGGCTAGTGTCCTTTCTTAATCCTGTGAACTCTAAGCCCATAAATATTTTTGTTCTCTTCATGATAAAATTACCACCTTTCGATTTATTATTACTTTGTTATAATATATAAGTATAATACGAATTAAAGGAAAAAAATAAGGGCATGAAGATTTGCCCTTATTTTTATTTTATAAATTAACCGAATAATGCTCTTCTCTTAGCCATCCCTTCAAGTTTAGTTTTTACACTTGGAAAATGTATATGGCTATAGTCTTCCGTCTTTTTAGTAACTATTTCTTCCTTCTTCTTGAAAGGAATAACATTACCCGAAACTACTATATCAGTACCTGTAACATCAGATTCATAAACTGCATAATCATATAGCCCTTCAGCAGTACATACTATGTACTGTGCTATTTGATGCTTTTCAACATTGGACTTACTAGCAAACGCCATGATTACACCAATCAAACCGAATAATCTCATATCCATTTCTTCTATAAGATCATCCAGATCAAGGCTCTTCTTTTCTTTGATTATATTAACAAGCTTTGTAAAAGATTCTGATTCCTTTTCTTGTAGCATCTTAAGTTTCTTAACAAACTCAACTACTATCCCAGATTTCTTTTCACCAGCTTCAGCCCCGTCTTTAGTTTCGTATTCAACACCTTCAATTGTTTTCCAATTTTCATCTTTGTTGCTTTCTTTGTTCCCATCTTTGTCTCCGATTGAGACTTCTATAGTCTCATTTAGGTCAACTGCTTTCTTATATTTGAATATGAAGGCTTTGCCGTTATATTTCTTAGGTGATGTCTTTTCAGATTTATTTTCTTCACCTTTAGTTCCAGTTTGCTCGGTTTTCATAGCTTCTTCCCCACTTTCACTTTTAAAGTATTCTTCAATATTTTTTGGAGTTGTGTCTTCGCCAGTTTTCTTAATATAATTTTCCATGTTTTCGTCTTCTCCTTTATTTTTGTCAGTTTCCAACTCTTCGTTATCTCCTTCAGAAGAATTATAAGTCTTACCAGCCATTATGTCTCCAATGATCCTGTCAACAGTTTCATTCATATCTGAAGATTTTTCAAAAAGTTGTTTATCATCTTCATTGGAGTTATTGACAAACACTTGTAAGGCAGCGGTGATATCTGGCTCGTCCCAAATTTTCTTCTTTTCATAATCATTCAATCTGGAATATGCCTTACCTGATTTAAGCAACTGGAATACATTTCTCAATGTTGCTGTTGGATGTTCTGCACGGATTTTCTCGATTAGCTCAACTACCTCTATAACTCTTGTTGGTCTGATTTGGTTTACTTTCTTATTCATTTAATTTCCCACCCTTTCAATTAATAACTAAATATGAATTTTAATACTTGAGGATTCTCTTCCATAAACTCTGAAGTGTCCTCTACTTGTGCAAGTCTGTTTAATCTTTCGACAACTTCCATTTCAATTCTTCTGTTGCCAGTTGAAATCATCCTGAGAACTTCTTGTTTGATTGACTCCGTATCAATCCTTTCATAATGTATTAAGTTCTCCTTTTCAACCCTAGATAATGCAGGAACATACAAATCCTCATCATTATCAAACTTATTGACATTATCTATCACCTTAACAGGTGTGATTTGAGCGTATTCACCATCTTCCCTTCTGTAATGAGTTAGGTTAATTACTCGACCTCCTTTTGAGTCATCGTCCTCATCTTCCTCATTTATACCAGGTTCGGTTCCAACACATAAAAATTCTTTTGCTAGAACAATGATTGCCACAACAACTATTGTAGTTATTATAGCTACAACCTTTACCTCCTCACCGTTGTTAAAACAGCTAACGATTTTATTTGCCACCTCAACTCCTACCACGCAGATAATAATTAATACTATTAAGTTTACTATACTTTTCATTTCTATTCCTCCCATAGAATATATTCAATACACATAATCCCATATCTTATGTATATCTACAATAATAATATATATTTGATAATCGAGTAAATACGGTTTTACGATTATTGAGTTTTGACAAAAAAATAAGGTATGGGAAACCCCATACCTTATTCTTACATTTTTACATCTATTACATACTTAGACTTTCTTAAATTGACATCATTGACTCTTTTATCGACAGCTTCCTCATATTCAGCCTTAGAGCCAACGAAATAGTTCTTTTCTCGGAAGTCAGTTTCAACGTCCATCCTAGTTTTTCTATCTTCAAACTCTCTCCTAGTGCATATAAAGGTTTTATCCCCATAATTATATTCCTCCATACTACCTAGGAATATATCTATGAAATACTTATCCTCTTCAAAGTCTATTTTCAGACCCATTGCTTTAAGATAAGCTTGAAGAATCTCAACATTTCTATTCTTAAACTCTGGTGAATATTTAAATTCCTTTACTTCCTTAATATTTGTTGTTAATCTTTCTCCTAGGTCTCGTCTTCCTATAACTGATGACCTATAGAATAAGTGGATCTTAGCTATTTCTTCGGTTTCAACACCAATTGCAGTATTGAGATTTTCATCAATACCTATTCTTATAGGTGTTCTTGAATAAAGCTCCTGATGATTTTTAGCCTTATTAGATTTCTCTGGAACGCCTCTCTTACTAAGAGAACCTGTTGCTCTTACCGAGAAACCTTTCTTTGATGTTTGTTTTAATTTTATAACGTACATATCCCCGACTATTAACTGTTTCAACATCTTTATCTTTCTACCAAACCTATTGACATAAACATCATATGGTTTAATCCATGTGAATTCTTTATAAATGTCGTTAAGTCTATCGAATAGACTCCTGTCTTCCCATAGTGGCGGGATATGAACAAATATTCCTCTTTCTATAATATCTTCAAAGAAATCTTCTTTGTCGACTTTAGCCAATCTCTTATAGTAATCATGCAGACTATCAGCCTGCTTGTCATTGAAGTAATTAATTATCTTAAATAATAATTTTTCCTTCTCTTTCAAATCATTCATAATCTTCAGTCTTTCCCTTACTCTGTTACAAATAAAGTTAATTGACTGCTCCATTAACTGGAATGAATTTGTTCTGTTTATAACGCCGAGAGTATTGAATATGATATCAACTCTTTCCCCAGTTTCCAAGAACGGCATTTCCTCGTCTGGAAGTATTTCAGATACTACTCCCTTATTTCCATATCGTCCTGTAATCTTCTGTCCCACTGAAAGTTCAACATCTCTCTCGATTAAGAATTCAATAATCATATTACTGAATACTGAATTATCTTCTTCTTTCCATTTATACTTTTCATCGAGAATGTTCTTAGCTTTCTTATAGTAGAAGTTAACTTCACTGGAATACTTTGAGCCAGAGTCTATTATCTTTTTACATCTCTCATAAACCTTGATGTAGAATTCTCTCTGCATTTTAATATATTTTAATAATTGCCTATTAAAGCTATTGTCTTCTATCTCTTCTATTGGTTTATTTGAATAGATATTTATGTCTACAATTCTACCTTCACAGAATGATAGGCTGTCTGACATAAAATTGATTTTTCTTAGATTTGATTTCTTTACATCATATAAAAGCTGATTGTTGTGTATTCTTCGTTTAACACAAACTATCTTATCCTTTATAAACTCATTAATATCTGGGAAGCACTTGTACTCTTCGTTTGTCCCATAATAATTACAGAATATATCGTTATCATTTAGGGACACTTTAACAGTTTCTACTTCCTTAGATTTCATAGACTTTGCAAATGACTTAGAACACTTTATTGCGTCCTCTATGGTGTCATTATCTAGCAGATACATGAACTTGACATTCTTACCATAACAGTAATTCATGTCCTCATCATATGACGGTGTCTTGTATAACACCTCTCCTGCTCTTACTTCATCTCCTGGTTCCTTAGCATCCATTACTTCATTATTGTAAGGGAACCCGAACTTTTCTGTTAAGTCTTCAACTATACGTTTCTGAATAACATCATATTTATCATTCTCTTCATCATATGTGAATAGAAGATATAGATGATTGTCCAATACTCCGTTGCCGAACTTAGCTATTTTATCAACTACCTTTAAATCTGTTTTCGCCCTATAATATCCAGTTGAGTATTTACCAACTATATTTTCATAGTTGGTAAACACCTTTGGAAACTCAGGGTTCAACAGGTTAACGAACTGCCTCAAATGTGATGTAAACATTATATTTCTTGAAGCACTTATATATCCAGGGTTCGTTAGTAATGTCATACCGAATATATCATCTTTAAAATGGTACTTTTCCTCTTTTTCACATAAGGTCTCTTTCAACCTTATCGTTGTCGTATTAATATAGTCTTTTTCTTTTCTTAATTGTGGTTTCGGTTGAACATTTGACATTTGCCTGTCTCCTTTCATTATATATTATTCTGTCTCTACCATACTAATAATATATAATTAAGCTGCGAATTCCTTTTCTTGTGACCTTTCAAGTCTATCAAGTATTTCACTAATGTGCATTGTGCTACTTTCTTCAGGGTCAACCCTTGAAAGCTGTTTCTGTAATATAGGCACAGTCTTATCAAATAATGCAAATCTGAGCTTATCATTAGTCAAGAACTCTTTCTTAAATACCTTAGCATCGAATTTGATGTCTTTGTAGTCCACGATATAGTTGTATGGTCTTCTTCCATCAACCAATTCGTTTTCTTTAGCAAAGTCATACATAGTAAGAACTGGGTCGAAACCAGTAACCTGATTGTAAATAAGATTGCAGTATTGACCTGCTTTGTTTGTTCTTGATTTGAGTAGCTCACAACGAGTTTTAAATCCGTCGAATCCATGCTCTTCCATATTATATTTCTCAGAACCAACTGAGATAAATTTAAGAAGATTATGTGCATAGTAAATTGGTGCATTTCCACCTGGTATTGACTCATCCATCTTCATATATAATAACTGAGGTTGAGTCTTCATCATTGGATTAATCTCAATCTTCTGATTGATATGATTAATAGCAATAACAGTTATGTTGTAAGTCTTTATTACTGGCATCAATCTCTTATAGAACTGAGCCAATGCCTTAGCAACTCTGTTAGCATAAGTACCACCTTCCATTGCATCTCCTGTATCTTTAGAAGCAATTGTAGGTATAGAGTCGACAATTATTACTGTCGGAACATAGGCAAATATAGGTCTGTTAAACTCATCCAATAATCCCGTATTGTATGTGTAATCAGCTTTATTCGCCTCTTTCTCATTAGCTATAGCCATTATTGAGTCAAAGATATCCTCAATAAAGTTCTTTTCCTGCTTAAGTATATACTTATCATCCATTTCTCTCTGTAACAAGCCAGTGATATTCTTTATTCTTGTATATGTCAAAGCTTGTTCGAGGTCATAATGTTGTACGAACGCATTTTCATATGGTCGTACAATCTTTGCCGCTATCTGTGCAGCGAATGTTGTCTTTGCTGTACCCGACTTACCTATGATGGTGATAAAGGTTCCCCCTACCATTCCCACTGACGGGTACTCAGTTATTAAATTCTCATCCAGGTCTCTTACCTGAACCATATATCCATTTCTATAATCGAATGGAACGAATCCTGTCGGATAACTTATAGAAGTTTGTGAGGCTTTGAATAAGCCTTTTTTATCTTTTTCTCTTAATCTTTCAAGCATTCTATTAGCCATATTATATCTCTCCCTTCAGCCTAATTTAAAATATTTAGCCTTAATATAAAGTTTATGACTAAATAAAAATATATACTTGTCTAAAAAAATAATAAAGGAGCTAATCCCGTATAAGGATTAGCTCTGTTGTCTTCATCTATAATTTTATTTTTCTTACTTTTCCAGTATTTATTAATTCATAATATGTTTTGAAATTCTTTGAAAGGTTAACCATTGCGGCACCATAGATTTTCTTTGTAACACTATTGACCTCAGAATCATTAACGAATAGTGTCACAGCTTTGTAATTCTCATCTTTTAACTGTTTGATAACTTGCTCCATAGTTGTCTTGGAAATCTCCACGATGTTATGGACTGTCGTGTCAACAACTTGAAGGAGCTGTTCTTTGTCTTTGCGATAGCAAATTATTGTGTGGGTAGGCTTTGAAGGTCTGAATTTCTTCATCGAGAAACTCGCTTCGAAATCAGCTTCAACAGCATCAACAGTATGGACTGTCATTCCCATCTTATTATTTTCTCCATCCCTGCGGAATGTGTAAACAACCACCTTAGCTTGAACACTATCGAGCAGTCTTATTTGCAAAGTGTTCTCAAAGTTGTTGAGTGAAGCTATCACAGTTAATTCGCCGCCCATGATGAACCCTTCCAGAAGGAAAGTGTTCTCATTAGATATATCTATTACTCTTTTACCTCTGAGGCTAAGTGTAATAAGGAATATATCCTTGAGCTGTTTTGTTCTTTCTGTTACGAACGGATTGTAATCTTTCTTACTAAATATAATTGTTGTACTCTTATCAGTTAGAGTCTCCATAGTTTTCATGTTTACATACCCGTTCAATATGCTCGTTAAAGCATTATCTAAAGTGGAGCCAAACAGCGTGTTGTAGGCTATTATATGAGCTGACTTCTTGTTCACCTGTCCATCCTTAGGATATTCCTTTGATTTGAACAGACATAAAACCTTATCGCTCACCTTACTTGTCGCCCATGGTGTTTTGCTCCCATTATAAATACCTATCATTTTAACTCCCCCATCCTTAACCATTAATTTAAATATTTGTTATGACCTTAGTAATTTTTTACTTATTTGGTCTTTTTATCAATCTTCGGGAAAAGAAAAAGAAGAGAGTAATTATACCCTCTTCTATTTCATCTCTGTTTTACAGGAACTTCTTATTCTTGTCCTTTTCGCAAAGGTCTTCTACAGCAGCAGCAAGCTTTGGATAATTATCCTCTGCAACCTGGCTTAACTGCACTCTTCTAGCGAAGTCCCTACCTTTTTCAGCATCTTTAGCTCTTCTGCCGATATAATGCTCAAGCATTTCTTTGATTTCTTTCTTCTTGTGATCTTCTAAAGTCTCAAGAGCGAAAGAAGTCATAAGATTCCAAACAGCAAGTTGTCTATCGCCGAAATTCTTCATTCCTTCTTTTCTTTCAAGAAGTACATTGATAGCTATATTATCAATCTGGTCATCGCCGAATAGAGCTTTGAAAAGCTTCTTAACAGTTTTAACATCTTCCAGACCAAGGTCAGTATCCTTTGCAAGGATATAAAGTCTTCTAAGCATCTTCATTACATAAATGCCGATGAACTTCTTGTCTGACATAACATCAGTATCAGGCACTACAACCAGCAGCTCCTTAAGGATATCCTTTTCAAGACCAAGCTTCTTGCTGAGCTTTTTCATTCTTGGCTTAAGAATCTTTGTTACAGATTCATCATACATTCCAAGAGTTTCTTCATCAACTTTGGCATGCCTTCTTTCTAAGAAGTCAGCAATAACAACAGCCATTCCAAGCTCAACAGGAGTTTCATCCTGTGTCTTTAAAATTCTAAGTAATGTCTTAGGGAACTTTGGATCTTCCATTTTGTCAAACAGCTTATTTACTGTATCCTGGTCAGCATGTCCCCTCTTAATATAGAAGCTTACCATGGCAGGAATGTTATCATACAGCATGTATGTCCTGTCATCTTTACTCATTTTCTTTGGTTTCCAGTCTCTCACAAATTCTTTAATACTCATAATAGGTTACCTCCTAATAATATAATTATTTTTTTGTTATTGATAAATTATTTTATTACTTCTTCATATAGCTGTCGAAGATATCTCCAAGGTCAACTTCTTGAGCACCAACCTTACTTCCAGATGTGTCTCTCAACTCATCTATCAAGTCAGTTTTAGCATCATCAAGTATTGATGAATCCTTGGTCTTCATAAGCTGTTCTTCTGCATCCTCAATTCGTTGCAGAACTTTTTCAATTCTGTCATCAGGAACAGACAAACCTGAAAGAATTGCAATAACTCTATTTGGTTCATCATCTGCCTTATTAACATAGATATGTTCAAACCCTTCTACAGGTTCGCCAATAAGTTCTTTTAAAGTTGGAAGATTAGTATCTAGTAACTTGTGCATCTTCTCGTTAAGATTAGTAATTATGCCAAGTCTCTTAATGATTCTATCTCTTTCCAATTCACACATTACTGATGTGTTTGTGATATTATTTATTAAATGGTCTTCGATTGATTTGTCATCAAGGTCTTTCTCTCTGATATTATAGACCTTAGCAAAGCTCAATCTTCCTGGCGTCTCAATAAGCTTCAGCATGTCTTTTTCATCTATGCTGTTATATTGAGTAGCGAACTGATAATCTCCACGGATGATACAAAAGTCTTCAACAACTTCTTTATTAACTTCTTCCATCATAACACTTGTTGGTCTTCCAGCAAGCTTGTTGTTGTCATATGGAAGATAAGTTGGATTAAACTTTCTCATCTCTTTAAGATACTCAATTGTATTTTGTTGTGCAGCTACGCTTTCTCTTAATGGTGGCAGTATGAATGTTAACAGGAATTTTTTCATTGGATACACCCTTGTGAGTATATCTGTTAATACGGGAGCCATTCCGCTTCCTGTTCCGCCGCCTGTAGAACTTACGATAAACACAACCTCATTCTCTTCAACCATCTTCTTAAACAAATCTTGTTTCAGTAGTGTTTGAATATTCTGTCTCATAAACTCTTTGGCGATATTACGATCTTTACCAGCACCCTTTTCGTCACCTACGATAAACTTATCTACGTGACATAGTGTTGATATATCTTTCTCGCTTGAATTGAGTGCAATCCCAGGAATGTTTCTTTCCTTTTTAGCCAACTCAGCTATTTGGTTTCCAGCATTACCTATACCGATTACGCAAACTTTTAACATTGATATACATCTCCTTTATATTTAGATTATTTATGTTTGATTACAGAAAGATAATATATATTTATTTTAACTATTAACTTTCTATTTAACCCCTAGTAAATGAGGGGGAACCCCTAATGCTGAAAATACAGCAGAACAATCAATTACTGGTGGTTCGATTGGTTCTATCACTTCTATTGGTAGAGGCTCTATTTTTACCTCATCATTACCAATTGTTTGAATTTCCATATAACCATCTCCTTACGATAAAAATTAGGCATGGGAGACTAACTCCCATACCAATTACTTTTTCTGTCCAAGATTTTTTATGTTTTCCTGGTGAGCTTCTCTTATAAGGGCATCCATATCTTCGTCCTTTTTAGCCACCTTTTTCTTTGTTGGGTCGGTTATATTTAAATCGCCAAATGTCCCAACTTCTGTTACAATGTGCAATTCTCCTTTGTCACTCATTATAATCACCTCACAATTATTTTCGATTATTTCTATGTTCCTATAATATTAAAATCGTAAATTAAAACATGATGAATATATATTATTATTGTGTACATACGTAGATAATATATTTGTATGTTCCGCTAGTAAATATAGATGCTAGTGAAAAATATTTTGATTCTGTGGGAGGAATTAAATCATGATAAGATTAGAAAAACCAGTTTTTATTAAAACCTATATGGGTAGCATTCTTGAGATTGTATCTTTTGATGGAGTTAACCTAACAAGGAAAGAACTCGGACAAAAGGATGAGGAAGCTAAGACTTTCAATGTTAGAACAGATTATAGCAAAATCTCAATGACTGTTTCAGATTTCAGCAGTAATAGAAATGCTGAAGCTTTTGAATACTTACTCAGTCTCGGTTGGAGACATTTTGATAATTACCCTTCACCTCTTGAAGAGAAGATACATCCAGAAACTAAGGATTACTTGACAGAACTTCTTGACATGCTCAAGAAAGTTGAATCTGGTGAATCTGAAGTTAAGTCATATGACTATGAAGGTCGATTATATATTGACATGAATAGTGATAATGAGGATGATGCTGCTCGTATTATAGATGGGTTAGCTTGCGGTGCATTGATATCCAGTAATGGAAGATGTAATTGGACCAATATTAAGAAGGTCGAAGGAGCAGGTTATAGAGTATTTGCAGGTGAACAAGATTCCTTTGGTTGGTTAACTGGATGTATCAGTACCAAAAAAGGCATTATAGTTTACGGTTAATATAAGGAGGGTGAAAGAAATGTTTGAATTAAAAGATTATCAGTCAATGTACAACAAGGTTAGAACATCAATAAATCATGAGGTTTGTCAAACTACTAGGTTTGTAAACGTTAATAACGTTTTTCCAAAGTTTATATTTGTCAATGAATTTGATAATACTCAAAAGGTTACGATTACATTTGATCGTGATAAATCCTTGGCTATAGTTAATGATGGAAGAACTTTTATTGAGTATCTTAATACTTTTCATCCGATTACTCTATTCGATTTATACAAATCCGTTATGGAAGCAAAACGTGTATTCGATGGGGAAGATGATGAGTATATAGTAACATATTAAAAAATAAAAATAAGGTATGGATTTCTCCATACCTTATTTTTTTTATTTTAGTGATTTCTTAACCAATAATCCTTGAGTAACAAGGTCTGACTTAATACCCATACCTATTAGATGTACATCGAGGGCATTTAAAGTAGTCTTATTTTCAACATGGTTAGTTAATTGGTCTAGGGAAACATATCCCTTTTGTGCTATTGAAGCGTACATTTCATTCTTCATTACTAAGTCGTCAGCTCTTGGACCCATAAACTCTCTTAATGTCTCATTAGCATTAAGCGTAACTAATGCGAAGTTTTCAGCATCAGAGTCTCTTGCATTCTTATCCTTTCCAACAACCTGTCCTGTTAATGCTGAACGGGAAGCTATTTCAGTAGAAGTAGTGTTCTTCTTACTGAGCATCTGCTGAACCCTCTTAACATGCACATATCCCACAGGTACTTCATATTTAGTAATGACTGGTTTATCTGTATTTTTATTAACAAATGGCATAACTACTTTCTCAAATAATGGAACCCCAAGTATCTTAGCTGCTTGCTCAACATTTTCAATCTTAAAATCTCTCTCATAATCCACAACATCAAGAGTTAAATACTGATTTTCATCCTTAAAGAAATTTCTAAAAAATGAATCGAACTGTGAATCCGACATTTCCCCGAAGAAATCCTTGTATTTATTACTATTTGTTTTGGAAGGGTCGAGAGCATCGAAAACGGAATATATTAAGGCTTCCATTTGTTTTCTAGTTTGTTTTGTTATAGCCATAAACTCACCCCTTTCTATTTAGTTAGTCTTATTTAATTGTTTTTTTCGTAAAGAAAAAATTGAGTTCTTATATAAAATATTCCCAACCATTATATAATAGATAGGAGGGGATATTATGGATTTTATTAAATCATTTCCAAAAACTTTATTTATAGAGAAGCAACCTAATGCAATACGAACGGTTTTAGGTACAAAGACGAGTACAGATGTTAATATATATCCTTTGACAATGCTACATTATCATGAGCAAGAGGGATTTAAGGATATTGTCGTGAATACAATTGAAACAAACTATGAGGATTCATTGATATTTTTCTATAATGAGAAAAAGTCCGTTGATTTATTTGTGAGAATCCTCAAGATGATGGACCCAAAGAAAGGTTTAATAGTACAAAAGGATAAGAGGTATTATATAAAGATAGTTGACAATATTGATTCTGTTATTCTTAATAATAACATTGTCAGAACACATGATTTACTATTCTATTTTACCGAAATTCTTAATTCATTTTAGGAGGTTTGTTATGGAAGAGTTAGTATCAACGAAGCCGTATGAAAAGTGTAATAATGATAGGTATGTAAATGATCTAACTAGAACTATGGATGAACACTTATTAGATGTGTATAAATCTTGTATAGATTATGGTGGATTCACATATATGCTATGTGATAATACTATACCAAATTTTTATGGAATAAGATTACCAGGGGCAACTCGTGGGGATATAGAATTTGACAACAATGGCGTTATAATTGCCATAAATCTCTATGAAACTGCGATTGATAATTGTGTGGCTTGTTATAAGCCTAGTGTAAGAGAAGCAATACAAAAGTTTATTGGGTATAAAATAGTATTGACCTAATAGAAGTTATATTTATATATTATCACAGTATGAAATAATATATTAGGGGTATGGGGTATGCCATTAGTAGTAAAGATTCTTATAGCCTGTGTTGTAGTAACTGTGGTGTTTATGGGGTATGCAATTCATAATGCACCGATGCTTGTAACGAATGATGACGGAACATACAAATTCGTTAAGAGAGAGAAAAAAAGAAAATAAGGATGGTTTTACACCATCCTTATTTTTTTCGTATTTTACGACACGCTAAGTATATATTATTAATATAGATACTAATATAATTAGGAGGTATAAAATCTATGGGAGAATTTGCTATGAGAGGAAACCACTATCATTTACCATCTGTTATTATTGACGATTTAAGGCGTGACGGATTGTTATTGAGGTATTTTAGTCCACAAACTGAGGAAGCATGTCGTGTAGCCATTACACAGAATGGTGATGCCTTGGAATATGTTAAAAGCCAAACTGAGGAATTATGTCTAATGGCTATTAGAAACAATCCTTTGTCATATCAGTTTATAATGAATCCTACATATGAAATGAAGCTTGAAGCTGTTAAGCGTAATGGTAGGATACTTAATATGATAAAGGATAACCAAACTCATGAGCTGTGTATAGAAGCTGTTAGGCAGAATGGTACTGCATTACAATTTGTAAAAGAACAGACTGAAGAAATATGCATGGAAGCTGTTAAGAAAACTCCTAGAGCATTACAATTCTGCAAGATTCAAACTGAAGATATATGCAGGCAGGCATTAAGTAATGATCCAACTGTATTACGATATATAAGTAATACTGTTATAATGAATAAGTTAATAAATGAGTTAGAAAAATAAGGAAGATGAAATTAATCATCTTCCTTATTTTTTTATAATTCGTAAAGTCACACTAATAAAATATATATTATTATCATGTGTGTATATATAATATGTCAATTCCTTGGGAAATGATAATGTGGTGACTATTTAAACAGCCATCATCCATGGTTTACATGGTTTAATTTCCCACATGATGGGGGGGTCAATGGGGGGCTATACGCCAGGCTTTATGCTTTTATCTCTGACCCCGCTTTTTTTTCTAGCTATTTCCCGTATGTTGAATACTTAGAACGAAGAAGGTAAACAAAGCCCTTCTAAAATTATTGATAGTAGCAAGTCTCTGAGTTTTTTTGTATGTTCCTAAGTCTTCCAACCATTCATCAAGAATCTTCTTAATCTTTATGATATTCTCGTCTGTAGTATTAGATTTCTTATATACTTCAAGACAATAGAATAGGAATTTATTGCTTCCTATATCCTCAACTTTGTTCTGTGAATCAAATAAATATAAGAATAAAATACATTCAACAACAGTCTTAATTTGTTCACGATTCTCCCCGATAACCAAGGTATTAACATAATTCCTCAGTTCACTAACACTTACTTGGCTCATTTTAGCCGCAATATTAACTAGCTGTATATTTGGTCCATTAACTATAAGTTTTAGGACGACATTGTTAGTAACACGTTCCACAGCGTAGATATTGCTATCAGCTTCATGATAATTATCTTCTTCGAAGCTATCGCTTTCAGTATTAAGATAATTCTTTTTTTTATCATTCTCATAAAATTCATTTGATATTTTTCTAAGCAAACTATTCATTCTTGTCTTAACTGCTTCGATATAGTCAACGATATCCTTATCAGTACCACGTATCAAATCGTCAGTATAAGTCCTATCACTAACTTGTACAGTATCTACTAAGGCAGCATAAATTGTACCAGTTTGTTTGATTTTAAACTTATTTGATAGATTATTGATGGTATAATTCATTATATTTTCATTAGGTTCATATTGAAAATACTTATAGTGTAATGATGGATACATTGACATTGTTAAATATATAAGCGTTGCATTAACCATTTCAGGGTTCTTGTTAACCTTATAATATCTAATAGTCAAGGCTATTGCAGAGTTGAAAGGATTATTCATTATCTGCCACTGACTCTTAATTGTCGGTGACCTATTAATTATTCCCTTGATTGTAAGCGGGTCAACTTCTATAGCTTCGTATAGTTTATTAGCATCCTCTTCTGAGAATATAATTCTATATACTGGACCATTAGTGGTTAATTTTTCATTGTTCCTATCAAGGAATTGGCTTACAGCCAGCTTAAGCTTCTGGGTATTTTCTTTTTTGGATAGACCCTTCTCTATTAAAGGGTATAATTCATTTAATAATACTCTATCATTTGCCATAATATCACCCCTTTATTATTTTATCTTATTTAATTGTTTTAAAACAATAAATTAAATGGAAAACTAATAAATGAAAGGGATGATAAAATTGTGGCTATTTTTTCAAGAAAAAATAACCCTGTTATGGAAGCTTATCTAGGTAAGCCTAAACAATTCGAAGCAGCGGAGGCAGAACTTGCTAAAATTGCAGAGATAATCAGAAAGGATAACGATAAGAGTATTTTCAGGGCGATGACTGATATAGATAAATCAGAACCTAACCAGAAATTACAGAAGATTCTTGCTGATTTCTTTGGAGTTAAGTATATTAAAATTCACTGGCAAGATTCAGTACCTAATGCCTGCACACCAATATCATCTTTCCCTATGATGTATCTTAAGAACATCGAGAAAAGGGAAGAATCAGGTAAATTTATCAATGAGAGATTGAAAATCTATGTGTTCCTTGACACAGCACTTATTTCTCAGACTAAATTGAATGAGAAAGAAATGATGGCTATCATACTTCATGAGATAGGACACAATTTTGACACATCTCCATTTTACTTCCTATGCACAATACCAACTCTGTTATACAGTCCTATAGGCTGGGCTGTTCAGCATTGGGTTGTACAGTTAATAACTGAAATCAGAATGGGTGTTGAAAGGTTCTTTAAGAAGTATCTATCAGTATTCTATAATATAGGTGCTGGGCTTAATAGACTTCTTTATCACATTTCTGGACCATTACTTGGTAGCCCACTTGCTATGGCTCAACAGGTTGTTAATTTCGACATATCAAACCTATTTAGATATGGTATGGAGAGATTCTCTGATAGCTTTGCTGCATCATATGGGTATGCACAGCCACTTGCAACAGCGTTAGATAAGTTGCAGAATGACCCAAATAAAATGTACAACAGAATAGTTAGAAATGTTCCAGTTCTTAATGTTATTGATGACATAGCTGGAATTATGCAGAATATCATGTCTACATTCATAGGTGTACATCCTAAGAATCAGACAAGAATGAAGAATATGATTAACAAACTCGAAAGGGATTTGGATGATCCAAACCTTCCGAAGGATTTGAAGGAAGAATTAAAGGATAACCTTGCAGCTTATAAAGGTTACTATGAAAACTACCTCAATGACCCAACATATGAGAAGCAACAAATGCTTTCAGCTTGGTTAAGAAAGTTCAATGAGGATATGTTTGATGGTAAGATGGATATAAGGGAAGTATTTAATGTCCTTTATGAAAAGGAAGAAGCATAAAAAAATAAGATAAGATATACGGTTTTTAGCCGTATATCTTATCTTTTTGTGAAAATTTTCTTGACGTAATCCATCAAGATAGTACCGATTGAAGGTTTAACCCTACTGGGCGGTTCTGGCGTGGGTTGAGCGATACTTGACTCCTCTTTTACAACAAAATATTTTTCAGCATCTTTAGAGTCTTCATAACCACTATGTAAACTTATAAATATGTCGCTTTCTTTTTCAGGAGCTTTCTCCTCTACCTTTGTTTCATTACCGTACAGTATCTCTCTAAGAGTTGCAGCCATATCAGGTTCAATAACTTTATGAGCTTCTCTGAGTTTGGCTTCTCTTTTTCTCATAGCTGTCGTGTTCTCCTCATAACTGTCGGACACATACCCTTTATCTCTTGCTAGTTGAAGATATCTGTAGTAAGACGATTCTTTGCATTCAAATTCAACCATTAGCTTCTTTTTGATGCCAACTGGAATCATGCCATCGTCTTTCAGTGTGTTATAGGATTTAGCGAACTCCATTAAAAAGGTTTCATCTATAATCCTTGGTTGTCTATCCATCCCCATCTCCCCTTCTTATGGTAATTACTAATTTGTTCCAATTAATTGGAAAAAAAATAAAGGAGGATAATCCTCCTTTTATAACCAGTATAGTTTCTCATCATCCAACAATGAGAAGTTTAATGTGTCCTTTATAATATACATATATTTCTCATCCATTATTATCCTTGATAACTGCTTCATTTCTTCTTTCATATTATTTATCTTACCCATCTCTATAGGTGGTATTCTGGAAGCAAATGAAGCATAGAATCTTCTACTATAAGCTTCAAAGGAATTATAAGCTTCTTCAACCGATCTATAGACACCATTCCTAATATTGAAATTACCAACGAAGCTGTAGAAGTTCTTTACCTTCTCCATATGTTGTTCTATTTGAGCCGAATTATAATTATAGACTATTGTGCTAATATGACGATCATGGTCATCTGTGATACATAATGCCTTTACATATTCAAATGCTACATTGAACTGACTTAAGTCAAATTCAATCTCCCTCAATAACATATCATGCAAAGATTTATATATTTTTATCTTTACAATAAATCTAGGTGGCTCGATAAAAGCAACCGTGTATCTTGGTGTTATTATAGGGGCATCTTGATTCTCAGGTTTTATTTGTTCAATATTAAAATCTATCCTTATATATGATACCTTATTCTTTAATTCATTCATTTTTGTTACAACATCATAGAAATTGATTGTCATTATTTTCAACTCCTTTAAAATAAGAGTGAAGTAGGGGATACCCCTACTTCACTTCTTTTATATCAATTATTACCTCACCTTTTCTTACAGGAATTAGTTTCTTACCTTTAGATAATCTAGGTAATTCTATTACATCCTGCAATTTGATTTCTTCAACTGTATTCTTTAGATATGCTTTATAAACCTCGTTACCCTTAACCACTCTAACCAACATTAAATCCTCGTCAGCATCCAAAGTAACTAATCTTAGAGGTTTACTATTCCTATCCATCACAGCAAAAGTGTCCAATGAAGATTTCTTTCCTGTGCCTTTATTGGTTAAGCAGAATAGATATTTATCTTTCTCATTAACTATATCCATCCCTATGACTTCTTCATCAAGTCCCATTTCAATAGCTTTAACACCTATACTCATTCTGCTAGTTTCTTTTATTTCAGTTGAAGATATTCTTACACCAAAACCTTTATTAGTATAAATAACGACATTCTTATCTCCAGCTAACAACTTAACTGATTTCAGTTCATCACCATCTTTAACTATCATACCTAACAACTCATTCTTGATGTTAGTATAATGATTAGCTAAAGTCTTCTTGATGACACCTTTCTTTGTAACCATTAAGAAGTATATTGGTACTTTAACTTGAGACAACACTAAATCTGTAGGTTTTGGAATTATTGTTGTAATCTTTCCATTGATTGCACAATACTTGCTTATCTTATCACCCTCACCGTTCAAATCATTATTAGGTAATAGATGTATTGGCAACTTAGAAATCTTTCCTGTCTCATCGAAGATTAGTAAATCAGAAGTATTCTTAATCTCGATAATTTCAATTGGATAGTCACCTTGATTGATAAATCCTATAGTTGTTGACTTATCAGGTAGTTTCTTAATGAAACCATTCAATGTCAATACAACTAAGTGATTAGTATCTCTTATCTTAGTTTCACCATCAATTGTGATTACCTTACTTCTTCTATCCTCTCCGAATAGTTTGATACCTTCCTCAAGTTCTTCTTTAATCATCTTGTCTATTTTCTTTGAGGAACGTACTATTTTCTCAAACTTTTCAACTTTGTCGTCAATATCTTTCTTCTCTTCCACGTATCTCTTATAAGCTTCCTTTGAGAATGCAGTCATTTTCATCTCCGAAATAGTATCCGCTTGTAATGATGATATACCATATTCTTTCATAAGCTTACTTATAATTTCTTTCTTATTTTCAGACTGCTTTACAATCTTCAGAGTTTTCTCAGCATTATCCTTATTTAATATGAATAATAGTATCTCGAGAATATGCTGTCTTTCTCTAGCTCTAATGAGCTTATGATTGTAAAGTCTTCTTTTTGTTTCTCTTCTGAAGTCAATCCAGTTAAGAAGTAAAGACCTTACATTGAAGTCGAAATCCTCATAATCATCAATTAATTTGAAGTTTACAGGGAATGTCTTCTCCATATTTGTCTTAGTGTATATAGTATGCATTATGGATACTGGGTCTACTTCTTTCTTAAGATATAGAACCAACTCGATATAACCGATATCAGAGTCGTCCCTAATATCCTTTAGTCCCTGTATCTTATTTTCCTCAAATAATGATATGATGTCATTTTTAACATCAATTGCTGAAACTTGTAGAGGTACTGATCTAATAGTCAAGGTGTTCTCAGTTTCATTAATGTCCATAACACCTCTCATTTTAAACTTACCTTTTCCAGTCTCAGATATTTCTTTAAATTGTCCTTCATCTATAACATAAGCCCCTGTTGGACTATCAGGTATAAGAGTTACATCTTCATAATCTGGGTCATCCAAAAGTTTTATGGTTAAAGCTAAAACTTCTTTTAGATTATAAGTAGGAAGACCACATGCAACTCCATAACCTATACCAAAGGTATTATTAATCAGCACATTTGGATATCTTGATGGAAGATATTCAGGCTCTCTTCTATCATTAAGATAATTGAGCTTCATATCTACTATGTTAGGACTAAACTCTTCAAAGAAACACTTATGGGAATAGAAGCTCAATCTTGCCTCAATGTAACGAGAAGCTCCTGCATCATCTCCCATAGGTGAACCGAAGTTTCCTCCTCCATCTACTAGACATTGAATGTTATTCCATGGCTGACCTAATTTTGTTATTGTATCATATACTGGAGCTTCACCGTGTGGGTGATAGAATAATGTCTGCCCTACAATAGCAGATACCTTTTTAAATCTACCATTATATACAGCTTTAAGCTCCTCATACATTGTATAAAGTATTCTTCTCTCACCAGGCTTTAATCCATCTGTTACGAATGGAAGATGCCTCATAAGATTATTGTTAGCACCGAATATCTTCATAAGTGCTGTACATTCATTTCCTATATTACGTATTTCTATATTGCCGTTATAATCGGCAGTTTTATTACGTTTCTTTTTTTCTTTCTTTCCCATTAACAATTACCTCCCTCATCATTGCTATATCAATAATATATATTTTAAAAAAATAGGGCTAGATTTCTAGCCCATTAGTTATCAAGATCTTCCCTATTGATTTTGAAGTGTGCCATAAGCTTCTTTCTTTCTTCAGAGTCATCTCCGTGTAATATTCTAAACTTAGTTAACTCTGCTTCCAAGTCTTCAAGAGTAAGTTTGATAAGTATTCTATTATTCGGGTCAAGAGTTGTTTCTCTTAGTTTAGCTGGGTCTAACTCACCAAGTCCCTTATACCTCATTTCTATCTCAGGTTGGAACTTTTCACATAATGTTAACAACTCACCGATTGACATTAACCCTCTATCTTCGAACTCCTTACCTCTAACTTCATGAAGAATGTAATAAGCTTTATTCTGATTGACTTCTCTAATAAGAGTCTTCAAAGTGTTGACTCTTTTATTGAATATCTTATCAAGTATTATATTCTGATATCTACCTTCATATATACCTGACAATACATTGTCTTCATCAACTTTCAATTCAGGGAATTTCTTTCTAAGCTTTTTGAGGAAGTCGCTATCATCCATATGTATAGCTAAGAATTCAACTATCATAGGATGTACTGCGAAATGATTTGCTACTCTATCTAATTCTTCAAGGTATTCTCTGTTATTTAACAAGAATTCCTTCATATCTTTTTCCTTGAATACAACCTTTGTTTCAGGATTAATAAGTCTGATGTTCTTTCTAACTCTTTCCTCAAAGACTTCAATGTACTCTTGTTTATTGAGTATGAAAGGTTTCTTATTATCCTTTATTTTATATAAAGGCGTAACTGCTTTATACAGATAACCTTGTTTTACTATCTCAGGCATATGCACTAAGAAGAATGCACAAATAAGTGATGTAATTCTATTACCGTCAATATCTGCGTCAGTCATGATGATAATCTTCTTATACTTCAACTTAGTTATGTCAAATCTTTCTCCTATGTTACAACCTAAGACTTTTGTTAATCCTCTAAACTCATCATTTAATAATACTTTGTCAAGCTTTAAGCTAAATGAGTTTAGGGGGACTCCCTTAAGGGCAAATAGTGCTTGAGTGTCATTATCGAATCTTCCTTGTCTAGCAGAGCCCATTGCTGAGTCTCCTTCTATCAAGAATAACTCTCTATACTCATTTCTACCCTTATTATTTGCAGGAGCAAAGTTCTTTAATTTATGCTCATCGAGTGAAGTTGTCTCACCTTTAATGACTGAGTTTCTAACCTTGTTGGCTTCTATTCTAGCCTTAGCATTAGTCTTTATCATATCAGTAAGCTTCTTCAGCTCTTTTGTATTCTTCTTAAAATATTCATCCAAAGCTCTATAAGACATATCTCTTAGAGGTTTGAAGAAATCGTTATTTGTTAACTTCTCTTTAGTCTGAGATGCAAACTGAGGTTGCATATTAGTGCTCAAGTATACTGTTAATACTAAACCTTGAGCTGCATCACCAAAGGTTATATCAATATTCTTAGCTTCCTTCTCAGACATCATATCTTTTGTCTGTTTAGTTAGGTATTGTAATATACCTGTTTTAACTGCATCTACATGCACACCATTCTCTACTGTGTTAATAAAATTACAGAATGAATCAGCAACCATGTCTACACTACCAGAATTGAACGTAAATGCCACTTCTAGCCCAATAAAGCGTTCTACGTCTTTAAATGTCGAGTTTGGTGATTTCATAGCATCATCTAAATTAGATGGTGTTATTGTATTCACTCTCTCCATCATTTTCATTGTTCTCATAAAATGAATTGGGTCTATAAGCGGCTTTTTAGCCAACTTCTTGCAATAGTCGTAAAGACCATTTTTATTTCTAAATTTCTTTTGGATTGTTGATTCTTTTCCTTTCTTAATCACATTAAAGTTTACCTTTATTTCAGGTGGTACTAAACAAATAATTTTTTCAGTCCATGCCAATAACTCATCAGAGTCTATAGCACAATCTTCTCCTAGGAACATAGATGATGGTCTAAATGCGACCGTTGTTCCATGTTTATCCCCAGATACTTTCTTTACAGTAAGAGGTTGAACTAGCTTTCCTAACTCAAATCTTACCTTGGCTCTTTCACCATATCTATATGAAATGATTTCAAACCAGTCTGAGAGAGCATTCATAGCGGTCATACCTACACCGTTTTCACCAGCAGAACCACCGCTTCCCTCTCTAGTAAATTTACTTCCAGCCTGTAACTTTGTACAGACAAGTTCCATCTTTTCAAACTGAATTCCTCTACCATTATCGGTTACACTTATTGAGTTTTCAGTCTCATCAATTACAATATCAATCTCATCTCCAGGTGAATTAGGGTTAATGCATTCATCAATACCATTATTGATGTTTTCATAAGCTAACTGTTTAGAACCCCTTCTACCTGAGTAGCTGATATACATATTGGGTTTAGTCTGTATTTTCTCGATGTCATCCTCTTTATGCTCTATAACATCATCTACAAACTTTTCCATTATATCACCCCTTCTTAAATATACTCCAATATAATGTTTGTTAGTTTGTAATTTATTACGCCCTTACGTATTGGAATTTCTTTTGATACAAAAAATAATTGTCTGTAAAACAGACAAAAATGAATGTGTAAGATGGAGTACTCCATCTTACACATCCGCTACCTAAAAAGACTGATGCAGCTTTCTACTATTTATTTTTCTTTCCGCCACCAATGAAGCTTAATGAGGATGCACCGTAGCTACCGAAGCTATCATGATCTTTGTACTTGTCACCCCTGTTCTTCTTCTTGTTCTTGCCGTATAGGTTAACGATTCTCTCATAGAGCTCGCCAACTTCCTGCATGTTGAAGTCAAGTTCGCCAAGTAATCTTACAAGCTTAGCATCGTCCTCAGGATCAGAGAAACATCTGATTTGCTGAATAGCATTGTGCATTGTTTCGATTGCGTCCTCAATGTTACTTCTGCTGATGGAGTTCATGTTGAACTGCTCTTCACAGTATTTACATTCATAATCACCCTTTTCGTTAACTGGGTGAATCTTGAGCTTGCCTTTTTCATTTTGGTGAGCACACTCAATTATCGCCTTTCTTCTTTCCTTTTCAGCCTCTTTCTGAAGCTCCTTAATACGAGCGATTTTCTCAACGAATTTTCTTTTTCCTTTAGCCATGATTGTTTACCTCCTAATAATATAATTATTTTTTTGATTATTTATTTACTGATTACAGCATAATAATATATAACTGAAATATCAGTTAAATTTCTTAATTAACTGTTATCCCAATTATAATTTATAATTTATTTGGTCTAATCCTTTTTTGTCAACTCATCCACCGTAAATAATTTGTCTACGATAAATATACTACCAGCATTTGAAACCTTCTCTGACAATATAGCCTGATAAGCTTTCATGCAATAATAGATAACATCCTCAAATTCTTTAACGATAGTATATCGGACCCAATCAATTGTTTCTGATTTATTAAACTTTAAATCATTGAGTCTATCTACTACATTCTTTACTATAGGGTCTCCATGATTATATCTGTCTAATAGTTCTTGTTTCCTAGGGTCTCTATCAAATTCTGTTACAGGCATATTTGAATCTTTCAAACCAAACACTACCCCACCTCCTTTATATAGATTAAAAATATGTATATAGTAGAATAAAATCCTACTATATACATATTCTTTTTACATGCTTATAAATCTTGTATCTATGTGGTCTATGGTAGCAACATCATCGACTCCTATTACAGTCTGGATATCACTAACTGCTTTAAACACTTTAAACGTGTTTCCATAACCATCCTTTTCCACAAATACTAAAACTTCAGTATCAGGAATGAGATATTTAGCAAGACTGAAATCTTTCTCAAATAGTCTTCTTCCACTATTGTCAAATACAAATCCTGCTATTTTATTCTCTCCTCCAAGGTAAGCAATAATTTGTTGCAATTTTTCTAAATCCATTTAACCCACCCTCCTTTTATATTTATTTTTTCTTCTTCTTTTTCTTCCTTTTACCAGGACCATGGTAAAGACCAAATTGGTCTTTTATTCGTTGCATTTTTTCTTCTGGCGTTTCTGTCGCCAATTGTATGTTCCTTTGAGTCAAAGGTTTCATAAGGTCTGCTAAAACCTTTGGTGGTTCCATATAAACCCATCCCTTCTTATAAATTTGTTCTGATACCTACATATAATATATAATCTAAATTATTTTTTCTGTATTTAGGAAAACCGTAAAGTAGTCCAACACAGATATATATTATAATTGTGTATACACATAAATGATAATTGAGACACTAAAAAATATAGTCTAATTATCAATTACCCTAAGGAAGAGGGAGGTTATATCTGGATAGATAGACCTCCCGCATATTATTTTTTTTATACAGCTACTACTAATCCTTTAACAGCCCTAGTTATGGCTGTGTACAACCATTTCCTATAGTAATCTCTGTCACCTATTCTTTCGTCATATATCATTACTTTATCATACTGCGAACCTTGTGCTAAGTGTGCAGTAATGGCATATGCAAATTCAAACTTATTATAGTAACTTCTCTTGCCTCGTTTTTTTTCCTCATAAGTCTGGAATAAGTATTCATAGTCCATTGGTATCTTCTCAAAGTAGTCATCTTCCATAAACTCTGGTCTGAAATCTATGCAAATAGACTTCTTATTATAGGTATCAAGATAGATACCCTCCATATAACCTATTAAACCGTTTATGAGGAATATATCCCCTCCAACAGATAGGTTCCAGTTATTCTGTCTACATATAAGTTTTTCTCCCATAACTGGTATGTCAGATTTAATTCCTTTAATTTGTCGTCTTACATAGTTATTGATATCTTCTCTTGTTTTATTTTTTCCACAGATAACTATATCAGACTTAATTAATAAATTATCATTGATAACTTCCTTATCAATAACAAAACACATAGGTCCATATTTACCTATGTTTAGATATTCTCCTCTTATAGCTCTCTGACTTAAATGTACTATTGGGTCATTTTCCATCTGTCTCATAACTTGAGTAAGTACACTATCAGGTTTTTGTAAGAAATAAGAGTCTCCGAATACAGGGGGTAGCTGGTTTAGGTCTCCTAGTACAATTATTGGCAAATTAAAGCTAAGTATATCCTCAGCTATCTGTTTATTTACCATAGAACCCTCATCAATAACTAACGCCTGTATATCATCATCTATCTTATCCTTCTTCTGAAAAACAGTTGTTGTTACAACCCTATTATTTTTCTTTATAGGATTTCCTTCATTATCTAGTTTAGGAACTTCAACTAATCTATAAATAGTGCTATGTATAGTCTTAGCAAAATTTCCTTTTCTAGCAAGTGCCATTGTTGCCTTGCCAACATAAGCCATAAATAATACTTTTTTAGGGTCTATCCCTATTCGCTCAATTAGATAATAAACCAATGTAGTCTTACCAGAACCAGCAGGTCCTGATATCTCAAAGGTTTGTTTATCTCTACTATGCCACCATTTAACTAATCTATCAACTGTATCGGTTTGTTGCGAATTTAATTCTATTCCCATTCTTCATCACCTCTAATCAACAAACGCCGATTTATTTGTATATTATTTAAATGTATTAAAGATAGTAAAAATCAAATAAACTAAAAAAATATGACAAAGGGAGATGTGGAAACATGTTTAATGAAAAAGCAAAGATGAATGGAACAGAACCAACAATTGGGTTTATAGGTATTGATTTAAAATCAAACCCCCAAGACAAATTCGGAGAAATATTAAGAAAACTTTCTGGAATGGAAAAAGATATTGATATCGAAGCAGTAAATAAAGCTGCTAGAAAAATTGATTCAGATATAATGGAATTGCTATTCCCAACCAATGTGTTGGACATATATGAACAAACTAAGCCAACTGGACTTGATCCAATATTTGATTTCAAACTATTAGATGCTGGACCAATATTTCAGTTAACATACCTCAGAAGTAATATTCTATATGGTGATTCTTTAGATGTAAAGAATGTCCTTACCTTATGTAAGACAAAGGTTGATAATGTATTAATGTGTTCAATAATTGATATTCTACTTGAGAAAGAAATTTACTTACATTCCGTGATAGTAGAAGATTTAACTCTAGCATCATGGCATTTGGAGATAAGTAAACACGCAATTTCCATTAATGGATTTTCAGTTTCAAAACCTCAACATTTATTTATATTGATGGGTCATCTTGATAAAGCTAAATTAAGAGCTGAAAAGATTTGCATCAAGATTAATCTGTAGGAGGGATAACAATGGAAGCCGAAAAGAAAAAGGCTATTATCAAATTTGATGATGAATACAAATCGAAGTATGACCAACCTTCATTTCGTGAGTTGACACCTAATGAGAGATTTACAGAGGCTTTAAAAGAAGCAGGTATGGACGTAAAATATGAAGATGTAACACCTGAAGATATTGAAAAATTCAAATTATTCTGTGAGGAAAAATTTGGTGTTGATTCTCATGAATTTAGGATTGAGTTTTATGGATCTTATATGATACATCCCGTATTGATTTTATGGTTTGTTGTCGCTTGTTAAGAAGAGGGTTACACCTCTTCTTATTTTTTTCTACATTAATATAAGGAAATATATTAGAAAGAGGTGATTAAGATGATTATGGATTGTCTGGAAGAATATGATATAAATCAAATGGAGTATTGTTTTTTGATTGGAAATCATAGTCACGGTAGCGGTTCATTTAAGATGAATGTCCCAAAAATTATGCCATTAATAGGCAAGGGTAACCCCTCGACTAACAATGTCGTGTTCAATAGCAATATATTCTTGAACGACGAAGAGTGCAAACCTTCACCAACTAATTCAGTTACCACACAAAACTGGATAACCATACCTAGGTTTGCTAATACGGATTTACAATTTAAAGCTGATATAAACGGCATCATACATTCAGGTGCTAGATTTATTTGTTGTTTTATGGATAGAAACATTAGGGCTGTATATATTACAGATAACGTTTAGGAGGTGAAAAAATGTTAACAATAACAAAGTGTAATACTATTCAAGACCTCATTGAGTTTGGTAAAACTCAAGACATATCCCATGCTAAGCTACACTTAAAAAGTTCTTTTATTGATAATAACAATACTAGAATAATCGTTAATTATACATCGTTGTTAGATAAATATCATGACCATCTTAGAAAGATAATATCAACTGTTACTTTATCAGAAGAGGAGTTCGCTAAATATAAATTTCAACCAAAAAGATTAAGTTTTGAAATTTATGGGACAACTGAGTTATGGTCTATGATTCTTAGAATAAATAATCTGACAAGTGCGTCTCAGTTTACTATGAAAACATTAAAATTGTTCACAATGGACATATTTGATGTAATCAATGAAATACTTATTTTAGAGGATGATGCTCTAAAACTCAATAATAGAGAGGCTGGACTATAATCGTATATTCAAATCCAGAAAATATATATTATAATAATGGATGACGTTAAGGTACGGCATCTATTATTATATTCTATTGGAAAAATTATAAGTTTATCTTTTGGACTTATATTTTTTATGTTCCGACAAAGGTTTTAGGGGGTATGAGTATGGAGAGTATAATTAAGACTGTAAATGGAGAAGACCTAACTATTGCTGAAAGGGTTAAATTATCAGTGTATTATCATGTTATATATGAATTCTTTAATGAGGATTTTGAGTTCAGTTTAATACGACAGAATATAGTGTCATTGGATATACTTAAACATATAATAAGTTGTAATACATATAAACGAGATATTCCGAGCTCATTTTTCAATATGATACGAACAACCCCTCATCTTCATGGGTATTGGACGAAGATAGAGGTTAAGAATAGGTCAATAAGCCAAAAAAATTAAGGGTAGCATAAGCTACCCCGATTTTATTTTTTTATATTAATATGTACCCGTTGTGGTACAATCATGAAAATCTTTTCTTTTTATAACATGGAATCCTTTGATTTTCTTTAGAGCCCACCAGTTTTCTTTACAGTCTTTCTCTTTATATCCATCAAAGTATCCAATTGGTATCGGTTTAAATGTCCATCCATAAGAATACGTAATATGGTGTATTCTGTGTACATTGGTAATAAACTGAATAAATCTTAATATCTTCTTTTTCATATTCAGTATACCCCCATTACTTCTTCTTACTAAGTTGTATCCACAATTGTAATTGTGGTGCTCTGAATTGATGTACTGTATTTCTGAGTTTAAATAGCTCGGTTGATACACGGAATTTTTTCTCAAACCCATCTAAGACTTTAGCAGTTTCTTCTTCACTTAGCTTATTGTATGGAGTTTCAATATCGAACTGTTCTTTCAGAATCTTTTTATACTCGATTTTGTACGTTCCGATATTCATGTGATTGTGTGTCTTTTTGAAATCATATTCCTCCCAATAGATAAGTCCCATGTCCATTTCTTTGCCAATCAACTCTTTTAATCTAGTAATATTTGTAGACATTTTATAACCCCCATCACTTTATTTTCTTGAATTTATTGCACATGCAAATTCAAAGATATCACTATCATTGTCATCATCAATGACCTCACGTTCAGTTGCATTTCTCTTACCTTTCTTGTTTCCAAGCTCAACACCCTCGAAGTCTGATGATAAGCTTTCTTCAGATAATGGTTTATCAAGACCCATGTCATCAATAAGCTGCATCCTATTACCCATAACGAATGGATGATTGAAGTAACCTAAATCATTAGGGTCTCTATACCTTATCTTAACTCTCTTGAATGTTAGATAATATTGACCAGTATCACGTTTCTTCTCAACGTTAATAATACAGCACCAGTCTGAGTTTTCTACAACTTCCCAAGCACTACCTACATTAGCTCTACCAACAAATCTTGCTAAGTCTTCTTTATTAGCTTGCATTGCGGCATCTACTGCTCCAGCACCTGCCCTATTTAACTGATGAGCTGTTATAACTGGTATATCTAACTCTGTTGCCAAATTCTTTAATTCGTTTGTTACATTCTTTAATTCTTCTTTTTCATCCTTTGCTTTTTCAGCAGGTCTGATTCTCTTAATATAGTCAAGAATTAAAGCTATAACTTCTTTGTTGTCATCTGATAATTCCTCTATAATTGTATAGAGGTCATTGGTATCAATACTTCTATTTGGATAGTATTTAATGATGATATCAATATCTTCGTCATCTTTAAGTATGAGTTCCCCTTGTTCCTTAAGCATCTTAACAACTTGTTTAGCTGTGAAGTTTCTGATATCATCAGGGGTAACTGTCATATTAAATAGACGTTCAATTGATTCTTCCACAGAGTTTTCCATGGTGACTAATAACACACATGGACTCTTTCCTGCTTTCTTTGTCATTACACCCTTGTTGAACTTCTTAATATCTCTTGCAGTTTTCAACAAGATACCTGACTTAAATCCTGCTGGAAGACCCATATACATATAAAGTCTCTTAGACTGGTATCCAGGAGCTAATATTTGATTAAGCTTCTGAAGTCCTGTCTTGAGTATTCTTGATGGGTCTTTCAGTCTATTAACTATATCAGTTACATTATCTTCGAAAGTTTCAGGGTCTAAGCTGAATGTATCAACTTCTTCAACAACCTTAATCTTTCTACTATTATTAACTATAACCTTACATATACTCAGCAACTCATTATTTATTTCTTGAAATGAGTCATAATCACCTGAGTCTAATTTCTCCACCGTTGAATATAGGTGGTCTTTGTAATTAAATAAGTCGGCATATTGAAGTCTATCTTCTACTGCCTTATTTATAAACTTTATTTCCTCGAAATTAATTCTCTTATATATTTCAAGGTTCTTTATTATTTCGTCATTCTCTTTATTATAGTTGTCAGTTCGACAAAAGTTAATTATTACATTTTCATTCTCCATGCCGAGCTCAAGTCTTGCTTTCAATGCTCTATTTATAAAATTAAGTCTAGCCTCTAGTTGCTCATTGCCTTCATATACCCTTTCATCTATTATTGTAAATAACTTATTCATACTTGTTAAGGACTTTCTAGTAATCTGTGCTGACTTCTTAAACAAGTATCCTACTAACATATTTAGCATTGTAATATCGAATTTTAGTGGTATTTTCTTTTGCTCATATTCAACTAGCTTGAATTTATTATTTCTAGACACCATGCTGAGACCCCCTAACTCTTAACTGCTCATAAAGATATTGTCTCATCTTATTTACAGGAATGTTTCTGTTGTATTTTTCTTTAATAAACAATGAAAGTTTCTCCTCATGGCTCAGCGTTTTATCGAATATAAATCCATATCGTGTTAATAATAGATTTATCTTTTCTTCTGTTTCTTTCTTTTGTCGAAGCTTCTTGTTGTTATTAATCTTTGTCTTTATATTTGGATATTTATTAAAGACATCATTAATCATATTCACCAATAATGGCGATTTGTCGTATTCCTCAGGTATATTTATCTCAAGTCTCAAATAATCAATTACAAGAGAATTTGCTAACTTAATTAGATAATCTACTTGTTCAGTTTCAGATTTATCAAATATTGGCGAAGTATAGTCTATAGTAATAGTATCATATTTCCTCGCTTTCTTATTGACAATAAACTCTGTCATGAAATTACTGCTGTCAGTTTCATATGATACGGTATAAAACCCTTTATCTTCTTCTTCACCAAAACTCCATCTTGAAAATGAACCAACATAAATAAATCTATCATTAATGACCTGAGGTGTATGAATATGTCCAAAGAATACAGGTCCTTTGCATATTCTGAGCAATTCTTCTGATTTAAATACAGGAGCTTTAGCCATAGTTTCTTCACTCTCCTGCCTTGAAGCTACGAATACAACTTCTGACACTAAACCATGTCCGAATATCATATCATATTCTTGGTCAAAATAGTCCTTATAATATTCATCCTTGTCTTCTACATATTCCTCTGGTATATATAGAACCTTCATATCGTCAAATAACATTTCTGTTCCAACTGTGTCTATAATCTTAAAGTCATACTTGCTCATTTTGATTATAGACTCAAATATTTCTAATTGTTTATTGTCATGACTTTCAGTACCTTTAACTATCCTAAGTTTAGCATTTTTCTTCTCACAGATGTCTAATAATCTCATCAGTATTTGAAATGCATACTTAGCGTGGTCTGAATTCATTGATAACTTAGTGTGGAAGAAATCTCCACAAATAACTATAAAATCAAGGATTGCTAGTCCTTCTAGATATTCTAGAGCCTCTTCCTTAAACTCATTGTATAGTATAACAGGTTTAAACGCACCTGTATGAACGTCAGCGAAAATGGCTCCAACATACGGATTATTTTGCAAGTATATCCCCCCATCCATGCTCTATATTCAAGTCGTACCAGTTATGAAATACTTCCACGAGTTTTATGAATACGTCAATATACCTTTGTATCTCCTCCCTTGTTATAAACTTTTCATTATAACCTGAGTTATTAATAATTATAATCGCCAATTGTTCTACTTCATATCCAGCCTCTTCTAACATTATACAGTAAGCTGCTAACTGAAGGAACATAGACGAATAAGGTTTCTTTGATGTTTTGAAGTCTAATACTGTCTTTTTACCATCGACTTCACCGTAAAAATCTATTGTACCACCAAATCTTTTGCTGGTAAATTGTTTTTCCATGAATGTAGGTTTCACTTCATGTGTCCTTTTCCATTCAAGGAAGCTGTTCATATACATCATTGCAGTAGCTTTACCACATTTTCTTGTCCCAATCCATATAACATACTTATCCATTAAGTAACTATATATCAATTGATGCACTAATGTGCCAATAGTAGCTGATGCATCTAACACTTCATCGACATTTTGTCTCTTGAAGCCTAAATAATTAGCCCATTTAACAAGGGCAGGTTTATTTAAAATCTTTAATACGGTCGTTGCACTAGGCACTTCTATATTATCACTATTAAAATACTGAGTATGCCCACTATTATACATTTTCACCCCTCCTCGGTTATATAATATATACTCTTAATTTGTTTTATATTAAAGTTTGTCAAAAAATATTTTAATAATCAGAGACTATTTTTTCTTACATACTATGGAAACATACTAATAATATTAAAAAGTGTGAAAGGATGTGGTAATATGTCATTCAAAACGCTTCAAGATACCTTCATATATAGGAATCTTAATCAAAGCGGGGCAGTTACAAACAATATAGCCAAAATATTACAAAATGGAACTGTTCTCAAGAAGAACAACCTTGAAGAGGCATTTATGATAATAAACAAGAACTTTAAATTCCCATTAAAGTATAAAGTTCTTAATGAAGTTGAAACTGGGGATATCATGCTTATGTATTCACCAGATGGGGCTAAAATACCTTCATGTATGCCATTCTTCTTAACTAAAAATGCTGCTGATAAAGTAGTAGCTGTTGTTGTAGTTGATGTGTATGGTACAATGAATAAAGAAAACGGCAATGTTAACATTGACCCTAAGAAACTTTATACAATGATTGAATCTGCATATCTTGCTAAGCTCTGCTATCATTACAGTAAGCAAATAGCAACTCGTAATGTTATCATTACAAACGGTTCTGCGGTGTACTCAAACATGTTCGTTAGAGTATTAAATAAGAAATATGCATTAAATGTTGATAAGAGCAAAATGCATAAGGTACTATTCCTTGCAAGCAAGTTCTATCTTATCAATATGCTGGGTTTAACCGATAGTGAAATGGTTACTAACTATGCACTTAAAAATTGTGTAAATGGTAATCCTTTCGTTTTAAAAGAGATTAATGATATGATGGTTCCAGAAGATTTCACTGACTTCTCAACATTTGTTAAGGCTCTAACAAAAGAGGGTATGAATCTAGGACTTAAAGATTTAACTGTAAGGAGCTACATGGAGGCATATATTCATATGTATGATGCAGCAGCATTACTGGCATTAGAATCATTTCCCTATTTTCTTTACAACGTTTTGTCAGTTACTAATGGGGCGTATATAAACAATCAATATGTCCTTGAGGATATTGTAGACGTTAATGGGGCTAAGATTTATGCCGACCTTATGACTCTCGATAAATAAGGAGGGATAGAACATGAGTATTGAAATTATGAAAGATAATCTGAGGAATATTGATTCTAACAATATTATCAGGTTAATTTCTGATGTTGTGTTATACAATATCGACAAAGTGCGTGATTTTAAGGAAAACGAAATATACTATCGTAATGATGTCATATATAGAAATGACGCTGCTGATGGTAAGTATAAACTTCACGTATGTAAAAAAGAATCAGTTACTGGTGTTTTCAACCCTGATGATTGGGATATTTATACTTTCAGATTAGAAAGAAATTCTGTCATATTAGAGTCAGAATTCAAATCTCCTGGTGATGGAACTACTGTATGTCCTATTAATCAACCATTGTATGATGTTGATAAGGATTCATTAGTTATATATCACAGTGTTAGGGGTAGGCTCTTTAGGACTAGAGATTGGACTTTAAACTCTGATAGATTAACAATAACATTAAAGTTTGGGTTAAATACTGGTGAGTTGATTTTATTTGAAGTCCACAAATAAGAAAATAAGGTTAAATGGTGTTAATCACCATTTAACTTTTATTTTTTTAACATTCTATTAAGAATCTATAACAAAGAAGGAGTGACAACCCATGCTAAAAGTATGGTTAGACCCTGGTCATGGTGGCTCTGATCCTGGTGCCGTTTCTGGTAACTTAATTGAAAAACACATGAATCTCACAACAGCAATTGCTTGTAAGGTAGAACTTGAGAGACATGGTGTTATTGTTGGAATGTCCCGAACAACTGACATTTATCTCGATCTTGATGAAAGATGTGCTTTGTCAAATGCTTGGGGACCTGATTTCTTTGTGTCCATTCACTACAATGCTGGTGGTGGGGATGGGGTGGAAGCCATCCATAGTATCTTCCACGGAATGACAGATGATATTTTAGCATCACGTATCGTTAACAGAATCGTGTCCGAATTAGGACAAAATACTAGACCAAAGCCAACCTACACAAGATTAAATTCAAGAGGAACTGACTATTATGGCGTTATTAGAGGTAACAATGCACCTCCTGTAATTGTTGAAGGAGCATTTGTTGATAGTGCCGATAGTAAAATAGTGGATACTGTTGAAGAACAACAAAGATTTGGGATTGCTATAGCTCATGGCATATTGGATGCCGCTGGAATGCCTACTCAAAATGGTGCACCAGTAATTCCTGTACAGAAGCCAAAAGCAAACCCTGGAATAACTTGCCTCAGAAGAGGAGATAAGAGTACAACAGTTATGGAAATGCAATTAAAGCTCGTTAAACTTGGATATCAACTATCTGCTGATGGAGATTTTGGTCCAAGAACAGAAGCTGCTGTTAAAGCATTCCAATTAAAGTATCTTGGTGCAGGAGAAGATGATGGTGTTGCAGGTCCTAAGACATTAGGAAAGCTTAATGAAGCTATTGCAGAACTAAATAAACCTGTTCCTGGTGGCTCTAGTAAAGTTAGAGCATACCAAGAGTTAACAAGAGCTCTTGGAATAACAGACAAGAATGGAAATCTTCTTGATGTTGATGGTAGTGTTGGTGCTTTAACAAAGAGTACCTATGCTAAGATGCCAGTTCTTAGAATTGGTAGTAGGGGAGAGGCTGTTAGATGGGTTCAAACTGCTGTTGGGGCAGATCCAGATGGATGTTTCGGACCGCTTACAGCAGGAAAAATTAAAGAATATCAATGGAATCATCACATTGCTGATGATAGCGTTGTAGGACCAAATACCTACAGAGTATTGGTAGAAGGTTAAAGGTGAGGAATCGTGTTTTATATCACGATTCCTTATTTTTTATGTATTTTTTTCATATCACAAACATTAAATTAATAAAAAGAAAGGGGCTGATAATATGCCAAAGGTATGGTTAGACGCTGGACATGGTGGAAATGAACCTGGTGCTGTAGCAAATGGTCTTGTTGAAAAGAACATGAATCTTGTTACAACACTAAAATGTAAAGAGGTACTTGTTCGGCATGGGTTAACAGTGGGATTAACACGAAGCGATGATAGGTATGTTGGACTTACAGAAAGATGCGACATGGCTAATAAATGGGGAGCTGACTATTTTGTTTCAATCCATTACAATGCTGGTGGTGGAGACGGAGCTGAGGCTATCCATAGCATTTTCTACGGAAAAGGCACTGATTTAGCTAAAAAAGTTGTTGAAAGAGTTCATACTGTAACAGGTCAAAACTTTAGACCTAACCCAACATTCTCAAAAAAAAGCACAAATGGGAAAACAGATTACTACGGTGTAATCAGACAAACTGATATGACTGCAATTATCGTTGAAGGAGCCTTCATCGACAATGATGTTGACAAACAGATAGTGGATACTATCCCAGAACAACAGAAGATGGGTATTGCGATTGCTTATGGTATCCTTGACCACTTAGGAATTGCTATATTACCTGAAGCAGCAGTTCCATCAAATGAAGTATATGGAGTAACAACTGCTAAAATGCTTAATGTGAGATCAGGTAGGGGCACAAATTACCCTGTTATCTGTGAATTAGAAATGAATACTAGAGTTAAATTAATGAACCTCCAAAATGGTTGGTGGTCAATTCCTGTGCCTACAACAGTTATTTCGTCAGGTATAGGATTTGTGAGTGCAACTTATATACGAAAGTTATAAAATGCTAAATATGGGATGTAAGCAATTGCTTTTAAGCTTGCTTACATCCCACATTTGCCCTTTAACTCGGAATAATTTTGGTTATTAAAAACAATTTAATAAAGAAATAGCTAGAAAGGAGTGATTTTTTATGGCTGATAAAAATTTAGTAATGCATCCCCAAAGACCAGTCAGTATAATAGAATGGTTAGGATTGGTTACTAGCACAATAGCAGATATAAAAGGATATCAATGGTTCGATAATGTTATATCATTAAAGGACTTATACGCCTCAATTAACAACGACCCAACATTTGCTCAAACAGTAGCTGCCGCTTTGGCAACAAAGCTTCCAGCAGTTGATTTCAATGCCGCAAATATATTGGCATTATTGAAAACAGTTGATGGATTAAATAGCGGTTTGGACGCAGATACAGTAAGAGGCTATGACCCTGTTAATAAAGACGGGGACTCTATGCGTGGATACTTAATACTTCACGCTGACCCTACTCAGCCTATGCATCCCGCAACAAAGAACTATGTTGATAATGTAATACTTGGTTTGGATGTTAAAGACTCTGTTAGAATTGCAACAAGAGGAGATATATCGTTAGCTGGACTTCATGTAATTGATGATATACAACTTAATGAAAATGATAGAGTTCTTGTAAAAGACCAAGCAACACCTAATCAAAATGGTATATGGATTGCTCATGCAGGTGCTTGGGAAAGAGCAACTGATTGTAACAGTACGGCTACTATAAAGAAAGGTATGTTCGTATTTGTTGAAGATGGTACTTGGAATAAAGATTCTGGTTGGGTATTAACTACTGATGATGGAATTCAAGTTGGTGTAACAAACCTTAATTTCGTTCAATTTAGTGGTGCTGGTCAGATTATTCCTGGCACAGGATTATCTAAAAACGGTAATACATTATATCTTACCGACACAGGGGTTACCCCTGGAACCTATACTATGTTCACAGTCAATGCTCAAGGTCGTATCACTGGTGCTTCTAGTCCTACTACTATAGCAGGTTATGGTATAGCCGATGCTTATAGAAAAGATGAAGTTGATGCCAGAGACCAAAAGATTGTTGACTACATGCAAGCACACTTTGCCATAACTGGTGGGGGTGTTATATCATGGAACAACTCAAAAGTAAAATGGACAAATAGATTTATAGTTATACCGATGGATAAAGAAAATAATGTATCGGCATATATAGATATTTTTATGCCTCCAGTTGGTACTGTTATTGCAGGATTAGCTGGGTGTCCACCTGTAACTGTAGATGATGGTGGTATTTTAATGAGTGGACCTGCGGGTGGTTGGATAGCATTATATGCTAAGCATACTCCTGGTGGTAATGCTTCTGATGTAACCCTTTTTGTAGCTGACTATTCAACCATGGTTGTTGGAGGTTTAGACTCCAATCATCTATTGATAGCAGTTAGAAATGCTGAAGAAGGAACTCTTAAATTATGTACTGGACATACTCTTCGTCCAGGAGATTATATAAACTACGGAAGACCCTCAATTTCTACAATTGATGGGCTTGCCAATGAATTAAATCTTAGATCAATGAAAACACATACCCATGGATTAAGTATCTATGGTGATGCTACTGGAACTGCAACTCTCGGTGAAAGTGAAGCTTATCTTGAGTTAACATTAGAAAATACTGGTGTTAATCCTGGCACATATAAGAGAGTGACTGTTGATGGTAAAGGTAGAGTGACTTCCGCTGACAATCCATCCACAATAGCTGATATTGGAATAACTGATGCTGTTAATAAAAATGGTGACACCATCAATAACTATTTAACAGTTGAAGGACCTCTTGATGCTAATAGTTTTAACTCAGAGGGATATAAACTTCTGCAAGTTATACTTGGTAATAACGGCATGGGTGCAATCAATCCTATAGCATATGCTGTTAGACAAGGTAAAAAACTATTATTAGATGAAGAATTTGCTAGTGGTTTAAATGGATATTTTATTTATAATAACTCAGCAGGTAGTGATGGTGTTGCAATAAATAGAATTGATATGAATACTGCTCCAAATAAGACCAAAAAAGTATTAGAAATTAGACATAATGGTAACCCAACATCCCCTCATTATGGAGGTGTGGTTCAGCGTTTCTATAGTAGAATTAATGGCGTATTCATAATGGTTTTTAAAGCAAAACTTCCAGTGGGTTATCATCTGAATTATTATTCTAACGATAGTGGTGATAATACATTACACTATTGGTTATCAACTAATGTTGGTACTGGTAAGTGGGAGACGTATATTAGGGTCCATATTTGCGGTGAAACTGGTATATTTAATGATGGTGGTTTCCTAGCAGTTGACGGGGGACCTGCACCAACAGCAGGAGCACATCTAGTTTGGCATATAGCGGCTTCAACGATTTTTGATTTAACTGACCTTAATACTGGTCACAACTCAAATATTGACGCAGATACAGTGGATGGAATTCACGCATCTCAGTTTATGAGGTCAGATACCGATACTACAACTGCTGGTAATATGACAGTTAGTAAAACCTTGATTGTTAGTAAACAAGGAACAGACTCAATAATTTACTTCCCATCACAAGCAAATGACCCTGGATATATTAAGCACATTGAGAATAACAATTTCTCAGAAATGAGATTTGGTATAAGTGATGATGGAATTGAAAACCAAGATTACTTTACATGGGGATGGGACGATGGAAACGGTTGGCATGAAGGGGCCCGAATGTCACCTGTTGGTACAATGACTCTTAAAGATATAATAATGAGTGGTAAAAACATTCGTGACTACTTCGCACCTTCTGGATATGGCTTAGGTAATGGTGCAAAAAGATTACCAGCAGGTTATGATTTAAATACGTTGTTAGATAATGGATGGTATGATGTACCAAATCCTGCATATGGTGTTGCAGGACTCGACTGGCATAAGATTTTGGTAATATGTTCAGCCGATAAAGATTATGTTACACAATTAGCATTTTCAACGACTAACAATGGTAATACAATGTATATAAGAGAAAAGACTCACGGTACATGGTGTCCATGGGTAACTAATTGGAACTCAGGTAATGACGGTGCTGGTTCAGGGCTTGATGCTGATAAGTTTGACGGAATTGAGTCTGAAGATTTCATGAGAGCTGTTGGTGATGGCACTATATTTAAAGGCGATTTTAATACATTAAGAAAGCCTGGCATGTATACGATTTCTGAATTTACTGGTTGTGTAAATACACCTCCAGCTAATGCATATCAATATGGTACTCTTGTTGTATTCAAGGGTCTTAAAAGTGCTGGAAATGCCGTAAATCAGATGTATATGTCTCATCAAAACAAGGATATTTACTTCAGAGGTGGATGGGATGATGATTGGCAACCATGGACTAGGATGGCTACAATGCAGGATCTTCCTACTACATTACCAGCTAATGGAGGTAATGCAGATACCATTGATGGTTATCATGTTTCTAACTTAGCATTATCTCATATAACATCTCGAGATGCCAATACATTAGATCATAGTGGGTTCTATCATTGTGATGTAAATGTGCCAACAGAAGATGGTGAATCAGATAAATCTGTAATCCATAATCAATTTAGTGGACCTCAACATCAATGGGCAACACAGATTGCAATATCGTGGAGGTCTGGTAATATGTGGTTTAGAAATAAAGAATCTGGTACTTGGGAAGCTTGGAAAAGGGTTGCTAGAATGGAAGATATTCCGACTACATTACCAGCTAATGGCGGTAACTCAGATACAGTAGATGGTTTACATGCTAGTCAATTCCTAAGAAGTGATGCTGATAATGTAACCAATAATAGATTAAGTGCAGGTGTTATAGCTATTAATAACAAAATAGAGCTAAGACACAATTCCTCAGAAAATGCATTAGACATTGTATTCATTTAAGGAGGGATATATATGATTGCAGGGCGTTTTAAGGATGGAGATTTATTAATTGCTGGGGAAGTCGAAGAACGACTTCCCCTTGTAACAAATGGTTTAATACACCATTTCCCGTTTGATGGGAATTGTCACGATAGACTTACAGAATATTATATAGATAAAGTTATTACAAGTACAAGAGATGTACATGGACCAACATTCACAGATTACTATGATTATGATGGTTCAACATTTCTGATAACTGGAAAAATAAAATGCTGGAAAACACCAGATGATGAATCCTTGACCAGTATAGGATTCCACTATATGAGTGTAGAACCCAATCCTCATAGATGGGTAATCGCTAAAACTTGGAGAACTGGAGATATTAATGGTCAGTGGGTGGATTTCGCTATTAAATTTACATTACCTAGTGACTTTGTACATTCCTTGAGAGCGTGGTTTCAAATAGAGGATTTTGGTCGTTGGGAGAGTTATAAAATCGAATTTAGGGATATCAATTATATAATGCTAGATAACCCTAATGTAAAAGCTACAAACTGTGTATTCCCATTGGGACAGGATTTTATTTCCATTCATGAGGCTAGTAAGAATTACATTGAAAATGGGAATTTTTCTAATGGATATAAAAATTGGGTTGTTGGTACTGGAGATGGTCAGACTTTTCATGAATACATCAAAACACCTTATGGAAATGGAATTAGGTGTATTAGAAAAGACGGTAATGGAGGAGATTGGCCCATATCATATGAAGGACCAGAAATCACATATAATACTGGTGAAACATGGGTTTGGTCATTCAAATTTAAAGTTATCAAGGGGAATGGTATACCATTTTCTATAGGGTGGTGGTTCCTTGATAATGGGGCTTGGCGTTGTACCCTCCCAATTTATACTGAGGATCTAGAAGATGGGTGGAAACAGGCATATGCCCCATATACGTTCGTTGAAGGTCCTCATAGACGATTCAGTGGGGTATTCATGAATAGTCAGCTTTCACATACAACCGTTGATTTCGCTGATATACAACTTGAGAAAAGAAATTGTCCGACAGCTAGAATAAATGGTGAACGAGGAGATGCTAAGCTAGAAATAACATCAAGATTTGATTTCTATGGTGATTTCACCTTAGTGTCAGAGAAGAAGCATATCCTTGACAATAAGTTCAATAAACTTATTCTAACAAAGACAGGCAATGAGTTTAAAATTTATAAGAATGGTCTAGAAACAACTGAGTATAAAAATAAATGGACTCGATATACAGTAAAAGGGGTTGGTATCGGCAGGGGAGGGTATGAAATAAGTGAATACACTGACCCATCATTTAAGGATTTAGATGATGATACCCCTGATTTTAATATGAATATATCTCAGTATAATGCTGGGATTGTATGGAGAACATTTGTGTATTGCTCAGAAGCAGTAACAGTTCAGCATAAATATATTGCTGATGACTGGGGTGCTATGAGAATTAATAATGGACCAGTAGTTTGGGTTGGTGGTTGGAATGTGCCGTCAAACCCCGTTGTAGATATACCATTAGTTAAAGGATGGAATCTAGTTGAAATGTGGTATATAGATGGTGGATTGGCAGGAGCATTCGGTTTAGTTGATGGAACACCATTAACTTCAGCACCACAAGTATTATATATGACCGCTGAAATTCCAATAGAATTCTCAGCTAATAAAATTTACTTCAATGAAAAATCTAATTGTAGTGTTAGGGATATGCATGTGTATAACAGATGTTTAACTCTGAGTGAAATCCAAAGTCTAACTGGTAGCATGATGCCTATAACTAGCACTGGTGAATTAAGAACGAAGGTAAAAGAACTACCTCCATATATACCTTCTGACGCTGTATATTTCCCTCTTAGTATTAATACTAAGGATACAACTGGACAATTTAAAGCAGCAATAGAGGAAAATGTAGTATTTGAAGATGGGTATGCATGGGTTGGTGGAAGAACAGAGAACCTATGGGCTACTGTTGGTGGACATACCGACCCCTGGACAGTTAGAGGGATTATACGAAAGAATACAATAAGACCGTATATAGGTCCAACAACATGGGAATTTGAAAAGACTGGTGATAGTGAACAGTGGCATGGATGGGAAGGTGTCTATAATGGTGCTTTCAGTGGTAATATAGGTGATTATATCACTTCATCAGCATATGTTAAAGTAATAAATAAAGCAGGAATTAATCCTTATTCATTTGCTATTTTAAAAACCGACTGGGCTACATGGGTTTCTTCAAGTGATAAGTACAATGCTCATTTGATAGAGGATGATATTTGGCATAGGATATCTCTAACAACAAAGTTCTTTGACAGTTGTGACTGGGGTATAGCGGCTGATGCATTAGTATGGGGATATTCTCCTGATAAAGGGCTTATCTATGTTAGTGGAGTACAATGGGAAAAACGACCTTTTATCACACCATTTGTTGATGGAATCCGAGAAAGATCATTATTAGCCTTTAATCTTCATCGAGACTTAGGTTTAAATTGGAATGGTGATTGGTCGATAGTTTATTTCAAGATACCTGTTGGTACATCAGATGATAAGTTTGGTAGTTTTAATTTAGATTCCTTGGGGTGTGGAGATAACACTGTTGGTGGTAACTACATTTGGTGGGGGAAAACTCATCAGGTAAATAAGATTTCTGAAGCTTCACCAACAGATATAGACCCAGCTAAATATTATAATAATCCAAGAATGATTAGTCTTGTTAAATCAGGCTCAACTTTGACAATAAAAGAATGGTCATACACAGAGGGTGTATACACAAGAGTTATTTCGGGATATTCCATGGCTCCTAATGGTTATGTAACTAAGTTTGGTTACGATTTAAACCTAGGGGGTTGGGGATGGGATAGTGAGAATAGTCCGACAACTCCATGTAACTCATTCTTTCGTGATTTGATTGTTTGTAAGAGGGGTATGACAGATACAGAACTTGATAACTTATTTAAGAACAGGGCTAAATTTACTAATAGATTGGTGCAACCTCAAAATAGAATTGTAGAGGTTTCAACATTAACTTAATAGAATCCTTACTATTTATGAAAGGAGTTGAATAATCATGGCAAGTAATAGAGGTGGAAGTAAAACTGGTGGGTATATAACAGCCCACCATGGAAATCTTCTTGACTTAATAAAATTAGTCCATGGGCATGGGTCTGGCATAAATGCTGACCTGCTCGATGGATTTGAAGTATCTAGTATGCTTCGAGCTATGGGGAAATTTGTCGGCGATTGGAATAGCTTGACAACCCCTGGTATATATAGTATAGACAATATTTATGGTGGAGGAAACTCTAACTACCCTGCTGGGTGTTATCAATGGGGTGTTCTTGTAGTATATGGTACTCATGTAGGCTCAAGTGATTTTATCGGACAGATGTATATATCACATTCATCTGGTAATTCTGATACTTGGGTTAGAGGTGGGTATTCAACTGGGACAGATTGGAAAGCATGGTCTAGATTATGGTCAAATAATAATTTTGACCCAGCTAGAAAACTTAGTAAATCAGGGGATACCCTAGACGCTGATGGTGCATTAATTTTCCCAAACTCTGGGTGGGAGGAGTCCCTTCAGATAGGTGGAAAAACATGGATTGACAGTAGTAAAGCTGGTGTTGCAGCCACTGACGGAAACTTACACTTAGATCCTAAGGTTGAATGTTGGCTGCATCTAAATCACTATAGAGGTAACGGTGTTCATTTCGGTAATGGTGCTCAGGCAACAGTTGCTAAAATGGATAACACTGGTCAGCTATATAAGAGTAGTGATAATACAGTACCTTATTGGAATGCTGCCAATGATGGTCATAACTCAGGATTAGATGCTGATACATTAGATGGTTATCATGCAGCTTCATTTGCACCAGCAGGATATGGATTAGGAACAACTGCACAATGGGTTGAAAGTGCAGATATGAATACTGTAAGAAGCACTGGTTTTTACCAGGGTTATGCAATGGCTAACTGCCCTCCTGGTTCACATAATCATAAGTATTTCATAGTAATGCAACACCATAATGCATGGTTAACACAGATATGTGTGGACTTTAACAATAGTGGAACTTACGTTAGAACTCTATCCAACAGTGTATGGACTGAATGGAGGAGATTAGACGTTTCACACACTAGCCAATTAGTTAATGACAGTGGTTTTGAAACTACATCGGGTGCTCAAACTAGAGCTGATTCAGCTTTAACCGCAGCTAATAGTTACACTGATACAAAAATAGCTAATCTTATCAGTTCATCACCTGATACATTAAATACTCTTAATGAACTGGCAACAGCATTGGGTAATGACCCTAACTTTGCTACATCTATTGCTAACCAAATTGGTAGTAAAGTGGGTAAAGGTGGAGACACTATGACAGGTACATTATATGCACCAGCAGTTCAAGCAAAATTCTATGTTGATAGTGTTGGGGACAATGATGCTGCGGGTGCACCTTGGTATGGCTTATCCAGAACATCTGTCAAAGTTGAAGAGTCTGAGATTGCAGGTGCTGTCCAATTAGCTGGGCACTTTGGCATAATATTAAAAACTGGTGTTCACAATCTTGTAATTCCAAGAATTGGTGCAAATATGCTTTTCGATGGAAATACAGTTTGGCATTCAGGTAACGATGGTCATAATTCAGGATTAGATGCCGATACTCTCGATGGAAGACATCTTTGGGATCTTATGTATACAACAAATGCTGATATTCGTGACACTAATTGGAATCAATATGTAAATCCTGGGGTGTATGCTATCGGTGATTTTGGTGCATCAACGAATTGTCCACCAGCAGACCAAGTATATCAATATGGTACATTACTTGTTTATAGGTCTCATAATAATGGGACTTATGGTATACAACAAATTTATACGTCACATTATGGTGATATGTGGCAAAGAGGTGGATGGAATGATGCAAATGGTTGGACATCTTGGCATTGTGTATGGACGAGTAAAAACTTCGATCCAAATTCAAAGATTAATGATACTGGGGATACTATAACTGGTAACTACTTTAACACATCAGGTAAATTCATAGCTGGTAGTAGTTCAAGCCCAACAGACAATATCAATACTACTGGGGGGGCTGAGGGTATAACTATTGCATTCGAAGTTAGATCCAATGGGTCAAAAAACCCAGGTATAGGTTTCCTTAAAGAGGGAGTCAGTTCGATGTATATATATTCGGACCATGACTCTATCAATATATTCAGACCAACAAATGAAGCTACACCATATGCTATACTTAAAGTACAAGGTAATACAGTATGGCACGCAGGTAACTTTAATCCAGCTACAGTTAATGCTGATAAGCTTGATGGATTCCATTTTAGTGAAATATGGGCTAACATGTCAGCACCATCAAGGTCAGCAGATATAGGATTCTGTCCAGCAGCACCTGGTGGAAATGTTGGTATAGTATTTAATTCTAATATCAATAATGGTTCAGACTCAGCGTGGATAAGATGGTATGATGATAATAATACCTATGCATTCTGGGGTGATGCTGTTGAAAATGGTGCTCTTGTAATAGGCGTTGGTAACGATGATATACATTATGCGAGTGATGTTATAGCATTAGCTTCAGCGGGAGCAGTAATAGTTGATGCACCTAAATTAATGGCATTAGGTGATATCTCAATTAAGAGAAAATTTGAATTGCAGTATAATTCAACATTAAATTCCCTAGACTTTGTATATACAGGTTAGGAGTGATGTAAAATGCCAGTAGTGGGAAGATTAGTAGAAAATGACCTACTAATAGCTGGGGAGGTGAATGAACGCCTTCCCGCTGTTTGTAAAACAACGACAATAGAAATTAGGTCAGCAGGTATCGGAGGTCCTGCTGACATTTCTGTTTATACGAATATTGATGGTGTGAGAAGAGCCGATTATACAAGAGGGATAATCCTCGTAAGATTAAATGAGTGGGGTGATTTTGTTGATACAACATCATATGACACTCATGGTGGACTTGGTAGCTACCAAGCCGAAGAGTCGGATAGATTAGCAGATTTTATAACTAATACACCAGATGGATACACTTTGATATTTACAACATATGATGATCCATCTAGTAGTGGAAATGCTAAATTATATCCAGTATTAAAGAAATTAGGATTTAGATATCTAAATTGGAATTACCGTTCTGCATGGGCTGGTATAATCCAAAAAGGCACTGGTAGTGCAATATTTGAAGATTATAGAAGTGGTGAAACTGCTGATACAGGGATATACTTTAAAACTACAATCCCAAAGGGAATAATACATTTCCCATTTGATGATACAGCAGTTTCAATACAAGGGTTAAAACCATTATATTATTGCCCTAAGAAGATAAGATATATAAGGGACTGGATTAACGGTAGTACAGCAAATGGAGGTAATCACTGGGTGCAAATACAGGCATTTGATTTCAGAGGCAATAATGTTGCTAAAGGAAAGCCTATGATAGAAACAAGCCCTGTCGCACATTTGACACAACATTTATTCTCAATGACAGATGGTACTACTGACTGTGCAAAATATTTCGAGTTGCTTGCTGATGGGGCTCCAAAGTATATTACAGTTGATATGTTGACTGTGTATGACGTACGAAAATTAAAAATATTCCATTATTGGGGTGATGGGCGTTCATATTATAATACTAAAACTGAGGTTAGTGATAACGGAAGGGATTGGTATCCAGTATTTGATTCGGCTATTGATGGAATTTATGCTGAAACGTCAACAGGTCATGATATTGAGCTATTTACAAACCATAGATTGACTCAAAATGGTATAGCTGTAGATGATTCTACAACAAATATTTACAATCTTGATGCTGGAATTAGTGTTTATAATAACTATGGTGTGCCAGCTTCAATAGAAGTCATAAAAGAAAAGTATATGGACCAACCTATTTACAGAGTATCAATGACTCCAACAGAGAGTTCAGTTAATGGATTTAGAACAGAACGTTGGTCTCATGGAATACACAGTTCTGTACACACTTTCAAAGCAAATACTGCTTATGCGTTTAGTATTTACTGGCGTTGTCTTAATAAAGACGATGTTGTGGTATCAGTATATGCAAGTAATATAGCACGATGGTATGATCTATATACAGAAGATGTTGGAGATGGATGGAAGCGTACCTGTGGTTATAGAACGGGAGATGACCCTGCTGAAAGATACGATGCAATTTACACTAGCTTCTTTTCACCTTCAGCTCAAGTCGGTGAACCTATCATAATAGACTGGACATGTATGCAGCTTGAAGAAGGAAGAGAATATTCCACAGCATTCATTAGAGGCTCTAAGAGTAGTGGAAGCTGGTCTGGGTTTAATGGAATTGGACTTCCATGGCCCAAAACATTCCCATTTTCAGTATCATTTAGAGCAAATTTACTAACTAAAGGTGGAAGATTTGCTTCTGAGGGTAGTGAGCGTAATATAATTTATATGGGTTCACTATGGAAATATATAGGGGATAATTACTGTGGTCATATATGTCAAATAGCTCGTGCTGATATGCCACCTTATCAAGACGATTGTCAAATTACATTTGTATATAAAAATACATCTCAGGTTGATGTATATATAAACAATGTGAAATGGGGATCTAATCAGGGTTATTATCAACCTGATAAATTAACACAAATTCCTTATTGGACATTGGGTGCCAGAGGTTATGAACCTTACCTCAGTTGTGCCAATGCGATATTTAGAGATGTTACAATATATAATTGGGGATTGTCTGCTGATGAGATAAATAAATTATCACAAAGAAGATTCTCTCTTACATCAGAGGGAAATATATTTAATACTGAAATAATGGAGAAATTTGCTTATATACCTAAAAATGCGTATTATTTCCCATTATCAGATAATTTAAAAGATCAATACTATCACAAAGATGCTGATAACCCAGATGGTAGTAATGTATTATTTGAGGGAGGAAAAGCATTTGTTGGTAAAGCAATGACAAATTATGTTTCAACACCATTGGATTTTAGTGCTTGGGATGCTAAAGAAAACGTAACTCTTACATTTAATCAAATAGATCCATTTGGTGGAAAAAAAGCTGTTAGAGTACACCCTCATAGCAGTATAGATAGTTACTTTGGGTGTAGACAAAATAGATTATTTCCTGGAAGATTCACTTGTTCGATATGGTTGAAAGCTACTAAACCATGTAGTGTTCCTCTTATAATCGGAAATAATAGTGCAGGTCAGGCAATAATTCAACAACTGCAATTAACAACCCAATGGAAAGAATATATTGTTACTGGGGATATAGCTACTCAACCAGCGGGTAATACACTTCACATCGGTGGATGGTCCACATGGACTGATATATCATTTGACATCTTTGTAGCATTCCCTATGGTTGTAAATTTACCATTTAAACCACCATTCTTTGTAGGGGATAGGGGTTATGGTAAACTGCATTATAATCTACACAGGGATTTAGGACTAGACTGGAATGGTGATTGGTCAATAGTATATAAGAAATATCCTATGTTTGGGCACGACTACACATATACAGGATACAATATAGATTCACTAGGTGGAGAGGGTGCTGGATATTTCTACTGGGGTAAAGAATTCAATGGAGATCATATGGTAGCACATGATAATACAATGGGAACCTTTGGGTTTACAAATGGTGCCATAAACAGAGATTATTACTATAGTGGTAGACCTGTTATTATGGGAATTATAAAGAGTGGGTCAACCATAACAGTCAATGCATACTTCATGAACGGGCAAAAGGCTTTTGCCTCTAAAACTCTTGGTACAGTACCAGCAAATCACTATGTTAACAACTGGGGACATGACCTTAAGTTAGGTGGGTGGTGGTTGGAAGGCTTATGTTATACCTTCTATCAGGATTTAATAGTTTGCAAATATGCTCTTACAGATGCAGAGTTTGACAAAATGTGTAGAACTCAAATGCAAGAAGTAAAAGACAAACTAATAATTAATGGAAATATAAAAGAAAAAATGAATTTGTAAGGGAGGGGTTATTATGTCAGATATGAGAGGTGGTAGCCGTGTAGGTAATAAATATATAGCTACGACCGATTATGTAGATCAAAGCCTCGATGGCAAAGTTAATAAAACAGGCGATACAATGGGAAAACTAACGGTGCAACATGGTGTTGAAGGAACACCTATGTGGAATAATTGCACACTAGAAATAAAATCAAATGGTTCTAATATTGCAGCATTATCATTTCATAGACCAGGATTCACTCAGCAGAATATATGGCATAGTGAAAATGGTTTTATAGATACTGATGCAAATATTAGAGTAAATGGAAATACGGTGTGGCACGCTGGTAATTTAAATCCTGCGAATTATGCCCCATCTGGTTATGGATTGGGTACTGCTGCTACATGGATTGACCAGCAAGACCTTAATACATTAAAAGTTACAGGATTTTATAGGGGTCATAATAATCCTAATAGACCCCCTCTTGGTTCAGCCAATCACTGTCACTATTTAGTAATGCGTCATGACGATAACTGGATAGCCCAAACAGCATATGACTTTGATGGTGTTGGGGTATGGACAAGAGTTTTTAGAAGTGGGAGTAATTGGTCATCGTGGAGAAGACTTGATACCCATGATAAATTTCCCGATGGTAGTAGTTCATGGAGACCGAGGAGTGCCGCTGAGGGGTGGAATTATCTTGGAGGTGTAGGTTCTAATGGTGGTGAGTGTGCATTCTACGAAAAAGATAGTAAATTACATTTCATCACTAATGGAGAATATTATGCTAATGAGGGTCAATTTGTTGTATGGAACGCAGGCAATGATGGATCTGGTTCTGGGTTAGATGCTGATATACTAGATGGATTACATGCTTCCGATTTGGAATATATTAGCTCAAAAAGAGATTTCATAAATGGTACGTTAATCCGCACCGATATATGGTCTGCTGACTGGGCAGGTGCGTCTTTCCTGTTTGAAATTGTTGGTAACTCCTATGGTGGGTGTATACCATTCAATATCAAAGTACAGGGATATATCTATAATAACACCATCATCAACTTTGGTGGTATATGTACTGGTAGATATATACCTGAGATAAGATTATTCAATTATAATAACCACCTATGCATGTGGTTCCCAAGACAAGATTATTGGCAAGGTTTCTCTGTATTTGCTTGTGATACAAGTGCAGAAGGAACTAGGGTTAATAGGGTTGTTGCAATTGATGACGTTGCTAAACCTGCTGATATATCCAAAGAAGTTGCATTAACTCCAGAAAAAGTATGGTCTTCTGGAAATGATGGGGACGGTTCGGGTTTAGATGCTGACACTCTTGATGGTGTACATGGTATTTCACAATTAGCAGGTTCTAATAGACAGTATTTCTTACACGATGGGGATTATAGAAGCAATGCTGGGGGTGGTCAGGTTGCTGACCTAAATGATGCAATATACCCAGGATTTTACCATGTTAATCCAACGGTAACAACAAATGTCCCTGGAGGGTTATGGGGACATTTATGGGTGTGGAGATATAATGGTGATACCAATCCTAACTGGTTAGTTCAAGAGTTTGTTGGTTCAGGTAGTGCTCGTAAGTTTTTCCGTCTAAAGAGTAATGGTTCATGGGGAGCGTGGCATGAATTATGGCATACTGGTAACTTTGACCCTGGTACAAAATTAAATCTGTCTGGTGGTTCAATGTCAGGAAAACTATGGCTCGCCGCTGGGGATGGTAACGGAATAGGATTCCCAAATGATGCATTTGGTGGTGGAGGAGACTGTGCTGGTATTAAATTAATAAGTAAGGACGGTGCTGAAGCTACTGAATTAAGAATATATGTTGGTAACGATTCTCCTGATACAATTAACTTTATGACAGGAGTTAATAGTGCAGGTGTTTACAATGCCGCTGTTATGATTAACGGTAATGTTATATGGAATGGTGGATATCAAGGTTCTGGAACGGGAATGGATGCTGACTTACTAGATGGTAAACATGCTTCATCATTTGCTCCAAGTGGGTATGGATTGGGAGGAACATGTACCGATGTAACATACGGGAACGCCAATGATGTAATAACCACAGGTTTCTATATGGGCTACAATATGTCTAATGTACCAAATGACGGGCATCCTTGGAAGTATTTAACTGTATTAAGACATAATGAAATTCACGCTGTACAATATCTAACAGATTTCAGCGGTATAAATTCTTGGTATAGGGCAATGGCTGGTGGAGTTTGGGGACCGTGGAAGAAAATAATTGATATAGACAATTTTAAAGAATTAGATTTTTACAATCAATATATGAGTAATCATGATTCAAATGGGGTAGCAACTGTTGTTGAATACAAGAGACCTGCCGATGGTACTCTATATATGAAGAGTACACTATCGGGTGGAGCGAGTCCTAACTATACAACTGACACTTGGCAGTATTTTGCTGCTGATGGAGTGACCGTTATACTCACTAAGACATGGACAATGTCATATGATGGTAACGGAAATATATTAAGTAAGGTGGTGTCATAGTATGCCTAATATTAATAATGTCTTAAGTGCACATGGAATGTTAGGGGGAGTCGGTGGAGACTCCCTCTCCAAAATGTACAATAAAAGACCACAATCAATAATAAAAACATTTTTAGTTGGTGAAACAACTGTAAACCCAGGTAATTTAGTATCACTTAGAGAAGACGGTAAAATAATTCCATTTGTATATAATATGGATGAAATTCCTATAGGAATAGCTATAGGTGGACCAGCAGGTCCTGGTGTTGCATGTGATGTATGTGTTCAGGGAATGTATTATGGGTGGGCAAATCTTGTTACTGGTGCAGAATATTATCCTTATACAGCTACATCAGTATTGACATATCCTTTATACACACATATAGGGAATATGCATCCTATCGGAGTTGCTCTAGGTCCAAATAGTTTCTTCTTTTATGGAACAACATTTAGTTCAACTGAACCTGTGATATTAGAAACTAACGCAACAAATTTAGTTCCTGGAAAACTTGCTACTGTAGTTGCTAGCGGGCCTAATCCAGGTGACCCAGCAGTATTTGCTCCTATAACCTCATATGCAGCAGGTAGCTATATAGCAAAGACATTTTCAAGTAACTATTTAGGTCCTGATTACCTGATAATGTGTGTTGAAAAGATATCTGATGATAAGGTTTTGGTTATAACATGCCCGTATAACAACCTTTCAACTTTTTACCTTCAGACAATGGGAATACACCCCACAACTGGGGCTTTGGAACCTCATGGTAACCCAGCAGTATATTCAATAAGTGCAGGTTCATTTTGTGCGTGTGCAAAAATTGATGGGAATTATAAGAATGCTACGGCTTATGTCGTTTTAGTAACATACGATTCGAACCCAACATACAATTTCACACGTATAGCTATTAACGTAGATTCTGGTATAATGACCATATGGTCAAACAATGCGGTTACATTGGATGGGGGAAGTGGATATAGTATTAGGGATATTGAAGGTATTGATAGTAATAGATTTGCAATACTGGGTAGTAGTGGTGATGGTCTTAAGGTGTCCTTAATGTATACCAGTGGTACTTATTTCTACCATGGAATGACCGTCGTCATGATGCCTGGTAAGAATATGGACTATAACGGTGCAATAACCCACCTAGGTGGCGGGCGTCTATGTGTAACTTATAACTGGGACGAATCTGGACCTAATATATGTCAGGCAGCATTTTTCTATGCCAATGGTAATACTGATTTGCAATATAAGTTTGACTATAGATTTGCAGATGGAACACCAGATATAAGTGCAGCTAAGGTATCTGATACAAAGGCTGTCGTTGTTTATGGTGATGGTGTAACAGCAAGAATATTTGGTAATACATCACCAACAGCATCATCATGGGAAACCATAGGGGAACTTTATACAAACTGGTCATATAATTCAAGAAACTATCAACAGAATAAGAAACGTATACAACAGATGTGGGAAGGTGGAAGTTACTTTGTTGTCAGTGTTAGCTCAAAGACCTATTTGGCGTTATTTTCAGTCGATTGGGATAATAATGCTGTCCATTGGGTTGCGTTTATGCCTACAACAGGATGGGGAGGTTTCGGTGGTGGTAATGCAGGGTACTTTATAATTAATGGTTCTTTCTTAGTGTTTAGCTACTACTCATCCACATATGATTCAGCACGAGGTATACATATAATTACTAACTATTTCTGCACTGTAAAACTACCTAGAGTTATAGGTGTTGCAATTTCATCAAGTAAAATACTACTATCGGGAGCTATGAAAGCCCCTAATTCAGTAACATCTGGTGTAGGTGCTGTATATAGGAACGGTGGGGATGGTGGAGCAGGTAATCTATCCGCAGCAAATGATGGATCTCGAAAACCAATTGGTTCCATCGTAGGAAACGGCATAGTAAAGTATACTCCATATATAAATCCTAACGTTGCCATGATAGATAAATTGTCAACTTATTAGTAGAACAGATTAGTAATAAAATTAGATTGGAGGTAATAATATGCTTATTGTGGTTGATAAGGCAACAAAAGAATTTATGGCTACTGCTATAACAGTAGAAAGAGTACAACATGGTCTTTTGGTAGATAAGAATAATCAAGATACAAAAAGGTTTGTAGTTGATCCTCAGGAAAGGCTAGAAGCCATTGAAGTTAGTCTAATTCCAGAAGGTGTTGTTCCTCACGAATATTGTTATACAAAGAGCGAAGGATTCTTCCGCAATCCTAATTACGTACCATATTATTCTTCAGACCAAAGAATAAAGATGCTGGAAGAACAATTGCGTGATACCCAGATGATTATTAATGAAGTCGTATTCGGCTTATAAAGGAGGATGGTTTTAAATGGCTAGTAGATATTACACATATTTCTTAAATTGCTGGAAGAACCGTTCAGTAACACAAGAACAGCTTCAGAATGCTGTTACAAAAGGTCTGATAACTCAGGCTGAGTATGAAACTATAATTGCAACACCGCAGAACCCTATACTTGCGACTGCGGCAACTGCTGAAAAAACAGAAGAGGCATAATAATAGTGGTGACGATGAGTCACCACTATTTATTTTATTTTATTTAAACTTTATATTAATAGTAAATTATAGAGGGGTGAGATAAATGCCTACGATATATGAGTATAACAATGAAGCCTTTTCAAATAATACATTTGATTTAAAGGTAGTAGAGAAAACGCTCGAAGATATTAAACATAACTCATTCTCCTTTCTATATAGTCTTCAGTTAGACATGGTAGATTATAGGAGATATGACCTTAAAATGAGTTCTCTAATTCAGATGAATAGAATTCTAACAGATATGAAATATTACGGTAAGAAATATGTTGGTTTTGTTCAGGGAAGCTTTATAACAAATCAAAATAGATTAGAATTTAAGCGTTCTCAGTATTATAATAAAGAGTTGAATCTGTTTGATGTTGCTAATCATCCTGAACTATTTAGTTACGTGTATATGGTATTTATTGATGGTAAGTTCTTTGATACCATTTCAGTTGTATGTAAGGAAGATGTAACTTATTTTGTATTTGATATACAGGATGAAACTAATGCCACTGGAATTCCTGAAGCATACTTCAAAGAATTACTAAATAAAGATGCCAGTATAACAATATTTCTTGTGCCAAACTGTTCATATGGTATATACAATACCAATCCTTATGTATTGGAAAAGTATTATGATAATTTGGCTTTACAGAGATTCAACTTTGCAAATAATTTAAAGACCGAAAGCCAGTATATCACATTCATAAACAACAACCAGTTATTATTCGGTTCTGTAATTACTGACACCACGACATCAGAGGGATTATTGAAGTTTTATAACAACAATTTCCAGAGTTTCAATGATAAATATATTCATTTGAATGTATTTGGTTTGAGACATCTTCTTGATGTAATTACAATACCAGCAGGTGAGAAATATTTCTCGATTCCTGTACAAGATATGCCAATACCTAAGGAAAATCTTATATTTTTTAGGAATGTTAATGGGAAGAAATACTTTGCTCATGATATTAGAGCTAAGTTATATTACCCTAACATGTATGAAGTTGAGAATAACTATGGCAATGAGGAACTTTCTGTTTATGTACTTTATTTCGATGACACAAGAACTGTTGGATTGAAGTATATGAATGAATTATCATTGTACTACAACTTCACATCCAATATCCTTGATAAGTACAAAAATAACACTATTCCAGTCATAATTAAGAACTTTAAACCTGCTGAATTCACATATGATATTGCAGATTTTAATAAGTCTAGTTATGGACAAACAAGGGATACACTCAATTATAAAATAAATGAGCTCAAGGAAATGATAAGAAATGATAATGAGGTATTCAGGGCTTATCTTAATAAACAGATAACTTCAAATGGTTTTTACTTAGATATATCTAAAATGGATTTAAATGCTAAGTATAGGACCGATAATTATACAGAGATTACTGATGTAAGTCAGAGAGAAGTCTTTACAGAACCAAGGTACGTATTCATATTCAAGTGGGAATTTAACACTGATTTATATGAAATGAGGTTCTTTATAGATGGTAAACTGTGGGTTGCTGACAAGGTATATACAAGCTCTAAATATGCTTATTATTATATACCAACAAACCTTATTAAACCTGATAGTGTTATCGAAATAGAGAAATTTGGTCAATACAAATCAGAGAGGGAAATGTCCTTTGGATATCTTGGCGAAAGGAAACTTGTCAGATTCGATAATAAGGCGACAAAAGTTAGTGTAAATGACTTGTTCTTCACAACATCGGTTGGTAAGCAATATGTAGATATGTCTAATTTTACTATGATTATGTATGATGAGCATCTACATGAGGTTGAGATAAACCCTAGGTCATTTAAAGAGATAACTGGTGATTGTTATATAAAAATAGTTAAACCTGACCTAGTTGGTGTTCCATTAACACTATATGTTAAGAAACACTCATTCTTCTATAGATGGAAGATTGATTCAATAAGAAAAACTGGTGATGTTGCTATATTCGATTTAGATTCAAAGAATGATTCAAGGTATTATAGGGTGTTCAAAGATGGTTGTTTCTTACCGATGGATATCTATAATATAGATTTCAGTGACCAATTAACAGATAAGTTCTCTGTTGGTTTCAATATGGTTAAACATGTTGGTGATAAATTTATAATTGAATGTACGCCATGTAAATACAAACAGGTTCATTATCAGCCAACAATTGATGAAAGAGGATTTGTGGATCTTTCTAATACAATCGACAAACCTCTAGATTTAAAATGGTACGATGTGTACCTGAATGGTTTAAAACTCAATAAGAAAAATATTGATATAATATCCCCTACTAAGATATTTATTAAGAATATTAAAACAAGAAAAAATCTAGTGATTGTTGAGAAAGATAGAGATAATGAATATTTCTCATTGATTGCTAATATGAATTCTATAAATGATTATCTGTGGGGAGCTGTTGAAGACTTACGTAATAAGATTATAGACACACATACAGTGCTCGAAGATAGTCTTGAAGATATTATGAGTCAGGTTATAGGTGGTTTGTCTCAGGATTTAACAAAATTCTACGAAATTTGCATGAGATTTGCTTTTATCAATCCAGATGAATCTCAGATAGATAATGTAGATGTTATAACGTATCCCGTTCTATTTGATGGGATGGCAAGATTGTTATTCAACCCTGATGACCAAGTTAATGTTAAGGACTACTTACCTATTAACCCTGACATGCCAGACCAATAATAATATTCTCCATACTAATGAAACGTTAGTATGGAGACTTTATTTTGTATATTAAAACATTATAATAAAAATAAGTTAGTGAAAAAGAGGTGAAAAACTATGCTTTTAAACCGTTTCGCAGTGTCTATGTTATCAAGAAGACATAAGGCAGAAGCATTACCGCAAGAAGTTATGATTCATAAAGAAACAGGACAAATATCAATTAAAACAAATACTGGTGATGTAATCTCATATGATAGTTTGGCTAGGTTAAATCAGCATATAGACCATGTGACTCTAATGTCATATAATCTAAATATTTATGGTGAGATGTTCTCACTACAACTTGATGGTGTGGAATTACCTGAGGTTATAGGAACATACTCTCCTATAATGAATACGCCTATTATGATTAAACCTAACAATGTGAGAAAAATGTTAGTGTCCATAGATATGGACTCACTTGTATTAACAGATTCTGATACTTTAGTAGAGTATGAACCAACTATTTCGATAGATGTCAAATTTAAAAATGGGGCGTTTGAACAAGTTTTTACAATAACTAAACCCATCAGTGAATTGAACGGTATGATAATTACTCCATTCGATTATTATAGTGCAGATACAGCTCTACTATATCAGGTTTCAATCGAAGCTATAAATATAACAAAAGATGCAAGAAATGGAGATTTGCCTATCAGGAATATTCTCCATAGTATCTTAATAGTCGTAGAATAAAGGGGGTGGGAGAAATGCCTAGTTTAAGACTTATAAAGAATTTACAGAATACTAACCCTAATCTAATCCAACTATTAAATTCTTATATATTTGGAGATTTAGAGGTTAAACCTTACAATCAGAATAAAATATATAATAGAACTGACCTGACAATGGTTTATAATAATTCAACTCATAGGTTTGAATTATTTAGATGTCAGGAGGATGGTGTAACAGGAGTATTCAACCATACCAGATGGGTGGAGGATACTGTAAGTGAATATATTACAGGTAAAAAAGTTAATAAAAAGATGGTGCAACTTAAAACAACACAACCTGATGAACCTGCCAATATTATATGGTATGAACAATATCAGGATAAAGGTGATGGAAAGTATGCGGCATTCCAAAAGGTTAAATTAGAAAACGGATCATACGCAGTTGTATTACCTATAACAACAACTGATGAAGTATTTACTGATTACAACTCAAGGTCAACACTTACCAATCACTTGATGACTATGGGTATCAATATAGAGGCTAATAAAGACTCTGTAGTTGAAGATGTATTGAGTATAGTATATCAATTATCTTCTTATTTCCCAAAGCCTATCAAGTTGAATCATTTATACGTTGACGATTTGATAACGGCGGATAACGTTACTATATACTCAGGAGCATTTATGCCTGGGAAAATAATTATGTAGGGAGGTGAATGTATATGCCTAAATTAGAAATTTTAAAACCAATTGATGGTATATTGAGAGTAGTACCTAATGGTCCTGTACAAGTGGAATTTACTTTGCGTCATTTAACACAACAGGTTGCTTCGGCATCAGTGGGTATTCTAATGGCTGATAATAGTGAATTTAATAATCCTTTTCCTGTAGCTATAACAGGGTTGGAAGTTTTTAATGGTGCTTGGGCTGCAAGTCATAGTGCTCCTAATATACTACCAGCGGATTTGAATAAAAGTTTTAGGGTAACATTTCAATACCCTGCTGAAAATTCAGTGAAATTTGTAAGAGTCACAATTAATGAAGGTGGAGTTATATATCAATCTTCACCAGTGTTAATATCGACTATAACGTCAATAAATGTTGACACTAAGAATGCTATACAGACTTCAATAATGCCAACTAGAGTTAAAGTTGATGCTAGGATAAAAAAAATTAACCCTGGTTTAGTTGGAGTACAAGTTTTAGTATGCAATAATGCTTTTGATGCTGCTCCAACATGGGAAGATATGACTGTAGCATTTAACAATAAAACAATGTATAGATTCTCTAATGTTAATAAAACCTCAGCAAATTGGGGTATTAAAGTCAGATTTATCCTAACTAAATTTGACTATATTGCTGGTGCTGAGCTCGGGGAAATATATATAGCACATGTATAAAAAATGACTGGATATCTAAATGATATCCAGTCATTATCTTTTGTCAACATTAAAGTAAAAGATAGAAATACAAAACTACAAACCGCAAGTTTTCTTATCCTTTGTCTAAGGGAGGAAATGAGTAATATGATGAAGAAAATCGTTAATGCGATTCTGCCAACAATTCTAATTTTGTTGATACTTCTATCAACAAATTTCTATTTGTATAAGGTGGATGTTAATAGTGAGATGATGGATCGTCAAAGACGGCTTGAAGTTGTTCGAGAAATGGAGTGGAAATTAGTTACTACTCTTATTGAAGAAAATCGTCAGAAATCTTTAATGCAGAGTAAAGAATTAGCCACTAACATCGAAAAACAACTCCGTCAGGCATATCCTGATTTGGATAAACTCAAATATGAGTTGGATAATAATATACCGAATACTAAATTCTCTGAAATAATCAGGGCTAATTTTACAGGGGTGTATTTAAATGGTATAGAAAATGACAATAATGACCCATGGGCTGCTTTGCCGTGGGGTATAAATGGTGATTTCTCACCTAATTGTAGTAAGTTTGGTGATAAGAGAACCTGGGATATTGAATATGACATGCATGCTAATAAAAAACTAGCTAAAGCTGCTGTAGATGAAATACTTATAATGTCAGATAAGATAATTTTCTGGGAATTCTTACCGTCGGAAAATCCTAAACATAAAATGATAACGAGTATGACACTAGATGCATTAAAAGAGGTGTTTGACAGTGAGGGAATAGAAGGATTGAAAACCTATGAATTTCTTACTCCTTCATATATAACACGTAGAGGTGACATATTTGGTATACCTGATATAGGATCTGGTGGTATAAAGAATGAGAATGATAAAATTATCATTACCCAGGGTTTTAATTTATATGACCAAATAAAGAAATCACATATCAATAATTTTAAATATCTAGATGAGCGAAAATCAGAAATTATCAGATACTACACTACAAGACTTTTAATAAAGGACATAACAGTTGTGACAATGAGTGCTCTGATGCTACTGGCAATAATCGCTCTGATATTTATTTATAATAAGCTTTATGACTTATATATTTTGCAAAATAAAAAGGATTAACAAGGATATCTTTTTACTGTGGTTTGTATAAATGATTAGAAATAACACTTTTTTAGGAAAAACTTTTTACCCTCTTGTGTTAATACAAAGAATAATAGGTTTTTTCTTAAAGGGAAGGGGTTCTGAGTAATATGCAATTAAATTATGCAGATTTAATGACAATTGCTATTAATCTGTTATTCTACTTCATGATCGGTTTCTTTGGTGCATTTATAAAGGACCTATATGACACTATGACCAATAAGGAACCTAGGATGAGACTATGTAGAATGTTAATAGGGGCAATCTGGACTGCGTTCCTCTTCATATTTTTGGAGTCGACGTGGTTATCAAAATTAAACGTAAGTACAATAATATTCTTTGCTTTCATAAGCGGTATACTTGGATTTGAATTATTTGGAAATGTTACAACGTTAGCAAAGTGTATCAAGCTCGTTGAGACTGCTATAAAAATCAAAAAGGGTATTAAGATAGATTTTTCGAGTATTTCAGACCAAGATTCCCCTACTGAGAAAAAAGACGACAAAGAGGAAAAAAAATGAGATGTGTAATATACACATCTCATCTTTTTATTCCTTTATTAGTATTGGACACGGTGCATCAAAATACCATTTAGATACAGTGCCACATTTTGTGCATATGTAAGTGACGACCTCATCGTCACTTACAAAACTATCACTACTAATTAATTCATTATTACATTCTTCATTAGGGCAATAACAAAATGTCCTTTGCTGAGGATTCTTGATAGTTATTTCAAGCTCCTTAATATCCCTTTTTAGATTCGGTATTCCATGTTCATGATACCAGTCATCATAACAACCTCTCTCCTCATACCATTTAGCTTCACTCTCATACATTCTCAGTTTAAATTTCAGTAGTAATAATTGAATCTTTTTAAACATTGCTATCCCCATATTTCTTTTTATTTTTAAATGTTATCTTGGGAATATTTCTCAGCTTATAGTTATTAATAGCTTCATCCATAAAGAACTCATGCAGATTAAAACATTCTTCCTTGGCTAATAGCTGATACTCTCCCTTATAATTCATGATATAGGTATTACAAGTGTCTTTGAAATAAGCACTTATAATGCCAAATAATTTTGTCCTAACTTCACTATCTGTTAATGGTACTAAGAGTTCTACTCTTCTGTCCAAGTTTCTTGTTAACAAGTCTGCACTTGATATATAAATCTCAGACTTATCATTATTGTAAAAGTAATATATTCTACTATGCTCAAGGTATCTACCTATAAGACTTTTAATTGTTATATTCTTATTGATAGGTTTCATTGAACAAACTCCTCGACAGAATATTGTTATCTTAACACCGAATGAAGCAGCTTGGTATAATTTCCGTATCATTCCTTTATCAGATAGAGAATTTAATTTAAGAGTTATAAATGCTTTCTTTCCCTTTCGTGCATTTTCTATCTCTCTATCAATCAGAGTATATAATTTGCTTCTAAGATTGAATGGAGAGAAGAATATTTTGTTTCCTTCACTCGCAGGTTCTGAAAATCCTGATAATATATTAAATATTGACAACAGGTCTTCACCTATCTTATTATTTGAAGTGAAATAAGATAAGTCTGTATAAATCTTTGCTGTCTTATCATTATAATTACCAGTTCCTATATGACAATATGTCTTTAATCCTTTACTTGTTTTTCTAACCACAAGAATTAACTTACAGTGAGTTTTTAACTCTTCAACTCCATAGATTATTTTACAACCAGATAATTTCAATTTCTCAATCAGGGACATATTCCTATCTTCATCAAATCTAGCCTTAATCTCTAATAGAACACTAACCTGTTTACCATTCTGTGCAGCTTTACATAAAGCTTCAACTATTGGTGACTCATATGATGATACTCTATAAAGAGTTTGTTTTATTACTAAAACACTATCATCTTGAGCAGCATGTTCCAGGAATTTTATAACAGGTCCAAAGCTTTCATATGGATGATGTAGGATTATGTCATTTGTATCTATGGCTGTAAACATATCATGTTCACCTATTAACTCTTGAGGGTATTGTGGTTCAAAGTGTTCGTATTCCAAAGCATGGCTCTTTATAGGCATTGATGCTAAGAATGATGGGTCTACTAAACCTTTTGATTTGAAGACATGCTTCTTATCAACATCAAATATCTTAGTCAATATCTTTAGGACATGTCTAGGAATTGACTCATGAACATCCATGAATATCGGACGACTAAACTCTCTTTGAATAAGGGTTTGCTTCATCCTATCTATTATATAGACGTCTTTATTGTGTTCTAATTCAATATTAGCCTCCCTTAGAATTCTCATACATCCACTATATATGATATTCTTATTAACGAATATCTTATTTAGGAACGCATGAATTATCTCTTCTAATAAAATATACTTAATATCCTCGTCTTTATTGTCGGTTTCAATCTTATATAATCTATCCAATCCACTATCAATGGGAATTATCGAGATTACATTTAGATTAGCATTTTTTCTGTCTTCTAATGCTACAACTATATTAAGTTGCTTAGACCTTATCAATGGAAAATCTTTAGTCGTGTCATAGGTGATAGGAGTTAGTAATGGGAAGATATTTTTATAGAATAGCTTCTCTGCATGCTCCTTTTCCTTCTTGCTCAGTTGTTGATATTGACTAATTATTATATTAGTCTTAATTAACTTTTTAGATAATCTATCATAACAGTCTGCTTGAACACTTTTAAATTCCATGATTTGGTCCAATAATTCCTGATACTCATCTATGGGTTTAAGTCCTGATATATCTTCATCCTCAGAATCATTGATAACTCTATTCATTACAGATGAAAATCTCACCATTATGAATTCATCAAGATTTGAATTAGTTATACCTAGAAACTTTAATCTTTCCAATAGAGGAATATCTTTTCTTAGTGCTTGGTGTAAAACTCTCTTGTTAAACTCTATCCAACTTAACTCTCTATTTATATAAAACTTTGGGTCGTTGAATTTAGAATTAAACTCTGAAAGCTCTCTTCTATAAACATCTGTTATAGCAACACTATGTGACATTTTTTTACCCTCCTTATAACGTACGCTGTATTTTTATCTGTTGTAATAATATATAAATATAAAAATAATTAGATGGCTGGGATGCCATCTAATTATTCATTCCAATAAGCTAATTCATTTCTCCAGTCTGGAAACTCTTTATCTAGTATATTTTGACATTGAGTTATGCAAATATTCAATAGATTGTCAACAGAGCCTCCAGCTTCATCTAAATATTGTTGATATTGTTGTGGGTTTATATCTATTTGAGTCACAGGCTTATTCATATCGGTTATGAAACACTGCATTCCAGATACCTTTTTATCAGGTATATTGACATGATTAATTGCATATCCAAATCTTCGCAGTAATTCCATTTTATTTCGATGTGGATCAATAACAACCCGTATTCTACCTAACACATCAACTATTACTTCCTGCTCATCACTCACCTCAAAGTGAGTCCAATGATATGGAAGTGTTACTCTCATTTGTTCATCATCGAAATCTTCAATGGTGAACCCTAAAAATTGTATTTTTTCTGCCATATCGGCAGTAGCACTATTTATAGGTACTACGGTGGTGTACCTTGGTAAATAAAAGTTATTTACCTCATTAGTGTATATATTTTGATTGCCCATAATTTTAATCCTGAATCCCTCCATGAGGTTATCACCTCTCTTCGTCTAGTCTCAAGATATCAACCAATAAATTATTGATATACAAAGTATTCACATGAATTATTAGTCTATATGTGGATACTTTATTTGTGTTATAAGTAATTAATTCCATTTTTTCGAAGTCTATTTTATACTCCCCTTTAGTGGGGTCTAAAATTGTATTGTCCTTCATCACAGTGGTGTGAATGAAGGTTGATAGAGGTATCCCCTTTTCAAGATGATAAGCTATAGTCTTTACTAGGCTTTGGTTGAATAAAGAACTTATATTCATTGTGTCAGGTACTTTATCAACCTCTACTTTATACATTGGAGCTGTGTACATATTCCACCCATGAGGTAAATTCACATCATAGATATTACTTACAGTAAATACAGGAATAATACTTGTATCATCATTCAAAATTGAAATTTCAACATCCTCTATTATCTTCTTGTTGGTGGTCAAATAATAATATAAACCAGCGGTATAAAATTCCGTAGTTAAACTGAAATTAACAGCGAATGCGTCAGAAACAAAACCTTTTTTAGACCCATCGTCTGTTGATAAACCAGTTAAAATTGTATCCAAATTAGCTGGATAAAATCTAAAGAACTCATCATTACCTGAAGAGTTTTTCATCTTATACGTTATTGGATATACCGATGTACCGTTTACATAATCCAAGAATGGTTTTATGTTATTATTTTCATCGTACATTGGTACATTTATATTCTTGGAGAGCATTTGCATGAACTCCTTAGGCACATAACTTTCGAGAGATGTTGACAAGAAAAAAGGTCTATCCTGTCTAATTCTATTCTTTATAAAATGTGCCTGGTTGATTTGCTCCATCTGTGTTTCTGTGATAATAGTGATGTCAAAACTCATCTTCAATCTGTTTAAAAGATATCGTATGAATACACCCTTTTCTTTGTCTTCTATAAACGGTTGAAGATTACTAAAATCCAAATCCGTTACAGTATCATCTATCCTTGTTGTAAGGAAAGTATTATTTAGGAATGTATCATTATCACTTATATCTATTCTTGGTCGTATTATAAGCATAGGCTTATTTTTCTTTATAAACTCTTTATTAGTATTTTGGAAAACGTTAAACTGCCTATAAGCAATAGAAGAACTTATGTGGACTGTTTTGAAATAATTCTTAGGGAATAACCCTTTTACGAACTCAGTCATAAATGCAGTTATATTTCCATACGTATGAGCTAACGATGTTGACGCCATTGCGTAATTCATATCTCTCACCTCTTTACTGTTTATTTAATTAATTAAATGTTGATGAAAAGAAAAAAATATAACGGAGCATAGAAAAAAAATAAGGACTCACGATGAGTCCTTATTTCTTATGTCGTTCTATTACCCTTCCAGGTACTGTAATCAACTTTTGTATCCATAAGCCAAACATCTTTACCCTATTCACAAGCAACCTCCTTCATTGTTAAACCTTTCTCAAGATGCCCCTTAAGTAACGCAATTGCAGCAAGAGCTGATATAATTTTGATATTATATGTCTCATGGGTTTTACAATTACATCCTCCCATATCAAGTCCATGACTTTCATCACAAACAAGCTCCATCAGTTCAAATAAACCATCTGGTGAGAATCCTAAATGAACTTTATTTCCGTTAAAAGGTGACATACCCATTTCTTGTAATCGAACACCTGCACCCATTGCTAGGCTTCTAAAGGCATTAATTACATCAGTTTCGTCACAGTTTACAAACATATCCTTTGCATCATTATATGTTTCGTAACAAGAAATGTATCTTTTTAACTGACATGTCATAATGTCTTTTGCACCAAGATCATTCAAGAAAACACTCTTTATAAACTGAACGGTGATACCCTCCTTTTTAGTATGAAGTCTGTATAATTCAGCAAATATGAATGTTTTCATAGTTGTGAAATGTGTTCCTTTAAGCATTGCTATTGTGTCGAAAGAGTTTTCACCATTCCAAGCATAATATAGAGTATCATAGTCTTCTCTATCCAACTGGGTTAAGAAATCTATTGCTTCCTTTCTATATCTTTCTGGAAATATGTTTGCATCAACGTGCAGGTCTAAGTTTTCAAATTTTATCATGGTTGTCCCTCCATAGAATACCACTATATAGTGGATAGATTAGATGCATTATATATTTACATCTTATATTAATAATATATATGTGTTTGCTCCAAAAATACGGAAAAAAATACAAGTAGGGAAAACCCCTACTTGTATCTATAAAATTCAGCCTGTCTTGCTCTCTTCTCATCAGAGAATTTCTTTATATCTGATGGTGTACCCCAATACCATGTATGTGCACTTCCTGGAGTGCCATTTGGGGATATATAACATTTTCTTCCCATATGCTTATTCCAGTTTATTACTAAATATCCGCTTCTCACTGAAATATACACACCAAAGTTTTGTATTGTTAAAGTATTTCCAAAGAAGGAGCAAGGAGTAATTTCCCTAAGCTTCCTTTTAATTCTCTTGAAATGTTTTCTTTTATATTCATCTCGTTCTTCACTTGTCTTCATATTATTTATGATTTCAACATGTTTATCGAGTTCTTCCCTTGTCATCTTTTTACTTGGAAGATAATCTTTATCGAATACCCTCCAACCTAAGCAATTAGGTTTCTCCCAGCCACCTAACCAAAAGAACCATTTGCGTATTCTCTTGTGTAAAGGTGCGGCTTTATACCATTCCTCACCATTCCATTTATACATTACCCCGACCCCCTATTACCTACTCAAGAATTTTACTAACCTTAACTTTTTTAATTTCGTCTATATGTCTTCTGTATTCTTCAATTATATATCGTCTTAACTTGATGTCATAAATCTTCATAGGACCGTTTCCTTTTTCAGCCTCAGCTATATAAGTCTCTAAATCCTTTATATTTTTTTCCAGAGAGTCTATTCTAGATTTTGTAAGTATTTCCTTAAATTTCTCCTCGGAAACTAACCCGCATTCAACTAATGCATTTTCAATGGCGTCAATATGGTCTAATATTATATTAGCACCAACCTGCTCCATTACTGCTTGTGCAGCCATATTTCTTAAATCATTTTCCGTCGGCATTCTCATTCCCGATGGAGCTATTATGCCCTGGGTCGATCCTGATTTGTGTTGTGCCATGTACTTCATCCTCCTCATCACCATTTTTTATTTCAACCTCTTGTTTTTTATCAAGAAGGTTAATTATCTTCTCCTTAATAGTTTCAATCAGTATTTCCCTAAATCGAATGTCCTGTTTCTTAAAGGGAACTTCATTATCTTGAGTATTTACTAATGTCTCTTTCTCCTTTTGTGCTGAATCTAACACTATAGTCAAATATCCAGCAATTATTTGGTTATATCGACTATTAAATTCTCCCTTGGTTATTAAACCCTGTTCTACTAATATTCTAGTGACTAATTCATTAAAAGCAAATTGAGTCACTTCAATTTCTTTGTTGTCAATGAATTCCTTTGCTCTTTTCTTCAGAGACTCTTCGTCAATTCCTAAATAAGAACCGAATATCTTATCAAATATGTCAGTTCCTTGTTGGTTTTGATTATCACTCATTTTTATACACCTCCATTAATTAATTAACAGTTTTAGAGAAAATAAAAAATTAATTATTCCTGATATTTCACAGGAATAATTAATTTAAACTTTCTCAAATTTAGCACCATATTTTTCAAATATTTCTTCTACACCTTGGATATTAAATAACTCTGTAAGAAAGTCATTAACATTTTCACACATATCTGAAACTTTATCATCTTGATTTACTGGGAGATGCAATGAGCCTCCCATTACTTTTAATACCATAAAGGAATCATTTATTGTATTGAAAGAAATTGATAAATTTTTCTTCATTCGTATACCTCCCGTTTCATCAATTCTCCCCTTGATACCAATATATTGTTTATCTTATTGGATTAAAATCGGAAACGGTTAGTTACACTTCCTTTCCGAAAATAAAATAGAGGTAGGATAAGCCTACCTCTTAGATACAATTGAATTCCCTCAAACCTGTTAACTGGTCTTTGAATAGATTAAAGTCATCATTAAATAATCCATCATTTCTAGAAATAAACATATTCTTTCTAGGATTGAATATCTTATCAAATGCCTTAGCAGTTTTCTTGGTCATCATTGCTATAATATTGAGAATGTCTCCATCGAAGTCTGCATTAAGTACACCAAGTATTTGTATTGGTAGACTCATTGTATAATCTTCTTTATATTCATTCTTGATATCAACAACTTTCATCAATAACATTGACCCGTAGTTGATTGTCGGGTTTCTGTTTATAAGCACTTTAGGTTTTCTCTTCTTAACCAAGTGCATCATTAATTCATATATCTTCGGGTTATATATAATAGTGGCTTTGTACCACTGCTCATAAGCTTCGTTTTCTGTTATGTCATTCATCTTAACTAGATGAGATATTACTTGATACTTGAATAATTCAAGGAAAGATAAGTAACACAATCTAATTTCATCGGCTCTAAGGTCAGGATCAGGTATGATAACATTTCTTGCAGAGAAGTTTATTCTTCCACCTAGTATTTGGTCTTTTATATGACCATCCTTCTGGTTTATCTGCATGAATATTAATTCCCACAGTTCTATCAACTTCTTTTGAAGTGTTTGTAGTATTGTAGGTTCATCCATCTTTTTCTTCTTAACCTTCTTTTTACTGGATACTGGACCTGTATTATTCAGTAAACGAGACAATGAAAAGATTGAGTTATACTTCTTATCTATAGAATTATAGAAGTAAGTTTCACCTCTGAATGAAACAGGTCTTAATACTGCTGAGTAAACAGGTATACATGATGTGAATACCTTTTCTCTTTCATTCATTATTTCATCTATAATGTCAATCTTATTCTTTTTCTTCTCTCTGAAATAAGCCATAATCTCATCGAATCTTTCTTCAAACTCGATAAGACCTATACCTTTAAACGGATTCTTACTTTTCTTATTTATAATTATTCCGTTCTTGGTCATGTCTTTATCGAATTCTATAATCTCAGTAAATTGCTTATCTCCAATTACCGATTTAATCATCTTATAAAATATTGGATGAATTACATTCTGATTGTACAGTTTTATCCATCCAAACATCTTTAAATCAACATCTCTAAATCTAACCTTTGTATTACATACAGGACATATCTCGTCCTCATACACCCTACCCCTAAGATTTTTACACTGACAGGAATATCTTTCAGAGAAAGCATCTTCATCTTCCCAGTCAGTTGCATATAGGGGGGAGTGGGTTCCATACATACATTTTTCTTCACCCTTAAATGCGGGTTGGGTTATTTCAAAACCCTTACCTATAATAAAATCTTTTTCACACTCCTCATTCCAATTTAATTTGATGAGTCGAACATTGTTTCGCTTCATTTCCCCGCCTCCTTAACATGTTACCTATTGTATAGTTATATCCTTTATAACTTTTTATTTGGTGTGCTAAGCATAGTATTTTGGCATATTTTTGAATATTTCAACTCCTTCCCCATAGCCTAAACTTTCTAATACTTCACACATTAACATATCCGCCTTTTTATGGTCAGTCTCTTCGTCATTATCATGAGAATTTATCTCAGACATTCTCTTTTTAAACTCTTCAGGTTCCATATATTTACCTCCTATACTTTTTATTACCAATCTATAATATATAAATAAAAAAGAGCATACCAAAACGGTATGCTCTCTTATTATAACACTAAATCATTAATCTTTATTTGAGTTATTTTTGCACTGGAGTCATGGAACTTTTTCATTGATAAGTTCAGCAGCGTTGAGGAAACTCTTGCTGCTGTAAGTCCAATATTATCAATTTCAAGTTTTTCATACATTCGTCCAGCACATGCTCTACATAACTTCTTGCCGATGCAATACATAGGTGACCTCATCTTAACTTCCTTACCGACATAGCTAGAAATATTCTTGTCAGTTAATTCAACTAACTTACTTCCCTCTATGACGAAACGATATAAGAAATCTTTCTCTGAACCTGGATGTATTGTTATTTTCTGATACCCCTTAGTACCACAATCTGAACCTATTTTATCAAGTACAACGGCTTGAAGAGCTGCTATAATCTGTTTACTGAAATATCCTGAAACGGCAGTACCGATTGCTTTAGGATATGCTCCAGTAATGATAGCATTGCCGTAAATAGGAAGCTCTTCCTTATTGATACCTTCCATAAAATTAGATTCAACTATATCGAATTGACCTGTTACTGGATTAAATACGGGACCTTTCATAACACTAATATTCTTAAAGTTATTACCGAATGAACCTCTTGCCCCAGACTTGTATAAATCTAGACCTGGGTCACCAGCAAGCTCCTTATCTGCAACAGCCAATAATTGTTTTTCAATCTTAACCGCAGCATCAACATCTCCATTCTGGAGTTTTTCTCGGTTTTCTTTTAATAAACGCTTTCTTTCATTAACTACCTTAGTATTTGGTTTTAAGGTATTCATCGTGAATGAACCACTCACAACAGCATGAAATTGCATTGCTAACCATTGAGTTCTGTCCAGATATTCAACCATATCATTAACTGTAATTTCATCATTAAGTAATGCATTTGATAGTTTATCCTCTATTTTTTCAACGGCTCCCTTATTTAGTGGAGTATTGACATAGCCTAACACTCCAGATAATCTTCTTTCCACAATAAGTTTATTATATATGAAAAGACCAGCATTTGTATGAACCTTTTCTTTGTTGAAATACTCACCAGGATTTAAATCAAACTCGTCATGAGTTTTAATCCTGCTAGGAATAGTCTTTGCTTTTCCATCAACAACCTTTGCAGTATCTGCAAATAAGTCCACTAATAAATCAAATGTTATATCTTCAGGTTTCAAGCTTAATAGATAAGCTTTCTCCTTATCAGGTAACTTACTCATCGTATCTCCCCTTTCTATAAATTTCTTATATAGATGTTAAAAAAGAGAAATATAATAGAGTAACATAAGCTACTCTATTATATCTATCTTTTATTTGTTAAGATGTGTATATTCTATAAATAATTGTTAAATCTTTTGACAGGGTTAACATTTCGTTATTGATGTTAAGTTTTGAGAACATTTTTACTTGTTTGTAATCTGTGCTCATGTTAGCCAATTGACCTTTAACACCTGTAAATAAGCCTATAGAATTAACCCTAGTTTGTTCGATATGACCATTCATTTCAAACCATTCTCTAATATCCTTCTTTGTTACCTTAAGAATCATTTCAACAAATGATTCAATTGGTTCCGTTCTTGTGGTATTATGAACTCCTGCTTCTACTTCTGTACCATCTTCATCTCCCTGTGCATCTTTCCAGAGTACCTTTATTTGAGGTGAAGCTTCGAAATTTTTCAGGTAGTAAGCAGTTTTTCCGTTACCTAACACTTTCTTGAACCAATATTTCTGTTGGTCAGTTTCAGATAAAGCTATGTCTGTTACTCTGAAAGGAACCATATCGAAGATTTCTCTTTCATAGAATTTAACATCCCTTACCGAATTAATTGAGTCTCCACAGCCTCCTGTTCCTACACCAAATAAACAAACAACGTTATCTTTTGGATAAATGTCTGTAATTGGCGTACCAGTATTGGCTATACCCATAACATTATTCAGATAGTCTACTGTAAGAGGTGATTGCACCCCGAATACTTTTTCCAAAACGAATAATGCACCACCAAGAACTATCTGATTCTCTTCATCGAAGAGCACTTCTCCTAACTGGCTTATACCATTCTTATCTGTAAAATGGACGTAACCGCCGATTACTCGGGTTCTTGTAAGAACAGATGGCTTATACTCAAATGATAAGGTGTCATTACTATTGATTTTATCGTGTAATTTTAAAATATCGCTCATCTTTTTCACCCTTTCTGAATTCTATTTAATTATATTTATGTTTTTGCTATTCTTCATAAATGAGACGGATTTTATCCGTCATTGGTAGCCTATCAGTTACCATATTCGTCTTAAATATACCTAAGGTATCCATATAATCTAGCATCAATTTGGAGTAAATTTTATAATTTGCATTAATTGATGAAATAACATTTTCGAAATGCTTCTCATCACTAATAGTTGCATCAACACTAACAGATTTAACCTTGTATTTGAATTGCTCCAAATCATTATGCCATATTTTACTCTTTGGAGTAAGTTTTTCTTTTAATTTTATAGCCTTCATTGGCTCTTTAATACAGTTGCATTTATCTATAAAATGGATGTCATTGATTAACTTTATCATATTGTAATATCGACTATCCATTAGATATAAGATATTGAAGTTACTCAAGTCTGTTGTATATGACTTGAAGAAACGAATTAATGTTATTACAGCATTAAGCAATGCATTGTTTGAGTCATTAAGTATATAAGTATATTTTAAGGTTGTCATGAGCTCATTTAGTTTAAATAAGCCGTGTTCAATATACTCAGAAATTTTAGACTCATCGCATGTTGTTACGAAAGTATATAGGTCAAAGTCGCTATACTCAAGATAATCAAGGAATGTTTCAGCAATAGTACCATCATCTTTTTTGAATAAGTCTGTTGTCTCATTTGTTATCATGAGAGTCTTGTGTAATTGTTGATATGCTCTATACTCTTCAATATTCTGGCTCTTAGCCATCTTGTCTACAATGAAATCGTTAAACTTCTTAACATTAGTAAATACCGCATTTACATCCTGAGGATTATAAATATTCAATCTCTCAAGATATCTTTTCAGCGTTTCTCTGTCAAATAGACGAGGGTTTTTATCAATATATTCTCTCACCTTATTCATATCAGCACTGAAATTAAATCCCATTACTGATAGAATCTTAGATGGGGTGTGTAGGATGTTCCCACTCATCTTATTCTTCTTACATAGTAAAGCAGATAAGAAGATAGCCAAATCAAATAATTTAATCTCCTTCTTATCGAATATCTTCGGAAGTTGTATTGTAATACGATCAACTTCTGTTTTTTTATCAACCAACATTCTGAATGTATATATAACCTCAAATAACATTTCTGTCAATTTGTACATTATATTCATATTCAAGAATTTAGTTTCAACATAATTGAACTCAGTATTGTACAGTGCTTCCCTAAGATCTTCGTCTTCCCACCAATATGGGTCTTCTACAGTTACTTGATTATAATCAAGTTTAGCTGTCGAGTCGGTGAGTGCAAGTGCAACATTTCTTTCCTTAAGGTCAACTGTCTGGAAATAGAATCGGTACATCTGCTCTTTATCTTCAACCACTATGTCATTACCATGCTCATCCTTAATAGTTTTATAAACAAACAATGGGTTCTCATTGACATCGAGAGCATGTTCCTTCATAAGATAATACTTAAATATTCTTATACGTTCAAAACCCAATAGAGTACAAACATCATATAGAACCTTATCAGTAGATTTATACCTTAGAAGGTTATTTAGGTTACGAAGGAGAATACGTTGATATTCTATAGGCAGTTCCGCTATGAACGGAACATTGTAAGCATTGAACATCATTTCTATTGATCCTAGGTCGTAGAAATCTCGCTCAATACCATATTTAAAAGTATTTGTGATAAGTCTTTGTATTGACATTATGAATATCATCATTGCCATGAAGTTATCATATAAGTCATACTCCTTACCATACTCTTTTATATATAGAACAGACATAAAGTATTCTCTACACTGTTCATATATGTTATTAAACTCTTCATAAAAACTCTCTGACATACTCTGAGACATTCTCAAAATACTGAAGTTTCTGGCACTCCTTGCCCTAACTATATCTATACTATTAGGTCCAAGATAATTTAAATACTTCTTAGTTAGATATTCTTTCTTTATTGATTCTAATATGCCATAGCTTTCAAGTCTTATTATCTCCTCCTTAGTATACTCATGTATTGGGGTATTAGGATTAAGACTTAGCTCAGTGCAGGTTATTTCATCAACGAAGATATAATCAAAATCTTCAATATCAGGTAGTCCATTGAGCATTCTGTAGTAATTATTTCTTTCAACATAAGTGTTTATAACTTTTTCACGTTGTTTTGAAACAACATCATTCCTCTTAGTGAGGGGGATTAGATATTTATCCGCATTACATTTTGTTGCAAATTCAAGGTCATTGATTCCCGCTGCAACTATAACATCAATATCAAAGCTCTGATAAGTATTAAAACTATCCTGAGCTAATTTTGCAGATATATATCTATCAGATTCTCTTACGATGTCTAATGTATCTAATTCTTTTCCTTTTTTATCGTACTTGATAACTATAGTATTTATTATCGTACGAAGGTCTCTAAATATAGTATCCAAAATATACATTATATCGTCAACTCCTTTCATATTTATAACATTAACAATATATTAAGTAATTGTAGTACAAATAAAATCAAAAAGGGGATGATGGTTATGAATAAATTACCTAATATTGACTACAAGAAAATTAGCAAGAATCCAACCATCGAGTCAGACACTGGTGAGTATGAATTACCATTTTATAAAGATGCTGAATATTTCTCTAATATTGACAATTTCGTATCTTTTGTTAAATCTGTCGAGAAGATGGTTAGAACATCAAACTTTTATTCAAGATATATAAAATATCTTAAGGAAGAAATAGGATTGACATTTTGTCAGGTATTATCCAATATTGAGGATGAATATGCCGAAATAGAAATGCATCATGGTCCTATTCTCACATTATTCGACTACGCCGCTATAGTAACCGATTATCTAATTTATAATAATAAGAAAATAAATACATTTATAGTATCTGATATACTCATAGATGAGCACTTTGCTAACAATATTCAAGTTGTTATGTTATCCAAGACTGTTCATCAAGAGGTTCATGAAAACAATATATTTATTAACTTACATCAAGCATTTGGAGATTTAACCGCCTTTCTGAAAAAATATAAGAATGGATTACACGAGGAACAAATAAGTAAAATTAATCATTATATCGAATTATCGGAGAAATATGATAGTTTCGATAAAAATGTATTGGAGTTAAAAGATTCTATAACTAAATGGTCTAAGAATCTTGACTTTTAATATAATAACTTAGGAGGCGTGGGTTATGAGCAACAAATTCTTCAAAGAAGCTTGCGGTAATTGTAACTGTGAGGCTGCTTTAAAGGTTGAAACTCTATTGAGGGACAACCTAACTTTTTTTTACAGAAGGGAAATTCTGTATTTCGAAAACTTAAAAGATTATAACAAAATGATATTTGTGGATATTAAAGATTTAAAATGTATGAATGAAACTCAGGGGTACATGGTTGGAGACATGTGTATAATGCGGACAGCAATGGCTATTTTACATTCATTAATTGCAGCAAAAGTAGATGATTTTATACCAATTAGATTTGGAGGAGATGAGCTTATAGTTCTCCTTAAACATGATATTGATTGGGAAACTTTTACTAAAACAATGGATAAGATGGCAGCTTATAAATTATGTCCTGAGACATATATGTCTTTCCAAGACCTTGAAAATCAATCGCTTGAGACTATATTCTTTAATCTTAAGAATCTAAAAAGAGGGGAGATGGTATAATGAAGGATATTAATCTAATAGCTATGATAGTTGTTGCGTTAGCGATGATTGTCTCAAACCTAATACTTGTTTCCAAAATAGGAAAATGGTTAGAGGAAAATAAAAAAACAAAGGTGAGCGGACTTAAATACAAAAAGCTTCTCACAATCATCAATGAGACAGTTCAAAGGGAGTTTATGTACAAATATAAATTCGAATATGAACTAAAAGATATCAAAATAATTTATAAGTTTGAGGATGACCTAAAGGAATTGGTTGAAAGAGTTTTAACGTCCTTTAATGAATCATTCTTAAAAGAACTTGAATTTTACCACGATAGGACATATATAATTAGATATGTCACTAAGAATGTGGAGTTATTATTAATGGAATATCAAAAAGAGAAAAAAATAAAGACCAAGTAGCTTTCGCTACTTGGTCATTTTCTTTTGCTTTTTATAAATTTCTTCCCCATCTTTTATCCCCCAGCTTGCTTTTATGCAATTAATCTTTTATAGTGAACCAATATTGCACTTAAAACAACTGCCCAAAATCCGCTTGTTAATTTGAAAGTTAACGTAAGAACGTCAAACAAAGTTGCATTGGAACATACATAAGCTGCAAAAGCTAATATTAAACCATTAACTAGCAATACGCCTGTTGTACAAGTAATAATACATAATGCGATTTTTGTAAACTTTTTATTTGACATATCATTTACCCCCTTCAAATTAAAACATTATAAAGAAACTTCCATAGAGTAACGGTGCAAGCACTTGATAAATCTTATATGCTGCATACCCTATGATTACGATAGCTGCCACTATTCCAGCAGGAGATTCAATTCCATCTAATATACTACCTGGCTCAATTCTGTATCCGCCTCTTTTCATTGGAACTATTCTCCATCTGTTATTTCCATCATTATTATTAAACATAAAATACACACTCCTTTTAAATTAAAATACTTATTAATGGAACGACATAATTGAAATAATTATAACCTATGTCTATTTTGCTTATGTCTCCTACATCCTTTATCCCGAGTGTGTTGTTAAACAGGTTATCCCTCAACCTGAAAAGTGATTGTTTATTTAACTCTCTATAGTATCCCATTTCTAACTTTCTATCCTTATAATAGAAAGCAAAATCATTTAGTAATTCTACTACTTTTTTTCTTTTGGATATCTCGTTCATCTTAAAGAAGTCATGTAGAAAATCCAACATGTATTCTTTATGCAATTCTAGTAATTCATCTGAGATGCCTTTGACGTGAATATTATCACGATTATAATAGAATTCCATGTTGTTTAGATAATAGTATGATGTATAAATATTTTTCTCGATGAATTCGAGGTTATCAAGTTGTGTATTTAAACATCGTTTAAGTGTTATAATAGCGTCTTTCTTTATAGAAAGAACGTCATCGTCTTGAATATTATTCTGCTCGAAGAACCACCTACGCACTTCAACGAACTTTTCATTTAATGTTTTGCCAAGTTCTTTATCATTTTTTATATACAAACCTATTTGGATTTGTCTTTGCTTCTTATTTAGTCTCTCAAGATAGCTAATCTTGTAATCTTCAAGTAGCTTATATCGTTTCATGATATTAAATCCTGCCGACTTGATATCATACTCTACTATCTCATTTGACACTAAATATGCTATATTTTTATTCAAGTAATTGTGTCTTTCATACAACATAATCGTAAGGGGTTCCTCCTTTCAGATAATCTGTCTCTACTATTGATAATAAACTAAGTTATTCTTAGTTTATTATTTTTTTTCGTCCTTTTTAACGAAATCCTGTAGACATATAACCCCTAGGTCACATGGTGCTCTTCTCACAGGCTCCAAACCTATGCAGACCATTCCAGGTTCACCCATTTGTTCTGATTGAACTTCCAATATATATTTTGCTTCTTCCTCTGTCAATTGTACCCTTCTCTGATAGAATGGTTCAAAGCTAGGATGTAAACCACTTGTTCTAACAATCATGGCATCCATAGTTTCGTCCATTACGACAGGTCTTATAGTTTCTGCACTGAACTTTTTAAGATTCTCAAGCTCCCTACATTTTTCATTATACATCCTTCCTAGCTGTCCATTAGCTTTTTCGGTTATATCTGATGTATATAGAACAGCTTCTAGCTGTATAGCTTTCAATCTCAATTCGCCTAAAAGTTCTTCAATATATTTATCTTTATCGAAGCCTTCAGTTTTCCATTCTTGTTGTTTAATTATTGCTTCAATATCTTTTATACTTTTCATATAATCACCTCTTTAAAATTATGTATAGTAAAAAATTAAAATATAAGCCTTAGCATTTCTGCTAAGGCTTACTTGTTTTTAGTCCTTGAATACTTTCTTTCTAATCTTCTTTATGATATCTTTCTTATCCATGTCATTATCTATCTTGATACCCTTGTTCTTACAGTATACTCGGAGCTCATTCTTATCAAGCTTCTTCAATCTCTTGATGAATTTGTCCTCATCAATTTCTGGTGATAGTTTGTTTCCAACATCATGAAGCTTCTCCATAGCTTTTGCAAGAACTCTAACAACCTCTTCCTTGTTCTTAATCTTAGAGGCTTTCTTAGGGTCTTCCTTAAATGACTTCAGGGTATAAGTTTTGAGTTTATACTCATCTTCGATAAACTCACAAAGAAGTTTAAGATATTTGTATTCATCTTCTGACTTGGAACATAGAAGGACGATATTCATTCCTCCTAAAGCAGCTTTAACAATGATTGATACTAAGGAGTTTATCTCGCCTTTCTTAAGAAAGTCAAGATATTTTTTCTTGTACTCCTTACCATAACCCTCATTAATATGAGTCGCTATTATGTTTGGAGGTGGTATCAGAGCTGGCACCGACATTACATTTTTATATCTCTTCTCTGTTGAAATATTCTCTGACACCAAGATGAATTGAAATTCACTTGGATCGTAGTCTTTCATAAAATTCATGATGAACTTTTCAGAATTCATCCTCATTACACAGCCCATTTAATTACCTCCATTCTTTTCTTTCTCGTCTATTCCCTCTCTTCTGTCTGTCGTTCTCTTCGTAAAGATGTTCATAATCATCTCCACCTTCGAGAGTCGCATCATCTTCTCCTAATTCTTTTCTGAGTGCTTCAGCAACAGCATCAATGTTTTCTTCCTTTGTACATGTTGCAGTTTGAACTGTCGCTTGTGATTCACAATCAGCACCTTCATCACTCTTTATAATCTTTAATGAACTATTTATTTGCTGAGTGTGTTGGCTAACATTAACTGTTATCTTACCAACATCCCCTGATTGCTGTTCATTAAGATTTGTTTGAGTAGCTTGTTCCTCGCAGTTTACATCCTGCCAGTTAGCAGGTTTATCACCACTATTTTCTACATTTTCATCCTCGTCTATATCGAGGTTACCTCTAGCGAGGTCCATACCTATGATATAGGTACTCTCACCTACCTGATGTTCAACAGCCTCACCGTTTTCAACAGTGATTGACTCAACTTTTACATTGACAAGTTTCACATCTTCTACACCATCACCTATTACTTCGGTGATGTTTGAGGTTATCTCCTGAGAGCATTCCTCATTAATATTTCTTACTACATCTTCAACCTTCTTTAATGATTCATCTGTAACGATGGTATCATCATTATTAACTTTTAAAGGTTGATTCATTCCTGAAAATAGATTGAGGGCGTCATAATAGGATTCCTCCTGCATCACTTCCTCCTCAACTTCTTTCCTATCTGGGTAATTGTCAATTTTCATATTGGGGTCCTCCTTGCGTTTTGTATTTGTGTTATTATATAAAGAGGATTTCTCCTCCTCATTGGCATCCTTTTCACTAACCTCTTGAACAGGTTTAGTCAGCTTATAAGACAATTCCTTTGCCATGAAGACTTCCTTTTCTTCATCAGCCATAGGAATCTTTCTTCTTACATCCATAAATGAATATTTTCTATTACATTTAGGGCATCTTAAGTTATAGAAGTTCTCATCATATTCAAGTATGGTTCCATCTGATGAGCAGAGAACTTCATCACCTCTTACTCTATAAATATAGGCAAAGTCAAGTATGACTAATTCGCCATTATCTCTGTAACCCCAGTTACAGAAGTTCTTTGGGACAGTACCAACATCCCCTAGTAAATATCCTTCTGCAAGTATTGCTAGAATTTTCTGTATCTCAGGTTTACGCTCAATAAACTCTTCACGGCTTATGAGTGTTACATACTCACAAACAGCTATGAGGTCATTGGTTTCATATGTTTTTATAACATATGGTTGTAATTCATGAGACATAGCGAACTCATTAGCATTATCTCGCATCCCCCATTTGTCTAGAGCTATCTTAAATACATAGTTGTCCATTAAAATAGACAACCTATTGGTTCCAGATCCCAATTCTATAAAATCTTTTTTATACTGTTGTAATAAGTTTAAAATCATATTTACTTTCTCATTATTATCTGATACAACAGAGTTATCGCACACTTTGAATATATCCTTCATCGAAGGTGCTTCGAAGTGTTCCATTATTCTACTTCTTAATGTCCTCGACATTGTTATTTTCACTCCTCTTAATATAATTTTTGACATCTTCTGAAAGGTTTAATACCCCATAGCCCTTTGGTAGGCTAGGTCCTGTAGGCAGGTCTAACTCTGGCTCTACATTCTTTATATCCTTAGGTATAATATATAAAATCAATTGGTATTCATTTTCTCGGGTGTTCAATAGCCCAACCTCACAAATACCAGCAATAAACTTCTTTAATCTCACAATATCTAAGAATTCGTCAGTGCAATTTCTATATCTCTCTTTTAATAGAGCGAGTCTTTCTGTTTTCTGTTCTTCAGTTAGCTCAGAGGATTCTCTCAACACTTTTTCACAAATTGTGGTGACATGTTCCTTAGTTGATTTCCAACCTTCTGAGTTACCTTCTTTATACTTATCTCTTTCAAGTATTGTCTCAACAGTGAATTCTTTAACTAACTCTTGCATAATAACAAGTTTCTTTTCTTTCTTGACAACACCTCTAAGACGCCTATCTATTCTATTAGCTAACTTTTTAAGATACTTTTCTTTTGCCGAATCAGGCATATGCTCGCTAGTATCTAATAAACTTAACATATATCTCAATAAATCCTCCTTGGGATTATCAGGGAGAATACGTGCCATATAATCTGGCACTTTCTCCTGTGGTATATTATTATTGTGTATATACGCCATTACTTCTGGAACTGATTTAAATATTGGTAGCTTACTCATTTATATTTACCCCCAGTTAAATTATTTTATTTAAATATATTTGCAGATGAGAAATTTAACATATCTTCTTGAAATGCATCGAAGTTTTCATAATCTCCATCTGTCATTACCTGTACTAAGAAGTCATCGTTCTTCTTACCTTTTTTCTTTTTATCTTTCTTAGTTCTTTCCTTCATAATTCTAGTGATGTTTTTACTAACATCTTTACTCTTCATAACCTTAAGCGAGTTCCATCCTAAATCACCAAGCGTTTGGTACACCTGCAATTCTTCTACAGAATCTCTATGCATATAATTTCCTTTATAGAATAGAACATCGTCCGTATCGGACGTATCTTTTATCTTATCAAGATATTCGCCACTCATTATTTCTTTTATAGATGGAACATCTTTGATTTCTTCCTCATGTTTAATTACATTTTTAGTCTTAAAATATTCTTCAAGATAATCTATATTAGATATCTTTTGAACTTTCTTAATTGACACTAACGACGACCCTTCTTCTTTAATTACTCTATTGGCAATTGGGTCAAATGCCGCCGTTGGTTCAAGGACTTCTACATGTTGCTCATCCGAAACATCTTCCACATATTTTTCTAGTAATTCTTCATCTATCTTTACTGACTTAATATTGCCCACTATTATCTTATTCTTAAGAATGAACTTATTCATCTCAGTATTTTTCATACGTGGTTTCGGTGGCACGAAGTCTTCGACCAATTCATTTTTAAGTTTTATCTTAAATAATCTTGGACCGCCATGTTTTTGAGCTAATAAACTCATATACTCTTGGTATATAGCAAGTGCCCTCATATAATCTGTCAGGTTCTTATACCTACGTCTTATTCTCCTAGCCTCTATTTCCAACTCACTTGATGGTTCTGTTGGTAATCTATGATAATTATCGCCAAAGTCTACGACATAGACTTCAAAAAGAAATGCGGTTGAATTACCCATAACTTTCATGTTGTTACCCTCCTAAATTGTATTTTGTCTTATAGATATAATATATACTTTATTTTACCGATAAAAATTAACATAATATACCGAAGATACAGTATATTATGCCAATTTATATTTTTAATGTTCCCTTAGATGTTTGAGAACAACACTTGCCCAGTTGTCAATCTTCCCATCCAAATCCGCCGTGTCTTTCAGGGATATACATACTGGTGTGTGCTTTTCAGGTTCTCCACTCGTTATATTGTGGATGTACTCGTTGAGGTTTTCTACTCTAACCTCATATATTATTCCAAAATGTTCTAATTGAACAAGTTGGATTTCCCCATTATAGAGAAACTTTGGTGTCAAAGGGAATATTATCTCCTTTGATAATTTTAATTCCTCACTAAATTCTCTAAAGGCATTATCCCTTAGGAATTCTAACTGAGACTTAAAATAAATTGTTGGGTCATATTCAACATGACCTTGAACCATAGTATAGTTTCCAGCCATTCTACCTTGTTTACAATCAAGCAACATTACATTTTTACCATCTGTTATGTAGCAAGCTACAACCAATTGTTTTAAACCTAGATCATATTCTGCCATGTATCTTTCAACATATCCGAATCTTTCATCTTCAATGAAGGTACTGAGGTCTGAGAATGGTATTAAAGAATATTCATCTTCCATTAAGCTTTCAACTCTATCCCATTCAACAAGTCCTCTAATACTGTGCATGTCCTGTTCTAAATGAAGCTGCTCCGACCTTGGAGAGAATTTGCTTGGAAAACATACAAGGTATTTATCATAGTCTGGTTTATCTTTTAATCTTTCAGCTATAACATCTTTCACAACCATATGGTTATGGGTGTAGAAAGGATGTTTATATAATTCGTCTATTAACTCTTCAAGAGTTTTATTGTATAATTCATCTTTAAAATTCATTATTGGTTACCTCCCCATCCAAATTTATATCTTTGTTATCTACATTATTATTTTTAATAAATTCTCGATATATAGGGTCTATAGCTTCATCACACTTCTTATTTTGTAAATACGCAAATAAGAAGTCATCATATGTTATATCACATTTATTAAACTTTAAGAACTTCTTATAAAGTTCTTTCACTTTCTTGAGTGGCTCATGTGAATTAATATGCCACACATTGATGTGACCTTTTAACTTATATTTTATTTTAAAAGCTCTTTTAATGAGCTCTTGATTTGCAACCTTTTGTCCTGTGGAGTTATACATAACACCATCTTTAGCTTTCTTAATCCAATTATAAATCCAAACATTCAGTGATTGAACACAAAGTAATGAGTCGCTATATACTTCTACACTAAACTCTTCTGGTTCAGCAACCTCTAAATAATCTTGGACATTCTCCAAAGCTGTAGCTATTGCATATATCTCAGCATAATTATTTGTTTTATCATCATGCACTTCTTGTTTATCGTGTAACAATTCGTCATCTTTATAAATTCTGTAAGATGATACTGCTGTGAATTTACCATTGTCTTTGGCATAAGCACCACCATCTGTAAAAATACGTAGTCGGGTCATACCCTTACCCCCTCATTTTACCATTTTCAGGTAAACAAATTTCAAACTTTTATATAATAGTTTGCCTAAATACAATTTATAAGTTTGCTCATAATTTCCATGAAGTTACCTCCTTAAACGTAAGATGGTTACCCTACTAGCTTGGTGGTGCTAGTAGGGTAACTACTGTTTTTTTACAGGTCAAAGCCTGAATCATCTAATTTTACTTCATGTAAGGTTTTGTCTTCAATTATATAAATAAGTAATTCATCACCATCTGTTTCGAATAACATATATTGGTCATAACCAAGTTGAAATAATATACGTGACACTGTTATAGGGTCATCATTTCTTATAAATATTACCTGTTTATAATCTGAGCAATCCTTAAAGATTGCATCACGAATCTTTTTGAGGTCTGTCATAGGAAGATGATTTACCCCTGCAAACATTGCAGTCTTTTTTTCTCCGCCATCTTCTTCATCTTCATTCTCAAACGACTCAAAGAGATTTTTAATTAGTTTGAATTCATCGTCCGTTAAATCCATGTCATCTTTAATAATATAGACCATATAATCTTTATCGTCCATATGTATACCTCCTTAATCACATAAAAATATCCTAGATGAGTAATCATCTAGGATAAATTTTTTTACACTTCAACTAAATCATTGATTGGTTGAGGGAATGTCATCCCATCAACTTCTAAATAGATAAATTTCTTCTCAAGCAATGTCATATCTAGTGCTTGAATTTCTTTTGACATTTTTAATTTTACTTCTAGTATGTCTTTTAAGTCATTTGGAATATATGGGTCATATTCTTCTAGGAAGGATATGAAATCACCATATACATTTTGCAATGGAATAAATATTTTACCATTGTGAACCAGTTCATGAACTGTTATTGATAAAGGAATTAATCCGACTTGTCCCCTGTAGTGTATTCTCATCACTTCTTCTGCAATCATGATAGGATTAACATCTTCTTCATTAGCTATCCACTTCTCCAAAACTATTTGAGTTAAATCGAATAAGGTAAAAGGTTCGTGATGAATTTCGATCGAAATCCTTTTTGATTCCTTATTTGATATTTTATTGAAGAAAGAGCAAAGTGTCATATCAATCTCATCTCTAAGATATTGCACATATTGCTTATACTCTTGAGACCCTCTTATGATTTTCTCAATAGTCTTTATTAGTTTTATTTTATCTTTATCATTCATGAGAATAACATTTCTTGTTAGTTTGGGAACTTCCTTAATCTTTTTAAGTTCAATAAGGTTCCTATTATTATAATTCTCAATCTTTGGCACCCTCATCATAGTCACCCCTTCACTTATATAATTTCTTATTGTATTGTTATATAAAGTTAAAGACTAGAGAATGCTTAATATAAAAATTGTTTTAGATACTTTATTACATTAAAATAGAAATCGTAATCTATATGACATTCAGTATAGTCTATCTCTGATATGATAGTATCCAGAGTTGTTAACATTTTGTCAACTATCTTTTTCTCATCATCATCAAATTTTATATATTTCCAGTTAAGTATCAAGAAATCTAAATCAGATCTAAATGCTATTATCCTATCATTTAATTCATCGAAAGCTCGGATTTCTTCTTGTACAAATAATACTATTTCCTCCTTTGTTCTTTCATCTTTATAAATAGAAATATCATATATTCCATGTTCTAACCTCTTTTTAAGGTCAGGTGTTACTTCCTTTTCTTTCATCGTATGCACGATGAGAGAGTCTTTCTTTCGACTTTTAACTAACTTATTTACTAATTCTTTATCCTTACTATAACCTAAAAATTTACCTTTATTACTAAAGATAACATAGTATTTCATATAAACACCTTCTTAGAATTGGTTTATTATGTGTTGAACCATATCCTTCATTTTAAAATATCTGTCATACTCAACACAAGCATCACTATTTTCACCATCCTCAATGTCTTTTAATATCTGATAGATTATCTTTATAGTTTTAATAACTATATCTCTCTCTTCATTATCTTGAAATTCTATATATTGAATATCTTTTAATAGATATGATGTATACATTTTAAGCTCAAGGAGATATTGGTTAAATCCTTCTATAAAGTATTCCTCTTCATCAGGAAACATTAAAAGACCACTATTGGGTACTAATTCAGTATAACTGCTGTTTATTTCTTGTAACAGTCTTGGTTCCATATCCTTTTTATTCATTATACATACTTCGAAGTCTTTCATATTCCTTTGCCTAGTGAAATCTTCGAATACTTCTTTGATAGTTGTAAACCCCCTGTAGCTACCATCTTTTCTTAATACTATATAATATTTCATCCCCTAATCACTTCTTTCTTTAAGAACTTTTTTAACCTTAACAACTTCTTTCAGTTCTTCAACTGATCTAGACTTTGTCATTTTCTTTATTTTCTTTTTAATAATCTTTAATCCAGTCTCAACAACTTTAGAATCAGTTTCATCTAAGTTAAGATATTGAGTAAAATTTTCAACCTGTCCATAATGAAATGCTAGGTCAGAAACGAATCTATCCAATTGATTTATCTTATCTTCATTATACAATTTATCACCTCCTAAAAAAATATAAAACGGCTAACGAATGTTAGCCGTATATAACATATGTGCATATGTTATGTCCATCTTCTATTTCTAATACTGGTTCAAAATATCTATATTTAGTTTTCCCCTCTTTACCGAGTAATAGATATTTTATTGTATCTTGTTTAACAAGATTGAGCAACCTTCCACCAGGTAGTCCGTTTAGTACATTTATAGCAGCATCTTCTAGTGCCACTTTATTTTCTTTCATATGTTTTTCTACTTCTGACAATATCTCACCCAAATACATAACCCAGTCCCCCTGTATGTTTTATGCTATGACTATATGTCCTACCTTTGTTATTATACCCAATACCATTCCCTCATTGGAATAAGTAACTGGATAACACCTAAAACCAGAATTTATTAATTCTCGTACTGTATTGTTGTTCGGTACGAAAACGCCTCCAGTTAACACTGTGGATTTAACTAGATTTGATATCTGATTTCTATGTTCCTGCTCATGAACGACTGCGTAAATAGTGAACAAGTCTCTCATGAATAGGTCTAGGTCTTCTTCTGTCTCATAGCGGTCTGTTTCAATTAGATATTGTCTAACGGTTTCTTTGCTTATAGGTCTATTTTTAGACCATTGAATAACTTCTAGCAAATCCTGAGATACTGTAGAAGATACAGGTATCTCTCTGTTGTTAACTTTGTTTAATAATTGAATCAGTTCGTTCATGGTTACTTACCCCCCAAATTTATTTTTATAGATTTGTAGCTATGTAAATAATATATAATTTAATTTAAAAATGGTTATACCACGATATGATATTTATCTGCTACCTGTTGGTCTTCTTAAGATAATCCTTTACTGTCTCACGAGCTATCTCTCTTATATGCTCGTCAAATTCATACGCTTGAATGAGAGAGTGATATCTAGCTATGTCTCCAAGCGTTGGTTTAACTTCTATTTTTAATCTTTTATTCTTAGCCATGCATCATCACCTCGCAAATATTTCTAGCTAGAATATTCATTTTATAAATTCTAGCAAAGTTGTCTGTCATAGGAACATCAATAACCATCTTACCTTGACCCTTGAGGATTGAAATGGACATTTCTACTGTGGCGTCGAGTATATCGCCTACATATTTGTCAACATTTTTGGTGGTAATCCCCACTAAAGGTTGCAGATGTTTATCTACTACTTCTCCTATTTTCATATGGTTTATAACGTCAAAAAGAACGCCCTTATTATCCATTTTATTTCCTCCTTAATTGTCTCATATCGTGATATAACTACGTCTGTATAATATATAAACGAGAAAAAAATAAAATATGTGGGAAGAGCTTCATCAGCTCTTCCCTCTTTTGTCTTTAACCTTTAGCTTCCTCTTCAACCTTATCGGTTGATTCTTCAACTACACCTGTAGTAACTTCTGCTTGTGCATCAGCTTCTACATCAGTATCTTCTTCATATCCCTCAGTTAGAATTTCACCGTACTGGCTAGCCAGGTCAGTTATGCTGACAAGGTCGCTCTTACGTTCTTTCTCCTGAATAACTGCATTTTCAACTTGGATTTTTACCCATGTTGGTAAGTCGCCATAAACAGCAGCAAGTGTACCTTTCAAATTATCAGATAAAGATGCTAATACATTTTCAACTGCTTCCCAAAGAATATCTTCCTTCTCTGCGTCTGTAAGCTTACCATCAGCGGATTTCTCTTTCAAGTCATCAACTACTGACTGGTTGATAGCTTTTACAGCGTCGAGAACTGTATTCTTCGCAATATCAACATATTTATCCAACTTGTCGTTCTTGTTCGCCTGCTTAATTACTTCTGCTTTTGCATCCATCCATTTGGAAAGTTTTGAAAGTATCCATGTCATCATAATACCGATTACAGATACAACTACCTGAGTTAAATCAACGTTTACCTGTGGCATAGTGGTAACCCCCTCTAATAAAATATTTTACTTAGATGTTTACCCATTAGATTTTTATTCCTGGATTTTCTCATATATAGTAAATATATGTGGATATTGGTGTTTTAAGTTTTCTCTATCAGCTTGCACCCAAACAGGTTCCCAATCATCAAAGCCTGGGAAGAATGTATCTGCCTGAAAGGTGTGGGCTATATGAGTTACATATAACTTACTTGCATATTCCATGAACTGTTCATATACTGATGCACCACCACATATCATTACTTCTATCTCAGGATTAGCTTCAGCCCATTTTATAACGCTTTCAATTGAATGCATTACTATAATATTGGGGTCTGCAAATCCTGCCGTTTTTGTAGTAAGGACTATATTAATCCTATTTGGTAATGGTGCCTTAGGTAATGATAAGAATGTGTTAAGACCCATTACTATTGCCTTCCCATGTGTCATCTTCTTAAAGTATTTTAAATCTTCTGAGATATGACATAGTAACTTATTTCGATATCCTATCCCATTCTCATTATCTACATCTACAATCATACTGATATTCTTAACAGTCATCTCACACCTCTTATATAGCTATTTCTAGCTTTACATTTGGCTTAATTGGGTCATAGTCGATCATCTTAAAATCGTCAATTGTAAACTCGTAGAAGTTTGTCTTATCTGTATCTAAGATAAGTTGAGGACTTGCATCTCTTGGCTCTCTAGCTAATAATTCTTTAGCTTGCTCAACATGTCTATCATAGATGTGTACATTTTGAGTGAAATGTACAAACTTTCCTGGCTTGTAGCCACAGTGTTTAGCAACCATCATAAGTAATGCAACGTATTGCATTTTGTTTATATGGTTAGCCATTAAGTAATCTGATGAACGCTGAATCATTGTCATATCAAGGAATTCTCCTCTAACTGTCCAATGAGTCTCCATTGCACATGGGAATAATCCTTTTGTCTCTTCAAAGTCAGCGTATTGATATAAATTGATGATGTGGCGACGACCATATGGTTCATTTTTAATTCCGTTTAATAACTTATTCATCAAGTCATATCTACGGATAGTTGCACCATATCTTTGTCCTATAGTGTTGTCTCCAACATTCCACTCATCCCACCAGTCAATACCATACTTCTCTTTAAGTACGGTTAAATCATTTGTTTGATCCTGATATATCCAGAGGATTTCCTTTATCCCAAATTTCCAAGCAATTGGTCTCACAGTTATTATTGGAAATTCTCCCTTGGAGATGTCATATTCCTCTGAAACTTGATTTAGAAATAATGTGTGTGAAGGAGTTCCATCTGCATACTTTGGTCTAACTTTTTGACCTTCTGTGCTAACCCCATTCTCCATAATATTTGTACAAAGTTCTCTAAATATTCTGTCGGCTTTATTCATTTTACCCACCATCCCCTTCTTTATTTATTAAATATTTGTTAGCATGTCTATATTTTTTTACAAAAATAGAAAAAAAATAAGATGACCTAAATCACCTTATTTTTTTATTTTATTTATTGAAATCTTTTGCTATGAAATCCAAGTTTCCTTTACCCGATATAGTAACCCTTATATAGTTATATTCAATATCTTCATTAAGGAATTCGGAGAAATCATGCATTGTGTTTATATTCGTATAAACACCTTTCTCATTTAGTCGCTTCACTATCTCATCAATATAATGATTATAGTTACTACAAGTATCAACAAGCTGTTGATTTTCAACACCTTTTACAAATACACGATTATGATCCATGACTAAAACATCAATTTGTCCAGATTCTATTTGACTATGAATCTGAGTTATTAAATCAACTCGTGTTTGTACAGATTTTTCTTCACATGCCATAGCAGTTATTTTGGAAATCCATGCATATTCTAACATAGCCTCTGGTATTGATTTAACCATCGAAATACTTAAAGGGCTAAGAATATTAATGAATGACACTGTGGTGCTTTCAACGAGCTTCTTAATTGCATTAAGACTCTCCTGACATAACTTAGCACCAAATAACTCATCACACTTACATATGATATAACTGCTTACCATATTACCTATATAGATAGATGCTTGTTCTCCCATACGGCTAGAAGTGTCTAGGAATTTTTCACTTTTATAATATTCTTTAAGTGTCTTCCTAAAGTCTTCATATGTTTTAATAGAACCAAGTTCAATCATGTTGTCCATATAGATGACAAGTTCATGAACCTTTCTTTCAACTACCATAAATTTTTCAACACTGTTTTTAATTTCCACGATTTAATTCCTCCCACAGAATAAAATTATAATAATAGATAGGTATATCTTATCTCCCTATCTATTATTATAATATATAAACATCGGTTTTGAATTTACTATTTATCTAATGTAAATACCATATCTGCTACACTACTAATAAGTTCCTTAGTAAGTTGACTGCCTGCCGCCTTAGGGTGTCCCCCTCCACCATATAGTGAAGCGAATTCTTTCCCTAAATGTATATCATCTCGAATACATCTATAGTTGATACATTTTGAGTTGAAATCAACTATTGCCGCAATATCAATATCTAGTTTTTCACATAGAGTATTTCCCAATTCACTCACATATTGGTCAGCAAATACTATACCGACTTTAAATCCATTAAGTTCTCTATAGATAACTTCCTTCATCTTATACTTGATATATCTATCAATACGATGTCTTTCAATCATAAGAAAGGAACTTATCGTCTTCTGTTATTATAGGTTGGTTTGTAGCTAGTCTTTGCTCCATCTTCTCAAGGAAAATATTCCTACCGTAAATTGAGAATAAATCCTGTAGAAGTTTAGGATCTTGTTTATTCTCATCTTTCCATGTGTAGGTGTCATAATCGCTAACGAGACTTGCGAAAAGGCTTATTTGACCTATGCAATTGATTGGCATATATTGATTATATTTATCAAATATTAGTTTTGTTGCAGAAATCTTTCTTCCGTCTACTGTAGAAATAACAGTAGCCCATGAATATTTTTCAGCTATCCACTTATTAGTATCATGGTGGTCTATGAATGTAACCATACACTCATCCTTAATAGAATCTAATTTAGCAGCAGCCTCTTCACTAATTCCTAGGTCAGTTACATAGACATGAGAATAATTTTTATATTCTCCGCTGTTAACAAATATAATTATTGTATTATTGACTGTGTTGTAATCCTCAAATGTAACATCTACATTCTTATGGTTAGGTATAAGTTTAACCATCAAATAACATGAGATACCGTCCATATCTCCATGAGTTATTAATTTAATTAATCCCATTTTTTTACTTTCCCTCCTTTATTTTCTTAGCTTCATATTCCATTATCATCATCTCTTCATCCATTTCACTCTGAAGAGAAGCTGTTACTATGGTTTCATAGTTTTGTTTATCTATTCTCATTACGACTTCTTCTATGCCAGAATTAATTATCATTCTGGAGCATATTTTACAGGGTTTGTTATATTTAGAATAACTTCCTGTAGCAACATCGAGTCCAACTAGATACATTGTTGAACCTATCATATCTGACCTTTTAGCAGATAACATTGCATTCATCTCAGCATGTACCGAACGACACATTTCATATCGTTCGCCTGCTGGAATATTCTTTATTTCTCTCATACAGAACTCAACATCACAACAGTTTACGACACCTCTTGGTGCTCCATTATATCCTGATGCGATAGGTTCGTCATTCTTTACTATTATAGCACCATATTGTCTTCTAAGACATGTGCTTCTTTCAGCAATAACTTCAGCCTGGTCTAAATAGTAGTTAATTTTATCAACTCTTTCCATCCTTTCTCCCCCTCCACTTATTTTTTCCCATTTTCCATGGTTACTACTACCACTCATATCAAATTTTCTTTTCCATTTAGTTCCGTCATTATCTTCAAAGTATTGATATTCCCCTTCTATCCAAGGAGATTTATGAAAAATTGTTTCGGGTAACATTTAAAACACCCCCTAAATATAAGTTAAGGAGATAGTTAGATAAAATCTAACTATCTCCAATAATGTTTTTTATTAAGCTCCACACTTATTCCAGCCACAATCTGGACATTCTACACATGCTCCGTGAGTTAACTCAGTACCACATTCTGGGCAGATGTTATTAGCAATACATTCTGCTACTTCTTGTGGAGTTTTATGAGATTTAACTAAATTAGCATCTATTCCTGTTCCAGCAACATCTTTACCTGTTGTCCAAACGGCTGGAAATTCAACCTTATTCACCGATACTGGTGTTTGATTTGTTGCAGCCATTTTAAATTCTTGCTCAAGAACCTTAGCAATTATATCTGGACAGCTAATTCCATCAATTTGCTTATCTCCATTAGAAGCAACTCTAGTGCAAGCTGAACATGAAATTCCTTTCAATTGTTCAATTACTGCTTCGGCTGGAATTCCATTCCTTAAAGCCAATGAAATCATCCTGTTAAGTCCATCTATATTTGATTTACAAAGTCCTTTCTTGAAATTAACGAAGGTTTCAACAAAGTTACCTTCAGCATCTCTATTTACAGTTAAATAGAACTTTCCACATGCTGATTCAGCATCATAAGTTGCACCTGGAAGTCTTCTACCCATTTCTCTTCTTGTCTTAATCTTCTTTGGTTCTTCTTTCTTATCATAAGTAGAACCTGTTGTTAAAGTCTGGTCAGATCTACACCCATCTCTGTATACAGTCATACCCTTAACACCTTTTTTCCAAGCTTCAGTAATAACTCCCTTAATATCCTCAACTGGAACAGAGTTTTCAAAGTTAATTGTTTTACTGATAGCAAGGTCGATATGTTTTTGTATTACAGCAACCATATCCAAATGATCCATTGGTGTGATATCATGTGCGGTAACATATATTCTCTGCATATCCTCTGGAACCTCTGATATACCCACGCAGCTTCCGTGATTCTTGAATATCTTCTCAAGTAATTCTTCACTATATATACCTCTTTCAACGAGTTCAGCTTTGAATGTCTCGTTTACGAATAAGTATTTTTGTCCTGAGTTTGTCTTTCTGTAGAATACTAATGCAAAGTTTGGCTCAATAGAACCACTTACATCAGCAATTGTTGAGATTGTTCCTGTTGGAGCAATTGATAAGAGATTACTATTCCTCATTGGAATACCCATCTGTTGCCACTTGCTTCCTTCCCATCCAGGATAACATCCTCTTTCCTCTGCTAATTCAGATGAAGCTTCAATAGCCGCCTGTCTCATTAAAGAGAACAAATCATCTGCAAATTGTATACCCTGTACTGAGTTATATGGAATTCTTAGAGCATATAAAACATCAGCAAATCCCATAACACCTAATCCAACAGGTCTGATTTTCTCAGTCATTTCTTGAATTTCAGGTAGAGGGAGCTTGTTAACTGATATCATATCATCAAGCCATCTAATTCCATTCTTAACCATCTTAATAAACTTTTGTCTATCAAATTTACCAGCAATAACAAGTCTTAATAAGTTCAAGCTTGCTAAGTTACAGCTTGTGTAAATAAGATTAGCAAATTCGTTACATGGATTTGTGAATATCTGTCTACCAAGATGTGGATTCATATTAGCCCTATTCATTACATCTTGGAAGTTAACTCCAGGTTCACCAGTCTTCCATGCTTGTAAACAAAGTATGTCAAGCAATTCTCTTGCTTTTATAGTCTGATAAACAACTACAGGGTAACCCTTTTCTTTCCATAAAGCAAGGTCTCCATCCCATTCATTGTTATATACTTCCTTATTAAATGAATAATCAGGGAATTCAAGATTCCAGTCTTCATCATTTAAACAAGCCATCATGAACTCATCGAATAATGAAACTGATATATTCATCAATGATAGTTCCCCATCCTTTGATTTTGAGTGGATGAAGTCAATTATATCTGGATGCCATACTGAAAGATTTAGCTTTAATGCTCCTCTTTTAGTAGGATTATTTCTTGTCATTATATCTGCTGTTGCATTGAATTTATACATAAATCCTACAACACCACATGAATAACCATTAGTATTCTCAACTCTTGATTTGTTAGGTCTTAAAACAGATAAGTCTGTTCCAGCTCCTCCATTACGTTGGAATATCTTTGCAAAGTTTGCATCACATTTACTGATAGCTTCTATGTTGTCTCTCAACCCTACCACGAAACATGATGATAATTGTCCAGGATTCACAACACTTGCGTTGAGAAGGCATGGACTACTAAATATAAACTCAAGGGATTTTAATGCTTCATTTATTTCATGAGCAACGTTCTCCCTGTCTTCTACCTTAGGCTCTCCTAATGAGATTCCTTTTGATACTCTGTCGGTGATATCTCCCCAGTGGGTTTCACCATTTCTAAAGTAATTTTTCTCTGTTAAAATTCTCTGTGCATTGTCAGAAATAATTTGTGGTTTCATACTTCCCATCCTCCTAGATTTTACATTTCTTTCCATTGATTTATTTAAAAGTTGGTCATCGAATAAAAAAATAATAGGGTGACAATTTTATCACCCTATTTTGGATTCATTGTATTGTTCCAACTTTTAAAAGTCAATTTTAGACAAAAAAATAATGTCTACAACACGGATTTCCGTATATGTAGACACTATTTTGAGAGGCTGAGAAATCTATAATTTATTACAACATGGTCGACCTTTCGTCGAATTTTTCTTGTGCATGTTTAATAGCTTCTTCATCTCTTATATTAACAATAAACCCTCTCATAATTTGGGTTTTCCATAAGAATATTTTAACTCTAACTATCTCACCGAATTGATTTTCGGCACTATCTTCTATAATAGCATATGGTAATTCTCCTTTATCCACTTTAAGATAATGATGGAATACCATTAATGAATCGGTTTTAACACAATCATATTCTAGGAATTCTTCTAGAGTCCCATGAGCAAACACCCAATCCAAATTAATTGCATATAAACCTACTTTGTCATGATTAATACTATAAATCATTTTGTCTACCCCCTAAGGTTTTTATTTTATATACACTTATTAATAATATATAATTGTTGGCTTAGAGTTTACCAATAGGGTTAAACTTATTTTTGATTTAGTACTTTCCTAACCTTCTTGAAAATGGATTTGTGTATTACTTCTTGTGGAAGCATCTTTCCCTTGTCGTCACAGCAATTTATCTTTTCCCATCCACAGTATTTAATAACTCTATCTTTTCTCTCAAATACTTTAGATAAGTGAGCCATGTTCTCATGTTTGTCAACACCATCTTTACCATGGTAACGACGCCTCATATTCTCCATGGAAATCTCAGGTACAACATCAAGGAATATTACTAGGTCTGGCTTTGGTAAGCCGAGATGATAATATTCTGTGTCCTGAACCCAGTCAATATATGGAATCATATGCTCAGTGTGTGATAAATTTCCAACCTGATGAAGTATGTTGGATGTGGTATATCTATCGCATACTATATGCATACCTTGTCTCAACATTTCAAGTAACGATTCACCAGTCTCGTTTTTTGTATCAATAAACGTTGCAACTCTATCAATTGCATAAAATAATGATGCTTGTTTTATATATGTCAGATTATCTTCACCATAGAGATTTTTAAATCCACCATTTGGGTCTAAATATTTCTCAACCATTGCACATTGAGGTGACCCATAGTTTGGGAATGCTACCTGCATATTACTCATTCCCTCTTTATCTAACCTCTCCGATAGTTTCTTTGCATGTGTTTTCTTTCCAGAACCATCTGGTCCCTCTATAACTATTAGCTTTCCTGCGGTATTCATATTACCCATCCCATTCATAATTATTTAAATAAAAGTTTGTCCAAATATAAAAAAATAGGTGTACTCACGTACACCTCATTCTTTTTTCAACTTTATAATCTCTATAGGATAACTTATTGAGTAAGTTTTCCTCCAAGTTTCATATTCAAATTCGTCAGTAAAATAATAAGCATGACTTATCTCAATACAATCCTTCTCGTCATTATATTCAAAATGGATAAACTCAGCTCCAGCATTTAGAGCCATAAGACAATTATAGAATTCCGTTGGATTAAGTTTATCCTTTATTTGCATAAGTTCATGAATACTTTTAATATCATCACCTGTCTTCTCACCAGGTTTTATTACTACCAAACCTTCCCTAACCCCAGGTTTACGTTCTATAGTGAATCCTAGATCTTTCATACTAATCCTCCTCTATATTGATGTGGATGAAGTATTTAGTTTCCTCTTGTATACCAAATTGCTGTTTAAAATAATCTATGATATTCTTTCCACTTGGTGAAAATAAAGTGAAAATAAACTCCTTAATATTAAGTAGAATACTTAGTCGCTTAGGCTTAGAATTCTTCTCTAATACTTTTATAGCTTCTTTAAGTTTAGCAGAATCCTTACTACTAAAATTATACTCTGCGACCATTTTCATTAATTCGTCAATAGTATTTTCTATCCTCGCCTGCTCTTCACCCATAGTATTATTAACTATTCTTCTTTCAAGAGTAGTGAGGACTAATTCCTCATATTCATCTAATAAAAACTCCTCGTAAACTATCAAATATTTCTCAACTAAACTTTTCTTTTTGATACTTGATATTTTATAGTCTTCATTAAAATTATTCTGTAAGATATAACGGAGGACATAGTCTTTTTCTTCAGCCATTGCCACAACGTTACTAGATTTTGAATCAAATAAAACATGTAACTTCATTTCATCACCTCCTAAAAAAATATGGCACTGAGATAGTGCCATATTTATTATTTGATTGTTTTTGACTATTTAAGAATATATCGAACCCTGAATCCTATATCATCTCGATTTGATTCATCTGTTATAAGAGTATCAATCTGGTCGAAATGTTCTTTAGTAGCATTATTAAGTTCAACATCTTCAAAGTCAATCCAGTCAACAGATTCTACTTTTTCTTTCTCTATCATTACCATCATTTTTTATCAAGATATCCCTTTAGTTCTTTTGTAGCCTTGATTTCGATTTCATCGGTGACATCATATTGGTCTGCTATATCAAATAGCTGTCTAACCACCTTAACATCACAATCTTCCATATATACATCATCAAGGTCTATATCAAAACTCTTTATTTCATATGGGCATTTATTAAAGAATTCCTTTGCATCATGGAACCCAGATATATACTCAGATACCTCAAGTTCTTCAACATAAGTTACTTCAACACCGAGCTCACTAAAGTATTCTTCAAGAATCTTATTGATTTCAGGTTTCATTGAATATGCATATCCCGATTCATTCTTCAATGTATTCTTACCAAATACAATGAATATCTTAGTATCCATTATAGATAACTTACAAACACCAAGTCCATAGCTATCATGTATCTTAACAACATTGGATTGATATTCACCTTTTTCATCCCTGTAAACAAATACGATATCTCCAGTGTCAGCGAAATAGTTTGCCTTTATACTAAAATCTTCAGGGGTAGTTTGTAAACCATATTGATATCTTTGGAAACTCTGTAATTTGCATTTTAGTCTTTTCTTTTAAATCTTTCATTGAATAAAATTTCATATTATCTACTCCTTTATTGTTTATTTATCTCACTTCTATAATATATACTTGAAAAAATAATAGAGGGTGTTAACACCCTCTTATAAAAATGAATTAGATATAAACGGAATCTTTAAGTTTATAATATTAGGTTTCTTCTTATCCTTATTCTTTATAATTTTCCCATCGTCATTCATTATAGTTGCAAAAGGATAATATGAATCTTCTAATATTGCAAATACAAATATGACTCTATAATTATTATTTTGTGACATCCAACCCTCTATTTCAAGATCCTCATCCTCAGCATGAAAATCAAGCGATGCCATTTCAAAATCCTCTGGTAAACTCGTTACCATAAATCCATCATCCTCTAGTTTTTCAACGATATCATCAATAGACCTAAACTTCTCTGAATAAAATTCAGCATTATCGTAATCATCACTAATTGAATCTGGGTCATAATTCTTCGGCAACAACGCCCCAATAGTTGTAATTTCAATAGGGTCATAAGCTTTTAATGCTTCAGATAAAATCTGATAATTCTTATAGATATACCTGTTGTCATAATATTCATCGTCTTCTTCCCTATTGTTTTCTTTGTCATCGTCGAATGTATCGACATAATCCTTCATTTCTTTATATAGGTCTTCATGCATTTCTTCTCTTGGCATGATAATACCTCCTTTGATTTTATTTATCATCTTACTTATTAAAAGTAAGATAGATATCTCTTGTAAATATAGGCAAGTTATATTTTGTTTTAAACTTCTTTATGTCATCTAAACTTGCCTGCAACATATAGAATTCCATTGAAAAGTATTCATCTTTATATTTCTCATAGAAGTCTTGTATGGGTCTTGGAAATATACAGGAGCTATGAAAGAAATCAGCTATGCTGCTACTACTTAAATGAAGTAATTCTATAGGAAAGTTTCTTTCTAATTCTCCTAGTAATTTATTATCATAGACATCTAACATGAAGTCTTCTCTAACAGTTGCACTAATAAAACAATTACTGTCTGCAACCACACATAATTTAACTATCTCTTTGGTTTTAGGATCTTTTACAAACATTAGAAAATGTATCTCGTGCATTTATTTACCCTCCCATGAACCTGTTATATAACAACATGGACCACTGTTACACCATCTTATTTGGCAGTATCCATAAAACTCTGCATCTGCTGTTACAAATACTTGCCAAGATTTCATAGCCTCAGTCCCAGCTTCTCTGTAATTTACATTTATCTGATATTCATATGGTGTTTTACCATCATATAATACTGGTATAACGCTAAATCCGACTATCTTACCTTTCATCTCCCTTATATTATGATGTCCCATACTATTATTATATTCATAAGCTAGCGTAACTTTATCTTTCTTCGCTAGCTGTTTAAGCATCTTAATTAATCTTCTTCTAGTAACATTGAATGTGGTTCCTTTAACAAACTTAATTATTATTTCATACATCTTCCCTCTACCCCTATTGGTCACCTAATAATTCATAATAGTGATACATCTTATCGTACAATTCACCTTTAAGTAATTTAATCTCTCCTCCCATATAAATATCTTTATCTTGTATATAAATTTCCATGAATTGTATTCCCATGTTTTGCGTCTCAAATACATCTAGTAAATATTGCTTATAACCTTCATTCTTATAAGTTCTGAATGCATATTTAGCAATAGCATCTATAAGAAATCTATTATGTCTAACTACATCTGACATACCTATTATTAACTTGATTTCTATCTTATATATAAACATTTTAGTTCCAAATGGGTCAGTTACTAATCTACAGTCATTAGTACCAATTCCATCAGAAATCTCTTGAAAGACTGAATTATAGAATGAACCTGATTCAAAATATCTATCAACTTCTTCCTTCACACTAAGTAGTAATTTAGGATCATAGTTAATAAATGATGCCATATTTTCAATCTCTCTTTTTAGATTGTCCTGAGTAAAATTACTTTGTATATGTCTCTTAAACTTAGAGTCTCTTGAATTTTTATTAACTGAACCTATACTAACTATTTTATTATCCATTAATAATTTCATCTCCTTTTTAAGATAAATTAAAATGAGTATATACCTTTTTTTGGTATATACTCTTAATTATATTTTCTTCTTTTTATTTTTTTCTCTATATTATAGCTCTCGTCTGGCACTTGTCCTTTACTACTCAGTCTCTTCGAGACTGTCTTAACTATTACCTAGCGGTACGGTCCCCCTACCCCCAACTGTAGAGCAAGGAATTATGTGGTTTAAACCACAATCCTTAATCTAATTTTTGTTGGAAGTAGGCAAGTACAAAAATTGTACGGTCCCCCATCTATTATATTGTTTGTCCATATTATTTTTTAATTTGCTCATTTTTATTAGTAAACTCCCCTAATAACTTTTTAAGGAATTTATCTTCTACCCGTGTTGTATCAATAGTACACCCATCTGCATAGTATACTATATAGAAACTACTAAGTAATCCACCAAACTTCTTCTTTATAACATCACGGTATTTAATACCTCTCTCATCCTTCTTATCCCACATAGTGCACATATTATAATTAAATACTTCTAATTTGGAATCTTTCTTAGTAAATCCTCCAAAATGTTTAGATAAAATATATGGGAGCTTTTCTTCATCCATCTTATTAAATCTAACAAATAATTCACTATAACTTCGTTTATACCAATTCTTGTCATATAGCTCAACAGTATTTAATTTATAATAGCGTTTATCTTGTATTATATATTCGTCAATATAATCCGAATACAACATATTGAATATCTGGATTAACTTGTCTATAGGATATATTAAAGGTTCTTTAAATTCATATTCATCTGACAAGTTTATCACATTAATATCTTCATCATCTTGATCTATATACGCCCATAGATGATGTGTGACATCCTTCTTACCACCTGTACCAAATATTCCTGATTCTAGAGTAATATATTTATCTACTATAAAATCCTCGGAAAAATAATGTCTACAAAACGGTACATCTCTCATTAATGCGATGAATAATTCTCCGAACTTCGGATATCCACCTTTTATAGTTCTCAAATATATTTTGTCATCAGCAATAGTATATTGCCACCATATGTGCCTTTTTCTTGTTATTCTCTGTTGACAAACTATTCTATCTAGTTTGATAGTCATATAATTACCTCCTTTAATACGTATTACTATACCTATAAATAATATATAAATATAAAAAAAATAAGGCTCGACGAATCGAACCCTATTTTTATTCTATGGGACAAATTAAAGAAACTTGCTACGCTAAGAAATTGTAGATTCCTAAAATGTCTTTTTCTTGTACGCCTAAATCTAACAAAGTCTGTTTTACATTGTTTATATATTTCTCTATGTTCTCACCTTGTTGCATTTGCTTTGCTATGAGAGTTTTGTTTGTTCCTTTTCTAATCTTAAGCTCAGCTAATATACTTAAGTCAACTAATCCTTGACTTTCTAACTTAACACCTTTTCTAACACCGATTCCGAAATAATTTTTTATTGATTTTTCCATGGTTTATTCCTCCTAAATTTTGTTTGTTGTTTACCCACATGAAATATAAGTGTATATATTACGTACAGCTTATCTATTATCTGGTGCTATACACATTAATAATATATACTTAATTATCTCAAGTTTACGGTTTTCTTTATTATACACATGTTAGCTCAAAAATTAAAGTTTAAAAAGATATATGGACAAACATTAAATTAATGGTGAAAACCTTTTTAGAAGTAACCAGGAGGTCATAGATGACGGGTGCTGAGACAACGCTCTATGATAACAAATTTGCGATTTTTCCCAAGATGTACTTGGGGGTAAGGCTTCCAAGTTGAGGGATTTTGTAACACATACACTCGTAGGGTATATAACGTTTTCGATCACTAACATTCTTATAATACTAGACTATTATGAGAAAGGGTGATCGAAAATGATTTTTATTTCGGATATTCCGCACTTGAAAGTGTTTAAACAAAAGGCACAATTGCCTGTAGATCAAAAAGCTCAAAGTATGTATAGTATTGTATTCATCAATAACGGTTCTCTGGATGCTTCTATGCGTCTTATAGAAAACAAAAACCTTTATCACAATAATAAGTTCCATTTCTATTATATGGACTCTATTTATAAAGGTAAGTTAGCTAATAAGACATATAGGAAAATCTACAGAAAAGAGAGAGAAGCGATATATGGTGAGCTAGAGTCAGGAATTAAATTCCTAAATACTGTCCCTTCAATAAGTAATCTTAATGAAAGGAATGTGTATTTTGACCTAGCTACTTACAATACTATATATTTTGATTTTGCCAGAAAGCTAAAATATGACTTAAAAACAAAAGGGTATATTGATTATCTCAAGAATATCATTAATGATCCTCGATTGGACGGTTATAAAATAAAAACAATCGTTGTAGGAATGGATGACTGGAGGATAGCTGGATTAAAGAGAGCTGCTGAGAATAGGAGATTAAATTTTGATAATCCTGTTCTACTTCTTTATTTTGCGATGTATAAATACTTCGACAAATTTAAGGAATTAGGGGATGTCAACATAGTCTTCTATAATAATGACTCAATGATGAGAGTTAATCCTGCTCAATGTGATGATAAATCATTCACAGCCTTCCGTAGAGAAATTTCAAAAATACATGCTGACCTTTCAGCATTGGATGATGAAAAACAAATAGAGGAAGATGCTAAGAGATACGAGATATTCAATGATGTTGCTGCAAAATTCATTGAAACGTACAAGTTCACTGGAAACGAAGAGGAAAGTCCTGAGCTTGAAGAAAGTGTTAAGGATAGACTTGAAGATGTCATGGAAGAAGAGAAGGTTAATATTAAAGATGATGCTGACGATATTAAGAAAAAGCTTGAAGATAAGCTGATTGTTGACCAACAGCTTCTGAAGAAAGTATATGATATTAACCAAAGTCAAAAAACAGGTCGTTCAACTCTATCTATAAAGAGAGACCAGGAACTTCGTGAAAAACAGAGGAAAATAAAGCTTGAGAGAATGACTCTTGAGGAAATTCAAAAGATGGATACTAAATCAATCGCTATTCCATCAATTGATGTATCGAATAAGGTTACAACAACCAATAAGAATATGACAACTATTAAATATCCACACTTTGAAAAAGCATATAACGAAACCTTATCTAAGAAGGATTTAGTTAATATAATTACTTCCCTTAACGATAAGTCAATACCTGTTTATGTTAGAAATATCGAAGTTGTGGACAGCTCAGATGAAATGAACTTCAAGGAAACTTATATAGTTGACCTTGAAGATGCCAATAGAGTACGTCACAGATTACGATTTGATGTGCCTAAGTTTATAGATGACAAATTTATGTATCTTGGTGGAAATAAAAAGCTTATCGTAAAACAACTCTTCATGAAACCCGTAGTTAAAACTGGACCTGATGAAGTTCAAGTTTGTAGTAATTACAACAAGATGTTTATTAGGAGATTTGGTACTAAGGTTTCATCTAAGATTGAGAAGTTTAAGAAAGCATTGTTGAATCCAAGTAGTAATGTTAAGGTTAAGTATGGTAACAACTTAGCTGCTAACTCAAAATATAAGTCTATACTCGAATATGACGAGTTATCAAAGATTTATAGCATTATAAAGGTTAATAATGCGGAGTTTGTTTTCAATCAGGATGAAGTTCGGGCAAGAATTGATACTAAAAAATACAGACTCACAGAAAACGACTTCTGTATAGGTTTCTTCCTTAATAATAATGAACCTATATTGATGGACTTGAATACTCAGATGATGGGTGGAATGGATATTATAGACTTTATCTTATCATGCGACCAAGGTAAACTTGTAGAGGATTTTGATTCTGCAACTGCTGGTAAGAAGTTTATGTACACTAAGGCAACAATCATGAGCAAGAATGTTCCTGTATTATTGCTATTAGGTTATGTTGAAGGTATAACCAGTGTACTAAGAAAAGCAAATATAAGACATCACTTTAGTGACACTCGTCCTAAAGTATCAAATAATGAAGGTGTTGTACAATTCGCTGATGGATATCTTGTATATGACAAATATCCTTATGAGAATTCATTGTTACTAAATGCCTTCGCAGATATACCAACTAAAGCATTTGATTATGCCGACTTTGATGGTAAAGATGCATACTTATCAATCTTCGAAATCATGTTTAATAATAAGATGATAGGTAACGCATTTGACAACTTCTATGACTTTATGATAGACCCTATAACTAAAGAAGTTCTTGAGGATTTAAATTATCCTACAGATTTCGTTAGCTTAATATTATTTGCGAATTCTCTGCTTGCAGATAATTCATCAATCAAAGAAAATAATATGAATATCTACAGAGTGCGTTCAAATGAAATAGTGAATGCTATTCTATATAAACAGATAGCTGACGCTTATTCTCAATATAGAATTACAGCGTACAATAACAATCCAGTTAAGATTTCAGTACCTCAGGATATAGTGTTGAAGAAACTGTTAACATTACAGACTGTTGAGGATTATAGTATATTAAATCCTATCGTTGAACTTGAAAAGTCCCGAGCAATAACTCCAAAGGGTCATGTAGGTATGAACCTTCCAGAAGCTTATACTCAGGACAAACGTTCTTACGACCCAACTATGATGGGAATTCTATCTATATCAACCTCTCCAGATGCAAACTGTGGTGTTGTTAGACAGTTATCCCTTGAACCAAACATTGTAAGTCCAAGAGGTTATATTGAAGTAAATGATGATAGGTTAGAGAAGCTTACAGATGCTAATCTATTCTCTCCTGCCGAGTTATTATCCCCTCTAGGGGTTACCCGTGACGACTCTATTAGAACAGCGATGGCTACTAAACAGTCCAAACACATTATACCTATAGCCAAATCATCACCAGTATTGATTTCAAACGGATCTGAACAAGTAATCCATTACCATCTTTCTAACGACTTTATTGTTAGAGCTAAGTTGGATGGGGAAGTTGTAGAAGTTAACGAAGATGCTGGAATTGCAATGGTTAAGTATAAGGATGGATCAGTTCAAGCTATTGATACACAGCCAAGAGTTGTTAAGAATGGTGCAGGTGGATTCTTCCTATCAAATCAACTATCATGTAATTTAAAGAAAGGTCAGAAGTTTAAGGAAAATGATATTCTTGCATCTGATAAACACTTCTTTAGTGAATCACCATTAGATGGAAATAGATTTAATATAGGTTCATTACAAAAAGTAGCATGTTTATCAACTTATTCAACATATGAAGACTCAACCTTCGTAACTAAAAAGCTAAGCTATGATATGGCTGCTGATGTAGTTATGCAGAAAGTAGTATCCCTTGGTAAAAACGCCAATGTTGATTATATAGTTGATATTGGACAGAAGGTACAAGTTGGTGATGAATTAATTAGGTTTGAAACATCATTCGATGACGATTCATTGAATAAGTTCCTAGCTTCTGTAGGAAATGAACTTAAGGAAGAGATTAAGTCTCTTGGTAAGACACCTATTAAATCAAAATACTCAGGTGTCATTGAAGATATAAAGATATATTCAACAGTAGAACTAGAAGAACTTTCACCGACATTAAGAAAGATAGTTTCAGATTACTATGAAAAAATAAATAAGAAAAAGAAGATTATTAACAAATACGATAAATCCGACTCTGTATTCAAAGCAGGTGTTCTGTTAAATGATGCCACTGGAAAAATAGAGGCTAAGGACGGTAAGATTAAAGGAACAGAAGTTGGAGAAGGTGTATTAATCGAGTTCTATATTAAATATAAAGATACTGTAGGTGTTGGAGATAAGATAACGTTCTTTACAGCACTAAAGTCAATCATTGGTGAGGTTATACCTGAAGGTTATGAACCTTACTCAGAGTTTAGATCACAGGAAGAAGTTTCTTCAGTTATAGCTCCTGGAGCTGTCTTAGCTCGTATGACACCATCTATACTACTTACCATGTTTGGTAATAAGGTTTTGGTTGAAATGAAGCGTAAGTTACAGGAAATCTATTCTGGTAAACCATGGGAGCCTGTGAAAGAATCTATGGGAGATATCATGGCTAGATGTGTTCATTGTGGAGCACTCATAGGTTATGAAGAAGCATGGAATGAAACTGGTACATGCCCTGACTGTGGAAAAGATTATAGAGGAAACGATGGAAGAGCATTGCTTGAAGCTACATTAATCAATCTTTATAAAGCAAAGAATGTAGATGATAATCCAAGCTATTTTACTAAGAAAGAATTTAGTGAGGGTGAAATTGTATGTCCGATATTGGATAAGAATAATAAGCTTACCGTTGTTGGTCATTATATTAAACCATCAAACAAACCAACATGTAAAGTAGAAGGAGATAAATTAGTTGCTGTTAGGCAAATAAAAAACATGAAGAATTAACTATATCCAGAGGTGAATATTCATCAATAAAGGAATCTGGATTTATAATAGATAGCGAGTTGGGATATTTAAAAGGTTTAATATTAAAAGAAGGTGCTATATTATCAGATAAAAATTTTGAGTATAACTTTGATAAGTTTAAGTCTGGTGAAGTAAATCTTCTATTTATTGCAGGTTTATCAGGTAGTGGTAAATCCACTTACGGTTCACAAATAGCTCAGGAATATAACTGCGATTTCATAGAAATGGATATTTTAACAGATGAGGTTAAAAAAATAATGGGTGTTACGACACTTAAAAACTTATCTGATGAAGAGTATGCCTCAAAGGTTACTCCTATTATGATGCAGTTACTTAAAGGTAGACGAGCAATAGTTGACGGTGTACAGACAATGAGAATGGATATTAATGAAATTGAGAAACATGCCGTTATAATCTTAGGTACATCATTTGCTTTATCTACATTAAGAGCTATGAAAAGAGACTTTGAACCAGACCATTTTAAAAGATACGGTAAAATAGACCCAATTCTTCATATTAAGACTAATATAGCTCTCAGAGATACTTTTGAGAAATTTAAGAAAAAAATACAATCATAAAAAAATAAGAGATATAGGTATATACCTATATCTCTTATTTTATTTTTTAATTTATTTATAGTTGAATAGAATCCATTCTTCTCATATTCTTAGTATATGTGAATCGGTATCCATCTTCAACATGGTCATCAGAATCACGTTCTATAATACCATGTTCTTCTAATGTGTCTAAACATTTCTTAACTTCATCTTTAGATAAATCAAGGCTCTTAGCCATTTGCTTCTTATCTATTTTCTTAATCCTCTCGGTTTCTAATCTACAAGCTAGAAACAGAAATACCCTTAAGTCTTTCTTAGATAAATCCCCATTCTCAGCAATACGCTGTAAGTCATCAATATTTGTTGATACTCTTTGAGTGTGGACAACATGTCCGTAAACTTTAGCCATAAAGTCATCTCCTTTTATTTATTATTACAATTGTATAATATATAATTAAAATCCACTTAAGTAAAAAAAATAAAGGTTCAATAAACAACCTTTATCTCTTATTAAGCCTATGCTGTTTTAGTAGCAGGCTTTTGAAGTTCAGTTGGATATGTTGGATCTTGACAAGTAGCAATCTTATGTATTAAATGAGACATGATACTCCTTGTATAAGATTCAACGTCAAGCTTCTTAGTTTTACAGATATATAATATGCTACCAGCATATATAGTTATTCCGCTTGTGTGATTGTAAATCTTCTCACCATCCTTCCCATGATGCCAACATGATAATGATATATATGGTACATACTCACGATGCTCATTGCATGCAGTATGATTCATTTGCTCATTAACTGTTACAGGGTAAGAAACTGAATTTATAATATGTGCGTTTCTATTCAATTCAGTAGCGATGATAGATCTGATTTTTCTCATTTTTAACATTGATAATAACATAATTTAATTCCTCCCACAGAATCAAAAATATTTTTCACTAGCACCAAATTTACTAGCGGAACATACAAATCTAATATCTATTTATGTATGTACACAATAATAATATATATTTGAGGGTGTCGAAAATACGATTTTAATATACTAGGAACATACATATGAAATGTAATGTGTATAATAAATATATATTATTACAGCGTATAGTAATAATAAAACGTAAGGGAGGGAGAGAAAAAATATGGCTAAAGGAAAAGGCGAAGTTAATATTGATGAATTTGTCATTGACGATGTGTTTGACATGATGAAAGGCTATGAAAAGAAGATTAGTGAAAAGTCAGATAAGAAACACAAAGATAAGAAAGAAAAGGATAAAGACAGAGATAAGAAGGACAAAGATAAAAAGAAAAAGAAGGACAAAAAGGACAAGGATGGCAAATCCAGTGACAAGTTAGTAATAGATATTAGCGTGTAATAAATTATTACACCCTAAACTAATTAATAAAATAAACCACTAAAAATCTAATTAAAATTAGGAGGTATGTATCATGGCTAAATCATTCAGTGAAGTTTTTGCTGAAATAAAAGCAAACGTTTCAGTTTCAAAGAAAGGAAAACCTGTTAGATCATTCAGCAGGTCAGACTTCGACAAGCTAGCAAAAGCTTGGTTAAATGAAGTTGGATACAAAGTGGAAGCTGTTTCCACAAAAGACGGTGAGCTGGTTAAGAAAGATGTATTCCCAGTTCAAGAATTCAGAAACATGCTCAAAGTTATACTTCAGGATTTCGGTGTTGACAAGCAGGCTGCTGCTAAAGTTCTTGATGCTTCTTATGAGATCAGAAATGTTGACGGTATGTATGAAATCTGTTCAGAGCTTCCATACGTTTACATGGATGCAGGAAAGAAATTTGATTTTATCCCAAGGGAAAACTTCATAGGTTCTATGCTGCTTGACGAAGTAGGCGAATCAGTTGGAGAGTTCACAGATATCAGAAGCAAGGAAAAGATCCATGTTCAAAAGAAGGCACACAAGATTCTTCAAAAGAAATCCAAATGCCCAAAATGGCTTAAGAGCAAAGTTAACGGTAAAAAGAAATAATATAGCTGCATAAGGCAGTATCAAACCCCATAGCTTCGGCTATGGGGTTTTAATTTTTCTTTTCAATCCCTTTATTTTTTTGTATTAAAACAATATCTTAATAATTCCGAGAAAGGAGTGAGAAGATATGGCGACAAAGAATAAGAATAAAGGTTCACTTACAACTAAGTCAAGTGGAGCCTTAAATTGGTTTAAGAATGTTGGTAAGTCATTAGGCTATACATCTACAGAATTAGTCAATGAGATGATGCCAGCATCAATGGAATTCGTTACCTCAAATGAAGATACTGTTAGCGAACTCTTTACAGAGATAAGAAACTTTAGATCCATTGGTAAAAGGGTCACAGATTCTATAAATGCTAATAGTCAAATAGGCATAGGTAGGGATGTTTTGAAAAATGCTCTTGAAGATATTAAGTCTGGTAAGATTTATAATAAAGAGCGACAAGAAGCTATCTATAACGAAGGCTTAGACGATTTCGACTTTGGGGACGGAGACTTTGAAATGGGTAATGATGACTTTAGTCTATCAGATTCCATGGATGATATATCCAGTCCAGTTGTTAATAAAAACACTACTGTCAATGTAGTAGAGCCTTCAATGAATAAAAATAATCCTATGGTTAAAGCATTAGAAAGACAAACTCAGGCAACTATACAAGCTGCCCAGTCTATTAATGATGTTAACATAGGACTTTCATCAAACGCTTTGCTTGTAAACAGACAAACTAGCTCCGCAATAGTACAAGGCATGGAGTCACTGAATGCCAATTTAAGTCTTTTGGTCAATTTCCAAAGTGAATCTATGGGTAAATATATAGGAGCTTCTTTGAAATTCTATGAAGAAAACCTTAAAGTATTAAATGATACTTTGACACATTTACAAACAGTGTCATCTAAGGGAGTTGACCAAGAACAAGAAAAGAAAATTAAAGAAGATCCATTAGATAATGCGTTACTATCAAGGGGTGGTCTAAATGTAAAAGGCTACATGAATATGATGAAGAAAAACCTTGGTAATGCTATAGACTCAAACATGTTCTTATCTCCAATCAAATCAATGCTTGAAGATACAGATACATTGAAGTTCTTGGCAGCATCACCACTTAGTTTCATATCAACCAAGATAGTAGCATCTTTAATTCCTGGCTTCCTAAAGAAGTCAATGGAAAATATGGATCAATCGTTCCAAAATTTTTTCCCTGCTTTATTGATGAAGATTAATAGATTGGCTTTCAATTCTAATAATCCGTTTCTACAAATCATAGGGCAAATATTTGGAGCAAATGTTAAGACTAAGACATCTATTGATTTATCTCAATATAAGAAAGGGACAGTTCCCTTTGATGGTGTCACAAAGAAAGCCATCACAGATGTAATCCCAACATACTTGAGAAAGATACTTGCCACTTTATCTGGCAAGGAAGAGCAAGCCTTTGACTATGAAAAAGGTTCATTCCGTTCAGTATTTGAAATGTCAAAGGAATTCAAAAAGGAGCAAGAAAGAACAATTCTTTCTAACTTCAGTGATGTAATAGATGAAATTAAAACTCGTTCTGAAGCATTCCTAATCGAAGACAATAAGGATAGAGATGCATTTAGGGAAGATATAGATAAATTCTTCGTTAAATTAGCTAAAACACCTTATGGTGTAAATCCTTTTAATGAGAAGGATGCTGAAGGAAATACTATTGATGAGTTAAAGAATGTTCATCAGTTTAAGAGCAATGATATGCAGAGGTTATTCAAACAAATAGTAATGTCATTACCAAATAATACATTACTTGATATGGCTGGTACTTCTCATATTAATGCTAGAAAAGGTCTCGAAAGATTTATGACAGAGGCTGAAGAAAACCAGTATAAATATGGTGTGTCTGCGTTCCAGGCATCAGGTTTTGATGAGCATATTAAGCGTGATTCTACGACTGGTAAATATGAGGTTAGACGAGGATTTGGAATGAATGCTGTTGATAAATTTGGTCATAATACTCTTGATTATTTAAGAGATATTAAGAAAATATTACTTGACGGCATCATTGTGTTTCCTAATGGAGATAGCTCAACATCTCCAGGGAATGGGTCAGGAACACCCCCAACACCTTCAGGGGGGACACCTTCACCGTTAGATAGAATCCGTGAAAGAACTGCTAAGATGAAGAAAGAAGAAACAGACTACGCTACCAATAACTCTAAATATAACAAGGCTGTTCAAAGGTTATCCGAAGAACAGAAAAGAAAGAAAGAGGAAGATGGTAAATGGGTATTTGGTTCATCTATTGATTTATCTGATAAATCAGACAAAGAGCTCAGGGAACATGCTGAAGCATATGCTAAAATGAAAAGCGAGCAAGAAAATCCAGATCAACAGGAAACTGTTGCTAAATGGTTCGCTAAGTTCCTTAAAGGTGGAGCTCAAGATAAATATAACATGATAAGAGAGAAAGTTGACGACATTTTACAAACACCTGCTAAGTTAATGAAAGGTGTATTTGATAAGATAGACTCCGCTATGTTTAAGATAGTATTCGGTGCATCCAAAGATGGCTCTCCAAGCTCATCTTTTATGGATCAAACTCTTGCTAATCTTAAAGGTAAATTTGCTGACTTTGGTAATTGGATAAAGAACGATATATTCCTTCCTGCTAAAGAAGCTCTATTTGGTAAAGACGGTATGTTTACTAAGATAAAACAAAGTGATTTTTACACTTCCTTACAGAAGAAAATGGGAAAACTTGCCGACTTTATCTTTGGTAGACCTACTGGTGAAAATGGTGCTAGAGAAGGCGGTTTAATGTCTGATACAGCCAATGAGATGCTCGATATATGGGACGGTGCTAAGTATTACTTTACTGGTAAAGGATATACTAATAGAGCAGGAGTTTCATTCGGTGATAATGAAAATAGTGTATTTGGAGAAGTGAAGAAAGTATTTGGTGGTTTCAAGGATACATTAAAAATATATCTCTTTGGTGATAAAAATGCTAATGACCCTGATTTACAGAAAGGTGTATTTACTGGGGCATTCAATGCATTGAAGAATGGATTTACTAATTTTAGTGAAGCCATGTTTGGTCCAAAGAAAAACAAAGACGGTACTAAGAATAATAATTACATCGCATTTGATGAAATGACAAAGAAGATAAAAGAACGAGCACCTAAATCATTAGCATTTGGTATTATCGGAAGTGGTGCTGGTTTACTAATGGGTGGTAAGCTCGGATTATTGGGTTCATTACTATTACCTGGCGGTCCTATTGGAGGAGCAATTGTAGGTTCAACTTTAGGCTTTCTAACTCAATCTGATAGATTTAAAAACTGGTTATTCGGTGATAAAGATTCTATGGGTGAGAGAACAGGAGGAGTTATAAGCAAGTCTACACAAGAATTCTTCAAGAAGAATAAGGCTGGTATGGTTGGTGGAGCTGTTGTAGGAGCTATGAAACCATTATTAGGATTTGGTATGTTACCATCATTCTTCCTTCCTGGTGGTCCTGTAGGAGGAGCTGTTATGGGTATAGCAGGTTCAATGTTATATCGTTCAGAAGCAGTTCAAAAGTTCCTATTTGGTGAAAAAGGTGCTGATGGAAAACGAGATGGTGGCATATTCAATAAGATATTTAGAAGTACCAATAAAAATAAAGATTTGCTTGGAAATGTTGGAGCTGGTATTATAGGGGGTTCCGCCCTTGGGTTAGTAACTAGCAAGTTGGGTATAATGGGTGCTTTAATGCTTCCAGGAGGTCCGCTTGGTGGTGCTGTACTTGGTGCGGCTGCTGGTATTGCTCTTTCATCCGAGAAATGGAAAAAAGCTATATTTGGAGAGTTTGATGAAAAGACAAATAAGAGACAAGGTGGTTTAATTGGTAAATTCTCTAACTGGTTTAAACTAGAAGTCCAAGAACCTCTTAAACTTAAATTCTCAGAAATCAATCTCAACATCAAAGAATGGTTCACTAAGAGCATTGCAAATCCATTTGCTGATGCTATAGCACCATTAAAGAAAGAATTCTCAATAATGGTAACTAACATGAAAGATATGTTTAAGAAGGGCTGGGAAAACTTTACTAGTTTTATTGGAAATGTATTTGAGAAACATGTTGGAATGCCGTTTGGAAAGTTTATGGAAGATAAGGTTATGAAACCATTAAAAGGTTTCTTCTCAAAAATCCTTAATTTTAGTGGGAAGATAATGGGTAATCTATTAGCTGCTCCATTTAAAGGATTAAATATGTTATCACAAGGATTAACTAAAAAACATGCTCAAAGAGGTTTAACTTCCATGATAGACCAAGGCTGGAATGGAAAAGAAACTGTTGATGAGAATGGAAATGTTGTTAAAGAAGGTGGAATACTTAATTTCAAAGAAAGACGAGCTAAAGGAGAAAAACTTGGTCTATTCTCTACTAAAGATAAAGACGGAAATAAAGTAGGTAAAGGATTCTTTGGGCGTCTGAATGACATGTATTTCAATAAACAAACCCGTGATGCCGCAAGATACGGTGAAAACGGGGCAGATTATGCAGACCCTAATGGTGAGAGAATGCAGCAAATAGCTAAGAGGAATAAAGAGCAGGATGAAACTTTCTCCAAAGAAAGAGCATTACTCGAAGCTAAGAAACAGCGTTTAGATATCTATAGAAGCCTAGGGTTAAAATATGATTATGACAATTTCTTAAAAGACAAAGATGGTAATTATCTTGATGTGGATGTGTCTCGTATTTACAGACCTGATCTTGAAGGTAAAAATAAGTCTAAGATAGGAATGCCACAAGAAGAGATTGCTAGAAAAATATCAGATATGACAAAAGTTCCTCTAGAGCAATTGCTTGGTGAAGGTGGGTCAGTAGACTTCAAATCTTTGGATAAGAAGCAGAAGAAGATGATTAGGAAAGCTATCGAAAGTGGTTCACTAGATTCAACTTTAGCTAAATTATTCGGAGTTAAACCTAAAACCGAAGAGGAGAAAAAGGAAGAAGCTGGAGCTACACCAGTCATTGAGGCTCAAGAAGAGACTAATAATAGAATGGAAGAGCTTATAACAGTTTCTCAGGAGAATAGAGATATACTTCAAAATGATATATCTAATGAAATGCGTAGAACATCGGGATTCTTAGAATCAATCAATAATGCAATAGACAAAATAGCATCTAGGATAATCCCAGGTCATAAATCCTCTACGCTAACATTAAGCTCAGATACTCCAGTTCCGACCATAGATAATGAAGCAACAGAACCTAATCCAACAGATAGATTAACTTATAACATAGGTGAAAAATTTAGTGGATTAAAAGATGCTTTAGGGTTCGGAAAGAATAAAGACAAAGAAGAAGATGAAGAACATTCACATGCATCTGGTATAGACAATGTACCTCATGATAATTATAAGGCTAACCTTCACCAAGGTGAAATGGTAGTGCCTGCAAAACAAGCCAATGCTATTCGTGAAGCGGCTGGGCATCAGTCAGTTCCTGCAAGCTCAGCAACTGGACCAGTTAACGATTCCAATAGATTGGTTAATAATATAAGCAAAGGATTACCTAAGGGTAAAGATGCTCTTCTTGCTAGAATCGCAACAGATGTTAGAAATATAGCTTCTGAAGTAAATGGACAATTAAACGGTGTTGGTAGCAATATCAATAAAATCAGAAAATCAGTTCAGAAAATGGCTAATACTTCAGATGATGGTGCTGCTGACCCAGCTAACAAAGACAGAGTTGGGTTCTTTGGCAGAGTAAGAAAGATGTTATACAAACCTTTAGACAGCATTAAAGAGTTCTTTGTTGCAAAACTTAGGACAGTTGGTGAGTTTATAGGTAAAATAGGAACAGGTATAAAGGATGCTGCTAAGGCAATACTTAGCGTTCCTGTTACAATAGCCAAAGGAATTAAAAACTTTGCTATTGAATTAGGTAATATAGCTAAGACTGCTGTAATATCTCTTGTTAAGTTACCTGGACAAATAGTTGGTATGGTAGGCGACGCTTTTAAAGCAGTCGGTGAAACCCTCAAAGTAGTGGGACCTGCAATAGGAGAATCCCTAATGGGTGTAGCTAAGATATTCTCAGGTGCTATGGGAGCAGTGAAGGAAACAATGATTGGCTTCGGAAAAGGAGTTGGCTCTTTGTTCTTCCAGCTTGGAAAAGGTACTGGTGAATTATTAGTTAAATTCGGAAAGATGACAATGGGGTTGGTTGAAACTGTTGGTAACACTATAGGAAAGACATTTACAATAGTTACAGATTTCGGTTTAGAAATGACTAAGAGAACGACAGATATGCTATTTGCTGTCGGAAGCAACATTGCTGATTTTACACTTAAGACTATCACAGGTGTTGGTGAGAAGTTAGCTGAGGTTGGAAATACGTTGTGGCAAATAGTTACATCACCATTAAAGTTCCTATCTCAAGGATTAGGAAAGTTATTAGGAATTCAAGAGCAAAAAGTAGTTGTAGTTGGTGGTACTCTGGACGTTGTAAGAGAGGTTCAAAGTATAGGCACTAATAGAATGGCTGCTCCTAGATCATTAGAAACCAATACAGACAGTCTTGTTCAAAGTGTAAGAATAGTTGGTTCGGATGTTTGTCTACCAGTATACTTATGCCCAGAAAAGATAGTAAGTTCATTTGAAAAGATCCAACCATTTGCGGTTAGAGTTGACCAATCCAATGGAGTTTTAGCTACAGCTCTAAGTCCTGACAGTATGAAAGAAGCATTCAATAGAATAACCCCACTACCAGTACGAATTGATACTGATATGCAGGGTATTGAAAGACAAAGTGGATTTAGTGTTAGCAGTCTTGTTGGAGGAAGTAGCACTGCAATGGTTGCTCCAGAGTTTAAGAATAATAATTTAGCGGCTTCAGTTCTTGCTGGAATGGATAAATTCGATGAAAGTAATGACAAAGAAGAAGAAGCTAAGAAACAAAATGAAAGATTAGAATCAGAAGCGGCTGCTAGACAAGCACATGCATCTAGATTAACTGCCGCTAATGTGCAAGCAGCTAATGCCCTCAAGGAAGAAAAACAACATGAACGAAATTGGAAAGACAGAATTCTAGAATTGCTTGCAGGGTTAGGTAAAGATACGAGACAACATACAACTGATTGGGCTGATATATTCGGTAAGAAGGGATTATTTATGGTTGGAGCATTAACACTTCTACCATTACTTAAGAAGGCAATGGAATGGCTACTTGGAAAGGGTAATGATAGTAGAACCGATGTTGGCGGAACAACCATAGTAAACTCTGACTTAGTTGAACATGGAACTCGTGCGGTTGGGTATGGAATAAAGAAAGCTTCTGAACACCTAATGGCTCCTCTTAAGAATTCTATCCAAGAATTTAAGAAAACCTTCCAAGGTGTTAAGAAAGTATGGGACGAAGTCTTCCCACCTATTAAGAAAAAAGGCATTGAAATGTGGGATGATGTATCTGAGAAAGCTCATGTTGTATGGGACGATATTGCAGAAAAGAGCAAAGGTGTTTGGGATAATATAGCAGAAAAGTTCACAGGAACATGGGATAATATAGCTAAGAAATTCTTCCCTAATATTGTAGAAAAAGGAGTTAATGTGGCAGATGATGCCGCTAGGGCTACCGCCAAGAATAAAGGACCTATATCCAAAGTGGTTGACAAAGTTAAGCAATTTGGTAATAAAGGTGATGTTGAAGCTGGCGAAGTTATAATGGAAACTTCTAATGTATCATTTGTTGACGAAGCTACTGAAGGTACTTCAAAAATAGCACAAGCTGTTAATCCTGCTAATGATGTAGTTAAGAAAGCTGGTGGTGGAAAGGTAGTAGATTTCGCCGCTGCTAAGGCTGCTAAAGAATCAGGAGAAGATGTTACTAAGATAGCTGTTGATGGTGCTGACGATGTAGTTGATGCTGTTAACAAAGGGAGAATAGAGAAATTTACAAAGATGGCTATGGACGCTGTTGATAATATCGCTAGGATGTTTGAAAAGAAGTTCCCTAAAGCTGCCAAAGCTATAGGACCTGCTATGGATGTTCTAGGTAAGGTATTAAAGAAAGTCAAATGGGTTAAATATTTACCAAAAGTAGCCAAAGGGCTTGCAAAAATAGCAGCCGCTGCTGCAACAGCATTAGCTTCTGATGCTGTATGGGCAACATGGGGTGCTGTGACTGGAGGTTTTGAAGCGGCTCACTTGTTTAAAGTTGATTCAGATGAAGTTGACTGGATAATGAGAGCTATATCGTCAGGTATGAAAGCATTACTTAATGTAAGTTGGTTCTTCGTAATAGAGATATTGAACGATATCTGTGTTGAGATGACTGGCGTAGACTTTATCCAGATGATGGCTACTCAAATCTACAAAGCTATAACATCTGATGAAAAAGGAGCTAAGCTCGAACAAGCACAAGCTGACTTTAAAGCTGAAGTAGATGCTTATAATGAAGCTAACGGTACTAAGTTATCGGTAGATGCATATAACGACAAAGTAAATAAAACTGTAGGACAACACATTGCTGATGGTGTGTCAAATACTTGGAAAGGCATAAAAGCTGGAGCATCATGGGTAGGGGACAAAACATCAAAGGCATGGAATGCCACTACTGGAGCCTTATCTTGGGCAGGAAATAAGATAGGTGAAGGTGCTCAGTGGGCAGGAAACAAGATAGCTCAAGGTGCTTCTGTAGCATGGGATGCTACCAAGAAAGGAGCCGCTTGGGCTGGAGAGAAGATATCTCAGGGGGCTCAATGGGCAGGAGAAAAGATACAACAAGGAGCATCGGTCGCTTGGGATGCAACCAAGAAAGGTGCTAAAATGGTATGGGACAATTCTGCTTTAGGTGGAGCTGTAAACGCATTTAAGAATGACGATATGGTAAAACAGAACTTCAACCTCAAAGGAGATGGAAAGATTACAACTGGCATGAGAGCTGCTTCAGGTGCAGCAGAAGCCCTAGAAAAACTTAGTCTTGGTCTACTAGATGCTGAAAAGACTGCTAAGACATTCTATGGTATTGGACTTAGGTTCAATGACTTTATGGAAGGTACTAAGAAGTTTATAGGTGATAATTTAGTTGAACCTGCTAAGAAAGCATGGACATCTGCTAAAGAAAAAATAAATGAAAAACTTGAAGAGTTTAAGAAAGAAGCTAGTGAAACATGGAACGGTATTAAGGAAGGTATCGGTAAACAATGGAATTCTGCAAAGGAAACTATTGGTGGTGCACTTAGTGCCGTAGGACAATATACTTCCGAGAAATGGGAAGCATTGAAAACCAATATAGGAAGTGCTTGGGATTCAGCCAAAACTGTGGTTGGAGAGAAACTGGAAGCTTTCAAACAAAATGCTTCTGAGACTTGGGATGCATTAAAGACTAACATCGGAAATGCATGGAGCTCAGCTAAGGAAACTATTGGAGGAAAGCTCGAAGAATTTAAAGCAAACACTTCTGAAACATGGGGTAATATAAAATCTAACATCGGTGATGCATGGGGTACAGCAAAAGGTATTATCGGTGAAAAATTAGAAGCATTCAAAGCTGAAGCAGGGGAAACCTGGGAATCCATAAAATCTGGAGTAGGTAAACAATGGGAGAGTGCTAAGTCCTTAATTGGAACAGCCGCTGCTAACATTAAAGATACTGCGGGAAATATATGGAATAGTATGCCAGAACCTGTTAAAGATAGATTGGGTGAAGCCAAGGAGACCATTACTACAGGTGCTAAGAAACTTGCTGATGGTGCAAAAGAATTATGGGGCAACATCGGAGATACCATATCAGACAAGTGGAAAGATATAAAGAAACACCTTACTGAAGGTCTCGATAGAATAGGTGGTTTCTTCAAAGGTATAGGAAACTTCTTTAAAAATGGATTTGATTCTGTTAAGAATTTCTTTACTGGAAGAGCCAGTGATGAACTTGATAAATTAGGTTGGGGTGAAGGCGGTTACGGAAACGTGCCAGTACCTGATACTAAGTACAATAAGTCCCTTAATAAGCGTGTCCCTAAAGTAGAGGGGGGAGGTTTTGGTGTTGAGTCGGACACTATAAACAACTTCGCATACTATTCACAGGGAGATGATAGATGGGGAAGATATGCATATGACCATAGTCCACAATTCGGAACACGTTCCGAAAACCCAACACTAAAGGCTAGAGGATGTGGACCTACGTCCATGGCGATGGTTGCAACTCAGCTTACAGGAAAAAGATATGAGCCACCTCAAATGGCAGACCTTGCTCAAAAGGGTGGATATAGTTCAAGTGCTGGTACATCATGGGGTTATTTCGATAAAATGGCAAGTATGTTCAGCTTACAAAAAACAGAAATAAATCCAAGTTCCCAGCGTTCACAATTACAATCAATGCTAGACCAACATGTGCCAATCATATTATCTGGTACAAGGAAGCATTCTGCTGACCAATCACCATTTACGTCTTCAGGACACTTTGTTGTTGCTGTTGCAAATGATGGTCCTAATGGTATAGTAATCAATGATCCAAGAGGTCCAGCTTATTCAAAAACTTACAATTTAAATACAGTATTGGATGAAGCTAGAAAGGGATGGGGATTCAGATACACTGGAGGTTCATTACCTGACCCTAGAAATCCAGAAGCATATACACCATCATCATCACCAATAGGTGGAACGATGGAAAATCCTACTATACTCGACTTGTTTGGAAAGATGAGTGAAGCATTTAGTTTATATTCAGAAAATCTATATTCTGGTGAAAATAAACAACTTTCATGGGGAGATAGCTTCCTAACAGGAAGTAGTTCAAGTGATGGTTATGTTGGAAACTTTAATATAGACTTCATACCTAAGAATGTACAAGATGCCATACTTAAGAAGACAGCCGAGTTAACAGTTAAACATGAGTCTGGTGGTAAGTATACTTACGGAAGAAATGACGTAAATGCTTCAACTGGACAAAGAATATCACCATCTATTGGTATAATCCAATGGAGAGGTGGAAACGCTAAGGCAATCATGGACAGAATGTTACAAGAGATGCCTGACAACCCTGAAGCTAGATACTTTGCTTCGAAGAATTGGAATGACAGTAGTCCTTGGAGTCAATCTGAACAGGACAGACTTGAGAAATACCTAGCATCTAATATGCAGGTAACTAAGAAGGTTCAAGATTCGTTCTTATTAGACCATGTTAAGAACCGTAACTTAGCTCCTGTATATAAATATGGTGTTGAACCAGGCAAGATAAAAGATCCAAGGTCAATAGCATTCCTTGCTGAGATAGCAAATAGTGGTCCAGCTTTAGTAAAACCATTCCTAGAAAGATATTCTCCAACCAGTGCAACTGGTAAGGCAGAGTTCCAGCACTTCTACAATGAGTTTATGTCTAAGAGTTATTGGGGTCCAAAGAGTATTTATTCTAACAGACTTAAGAGCTCATTCAATTCTCTTGTTGATTGGGACCCTGAACAAGGAGGATTTGGAGATAGGATAGTAAGAGAACCAGAAACCATACTTGGTGGGTTCGGTGATATGATGTGTGATATTACCACTAAGCTTACTAGCTCCCAAAGAACTTCAGCACCAGAAAAAGTTCAAGATGTTAAAGGGGGATTCGGTGACCTAACTGAGTCTATAACAGATACTCTAAATAATGCACTTTCAGGCGAGGGTAAAATTAAATCTGAAGGTATGAGATTACCAAGCTTCTATGAAGATCCAAATCCAGAAGTTAGGTCTTATATGTATGGAAATAGTGATATCCAAAAGGCAGGATTATCTGATGACTTACTTAAGACAGCAATTGAAGTCCTTAGAAACATTGAGAATAATACTGGAGCTACATCAGAAGGTATTAAAGAGCTTAATAAGAAAGAGTGTGTTGTTAATGTCATTACTAAATCACAAACAACAACTTCTATTGAAGGAGAAGATGGTGAAAAGCCAGCAGGCTCTACAATTGTAGTAGCTCCTCCACAAACTAATAACTATATCAACCCAATCATGGGTATGGCTAATGATAGACGTAATAACAAGCAACAGAGAGATTATCAGACTGCCAAAGGTATAGCTAAAGGAAGAACTAATTAACAAATAATATAAATAAAACATAGAGATAAGATGTAGTGTCTTATCTCTATTATTTTTTTAAGGAAGGTGATAAATATGAGATTAGAAGTACAAGTTGCTACACAAAGTGACCCGTTAAATATAAGAAAAGGACCGAGTACAAGTAATGGAACTAATGGGGCCCTTCCTAAGGGATCTGTTGTAACGGTAAATGGTGTCTCGGGTGATTGGTATAAATTAGAGGACGGTAGAGGATGGATATTTAAGAATTACACGAAGGTGTTAAAGAATCTGGAAGAGCAAAAGCCTCCAGCACCAGCTCCAACTCCCGCCCCTGCTATGCCCGAAGATGCTTCAACAGGAACAAGTTTAGGACTTGATTCCAAAGTAATTCAGATGTTATATGACCAATCTAAGAAAGGTTATGACAAAAGAATAGATGCTTCAACAAGACTATTTGGCTCTCCATTTCAATTTACAAAACAAACTGATTTTAGATTAAATGAAGAGATGGATTTAGGACGTAAATATCTTGAGTCGATAGTGGCTGAATCTCCGATAGTTTATTTTATACCTGGTAGACCGAATTATTTACCAGATTTATCAGATTCGGAGCAAAAAGCAATGACATCATTCTTTACCAGTAAGTCGAACGATTCTGATACGAAATCAGTGTTGGATAAGATTCTTGGCAATAAGGATATTAGATACTTTGATTTTATTCCAGACTATGCAGAGTTCATTAAATATGTAAATATTCTATGTAGAATGTGTGCAATATATATTGGATTAGCTGACGAAACTGGACCTAATGGCACAACAGCATATAAATATTATGACTGGGGTGATTATAAGTATAAAAATGACTATAAACAAAAGAATGAAAAGAATAGCTCAGTATTCAGTCCCAAAGAAATGACAGCAGATTTATATGAAGCGATGTTTGGTCAATACCAATACACACAATTTTTCGTTGAACCTAATACATCGTTTTCAGAATCAACCAATAATAATACAACTACTTCAAAACTTGAAGGTATGTTTGATAGTGCAGAAGGAATTATTAAGGAAGTTGCCTTCCTAACTAACACTGCTGCGGTCAAAGGGTTGGATGATATGAGAGAAAGCTTTGCGAAAGGTATGGATGACATAGCACAGAAAATGCTTAAAAACTCAAAAGAGAACTTCTTTACAAGGCTTCTGGGTATGTCCTCTACTGTATTATCTGGATCAAATATTATATTCCCAGAATTATGGGGTGATTCAGCATATAATAAGTCGTACAATGTAACTATTAATCTAGTATCTCCATATGGAGATAAAGAAAGTATATATTTGAATATACTTGTACCAATGATGCATATATTAGCACTATCATTACCTAGACAATCTACTGCTAACAGTTATGCCTCACCGTTTTTAGTAAAGGTATTCTCAAAAGGATGGTTCTCATGTGAACTTGGAATAATTGACTCTATTAATATTGATAAGGGGGGAGATGGTTCCTGGACTGCTGATGGTTTACCATCTGAGGTTAAAATAACAGTTGGTGTAAAAGACTTATACAGTAACCTTATGATGACATCCAGTACAAAACCAGACCTATTCTTCCAGAATCAAGGGTTAATAGATTTTCTTGCAGTTACATGCGGAGTTGACATAACAAAACCTAACTTTATGCTTAAACTAGAAACGATGTTTGCCGTGTTCTTCGGTCAAATGGTAGATTTACCTGGAAACTATTTCAGGCAGTTTATACAGGACATCAGAGGTAAAGTAGAACCAATATTTAAGATTTAAGGATTGATGATATGAGCAAAAAAGAGATACGAGAATATAAAGAGAAATATGGTGAAATTCCTAATAATATATACGATAGATTTGTATATATCGTTCAGGAGTTGAAGCTTAAAGTAAAAGAGGTTGAAAAGATTAAAGAAGCTATCCTGAGATTAAAAAGAGCACGATGGGTTGAACTTGATTTTATATTTTATTTCTTGCCGAAAGCAACCCCTCGTGCAAGATATTCAGGTAGAACGAAAGTATTCTATGTAAAGAATGCTAGTGACAACAGTCAAATATTTAAAGATTTTATAGAAAACTCAGATGATGAGTATGATTTAATAGTAACACCATGTAAATTCTATTGCGATTTATATATGCCGATGCCAGCACAGATGAGTAAGATAGAAAAAATATTAGCTGAGCTTAAACTATTAGTTGCTATACCCAAACCTGATTGGGACAATGCTGGAAAGACATATTCTGATATGATTCAGAAGCATCTTCTATTGGATGATTGTCTAATAGTGGATGGGGCAGTTAGAAAATTCTATTCTTTTAAACCAAGAATAGAAATACATTTAGAATACATGGAAAAATTTGATTGTAAGTATAATAAGAAAAAAGTTGAGGGATGGAAATACTACCAGGAAAATCTGGATAAAATTACAGAAAAAGACTCAATTGTGTAATTTCTTACAAGCATATATACAAATATCTAATAGAAAGGAAATTGGAGGTGAGAATGATGGCAGCAGTTGTTAATCTATTCGAAAATGAATGTGTAACAAGTTACATCCAATCTCAATTTAAAAAGTTAAAAAAGAAAAAAGACAAAATTAACTGCGAACAGTTAATTACTAAGCTTAATGAATCTATTAAAGATAAATATACAATAAATAAAATATCAACAAATGAGTTAACTATTAAAGTTGACAAGAAGAAGATTATGGAGGATGTCAAAGCCGACATCTCCAATGAACTATCAGAACTGATAGGTCCTGATATAGATGTTAATTTTTTATTTAAATTTATAAAAAATAATAACGAACTTATAGTTCGCCTCAAAAGAAAAATAGAGTAGGAATGGTGATAAACCATTCCTACTCTACTTTTTTATTTTAAAAGTGATTGTGTTACTTTTCTAACAGCCTCGATAGAATATTCTTCAAGTCTGATAGTATATGCCATTTCCATAAGCGTGTACTTAGTTATAGCTTCAGCTAATACCAAGTCCATGTCGATATCTAAGTCATCTGAACCTAGAACATCGTCATCACCAACTTCATCCTCGATGTCATAATCAATGTCATCAAGGTCTTCATTTTCTTCTTTTCTTTTTTGCTCTTTATTACCATCATCAGATGCGATAGCTACATTTTCAAGCAATTCCTTATATGAATGTCTAAGTAATGCATTGAACAAAGTTGTCTCTTCAATAGGATTTTGCTTAATAGCTATTTTCGCTAAAGCTTCTTTAGCAGCTTCCTCAGTAGTAACATCAGGGTTTTCCTTTAACTCACCTTCGATATCAGAATAAAGTTCTTCCTGCTTAGCTTCACGACTCTTTTCGTCCTGAACAACAGTCAATACCTTATCTTTTACCAATTTAGCAAGCTCATCAATACCCAATTTATCCTTTTCGTAATTGAATGTTTCTTTTTCTTCTTCGTTCATCTCGAAGTTGATATCATCCAATTGCTCAGGATTCCTACACTCATTGATTTGTTGCATCTTTCTTGTAGCAACTTTTCTTGCAGTGTTTTCACAAAGAGTAAGCATATTTCGTAAAAGAGGAGAATTTGTTCTTTGAGTAGCAGACTCAAGTAGTTTGATACCTTTATTATTATCAACATATGAATCTGTTAATGCTCTAACATTTTCATAGTTTTCCATAATAAAGCTCTCATCCAGATAAAGAGCCTTCTTAAATACTTCAAAGAGAATCTCCTTGAATACTGTTACCTTACCTTGTGTGGTTAACTCATTAACCTTTAATAGAAGCTGGGATTCAAGTAATTGCTTATTGAATATTCCCTGATTCTTCTGTCTATAGTTGTAATCTTTCTCAGACTTTTTAGCCTTATCGTCGATATCCTCACAATGTTCTAAAACAGCTTTCTTGTTAAGATATTCTTTCGACGCCGCACCGTTACTTATCTTATTATAGTTATTGAGATCTTTTATTCCTGTAGAGAATTTCTCAACACGGGTCTCAATGTTTTTAAATACACTCATGCTATTCTCTCCTTTCTATAACTAAAGTTAATTACTATAATGTTTTAATTCTGTATAAAATCTATAACGATATCGCTTTCATGAATCGTCAAATACTCTGGTACATAGTTTAAGCGTTCATCCTTGGTTAACCTATTAAGGTCAACAGTTTTATTCTCAATAACCTGTACTGATGAGTCATAGTTATTAATATTTAAGAACTTTAAGTATCGAATATCAGGGAAATTATTCTCTAACTGTTGAATTAAATTAGAGATATAAATCGAGTTGTAACCTCTATTATTAACCCCTTCGATATAGTTCTTGACAAACAGTTGTATGTCTCTCTTAAGGGTTTCTTGTTCAGCACCTATATTAGGAGCTATCAAGAATTTGATACTACAGTTAACACGGTCAAGAAGCTTCAAATCATCACCTGCTAAGAAGTTTTTAGACTTACCGTAAGTATTATAGAACTTTAAGTCTATACCATAGTTATTGGTGATACTATTAACTGCCCCTTGCATGTAAGTATACTGTAAGAATAGTGTTTCCATGAAATGAGTATACATTTCAGGATTTTTCAATGTAGATGCCTTGATTAATGGTAAGAAGGATATATTCATACCATATGTGTCATTACCAAGGTCTTTGTATTTCATCTTACTTCTCACTATATTCATAGGAGACATCAGGTTTATCTTTTGCTCATAAGTTGTATACATATTGGTCAGAGTGTAATCATGCAACTCTGTAAGATAATCAAACTTATGAGTTAGTTTCTGGTCTGGATATTTATAAAAAGCGTATATATTAAGGTTTAAGTCTACCATTGGAATGAGCTTTATTTCACTCTCTCCAGTTATGATATCGTGCATATCATACGCTCTTATTTTTTGGCTATTTGTCATATAGTCATCAGTTTTTATATCTGCTTCATACGTATACATATTGGTCTTATCGTTATATTCCTTAAATGTAAAATCAACATAACACATCTCGGCAGCACTATAATCTTCTAACATACCTTTTACTTTCAATAACCCCAAATCAGTCCCATCCTCAGATACCAATGATGTTTCTAAATCAGTTGTAGGGGTTAGGAGTATGGTCAACTTATAGGTATCTTCCCCCATTAAAGAGTTTCTAGATACGTTAACACTGTTACAGATAAACTGTACTAATGAGTCACTATTAACATAGCTATATTCAAGAGGGAATCTATAGTTGATTGAATTTAGATAGAACCCAACAATACTAGGATTCTTTGTTACTGTAATAAGGAAAGGATTCGTGTAGACAAATGGGTCAGTTAATGCACTTATATCATCTTTTAATGTCTTACCAGGAATCAATTCCGAAGTATCTCTACTATCAGCTTTATATCTAAATAAACGTCCAGCCTTTAAAATATATCGGTTGGATTGTTCATATTCTATATCAAACTGAGATGGAGTCATATCCAAATGTAGAGTATTTGTAGGATAAATATCCTTATTCATATCTTTCATAATGGCAAATGCTGAGAATAGACGCTCGAAAGCATCGTCACGCCTTTTCAAGAATAGTACCTCATTACCGTATTTATAGCGGAAGTTTGAGAAGTACATCTGTAGGTCGTTCTCATTTGTATAGGAGCTAACTGTAGAGAATTTCTCAACTACTATACTCCTTATCTCGTCAAGTCCTAAACTATCCCTTCCATTCACACTCTCAGATTGCACAATAGCAAATAGAGCAATGTTATTATTATAGGCATATTTATCAGACTTAGGTATAACAGCAACATTGTTACCTTTATAGAAAGAGAAGTTCCCTTTTACACCTGTAGTTGTCTCATAATGAATTAACAATTCTGAGTTGAACTTTGGTTGGAAGTAATTATCTCTTGATGTAAAGGTTATTTCAATTTGATGTTCATTCTTAAACTTATAGTAGCAGAATGGAGTTCTTATAGGAGGCGTATTCATAAGCCTCTTAATTAACTGAGTATATGTCTTATCTTCAGGTGCTTTATAGAACACCTCGAAGTTAGCTAATTGGTCAAAGAACTGGAATGACAAGGTTGGTAAATTAATCTTGTCGTTTGTTATAATATATTCAGTTTGCTGGAATTTATTAACCTGTCGTACCTTTAATAATAAACCAATATAATTGGTATTTGTATACTTTATTCTCTTAGTCTTGATGTACGGATTAACTATATCACTTAGAGAATTCTTGTAATTTAAATCATATGAAGCCGTAAAGATATAATCACCCTTGTATGGTTTACAGTTAATGACGATATCATAATCTGGCATAAATTGTTTTCCCTCAATATCTATGACAAGATTTGAGTCTAATACGAACTCATAATAGTTATCTTTCTTAGTACCCAATTTGATAATATCCGCCTCATTCAAGAATAGCATTACTGATAAATTTGACGGATTAGCAAATAGGTTATCTAGTTGGAATAGAGATGCATAATTGTATATAGACTCAGGTATAATTGCCTTATTGGGGAACATTTCTTTTATAAATGTAGAAACTGAGTTAAAAGTATCTTCCGTTGTGTTTGCGACAAGTTCTGTAGTGTAACCAAGTAAACCTATATTGAGTTGATTAACATCATCAAGGTCAAAATACTTGGGTGCTATCTCGGTCATTGCAAACTCTTTTATGGAATAAATACTCGAATAATCTCGTTTAGTAGACATTTTATCACCCCTTTTTTAAAAATATCGGAATTTCAATTTGAAGTCATACCCTCCTGAATTATCCTGTCTAGTCTCAATAAATGGAGCACCAGCCATTGCTTTACCAGTTGACAATAATTCTTTTTCATATGTCTTCTTGTACAAATAATAACCTGTGCTATTTTTATTAAATTCTGCTAAAGACAGAGGGCTGAAATCTTCTTTAAATGCGTAAGCATAGTTTATAGAGTATTCTGGCATTTTAACCATGTTTCCTCTTGACCAGCTTTGTGTGCTCGAAGGAGCATTTGTTGGAAATACTCCATAATATTTAGACCAGAATAAAATAGTTTCTCCATCTGGTCCACAGACTATGTAGTATACACTACAAGCATAGTCTAATATTTTTTTCTTTATATAATCACGGTCGGCTTTTATCTCGCCACGATACACCCTTGAGATATATTCTATCCAAGCTTTGTGAGTTTTATAAACTGAGAAATCCTGGTCATCTATATAACTGACCGAGAATGACCCAGCAGTTCTAGACTCAATATTATTTTTTCCATACTGTACTTTATACCCTGTAAAGGTTTCACCATGTTCAACAGTCTTGATAAACTCATCTGACAATTCAAATGAACTTGCAGTATTAGACAGAAATGCATGAAAATCATGTCCTGCCGAAAAATGTCTTGTCAAAGATAAGATTACTTCAGGATTGTTTTTAAATAAGTAGTAAAACACAGGGTCATTAGAAACCTGTGAATTTAACTGATAGTTCCCTCCACCTAAAGGGTCGACCAAATTTAAGTCTGGTCTTGTAAAGAATACATGTGAAAATGTTTTACCTAGGTGGTAATCTGGATAAGCAACCTTAAACCTATTAAATCTTCTAAATAGGTTTCTACTGATTGACTTAAACCCATCATCACCTATCAAATTCAAATTATTCCTAACAGCCTTTAAATTGTTATTAAGGAACGATGTGTCAGTAAAATAATTATATATTTTTACACCATTATCCACTACCGATGTAGGAAATCCTGACGAATTTGGTGTAAAATCTATACGGTCATAATCTGGTAACCCGAAAGCAAATTTATCCTTCATCTCACTACCAAATACAATATCCTTAGCTACATCCTTCTTCTCCATTAGACTATTTATTTTATCATGGTCTACTGCTGGAGGCGGAGGGTCTTTTGGTGGCTGAGGTTTTGGTGCATCTGGTGCAGGTGCTGGAGGTGTCGGGTCTGGGGCTGGTTGCGGAGCAGGTTTGGGTGTTAAATCCTCTAGTACCGTAACATAGTTATAGCTTGCAGAAGGTTCTTTACCACAAATCCACCCACGTCCATCTTCTAGTTTATACCAGGTCCATCCACCACTTGATTGTGATTCTACAACTATGGTTTCAGCACCCTTGTTGAATGAACCTACTACAGAAGTTGATGTACTTGCACCACTTCTTATCCTAAGTGGACTACCACCTGTTGTTATTTTAACTTTAAGACGCATTATATCACCTTCTTTTTTTCTATTTTAAATTATATATTTGTTTCCACTTGAAAATTTAATGGAAAGAATAGATATATATTATTACAATGTGTATAAAGGAGAAAGATAAAAGACATCAATCTCTTTTAGACACTGTGAAAAATAATTTATGAAAACCGCCCGCAATATAGCGTTAGTTAGAGATGACTTAAAAATAAAATTCGGGAGGATGGTTTTTATGATTTATTTAGCACAAACAATTATTATGATGACGGGGGTTGCTAGTAAGCTAGCAAACAGAGAAGAGGTAAATAAAACGAGGAAAGAAAAACTCGATAATTATATGAAGAAAGATGATTATAATAAACAACAAGAAACAATGAAAATGTTTAATGAAAACATGTGTAGATAGATAGAAGAATAACGGGAGCCAAACCGCTATTTGCCCTTAACCCCTTATAATAATAGGCAATGTTAAGGGTGAATATTTTTTTTGTTTTTAAAACATATTAATAAATCATATTAATAGAAAGGGTGATAAAAATGAGCATTCTAAAGGATATATTAGACACCGTGCGTGACATAGATGCTGCTGGAACTATGGATGAATACTTTAGAAAAAAGAAGTATTCTTCAATATCCAAGAGAAGCATGGAAGGAACACTTCAATTTCCAGTGCTAGTGTCTAGATCATTAGATATCCAAACACTTCAAATGATTACGAAAGCTCTTGAAAGACAGTATTCAACTTTCACTCAAGTAGCCATCACTATGAGTCCATTTCTTAGAGTGGACGCAGATAAAGACCCTGCTGGTTTCTTAAGACAATTTCATCAGAATACAGATGTTAAGTCAGACTTAATGGATGTAATGAATTTTGGTGTGGATGTTCTTAAAGATAACTATACACTTTATGTAAGTGAAAATGGGACTAAAGCTGTAATAGCTGGAATATACGATGGTGCTACTGGTAAAGTTATTGCTGAGAACAAGGAGCTTCTTGGAAGTGTTCTTGAGCATGTGAGATTTGATAATCTCAATGACAAATTCATCCCAACGGGTGGTACATTATATAAATTTGCAAATGAGAATCTCTCAAAATACCATAATAGTATCGTAACTGAAGCTAAAGGTGGTAAAGGAGGGGGAAGCCCTAGACCTATTACTAATAATAATACGGATAGGAGCACAAACCTCAATAATATGATGTCTAATAACATCATAAGCACTACTGTTAATCAGTATGAGACTAAGGCTGCTGAGAATAAGAGATTTGCACCAAGTCAAATGGATGTTAGACTTGCCGATAAAGTATTAACTGATAATGATGTTAAGAAATCCAACGAATTAGTTCCAACTACTCTTCATATCAGAGTGAAGATTCTTGGACCAGATAAAACTGACGGTGGATACCTTGATTTCATAATCGGAGTTAAGGCAACAATGCATCCTATCAATTCCGATGAAATGGTAACAAATATCATTAACGGATGTAAGAGTAATAACAAATTCTTTGATTTCATAAGATGGACTTCTGGAGAGATTAGTTTCTTCAAGGATTTCGTATTCAATATCAAAGAAATAAAAGATGATGTAGTAAATAGAAGTGCAGGTTCTTCTCCATGGTGGATCACACTAAAGAGAAGAAGAGCTCTTGCTAAAATCAAGAGTGCAATTATGCTACCAACTCAAATTCTTCCTAACGCTTCAATAGTGTTATCAATGGAAGAAGTTGAATATATTAAAACAAACTACGGTTATGATTTGATGAATCCTGACTTCGTAGACAAAGTTATGCAAACTTACTTCTTACTTGGATTTGTGGTTGTTGACAATTCAACACAAATTGCACACTTCATGTTCGATGGTAAGAATAACTTCGAATCTGTAACATTTAATGGATTGGAGAAAGAAAACTCCAATGATAAGACATTTAAAGAAATGCTCAAACTTGTTAACAGATACTAATTTTTTTAGAAAAGTGAGGTGAGAAAAATGATAACTATAAATCCAGTTATGAAAATATTGGTAGAAAACGCTGTTACTTACAGTGAGAGGAATAGACTATATTCCCTTATGGAGTCTGAGATGAACAATGTTAACAATGCGATGATATCAAATCTGTATAAATCCGCTGTTGACAAAGCTCATATTGATTTTGATGACATCCCTCAAAGTAAGGGTGACATCACAGCTTATTCAGGGTACAACTCAATGACATCGGTACTGTCCTTAATAAAAGAAATTGCTACAAAAGCCAATACTAGGATTGCTGAGATAGATGTGGTAACTCAAGCTATATCTAACATAGCAGCATACAGAGATTTATTCGAGAAAGGGTTCAAGCTTGAAAAAGAGTTTATAATCCTTCAGTATAATACTCTAGTATATGCTTGTGTTGAAGCTGTGTCCACTATTCTGGCTTCTTATGTGGATTTCATTAAGAGACCTGACCGAGTAGAGTTCACCATTATAAAGAATGCTAGGCAAGGAGGTTCCTTATGTATTACTAATCTTGACAAGTTCAATCTTAGTGTTAAACAAGGAGACTTTGCCAGAGTATTAAATGCCGTTGTTAATAGCGGCAAGGAAGGTTTTGTTGGGGTTGACGACCTTATTGTACCAACATTAATAATAGGAGGGGTTGTAGTATTAGTACCTCTTATAAGAGAATTAATATTCTTCTTCTACTATTCTAGAATGAAAACTGCTGACTATCTTAAACAACAGGCTAGGTTGCTTGAGATAAATAAGCAAAGTCTTGAATCTGGTACAGTATCTGCTAAGAAGAAAAATGAGATTCTCAAGAAACAACAAGAAGCTATTAATAAGCTTAATGAGATTTCAGACAGAATAAAGGTTAACCATGGTTTAACAGAAAATAAAACTGCGGTTGCTTTAAAACAAGAAAATAAGAGCTGGACGCTCGACAATATCCAGTCCCAGTCTGCATCTACAGACCAGAATGGATTTAAACTATTATAAATTTCAGATTATTTAAATTACAATTACAAACATATTTATAAAAAATATTATAGAAAGGTTGTGAGTAGATCATGAGTATATTTGGTAGAAATACTACTAATTTAACTGCTCCTGTTTTCGAGGGTTATTCTTGCGAAAATAATGGAGATTTACTGGCTATTCAAGAAGGCTTTGAAGATCAATTAGCAATTATTGAGTCTATACACGCTCTCGATATGGAAGAACTTAGCCTTAAGAGAGATCTTAAGATTTTAACCGAATCAAGTGCAGTAGAGGCTAGAATGGCTGAATTCGAAGCTGTTGCTGAAGGAATGGTCAAAGACGTTTGGGCTAAAATAAAAACGTTCCTCGAGAAAATGTGGGGAAAAATTAAGCAATTCTTTGCTTCTGTTGTAAGATTCTTCGACGGAATGTTTAAATCAGGCAAAGAGTTTGCAACAAAGTACGAGAAGCAACTTAGAAAACTTAACCTTTCAGGTTATGAGTATAAGATGTTCAAGTACACTAACCTTGACGGTGATAAGGCTTCAACATTACTTGAAGTTGCAGAGAAAGAAATTGAAAAGAAATTCGCAGTTCCAGAACCTGCTGGATCTAAGATAGAAGATCTTGACAAATTCATTGACAGAATTGATGAAGAAAGATCTGATTTCTTTGATTCCTTAAGAGGAACTTATGCTACTGGTAGCGGAAGTCTTGACAATGAAGAGTTTAAAGAAGCTCTATTTGCACACTTCAGAGATGGAGCTACTGATGACAATGATAAGGAAGATGTTAAGATTAACATCGGAGAGATCATCAATGTTCTTAAGACTAACAAAGACCTTAAGAATGCTGAAGACGCAATCAAAGATTGTGATAAGATTTTCGAAAAGAAAATTAAGAAGGTTGGAGAATGGGAAAAGGCTTCAGATAAAGCTGTTGGTGACAAAACCAAGTCTGAGCACGTTAGAAACGTTGCTGCTAGAATGGTTCAAGTTGCTCAGAAAGAAGCTTCATTATTCAGCGAAGCTAAGACAATTGCTCTTGACTGGTTCAGAGCTTGGAAAGAAGCAGTTACTGAAAGAAATAACACTTACAAAGCTGTCTGCGTAAATGCATTCAGGTATAAAAAAGTAGATTAATATAGAGGGAGGGAAAGAAAATGGCTATATTCGGAAATAGATCAAAAAGCTACGTTCCTGCTACAGAGAATGTTGGATTTATCCAACCGACTAATGAATGTTTTGATCAAATCATAACTGAGTCTGCTAAAGATTCTTACCAGCTCAGAGCAGGTATGTATATATCTGATGTTATGATGGAAGAAGCAGTTCTAGAAAGTGCTGCTGACCCAGAAGTTCTTCTCGAAGCTTTCGGGAAAGGTGTATGGGCTAAAATAAAAGAAATGTTCAGCAAGCTTTGGGCTAAAATAAAAGAATGGTACAACAAGTTCAAGAGAATGCTTGCTATAATTTTCACTTCTGGTTCAGATTTCGTTAAGAAGTTTGAAAAAGAATTAAGAGGAAAGACTGCTAAGGGCTTCAAGTATACAACATTTAAGTATACTTATGATGCTGGCGGAAATGCATGTGCTAAGAATATAGGTATAATCACAATGGCAATGGACACTTACAGAAACGGTGTTGTTGATGCTGATGTTACTAAATCAGATAGCCATCATGATGCACTTGATAAGAATAAGTCTTCTTACAAAGCAGAGTATAACACTGCTGATGAAAAAGAAGAATTACTCAAGAAGCTTGGTGGAGACTCTGTTGAAGAAGTTATGGAAGAAGTTCAGAAAGCCTTCAGAAATGGTGAAGACACTAAAGAAGAGTTTGAAGACTTCTCAAGTAACTCCAAAGAATACATGATGAGCTTCATCAAAGAAAAAGACAAGGCTCTTAAGGAAGTTGAAAAAGAAGAGCAAAAGGTTAACACTGAGTTCGATAAGATTATAAAAGCTATCGACAAGGCTGCTAACAAGTTTAAGGGAGATGACTATTCAAAGGTTTCTCCATATGTATCACATGCAACTGAAATGTTGAGATTCGGAGCAACTGTGCTTTCATCTCTATCAAAGGTTGAAGCTGACTGCATAAAGGAAATGGCAAGAGAGTTCGAAGCTATTCTTAAGCATTACCTAACATTCAAACCTGTTAAAGAAGGTTTTGATGGTGATGCCAACGAAGCTGGCGAAGGTGCTGAGTCAATCCTTGAAGCTGCAATGAAATACGTTTAATAAATAAGAATTATACTAGATGGCTTCGGTCATCTAGTATAATTTTTTTATTCCAAACAAATTAATAAAAGAATACAAGAAAAGGAGTGATATAAGTGATATACAATAATATTTTCACTAATAAGCCTACAGCTCCTACATCAAGACTGAGATGTGAAACTGATGATTTCGATATATCTCAATCTTGTTTGGAGACTATGTTAATATTAGAAGAAGAATATTTTGATATTAACAAGAATCATATTCAAGTTACTCATTTATCAATGAAAGAACAGAGCCTTGAAATACTTACAGAAGGATTCGGCGACTTTATTGATTCTGTAATAAGATTCTTCAAAAACCTCATGAAAAGGTTCACTGAATTCATGAAGAAAGTATTTATGATTATCAACGCTTATCTCGGTGACTTTGATGCGTTCCTAACTAAATATAAGGACCATCTTCAGAAGTTAGATCCAGACTTCACTATCAAGGGGTATGATTATGTATTCCAAGATAGTATTCCTAGGCTTGATAAGATAGATGCCATAATTAGTGACTACAACAGTGAACTTGAGCAGTTAGACGGAAAGAAGAAAGGTGACATAATTAAAGAAAAGGATAAATACGTTGCTTCAACTCAAATGAATAAATTAAGAGCATATGTGCTTGGTATGTCAGGTGAGATAGAAGAAGACGAATTTGTTAAGACTGCTAGAAAGCTATATAGAAAAGGTGAGGATGAGGAAACAGATATTGAAGTTAAGAAATCATACCTTACTAAGATAATCAACGATTATCCTCACACGAAGAAATTATATAATGATGCTGTTAAAGAAAGAGACAAAGTAATGGCTCTTATAGACAGTATGAAGTTATTCTTCGAAAAGAGTGCCAGTGTATATTACAAGGGTAATAATAAGACCATAGGTATGAATAAGATTGAAAAGAAAGAAAGTGGTTATGGTATTAAAAATACTGGTAATAAAGTTGAGAAGAATTATGCATTTAGTGACCTTGAGAAGATAAATACTTTCTATAACTTTAAGTTTACTCAAGCTAAAGAGCTTGGTAATATCTGTGTAACAGCAATGGTTGAGAAAGTTAATGCTCTTAAAGAAGCATTAAAGCTATATAGAGTGATAGTTAGAAAGTCAATGACTCATAAAAAAGAAGAAGAGAAGAAAGAAAATTAAGAAAGGAGTGAATATAAATGGATTACTGTATGGAAGTAACCGCTAAACATATACTCTTCAACAAGGAATTCAATGAAATCCTGTTTGAAAGAATGGAAGCCGAGTCGGAATTCATGATAGCATGTTTGGAAGACCATCACATTCTTCTTGAAGAAGTTGGTACTCAAACTAATGCTAAAACTGAAAGTTTATGGGAACGAATCAAATCATTCTTTCAAAGACTAATTAATGTGTTTAAAGGAAAGGCTAAGAGCCTTTTTGAATCCAACAAGGAATGGATGGATAATAACTTTAATAAGCTTGATAAGATAAACTATGCAGACCTTAAGATAAGTGCATTACCTTATTGGGAAATGCCTATGGAGAAAATGAGAGATGTTGCATCTGCCGTTGAGACCAAAATCAGGTCTGCTGCAACTAATCCTAAGTCTAAAGAAACTTATTCAGATATGAACAAGTTAAAATCTGAATTATTGTCTAATTATCTGGATGAGAACGGAGATCTTACTATAGGATTAAAAAATACCTATAGATGTGGTCAACCTAAAGGACCTATTAAGCCTGTTGCTCTCGAGGGTCCTAATTTAGAGAGACTAGTAAAAGAATTCAAAAACTATTGCTATAATTATGGTAAGGACATAGAGCCGTTCATTCAGGGATTAATGAATAAGGCTGAAAAAGAAATTAAAACAATTGAAGGTATGATAAAGAATATCGCAGCAAAAGAAAGTTTCTGCTTGGTTGAGAATTCATTATATTCTGAAACTGAGCTTAAATACTGTGATAACTTTATAGTATTAGAAGCTGAAGCACCTGCCAAGGAAGAGCCTAAAAAGGAAGAACCTAAGGTTCTAGATGCTTCCAAACAACCAACCAAAGTTGAAGTTGTTAATAAGGGTGATGCTAACCAAAAGGAAACAGATGATATAAAACAGACATATAGTAAATTGAATTCTGACCAACTATCATTTGCTAAGAATGCAATGCAGATATATCAATTAAGTATATCAGCATTAATGACAGTATTGGAAGAAAAGTTTTCAGCATATCTCAATGCTCTTAAGGGTATTGTAAATGAAGCTGGAAAAGGAATCAGTAATGACCCAGGAGCTACCCCTAAAGTAGAAGGGGAAAAGAAAACTGGAGTAGCTGGAGCTGCTGAAACAGTAGTAAATAAAGTTAAAGATAAGGTAAAAAAATAAGATGATATGGATAGAGATTAACTCTATCCATATCATTTTTTAAACTCTGCAAACCCAGTTATTATAAATTCTTCTCCAGATTTGCCAAATGTGACCACTGATTTGCTTATTCTGTAATTACCACTATGAGACTTATTTATCTCAGTATCTTGAAATAAGAATATAAATTCCTTATTAGGACTAAGTGATTCTATGTCAAAATCATTAAGACTGACATGTACCACATTACCATTCTCTCTACGCCTATGAGCCTCAGCTTCATTGATAAAATTGTTATTATATCTATTAACCAATATTTTGTATGATCCACCGCCTCTTTGAATAGCATTACTATTTATAGTCTTCACTGTACCACTATAAGGGTTTATGGTAATAAGGTTATTGCCGTCTATTTGGTCATTGATTATAGAATCATTATACATATTGATTGAACCTGGTGTCACATTGATAAAGAATCTTTTTTCTTTTTCATTTATTAAACTACCAGGATTGAATGAATGTGCATTTGTAGGGTCTTTAATTGTAAAGATAGTTTGTCTAAACTCATCTCTACGGTATGCAGTACATGTAGGATTTCTATCAATTATATAAGATGCATCAACATCAAAAAAAATCAACGAGCCTTTATTATAGAAACCATACTGTTGCTCAAGATACAATAATTCTCCCAATACAGTCAAAGGGGGCAATACTAACTCTTTAACTGAACCTCTATTATCAAATGGTGACATTAATACTCTATTAAAACCAGATGTTGATAAGCAGTATGTTACAGCATCAACAAGACTAGCACTAGATAATACAGCATTGATTATTTTTTTAGAGTTCAGTAAATCACTCTCCTTGAATAAATAGAAACTAACTTCATTATTAAGGTCTCTTGGGGTCTTCTGAGATTTCTCAGTTTCCTTAGAGGTCTTTTGTTGATTCTTATCTATATTCGGAGTATTATCGTCTATAAATACACTGAAAACATCATTAAATACATCTCGCTTAAATCTAAAAGCTTTCTTAGCATCAAATATAGATTTCTGCATTCTCATTCTTATTTTAACGCCAAGTTTATTACTTAAAATTTTAAAATATAAATTTGGGTCCATTGTCATGTTAACCCTTAATATAGGGAAATAATCATTATCAAAATCTCTCTCTAATGATATTACTGTAATTTGCTTAGGGTCCATATTTACAGGATTAGGGTCATTAGGAAAGATAATATCAAATGAATCCACATTATATCTATAAAATTGCATTACATTAGGTGTACCTTCTGCCATTTTTATTCACCTCTCTTATTAGTTATTCATTTATATAAATGTATGCAAATAAAAAAATAAAGCCAAGCGGCTTTACTCTTCTATAACCTCTTCTACTTCTTCACCTTGTTGGGTTTCAGTATTATCAACATCAGTATCCTGAGACTCATTAATATAATCTGAAGGAATATATTCTGTAGCTAATGTTTCCTTTATCCCAAAATCAAAGGTGACTAGATGTATATTAACATTTCCTTCTGGGTCGGTTTCTCTATAACCAGTTGGCATAAATAATACCTGTTCAGAATCTCCTATTAAAGCATCCTGAAGTATTTTACCCATAGGGGTTTGAAGTACGATTATCTGTCCCATAAGTTTTTGGTCATCCCACCAGAATCCTTTTATATTATGTGACACCTTCATAGGGTCTACATATAAGGCATATTCTTGATCCCCTCTACTGCTACATCCATACCAACAATCCAATGTTAGTAATTCCTTGATTCTAGGATTTTCAAGTCCTCTCTCCAAAGCTGATTTAGATATTGCACCTTCTACACCGCAATCATATAGAACTACAGTGAATGAAGTTTGAGGGGGTTGGGGTGTCTCCACTTCAACAGTGGAGTCTATTACTTCCCCAGGAGTAACATTTTCCTCAATGTTTTCTCCTGTTATAATTTTTTCTTCCATGCTAGAACCCTCCTAAATAAATATATTTTTCTTTTCTTTCTTCTTAATTAATTTGTTCGCATCGGCAAGCTCCAAAATATAGAGTGGATAATTTGTGAAGAACTCATCATTTATCTTCTTTAATGAAGCATTGTCGAACTTATCAACTAATTGAGAAGTTATTGTATATAAATCTTTGATGTTGCAAAGCTGATACTGTGTGTCAATATCAACACAATAGAAATTGTTTAATACTAATGGTTTAAACTCTTCCTTTATAATATTTGAAAGAATATTGATATTATACACATCTTCACCAATAACATTTTCTTTCTTAGCTTTGTTAATCATCTTAATGATATTAGTTAAACCAACTCTCTTTATCTTATCAATGTTTCTATATTTATCACCCATAAGCGAAAGTATGAATGGATAATATTCACTATTAATATCTGTATCACTATCAACCTTTTCTTCTTTCTTAATAGTAGAGATAAGATTCTCTTTACTGACCATATAACTATTATCCTGTTTTGGTCTAATAATATAATGACCTTTATTCGCATATTGGTAATCATATTTATCTGTAGAAACAATGAAATTAACGATGTTGTCTTCTACATCATTCGTTATAATGCGAGGTACAAGAGAGGATTCTAAATGTTCTCCTTGAATCAGGTAAACCCCCTCTATGTACTCTAATATTATCTTTGTGAAAGGAATAGCGTTATCTAAAACGCTACCTAACACAAAATGATTTGGATTCTTAGAATATTTATGTTCGTAATATGTCCTATAGTCAGGGTTAACTAACCTATTTTTATAATAACTTTTAAATGGGAATGAAAAGTAAATATAGACCTTGGAATATATCTTATTCTTTGTAAAGAACCATCTATAATGAGCCGCAAGATTCACTATATTACTTATCATCTCAAAAGACCTATCTTCAGTTTTAACCCTCAGGTATTCCTCTATATTAGAGGAAGCTAATTTCTTTAATACAGATTCAAAGTTTATAAATATATTAACTTTGGAATCTTTTGTTATATCTTTACAGTGCTCGCTTATTAACTGGTCAAGTTTCGTAAATTTTACCTTGAATAGGTTAAATATAGCATCCATATATTTATACCTGTGGTGATTCTACTTGATATACAAAATGCTCCATTCCTGTAATTATATCTTCACCAAAAAATGCTATATCAAGCTTATCAAGTATAAGTTTAATATCTTCCAGACTCTGTACTTTTGACCAATCTATTTTAAATATTTTAACTGGTGCCATCTGAAACTGAAGGGTTGATTTTTCCCATCCTTCATTGCTCTCAATTCTATTTGCAAAATTATGTTGAGCAGGTGTAACTTCTAAAACATTACAAGTTTCTTGATTTTCATTATTACCTATCATTTTAATACCCCCTAGAGATTTATCTCTATAATATATTTTTCATCAAAACAATTATTAGCCGCTTTACTTGTAATAGTAAAGCGATTCTTTCTTCTGGAAACTGCTTTTTCTAGAGCTTCCATAGTACCATAATCTTCCTCAAGTAATATATCTACAAGTCTATCAGATTCTTCATCCGTTAGACTTATTCCTTTACCTATTCTCTTAGCTGATAAGTTAAGATTCCTTATATCCAGTGTTGCAGGATTATTATTCCATGAAATCTTAGCAACAGCTTTACACCAATCATGTTTATCACTTTCTTTAAGAGTGCCTACGAAAGATTCTATTTCATAAGTTAACTCTTCTGGTTTAACTCTAGGCATCGTATAACACCTCCTTGCTATAAAAAAATAAGGTAGGATATGTCTCCATATCCCCTTATCTTTTTTTATTCAGATTACTCTTCCATTCTTTCGATTATCTGGCTGAACTTATCGAAGCTTGAAGCATCTTCCTTGTCGATGAACTTGTTAGTCTTAACAACGGTAATGATGCTGTTCTTCTTCTTCAGCTTAACAACTTCAGGAATAGTAATTGAGTGAACCTTTGGATCAGCAGCGAACATGATACCTAAAGTCTTGAATACGTCGCATTTAACGTATAACAGTCTTTCAGGATGTACGCCAATCTTCAATTCTTTGCAAAGTGGATACATTGCTTTCTTGAGCTTTTCGGAAGCTCTGTAGGAACCTTCATCCATCTTCTTTTTGATGTGGTCTGGGATATTACCCATATTGGATGCAACGTCCTTGCTGTTTGATTGAAGGAACACATAAAGTGTAACTTCTGGTCTTTGGCTTCCATCTCTGATTACATGTGCTCTTACAGCGGCAACTCCATCAATTTCCTTTAGTCTTGTAAGGTAATTGTATACGAATTCTTCAATAGCTGCACCTGTCACATTGTAAACTACACCAATTGGTTCAATGTCTGCATTACGGTCTAATAGACCAAACTTCTTTCCTTGATTTTGATTTTGATTTTGACTCATGATATTACCTCCTAATAATATAATTATTTTTTTGTTACCTGAAATATAATTTTATATTCATTACCCGATTATAATATATAATTGAAAATCGAGTTACCTTTTATTACCTTTGTAATGTACCTCCCTCATTAACACTATTATTTTATCAGACCAACTATCACTAGCTGGACAATAAACAGAATTAATTTTTCCAGGAGTATCTAATCCTCTGTTTATGTAATTATCTTTAATTATCCTCCCAAACGCATAAACAGATTCGGACTTCGTATCATAGCTGAAAGCGTGCTTATATGGATTGCTGTCTAGAGCATTTAACCCAAATAAATTATTTTTATCTTGGGCTATCCTAGTTGTACCATTACCACTTTCAAGTCTTGCTACTGCTATAGTAAATAGAGCGTTAACTCCATATTTTTCCTCAACTTCTAATACAGCTTCCTCTATACCTTTTAATGCAGTCCCTTCAGTTATCCGATATATATCATCTAATGATAAACCTGATTTGGAAGATACATTAAGGGTAAAATAAGAACCCATGGTTCCACCTCTTGATACTGACACTTTTGACAGTCTAGAGGGTTTTTCACCAGTATGTTTAGTAATATAATCAGAGTGAATGAAACCATCAGCATTTTTATACCATTCACCTTCCTGCCCAATTACTTCAACTATATTATTCTGATGATAAACTCCAAGTATAGTCCCATTCATGGAAGCTTCTTTCCTAACATTCAATGCACTTGCTGTAACCTTATATAAGCCATTTATTATAGGCTTTACTGGTTCAGGCTGAGGATCTTCAACTACTACAGGTGAAGGTGCAACCTCAACAATTTTTTGTTCTTCAATTTTAAGAGGAGCACTCTCCTCAACTTTTACTTCTTCAACGTTTAAATTTATAGCAGGTATTAATTTACTGCTATTTTCCATATTAACATTTGATAATGTTGTCAATGATAATAAAACTCCTAATACTACGCCACCTAATAATGGCATTATCCTCTCCTTCAGTGAGGTTATCCTATTCATAAAAATCACTCCTAAATTAAAGATTTTACTATTATGTTCTAACCCTAGTAAAAGGTTAAAATTTGGGCTTTCATATGAAAGCCCATCTTTTTATGAAATCATTATAGTTCTTAATATCTTTTTGATACCTTCTATGCTATCTCTAGTAACATTTATTGTCAGTTTACCATATCCACTTTCATCATAGTATTTAGCAAAGTCAAATCCAGGCTCTGCCTTCTGAACTTCCTTTAGATATGTTTTAAAGTCATTGATAGCGAAGGTTCTTGCTTTTTCAGCATCCTTTTTCTTTTCTGGTTTTATTTTGGCATCTTTCTTATAAATAACATCCCTTTCTATAGTTGTTATCATAGCAAATAGGAATGCGAGATTCTTCTTCATCCCTTCATAGTTTTTAGCTTTACTATTAGCTAATAACAGCTTATGATTTTCCGAATACTCATCCATATAGGTTTTCCTCGGTTTAAACTCAAATTTCATATTACCATCTTTATCAATGGTAATTCCCTCTGTGAGAACGCTTGGAGTTCTTCTCTCGGAACATAGATTAATCGTAATAATCTTGACAGGAGTCATCTTCTGCGGATTTCTTAAGAAATTTAATTCCGCATTCATACACTCACCATCATAGAGTTTCACTAGGATGTATTGATTAGTCACCCCTACATTCTTTCCTAGTAAGAACAACTGATTCTCATTAACGCCATAATAGAATCTTTCTCCATTTCTATCCGTTGAAGGATAAATAGAAGTTATATATTCTTTTAATTCTGAAAATACCATTATATCTTTGGCATCTAAAGTTAATGTGAAGTCAGTGTTATAACGACGTATATTGTCACGGCATAATGAACCTGTTAAGAAATCTATTATATCATAAATCTCTCTATTCCCTCTAGAAACTTCATTCAAGAAGAACGGTTTATCATCTCCAAAGAAGGATAATGAACAACCCATCATGTTACTCATTAGTATAATATTTATTTCATTTTTCATTTCATTTTTCGTAGTATTGAGGAAATTTTCAGTATTAATGAAATTGAGATTATCTGATTTAAGAGCTATACCAATAGCAAGTCTTGGAATAGGTATAATAGTATCTACATTAGGTTCATCCTTTAATAATCTTATTGAAAGATCTCTTAATGAGCCCATGATCTTATTTACCTTTTCTATCTTCTCATCCTGATTTGCTTCAGAGGTCTTTGCTATGTTTTTCAACTCTGTTATTGTTGTATGACATGCAAATATCAACTGCTCAAGTAATCTTTCTACTAAATATATATTGCAATTGAAGTTGTTGCATATGTCCTCTAGTAGTTTAATCTTAATGTTAGCCGCTGGAACATTCTGCCTATAAATATAATTATCTATAGCATATGTTATATCATCTAAAATACCAGTAGTGAGATTGATTATCTTAGAAAGTTCAGTTGATATACTCATGTAATCATGAAAGTATAAAAACTTATGATAAACTTTACTCATTATTTTATTTATCAACGCTATTGGATTGATTAGATGATGCCCTTTACTAACTTCTTCACCGAAAGATGCTCTGAGCTTAGGGATTATTTCCCTAGAAAGACATTTTTCGATATTAATCATTTCTTCCATAGTTTGAGGGTCTGAACTTAATAGATTCTCAAATATGGAGTAATTGGGTTTTCCGATACAATCAGGAGATGGTATCTCTACTGATTCATTTACCAATGCAAATCCGTCTTGAGCTAATGACACTTCCTGTACTATATTCTTATCAGCGTATTTATAGAAAGGATTTTCTTTGCTGATTCGAAGTTTAAGTCCTAATTCTTTAGCACGTTTATTTATGTTATTAGCTAGTGCATTCTTTTTGACGGGTTTACAATATTTGAAGAACTGAATGGCTTTCCTTACATGTTCTTCATCATGAAGGGGGTAAGCCCTATCCTCAGGAAGTCCAAAAGTCCCATCAGGCAGTTCTTTTCTCTCTTGAGATGTTAATTTACTCTCATGAACTATTCCCATCTTTATCATCACCTTTCTTTATATTATACTTACATAGATGTTTTTAAAATAATAAAATGTAGGGGTAGATAATTCTACCCCTACTAAAATACGTTATATTTTGAATTTTTCTACAATAGCAAGTAATCCATTACTTAGTTTATCAAGCTTTTTAATAGTATTAAGATTTTCTTCGCTTCCAGCAAGATTCTGTTCAACAGAAGCTGTTATTTCTTGTATATTGGCAGAAAACTCTTCTGTTAAACTAGCATTATTTTCAACCATACTTAATACGGTTACTTTATTTGCATCAATATTGATTACAATATCTTTAAGTTTATTTGTTAACTGAATAACTTCATCAATTGAGTCAGAAATATTCTTAAATGATTCATTAGACAAGTTTATTGTACCAGTCTGCTCCTTCATAGTACTATCAAATTTAGATGAATACTCAACTAATTTCTCAATACCAACAGTTATCTCACTAAGTTTTGATGAAATATTAGCACTTTCTAATTTTGTATGATCCGAAAGTTTCTTTATCTCATTAGCAATAACTGAGAAACCATTGTTTTCTTTTATCTTAGCATCCTCTATTAAAGCATTCAAAGCCAAGAGGTTTGTTTGACCAGAAATATTATTAATAATTTCCAGTATATCTTTTATCTTATTTGATTTTTCGTAAATATCAGCAACCGTTGTATTCATATTTCCAACAGCAGCGTTTACTACTAAATTGTCATCCATCAATTCTTTCATTACTGATAACCCGATATTACTTTTTTGCTGGGCAATAACTACCCTGTCAACCATGCCACTAGATATTTCATTAGCCTTATCTAATAGAGAGCTGAGATCTGTCAATGATGCAACACTCTCTTGATTATTATCAGCCAATACTTGTATACCAGCAGCCATTTCGTTACAACTAACACTTATTTGTTGTAAACCAGAAGTTCTCTGTGTAGCAGTTGCACTCAGTGACTGAGCATCATGAGATAATATATTACTGCTACTTTTAAGTTCTTTTATAATTCCTATAAGCGATTTCTTAACTTTATCAACAGACCTATTTATATCTCCTATTTCATCAGGAATATTTAAATCGGCAGAATCAGTATCTCTAGTAAAGTCTCCCAAAGCTATATGCCCCAACAATTCACTACTCTTAACTAGAGGGTTTGATATCCTAGTTGACATTATCGAAAATGTTATTGATGCCAATAGTAAAAATAATAATGATATTCCAATCATATATAGGTCCACGTTATCTAATGGTTTTAAAACAGTTTCATCTGGTACAGCCATTATAAGATACGCATCCTGCATATCAGGTATTTTTACAGCAACACCATATTTCTTAACATTTCTGAATTCATAGTGAATAGGAGTACCTAAATTAGCAACTAATTCATTAGCTATTGCAACGCCAGCATCCTCAACTGTTTTACCAACAAGTGATTTATCAGGATGTGCTAATATATGTCCTTTTCCCACTATGTATCCATATCCGTCACCTTCGGCTCTTAATGAAGCGACCATAGTGTTAAATACATTAGAATCATATATCTGAGCAATTACCCCTTTTACATTTCCGTTTTTATCGGTAAACTGCCTTACACAGAATACTGAAACATTATTTGTTTTTAAATCCCTATCTAATAAATAAGTTGGTTTATTGGACGATATACCAACTTTATACCAATTCATTTGTTTTAAATCAGTACCAGGGTCAGGTTTCCACCCATTTGCATCAATTAAATTACCATCATTAAAGAATATAAAGGATGTTAATATCGTGGAATCTATTTTACTCAGGTGTAAATCCGCAATATCAACACTATCGTTATCGTTATTTGTCACAAAATTGACCACACTTATATATTCCAATTTACTTAGCCAACTCTTCACAAATTCGGCTCTATCTACAGTGATTGTACCAAGAGATTGCATTATTTTATCTTGCAACCTATCCTTAAATACAAAGTAACTCACCGATGAAACTGATACTAATGCTACTGTTAAAATTATCAAAGTTGTTAATACTAATTTTGCTCGTATTTTGAGCTTATACATTTTTTTAAACATAAAATCCCCTCCATCTTATTATTTATCGGTATTTAATATTTTGTTAGTATTGGTATAATTAATAACTAAATTTATATATTATTAATATAGATATGATGATATATCCCTTAATCATGTCGACAATATATATGGGATAAATTTCAAATTATGTGGGAGGAATTAGACATGAAAGTACAAGTAAACCATAATTCATTAGTAATAGGACCTTTTGGTGGTAGTAGAGAGATAGCTACTATAGACGTTAGAGTTGATGACGGTGCACATAAACTTGAGTTTACAATGCCATTCTTTAAATCTTCAGGTAGAAATGCTGGTAAGATTAAAGGAGAATGGTATCCTATAATGGGTGTTTGGTGGATATCACATCTTGAGCAAGGAAAGATTTCTAAGTATGTACAAAAGATAACTGAAATGTCTGCTGGGAATATAAATAACCTTGACGATGGATGTTAATAAAATCAATGTTCTTCTCTGAATTACCAGATGAATATAAAAATAAGAATATCGACAAACCCAAGGGTTATGGATGTTCAAACTTTTCCCCTTATCTTGAGAAGATTGGTAAGGTTATCAAAGAACAAGCATTGAATAATGAGTATGGAAAAAATCCAAATCTACAATTCGATGTTAATAAAATTATGTTATCTCAAGATAATAAAATGATTGATATCGTTAATCTCACAGTTTATGGTGAGATTTTCGATAGACAATAAAAAATGAGGATGGTGCAGTCCCATCCTCATTTTTTTATACGTTGAACGAATCAACAATTTTGTTTAAATCTTCTTTATCCTTATCATAAACACAGTATACATGCATTTTATCTCCTTTTAAAAGGAATACAAATACTGATTCATAATCATCTAAAGGCATATCATACGTTGTACCTAAACCAACTCCATTGGAATTGCTAGTTATGCTCAATTTGCTTTCACCCTCGACATTTTGAACAACCATGGCAAGAACCCTTTTATCCTTACCGAAGTTACGCATCCAGTCATTAACAAGCATTATACTCTTACCACTTCCAAAACCAGCGTATTGTCGCCTTAATCTTTCGACATATGATTTTATTGTACTGAGGTCATGTGTATCGTTCATTACGAGAGTGTAACCCTTAGGGATATTATCCTTAATATCAGCCAATTGCTTATTTAGTACACCTCCAAGAGTTAGAGCCATTACAGGCTTATTAGGATCAACAATCTGTTTATTTTTTGTAAAGATACCCACTGATATCATCTCCTTTCTTACATATTTGTTTTATAGCTTTTTCATGAGTTCAGCAACTTTTCTATCAACTTTCTCCTTGGAATAGTTTTTGAGTTTTCCTCTCTCAACGAACATCGCTGGCTTTATTCTAGCTAACTGGTAAGGTGTATACAGGCTCGGGTCTTTAGTTAACCACTTTTCATTACCAGCTCTAAGAACTTCAGCGACGAACTGACTACAGAAATATTGATTCTCGGCATGTGTCTCTTTTCCTATAGCTATATTAAATAGACCTAGGAAACTGTACTTTAGCTCATCTTTTTTCTTCTTAAAATAGTTGAGCTTTTCATACATAGCCTTCAATTGATTGTCGGCAACAAATACAACATACAATGAATAATCAGCATTGTCTTTTACATCTTTCAGAAGCCCGTCATTTATATCTTCATTAACAAAGCTCATTGTAGAATCTTTATATTTTCTACCAAAGCTGTATATATCATGTAGGCTACTATCAAATGTAATACTTGCATGACTGTAGGGGTCACCCGTTTGGAACCTTATCAACTTAGCCATATTAGTAGCAGTATAAGTTAGTAAAATATACACAGGATATAATCCCTCTGACGTTGTAGCTGATTCTAGAATATTATTTAGATAAATACCATTGTCATTCTGTAAGGTCTTAGATTCCAACCCTTCTTTAACAGAAGATTTTTCAACCTTAGATAGAGTCTTCATTTTTTTATCTAAAGCTGCTGCAAAGTCTTCATCTAACCATTTAACGAAACTATTGGCAGCATCTTTATACCTTGTTTCTTTCTTAGCTAGCTCATTTACATACTTCTTTGCCGATGAAAGTTCTTTTTTTAAGTATTTAATGTCATCCGTTGTCTTAGCCTTATCGACTAAGGACATCAGGTCAGCTTTAAGACTATTAAATGAACTTGCAGACTCAAGCATCTTTACTCTTAAATTGATAATAGCACCGATGTTCTTTGTGATAAAAGCATTTTCTTCAACAACTTCCATCATCTCAGTAACAGTTTTCTTTCTCTGTTCAAGATCATGTTTTATGTCCTCAATATCCTCAATAGTCTTATCTAACATAGGTTCTTTGAGTTTCTTATCAACTACAGGAATTACATTTCCATGGTTAAGTTTGTAATTCTTATTTCTTTTCATTAAACCTAAATGCCTATCGACTATTTCGAGAGCCTTTTCTATTTCTTTTTTAGTCTTAGCCGTTCTAGCAACCTTCCTTAAATAATTAACAGTTGAAATTGAACCGAGTAATACATTTCCTGGGCGATTTAGCGAATGATTTATAAGCTTATTAGCAATCTTATACATCACTCCTTCCATAACAGCTTCGTCAAATACTTCGACTTCAACAACTGATTCATTTACGATAAATATGGGAGCCATATTATCAATATCTCCCTTCTCAGCATAAACTTGCTTAGCCCTCATTAGAAAGTCAAATAATGGCTCATAGTTTTTGTTAGTCAGCTTGATGTAACTAAATGATTTTTGACTCATTAGTACACCATCTTTAAGCTTCTCCTTAACCTTATCAACATCTTGAATCTTATGATGATTATTAGGATTATCTCCACCATCTTTTATCTCAATCTCAAGGTTAAGGGAGGGTATAAATGCATCAGGTATATAGAATTTCTTTTCACCTTCATATTGATAATAGTAAGTATGAGGTGAAGGCATCATTAAGTCTTCAGGGTCCCAATCAAAGAATAAATCAAGGATCCTGATAAAATCTAACTCATATGAGCCAGTATAGGTAAACTTTAATCGAGGGTCTGTTGACCAACTATATTCACCTGATATAGACCTATTAGCCAACATCTTTTTCTGTTGTTCAGGGTCACTTAACAAGTGAATCTTTCCATGCTTACCTATCATCCTCTTTTTAAATTCATCTCTATATATCTGCTTGCATTTGGGATCTTCACAGAATCTGTTATATTTATTAGTAACTGGATTCCATTTAGTTGGCTTCTTGTTTATAATACAAGAACCGTGGTCCTTTCCTGTCTTAAGGAAATAATGGTATTGTGCTGCGGTGAAATCTTTAGGTATGAGGTCAGGATGTTCTTCTTCTATATGAGAATACAAATCTTCTAACTCAGTAAACTTTTCACCACATATAAGACACTTATGCATATTAACGCCTCCTATCTTTTATCTTATCTTATTTAATTGTATCGTTTATTTACAATTAGTATTTATATATTATAAATGTAGGGTGTATATATAGATAACCCGAATATTAATAATTCTGTGGGAGGAATTAAATCATGAATAAGAAGAAATACTTTATAACAAGAATGACATTTAGTTGTCTACAAGCCTTTATGGTAGCCTTTGTAGGCATGTCTTGGTCAAAACAAATATTTGATAGTGTGTTTGCAGGTCTAATATTATTTCAGGTATATCATTTATCAGCAGACTTAGTACACTTATCATGGAATTATATAATGACCAAAAATAGAACCAGACGACTTAGATTTCAACAATTTATATTACCACACTATAATACTATTAAAACCTTACTGGTAATAGCATATACAATAGAGGTTGGTATATTATTGGCAACTGGTTTAAAATATATATTTTTAATATTATTTGCGTATATAGCTTTAGGTCCAGTTATATCGGGTATAAATGACATAGAATCCAGGGTTGAGAAAATCATAATGGATGCCGATACATTCGAAGACATAGAATTTCTAAGTTCCAGAATGAAAACATTTACAACAACTTCAAGCATGATGGGAATGGCTGCTTCAACAGCCCTTCTGATGGTTTTCAGTATATCAATGTTACCATTGTAGGTATGTGTTATATGCAACAATGTTGTGTCAATCACTGATAATATCGAAATGAGTAGATATATCAATTTAACCAGGTCGCAACTTACAGAGTATTACACAACAAAGATACCTGAGCTGGATAATAAAGATGTATACAATAATACATTGATACCCGAACCAGCTAAAAATTAGGGATGATTATTCATCCTTATTTTTTTTGTATCATGAAAGCTTTATTTCAAATATTATTATATACCAGCTACATAAATATAATATTTTTGCTTATGCAAAGGGGTGATGTAATGGAAGAGTTTAAAAGAGAACTCGATTTTGGCTTAGATAATTTCCAACAACAAAAGGTATTGTCTGGTAAACAATCTGTAGCCAAAGTTCTATTAAACCTATTAATGATGCGACCAGGGAATATGCCCAGCTTACCTCACATAGGGGTTAATATAAAGGAATACATGTACCGATTGGAGAATGACATAAATCCTGAAGAATTGAAGGAGAAGATCTACAATCAGTGTTCTGAATTAATCCCATATCTGGTGTTGGGAGAGGTAAAAGTATTCGTCGCTAACTACAAGGGACAAGGTGTATTAATAATAAATATACCTATACTCGATGAAGGAAAAAATGAATCAATCATTTATGGATTCAGCAAAGATCAATCGGGAGATATGATCTTCAATGTAGAGTTTGAGAATGAAATTATCAATAAAATTTAGGAGGTATTATTATGGAAATCAACAGAGACGAAAACATGAGCTTGAAAGATTTACAAGCTGGAGCTAAAGAGCTCACTGGACAAAATTCAAACAATCAATCAGATGAAGAGACAACTCCAACTGTTGGAGGAAATTGGTGGGAAAAAGCTAATATAACTGGCAACAGTGATGCTGCTGTAACAGCGGCTGATGCTAATACCCAACATCAAAATGATACTACTGTAACAGGACCAGTTTTACCTAATGATGGTAATAATATTGCGTCTAGTGCAGCGGACTATGAGGGACCAGGGGTAGTAATAAACAAGAATGATATCCCTGCACCACAACAAGCTCCAAAGGCAACTGTCGGTCTAACACCTGATGCTTTAAGTGGAGTGGATGCTTATCTAAATGAAATGGATAAGGAAATAGAAAAAGCTAAGGAAGTTGCTGAAGAAAAGAAGGCACAGCAACAAAATAATTCAGATGAAGACGAAGAAGATGAAGAAGGAGATGACCCAGAAGAATTCCAAAAGAAGTACGATGAAGCAGTAGTTATCATCGACAAAACAGGAATGGGTACTATCATCAACTTCACAGATGAAGAGAGAGAAAAACTTGAGAGAGTAAAGAAAATAAAACTCGAAGAAGTTGAAACTATAGAAGTTAAAACTTTCAAGACAAAGAAAGCTAAGAAGGGTAGTCTTGATAAGATTCTTAAGAGACAGCCATCAATTCATACAACTCCTATAGTGCTTCCTGCTTCAGGATACACAGCTATCATGAGAGGCTGCTCAACATATGAGTTAATGGGATTGATGACAGATACTCAGAATGTATTACTTGATACAGAAACTAAATGGTCACTTGTACACAGCAAGGTTGATACAACAAGTATAGGAACAATGGATTTCAATACTTTCCTTCAACATACTGCTGCTGTCGACTATAATGTATTCATATATGGTATTCTTTGTGCAACATATCCTGATGTTGACAAGATTCCATTAAAGTGTGAAAACAAGGACTGTAAGAAACAGTTCGACCATGAATATACAGTAAAATCACTTATCAGAGCTGAAAAGATGTCTGAAAAGCTTCAGGATCTGATTGTGTCAATAATTGATGCTTCTCATTCAGACGATTTAGCAAAACAGAAACACTCAAATTCTGCTGTAAATGTCGTTAAGACTGTTAAACTTCCAATGAGTGGCTACTTAGCGGAATGCTATGTGCAATCAGCATATGACTTTATATACAGATCAATTAAAGGTCTTTCTGAAAATAAAGACCCTAAATATAATCAGGCATCTGTACTTTCATCCGTTGTTAAGACGATTTATGTACCAGATCCAGATGAACCAGGAACTTATGTAGAAATTTCCGATGCACTTGATATTGCTAAGGTTATCTACACATTAAAGGACACAGATATTCTTGTAATTACTAAACAGGGTGACTTATTATTAAATGACCTGAGCTTTGAGTTCGGTCTTATGAATGTAACTTGCCCACACTGTAAAAAACATACGGTTTCATTACCTATGGATATCGAATCCATACTTTTTTACAAGTATCAACAGGCGATGACTACAACAATCGAGTAAAACAGCTATACTCGTTCTATGATGAGATGCTAGAACTCTTTAAGGGGCAGATTCCTTTAGATGAGCTAAAACACAATCTCAGCTATAAGGAAGCCCTCTTATTGAGGGATGCAAGAGTCGAGAGGCTCAATAAAGAGAGAGAAGAGCTAGAACGGGAAAGGAAGCTAGAAGCTGATAAGCATAAGCGAGATCAAGCTAGACACTCGATTTTAAAGAAGTAGTGGAACCCCAATCCTGTTGCTAAAAAATGTAGAAAAGGGGGTTTTGAGGTTGAATGATATGATTTCAGTTTTCAATCAGCTAACCGAAAATGAGTTAGCTGATTGTGATTTATTTGAGGATATACTGAATTTACATTATGAAAAATTTAAATATTTCTATTTGATTATTGAAGATATATGCTTGGGCGACGTGCAGAAAATTGAATGCACTGAGAATACAAAGCAGTTAATTGTCATAATAAAATTTGATGACAATAAGGATAGAGACAGTTTTAGAAAGGTTATGGATAAATATACAAAAAATAAAAATAGTGTCTACTATTCCAAATACTTTTCTGTCAAAATTGAAAAGGAAAGCAATAAACTGAACATCTCTATAGAGAATAAAAAAATCTGTAGAGAGGAGGACATTTATGAAGATAGATTTAATTCCTGTTAAAAAGTTTATAGAGGAAAATAAGCTTAAGGAAGTTACTGAGTCAATAATTTTCGAGAAGGGTAACATTCCTACCTCTAATGGTCTTTTATCAACGGATATCTTTGGAGTGTCTGTAAACGAGAGACGAGAAACATACGCTTATATGGGCTTAAACGGTCATTTTATAACACCATTTGTATACAAGCTTTTAAAGAGAATGAATCGTAATTTTGAAAGTATAGTGTATGGCTCGAAAAAATTTGTAATTAACAAAGAGGGACAATTAATCGAAGATGAAGAAAACGGTGATACTGGTCTTGAATTCCTATATAAGAATTGGGATAAGCTAAATTTTATGAGGAATAACAGTATGATTCGTAGTGAAAGAATAGACGTTCTCGACGCATTTGATAAGGATACAATCTTTTGTCAACAATGGATTGTAATACCTGCATTCTATAGAGACGTTAATTTACAAAACGCATCTAAAGGAATATTATCTCACCATGTTATAAATGATAAATACTCGAAGTTGATAAGATTAGCTTCGATTCTAAGGAACGATAACAACTTTGATTTCGTTCTTAATACAACAAGAGCAAAAATCCAAGAGACATTAGTGGAAATATATGATGAGTTGAAAGGTAAAATTGAAAAGAAACAAGGTCTTATAAGAAAATCCCTATTGGGTAAATCTGTTGACTATGGTGCTCGTTCTGTTATATCAGCACCAGTATTCAAATCTAATAGACCTGAAGAAATGGATATTGACTTCTACCATTGTGGAATTCCATTAGCTCAATGCTGCTCATTGTTTACCCCATTCATTATTTCATGGGTTAAGAGATTTTTCCAGCGTGAGTTAGAAAAAACGGGTAATAAATACCCTATTAGAACAAAAGAAGGGGAAATTAAGTACGTTAAACTTAAAGACCCAGGACTATACTTTAATGAGGATTATATCAAGAAGCAAGTTGATAGATTCATCTACAGTTATTCTGATAGATTTGAGAAAATCAAGCTTCCTGTTGAAGATCCTGAATATGAGGGTAAAATAAATCTAAGCTTTATTGGTAAAGAATATAGACCTGGAGCACCTGAAACGGAATCTCCATTAGTTCAAAGAGCTGCAACATGGTGTGATATATTATATCAGGCGGCAGTAGAAGTGACATCTGATAAAATGGTATACGTTACACGTTATCCTCTGCTCGATTATTTCGGAACATTCCCTAACAAAATAACTGTACTCAGTACACATGATACAGTTCCAATGTATGTAGGGGGAAGGGTTTATAAGAACTACCCTAAGGTAGACTTGAAAGCAACTAAAGAGCAAATATCAGTTTCATTCGCTGACACTGTAACTATGTCAAACCTGTACCTAACTGGATTGGGTGGAGACTATGATGGTGACCAAGTTACTGTTAAATCAGTATTCTCTCAACAAGCAAACCAAGAGGCTGAGAAGATAATGAGAGCGAAATCTCACATACTTAATATATATGGTCAAAACATGAGAAAAACAACAAATGAGGGTATTCATACCTTATATATGCTAACAAAGTTTGAAGCAAGTTAAAAGATATGGTTATATGGATTGATTCCATATAACCATATTTTATTTTTCCGTATTTTTAAACCATTAAATTATATATTATTATTATGATATACCTGATTGGTACTGTAATGAGCGAGATGTTGGAACCCAATTGGGTATATCAAGGAATGTTGAGGAGTTGGAACATACGACCTCAATTAATAATGAGCCAAAGGAGGCGATAAAAATGGAATGTCCTGGTTAACGTCCACCCTGTTTAATGTAGTTAGTTAATTTATATATTACTAATATATTGAAGGGAGGGTGATTTTTATGGCATTTTATGATGGTGAGCGATCCCCTTGTACATGATTCCACAGATTTGACCGACTGTGGGAGTTTAAAAAATGTGTAGGGGGTGATGTATAAACGAATATGTTTTCTTTCATTACTAGCGGTAAATACTACAAATTTTAGAAAGAAAGGAGGGTAGGCTACGTATATTCTTGTAGTATATTGTAGTTTCCACCCACATAAAGTTTATACGAAGTATTAATCGGTCGTTCAATATAATCTATGTTCCGTAATGTAGATTATAGGTTCTATGTTGCAATGTACTATTCTATATTTGCACGTCGTGTCTGGAAGCGTGGCGGTCGTCGTAGTCACGTGGGGCGTAAAACGCAAATTTGTTGAAAAAAAGGGTAAAAAATAGTTGAGATATACTCAACCGCAAAATATAGAAGGCAAGAGCCTCGATAGAAGTTTTTATTAAAAACATGTGGGAATGTTTATAATTAAACCTATTACAATGTAAATCAGTCGTAAACAAGAATAGTGTTTATTATGATCGGCAGACTACTATATACGTGAATGTATGTAGTAAGTATTATGGACGATAGAGATGATATCATATTAGACGGAGACACTATTGGAGTTGAGGATGATGACAATGATAACGAATAAATCTATTTAGATACCGTACGTTCGTATGTTCATTGACATAATTTTTAAACACCAAAAAGTTGTTACTAAACAAGGTTTAACTGTTAATAGTTAAGTATTAATTGTTTTATATTATTCGTAGTTTCGTTGTAGAAAGATTATTAATTATTATTTCAGAGCACTATTGTTATATTAAACAATGTGAAAAACAAACATGGGTAAAAACATAAATATTACGAAGGTTTAATTCACAGAAGTGAGCAAAGATAATTACTTACTGAAGATTATAAAGTGAGTTAAGTTAGATGAAGGTATCTATTAGTTATATATAGATGTCTATTAAATGTGAATTTAAACTAAGGATTAGAAAAAATAAAGTATCATTACGATGAAATAAGGTTTTTGAGAATTTATGAAACTAAAATATAAAGGCGACACTGTTAGAACGCCTATAAATAAAATGTGGGAAAAAATAAAACATGTAGATTAAATATATAGAAGTTCCACAAATGATTATTGTATGAAATAAATACAAGCCTCATAAGTGATTAACACTTATGAGGCTTGAACTTATTTTTTTTTACTTTGTTTCAACTGAATCCACTTCAGGTGCAGCAGTCTTTTCAGTATGAACTTCTACTTTTGTAGTAGTTTCAACTTTATTTTTTCCCTGCTGTTGATTGTGGTTATTTCCATGATTATTCTGATTCCCCTGCTGATTTTTAACCTGTTGCTGCTGTTGCTGTTGCTGCTGAGCAGGTGGTTTAGCAGGAGGAGGTGTTTGATCCTTTGCAGGCTCTTGAGCCTTCTCTTCTTTCTTAGGTGCGTTGTTCTTATCGAAGTTTGATACTGTAAGAACCACTTCAGTTCCATCTTCTAAAACTTCAACAATTTTAACACCAGCGGATAACATTCTGAAGACTGTTCCTAAATCTTCAGCATAAGGAGTTTCGATTGGTCCGTAAACTCCTCCTTTAGCATAAATTGGTCCATTTGATTTGATCTTTATTAATTTAGCATTCATGTTCTTATTCTCCCTTCCTTAAATTTTTGATTCTGGAATGAAATTTTCTTGGAGATTCTCCAATTCAGCATCTATATCCTGATTATCTTCATCATATTCAGGAATAGCATCAGCCAACTCGGCTATCTCAGGGTCATTTTCAGCCCCCAATACAAGTACCTCTTCATCATCCAGAAAAGCATCTTTGATATCATCATCAGACATACTTTCAGTCATAGCCTCAAAAACAAATGTGCTATTCTTTTCTCTTGCGATGTCTTTCTTAAGCCCTTCAAGCATAAAAGGTCACATCCTTTCAACAATTTTTATTTACTTTATTGTTTTTAAAAATTTATTTAATAGCCATGAAAATACTGTAATAATATCTCAGGATATACAGAATTACAGGTATTAGAACAAAGCTCTCGAAACTATAATCAATGTAGTCGTAGTCCTCTAATGCTGTGAGATCTAAACTAGCAATAGATGTCGTTGACTTATTGAAATAGTCTATTAGGATTTTGTTCACTATACCATCTGTCTGTAATACCTCCTTCGATTTTATCCTATCAATTAATTCATGGGATATATACGGTATTGTTCCATTTAAAAAGGACACACTCCTTACTGCATTGTCCCTATAGAACCTAAAGCAAGACTGAGGATTGGATATAAGTCTTTGACTATAATCAACATGTTTTAGCTTGCTTTTATTCAGAGTTTCTATGTTCCTAAACAATGAAGTCTCATACTCATATAGGAATGTGTTAGTTGGGTCTTCATTAGTTAGGAAGACTGTTTCATAATCATATTTCTCATTCAGAATTTTGTTAGTATTCATGAAGTGAGATAAATATTTGTCATAAATTTTAATATCTTCAGTAACGAATATAAAATTGTTATATTTTTTATTGAAGAATAACATTTTGTATCTATTCACTATATTCTTATAGATAGTATTAAGCTTGAGTATTAAGCTCAAGTCATCATTTCTTATGATACACTTCTCCTGTGTACCTATATTCTCCACAATGCAAGTAAACTTTTCAGTAGTCTGTGATGCAAGCTTACTTACCCCATCACCATCCAAGGACTTAATTGTAAAATTTATCTTATAATAGTTATTACTCTTGATGGTATCATAACTAATCTGTGTTACCATAAAGAGATAGTTGCTATCCATGTAACTTATTGTGAAGAAATCGTTCGGTAACGGTTTGACAGTATTAGGCAGGATTATAGCCTCACCTTCAAAACTGGTATTCAATCCTTCTTCCTCATCGTTCAAGTCAAGAAGAACTTGTTCAACACCATATATAGGGAAGTCATTTATCTGCTTATACTTCAATGGGGAATTTGGACCCAATATTTGTTCCACATTAAGCAATCCAGTGTCCGTTATACTTTCAATATTACTTATATGATAATATGATACGTATGTTGGTGCTTTATCCAGAAACTGAGAATATTGGGAATTCATACGCTCTTCGTATTTGAATATATTATCATTAATAAACTGCTTCTCGTTTACAAGAAATCCCATTTAAGTTCACCACCTATCTTTATTTATTTTTAATTAATTGTTAAAAAAAGAAAAATATAATATTCTATTGCTAACATTAAAGTAAGATAAAAGTACAAATTTTATCTCCTATAATATAATGTATTGATTACAATGAAAGATTACAACTGAAGTTATTCTTCAGTTGTAATTTTTTATCAATTCAACATTTATTTAAGATACAAATACAATTTGTTACCCTATAAAGATAAATGTATTTTTTGTGTCAAAAACATTGTTTCCTATCCTAGAGAAGATGACAATTACCCGCCAAAAAAAATTATAACTGAAGGATTATTACCTTCGGTTATAATTTTTTCTTTATTAACTTTATCTCATCCTTAGTGACACCATAGTCCTTACCTTTTTCATTGTAAAACAGATTGATTGTTTTTACCCAATCCTTAATCTGGTCTTCAAGTTCAAGGTCTTTATAAAACTTAGGTGTTCTATCTGAGTCTGAGAAGATATTAACTATTACGTTTCCGATTACACCCATTTGAATAAAGTATTTCAATACGGATATGTAACCTGAACCACATACTGCGGTATAAATCATATTTTTCTTTTCTTGATCGAAAAGATGATAGTATATACCAAATATATCAAATACACCTTCAGCTATATTTATAACTATTTCATTATTAGACAACAGGTCTATTTGATTAGGCATAACATATTGTTTTCTTGTATTGTCAAGAGTCTTAAAGATACTATACTTGTAGTATCTTTTATTATTCCCCGTTATATCTCTGAAGTTTATAAATTCATTCTTTGCCGTTAGGAACCCAACATAATCTTCATGAAGAAGCTTTGCTTGTTCCTTTTTTACAGTCAAAGTATCTATCCCATTCTCTCTAAGAAAGTCCCCAAGATTGAATACAACTTTATGACCGACTAATTCCTCTATCGTAAATGGTCTACCCATTCTTTTTTCAATGTAAACTTTCTTCTTATAGGTTTTCTCAGAATCTGATGGCATAGGTACTCTAAAATTGAAGTCATTATTGATAATTCCTAATGACTTATTTACTTTACCCATAGTTTCTTTATTATAAGATATTAACCCACTATTCATTTGTAGGTCACTAATCTTAAATGTTCTTAGTAGTGATGGGGTAAGTATTCCCCCTATATCACATCTAAAACAGTGGAATATTATAGGTTCATCATCATATAAATTAATCTTCACATTAAAGTGTGCATGAGTTATATCCTTCATACTATCCCCACAGAATGGACACCTCAATGTAATTTGTTCTCCTGAAGTTTGTCTAGCCGATTGCACTCTTAGTAGTGCAGTTCGTATTTTAGTCTTAAGCTCTCGTTTATCCAATATTTCCTCACCTCTCTTATACTGAGGTTATATTTTCTCAAAAAATAATTAATGGTGTGATTGTTAGTCACACCATTATTTTATAACTGATTTAAGAAGTTTAGGAACTCATCTGATACTATATCAGCATTAACCTCTATCTTATCACCTAACTTTTCCTCATGGTCATAATCGACAAATGAGAAATTAGTATTAAGGATTGTTGATAGTATGTTGATAATCAGATTTGATTTCTTCAACTCACTTAGTGTTGAGAACTTATCACTTACCAATGACTGGTACACAGTTGAATTCTCAATCTTAGCCAGAAATTTACTATTTTGAATTGTTCTTGTGCATAACTTACTCTCGATGTTACCTGTTAATATCTGAGGTAAGTATTTTGCACCTTGAATTTGTAATTTCCTTTTTAGTAGTATCAATAATGTCAGATATTGTTTTCTAGTTAGCAGGTTTAAGTCTCTATAACCACCGAAGTATTTCGCATAGAAATAGAATACTAACTGAACTTGAAACTTATTGACATGATGATACTTCTTATAATACTCGATTTCCTCCTTAGGTATATCAATAGCCATCTGCTTCTTTAAACGCTTAATAGTCTTCTTAATATTGATATTGGATAATATAATCAGAGACTCATCTATCTTATTTGAATTCATCTCTAATTTATCAAGACCACTAAGTCCATCAGCATCTTTGACATTTGTTAACTCTACAGGAGTGTGAGCATATTGCTCCATCATATAGAACTGTAATTGTTTATCCAACACAACTGAGTTAAAGCTGATAATATTCTTATTGAAGGTATACTTAAACATTGCTTCTGAGATTATCTTTTCTTTAAGAAGCACATCCAGGTATATCAGTGGGTCAGCTCCGAACACTTCTCTTTGTGTCCATATTTGTTTATTGTGCGAATAATTTTTATTAATCTTAGCTAAGGTATACAACCAAAGCTTATTATAGATATCTATGTCATCACTATACATGTCGAATAGTTGCTCATAATATTTAAATAAATCTGTTTCTTTACTCAGATTATTTGAATTAATATAGTGAAACAGAACTGGAATCATTATCTTCATGCTCATTGATATTTTCATCATTATCTTTGCATGGTCTTTGTTAAACTCTAATGACTCCGTGTACTTCTTTCCATCTTTTGAGGCTAAGTCAATATAGCAATTGTCCTCAACCATTCTACTAATTTTATCCTGCATAGTCTTAGTAAACAGGATAGTGTAAAGCATCATAGTAAAAGCGTTTGTATTTATCTTACGCTTTTTATCATCTATCAGATACTTTAGCTTTAGATAAGATAATAGTAACTCATTATTTGTGTCATAAAACCTGATGAAGTAATTTATATAATGAGTTATCTCACTTAGTTTTCTTACATAGGATTCTTTCTTTATTACAAATGTATTTAATGTCTTTGCACTATCCCTATTGAATATAATGTCAAAAGGGATTAACATAAGCTTTCCATCATACCCTATTTTTATATCTGTATCTCTTGGTTCCCATTCATCAACCCTCACAAAACCATTAGCTTCCTGCATTCCCGAACACCACCCTAAACGTATTATTTATATCTGATTATATAATATATATTTATTTTGGTTTTGATTTAGTAATAGAAGATTTGCGTGCTTGAATTTTCGGCTTAGGTTTTACATAATTGACGCTTGTTTTACCCCCTGAGATCTTGTTTTTCTCATTCTTGCCAGTTACAGCTTTTGCAACTTTATCTACTATTTTAGAAGAAGCTTTCTTCTGTTTTTCTTCTTCTTCCTTTTTCTTAGCCTGTACCCTAACTCGTTCTCTGTCAATCTGTAGCTTTATCTGATGTGAGTTTCTAATTCTATTATTAAAACTTCTCACATTAAAAGGCTTAGCAATCCCGTTAAGATACATCTTATTTAAGAATGTTTTATTTAGTGAGAGATATCTACATGCAAAATATATAGATTTCTCATAGCTTATTATTTCCCCAGGATTTCGAGTTACTGGGTCATTATTTAATACTTCTGACTCATACTTATCTCCTAATGAGTCTATTAATAGTCCGTACAAATTAAATGCATATGCAAATGTGTACGTAAAACTTGGACAGTTAGAGAAAAACTTGACATAGTATCTATCCAAGAAATTATCATACTTGAAATTCTCGTCGCCCATTGTAAAATGGAGCACTACATCATATGTATTCTCTCTTTCACTTTCACTAGGCATCTCAAAATGAAAGTAGTATTCATCTGAGTCCCTAAAAACATTTAGTTTAATCTTCTTTTCTTTTACAAGTTTGTCATATCTTTTATCAAGATCGTCCTTGATTAGTTGCCTGTTAGGTATAGCCATGCTACCCTTACCCATAGGGTTATCCATGAATTCTTTCAAGGTTTGTAATATGAACAAAACTCCTCACCCCACAAAATCATATTTAGTTGTATTTCCAGGGGTAGGCATCAGCCTACCCCTCAGAAACTTATTGTTGTACTTCAGAGTTGCTCACCATAATTGATACATATTGGTTACTTGATATCAACAGTGAAACTATTGATGTTGCAGCCTTTAATATTTCAATATCAGTGAAGCACGAATTAATTACATTATCACTGTATTCATCAGTGATTAAATCATAACACTTCCAAGAATCAACACACTTATCTACTATGTCATATAACTTATCAGAGCCTGTATCTCTTTCCTCAGTGAACTTGTTACCAAGCACCTTAACAAATACATCCCTGAAAGCATCATTTAATAAGTCAAGTATAAGTTTTGTGTTGTCTGAAAGATTTTCTGTATTCTCTTTAATATGCCTTATAGCTATCGGAAGAATCAAGTTACCACCTATATTGTACCCATAGTTGTAAGCTGATTCACATGCTTTAACAGCATCTTCTACAAGGTCATAGTTACTTACTTTTTCAAGTGAGGAGTTTCCACCTACATAGATAACTCCCATTTTACCTCTAAGCTTAGCCAGTCTTTGTTTTAGCTCATATAACTCAGAGTTTACTATTCCAAGCTCTCTATGTGTAGCTTCAACTTTCTTGTACTTAGCTGTAGCATCGTTAACACATACATTGTACATGTCCTCATTTCTCTTGTAGAATCCTTTGATTAGAGTTGATGTATCTCCGATGACGATGTTGTCAACTTCACCGAGGAATTCATCTACTTTCAATGTACCATCTACAAGCTGGTCAATATGAGTTTCTCTGATAATCATTCCGCCAGTCATAGTAGCGAAATCATTATATAACTCATGTGACATATTGTTGATTAGTGATACTCTAGCATACACAGAAGTGCTTGTACCTCTAGCTTTATATTCCATAGGTATAGCAGTACCGAGCATGTTAAGCAAATACTTATCATAGTTTGGAGCGACTATAACTATTCTTCTTTCTTGGGCTAAAGCCACTTGTATAGCATTTGTAAGTATCTTATCAAAGTGTGTTTCTTTGTCAATCTTATGGTCAAACATGATGATTATTGGTTTTGTAATAGAACAAGTACCGTCATCACCATTAGCAAATATACCATCAATGTAAGTCATATTAGCTAATTTATAGCCTTCTATGATTTCATATGTGGTCTTGTTAGTCTTTGATTGAACAAATTCAATACTTGGGTTAACTGTTTCTCTGTAAATGGTTTGAATAACTTTTGAAACATCATCATCACCATTTGTAGAAATCATAGCTAACTTATATATTTCATTGAAATCTGGGTCATTCTCCTTATTGATTTTAGAAGAGAAGTCCAGAATTCTTTGTGATATCAATTCAACAGCCGCAGATAAAACCTTTAAGAATTCTTTAGGTCTCATCTTCTTCAATGTTGGATTATTCTCTAAACGATTGAGAATAGTATTAGCTGCTATAATGGAAGATGTACTTCCATCACCAACTCTAAGAACTACCTGTGCACTTATATTAATAAGCAAGTGCATGATATTATTGTTTACAGGGTCACCAAAGTGGATCTTCTTTAATACTTGCCATCCGTCTTTAGTGATATGCATTTCACCATATTTTTCAATGATTGTAGTTGACCCATATGGTCCTAATGTATTGACAAGTGCTCCAGCAACTTGATTGAATACCATGTGTACTCTATCCTTGAAGTTTTTCTCGTCAATGACATTCCAGTCATAATTTGGTGTAAATATTGTATTGCTCATTTTCCCCATCCTCCTATAATATATTAAGCCTGTGTTTCAGGCTCTGAATTCGATTGTTGTGGTGGTTGTGGTGTCTGAGGTTGTTTTAAAGCTAGGTTCACACTAAATTCCATAGGAATTCTATTAGTAGCTTCCCGAGCCATAACAGCTCCCTCATACAAATCACAATTCATAACAATATTTGGTGAATTATCATCAAACTTAACGCTGAATTCTCTTATCAGCTCTTTAGGATAGAACATGAGGATTAACTCCAAAGCCCTATCATGGATGTATTTTTCAACATCTTCTTTCTTCTCAAACTTCTTATGAGGAATTGCCTCCTGAGCAAGTGAGAAGCTGTACATCATTAATTTTTTCGCTACGTCATAATCATTCGGAGTTATTATTAACTCTCCTTTTTCATTTCTTTTCATAATTTTTCCATCTCCTTTCTAAAAAGACCTACTACCTAAAGTAATGTTACAGTAAAAGTATTTTTTAATTCTACCACTATTTTCAAAGTGTGGTAAAATGTTCATCTGTGAACTCAATTGGCATGAAAGTTGCAAATTTAAAAATAAATTCTTTCACCCATTCATCTATATTTATCCTTAGTACCATTTGGTTCTGGTCATTTAAAGCATAATTATAACCAAAATTACCGACTAGGATATTAGTATACTCTGTCTTCTTATGATGTATTAGAGGAACAAGATAGTTTATATCGTTGAGTATATAACTGGTTACACCATTCAATGAACATATAACCTCATCGAAGTTACCAGTAATATAATTAACTCTATCCATATCCCTATATGTTGTCTGTATATCTAAGTGAACCCTCTTATCATATTTCTCAGTGTAAATGTACACTTTCTGTGTAAATTTCTGAGATAATAAGAATGTTAAAGCTGTTCCCATCTTCATTAATGGGCAATTAAAATACATGTCATCGAACTTATTCAGTATATCGCTCATTGACTTATCGAAGTCAAATGGTATTTTTGATAGATATCTGAATAGGTTTTTATCTGTCCTTTGAACACATAATCTGTCCAAATTATTTTCATCCATCTTTTCTATTCTTGATAAATCAAGATATGGTTCATAAAACTGCTTATATCTAGTAGATATTTGTTTTAGAATAAATGGATAAGGGCTTTTGATTACTTCATCATATGTGATGAATATAATCTCAGGCTTTTTAGTAAACTCATCCATCATAGGACCACCCCCTATAGTTTTTAGGCTGGAAAAAATAAGGCTATAATGATGATATTATAGCCTTATCCATTAATTTAAGAACTCATCAATTTCTGAAATATTATTTAACTTTTCAACACTAGCAGCATCACCGCCACCATTAGTTAAACTTGTTCCTTCAGAACCGAAGATGTCCTTCTTTCCACGATAAGAATTTTTAGTGTTACCTGTGCTTACACCTAGTTTAGCAGCAATTTCACCAATATCATTCATCATTCTATCCCTGTAATATTTATCTACAACTCTGATTGAATGAGCTATAGCATTGCTCATTCCAAGCTTAGCAGCATCAAGGATTTCATAGAATAAGTATAGTTCGCTGTTAATTCCTTTAGTAACTTCAAATGATCCAGTCTTTTCATCATAATTATCAACTGTATATGATTGACCGAATTCATAATATATGCTAACTTCTGGCTTCTTTGTCTTTTCATCAAGAGCCTTGTGTATAGCAATATAAGGTCTAACTGAGCCAGTCATGGTAACCCCTGTGCTCACTACAATAAGTGAATCACTACCAACAGGAACACCAACTGACGCTTGCTCACCCTTTTCAATAGCAGGGAATATCTTTTTAACGATTCCATCACAGAGAGTAATTGCTTTCTCTAATGTGATAGCAGTCGATATAACCTTTTCATAATCGAATACTTTTGATTCAGTTTGTTTACTCTTTTCAAGTGCAGGATGCATCTTTAAGGAAATCATTTCATTCCAATATCCTACAAGTAGAGTTGAAGGATCAAATCCTTCCTTGTTCATAAATTGAACACCTCTAGTATTAACGTTTACTTGGTCTTTAGCGTTATTCTGTAAATTTCCAAAATTCATATCATTACCTCCCGATAATTTATTTATTATTAAGTTTACCAATTTATTAAATATTATAATTGGTCAACCTTATAATCTCAATCAACTTGTTATATTCATCATCTGTTAATATATCGCTTCCATGGAAGCCTATTATTCTTTCTGTGTCAATCCACTTGAAGAAATATTGGTCGCAAAGTTCATCTCCATTTTTGATATGATATACGATTACTGATAGGAAATTCTGTAATCCGAATGTTGAATAGTTAAATATTATTGTGGCAAAATCACATTCTCCGATTACCGCTTCTGTAGCATCCGTGTCAAATCTCTCTAATTGGTCATCAACTAAATTTCTAATTTCTTCAAATTTCATTAATACAACCCCCTCAACTATTTATTTCGATGAAATCCTTCATAATCATCGAATAGGTATTTAATTTCGTTATATATAACAGGCTTATTTTCTTTAAGCCATTCAACAAAGCTTATATCAGAGTCCATATGCTCTTGGTGTAAGCTCTTCAGTAATTCTATTATAACCTCATCTTTCATTTTGTCAATTTTTTGTATACTACTAAGTTTATGCTCACATGATGATTTAAACCCTCGAACTGTATGAGTATTGTTGAATGTTGCAAGATAATACAGCTCGCTATTGATATCATTTACTAATGCTGAGGTTTTATTTCCCATCCATATATCCCCTTTATTTTCTTTTTTTATTCTTCTTCATTGATGCTCGCCTTTGAGCTCTGTTAGGACCTTTAGGAGTCTCTAATGAGAAACCTTTCTGATCTTTGAACTCAGGTATAGAGTCTGTATTTACCATAGGCGATTCATCTATGACTACAAGGTCAGGACTATACCCAATCAACTTCTTAGCAATTGAACCTTCACCACCATGACCGATTATAGCAACATGTCTGGCCATTATCTTCCACCCTTTCTTCTATATTTTCTTTTACCATACCTCTTTTCATATATCCTCTGCTTATTTTGCACTCTCTTTAAATATTTCTTTTTACCTTCTAGACGTTCACTTGAAGCATACATCATTGCTTGAAAGCTCTTGTTAGCCTTAAGACTCTCAGCAAATGTTGTAAATGTTTGCTTGACCTTTTCGAATACATTTCTCATTAATTCAACTACTTTATACATCCTGTCCATGAATTCCTTGGACTGTTCTTCTGTAAGATTAAATACCTGACTGAACGCCAATGTCTTATCACCATTATTTAACAGGATAGCATTGTCAATTAACCTTTTAAACTCTTCAGTCTGCCCATCCGATAATTTAGGTATCGTATATGAAGGCTTATTTTCAATTATACTCCTTCTCATCACCTCAATATACTTTTGTACCTCAGGTGATACCTTTGATACATCCATATTGATATTAATTGGTTTTCCCATTAAAGGGAGTTCTAGTTTACCATTTGGACCTGTCATAGTCATAATCTCTACCCCCTATATTGTTTTTATAAAAAGATGACTTACCTACTTGACGAGAATTTGACTGAAAAATACTATTACCATATATCAGTCTCGTCCAATCTTGACGACCCATGATAGGTCGTATAGGTTTATTATCTATTAATAACTCCATTAATTGCCATAAATAATATGGTGTTTTACCAGACCTACTTGTAGCTATCATTTCTGGTAATATATATTCATTGAAATATTCTGTTAGGCACTTTCTTCTAGCTTCAGTACAGAATAAATTACGGGACATACAAAAGTTTTGTTTATTAGTAAATGGTGGTCTACTTTTCTTGGTGGCAACCACACATTTAGAGCAATCAAATAGGCTGGAATCTTCCAACCTTGTTTTAAATATAGCCTGAGGAGAAATTAACTCCTCAAAATGTCTAGCAAAATATGGTTCATGTTTAGGTGCACACATAAACGCTTCATCGTGTCCAAATACCATCATATTTCTGTTAGGCTTTCCAAATTGCCCATACATTGAACTCATAACTATTTTTTCCATCTTTATTACCTCCTTTACATATGATTATAATATATAAGTAAAAAACGAACTCAGGTGCGTCACCTGAGTTCATTTGTCCAAAACCATTCAATATTCATTTGTAAATCTGTCCCTGAGTTCATCGCAGGATTCTTTTGCTATACATTTCCTGCATTTGAAGTCTGCTTCTTCACATTCTTCCATCTGTTTAAGCTCAATTGCTTCTAAAACTGACTCTCCGATACCGCATACACGACCTTCTATAGTCAAACATAAGAAGCACTTGCTTATAGAGTGTTCTTCAATACAATATCTTGACATACCCCCTCTCCCTTCTTATACGATTAATAACAGTCTAGATTAAGGAAGGCTGTTATTAATATATTGTTGAAAGGCAAGGCATTTAGTTTTCTCCCAGACAAGCTGCCATTATAATAAAAAATAAGGGGCAATGAAAATGCCCCTAATATATTTCTAATCTTCATCCTCATCATAACTATTATATCCAGTAGGCATGAAATTCAGACGCTGTTGTTTCTTATAAGCATTATGTGAATTAGCATGTTCAGTCCTGATACTAACAAGTGAGTTATATGACTTTTCAACAGCTTCTTCTACTGTCATGTCAGGTTCTGATGCAAGCAGATATGATGTGCTTGTAATCAATTCCTTAAGACTAGCCATCGGTAAGTTGTCACTATACTTAACAAATAAGTCAACAACACCGTCATCTGTATCAGCTATATTAATATCTCTATGCACTTTATATTCAGCAAGCAGTTTACCAATCTTTCTACTTTCAAAGAATATCTTTCTAGTGTTTTCAGCAGGATTATCAATTTTATAAGTACGGTCAAATCTTCCAGACCTATTCATAAACGCAGGGTCTATTTTATCTGGATAATTTGTGGTTCCTATGAAGTAAATTCCTGACCTAATATCAACACCATCAAGAATATTTAAGAACTCAGATCTATTACGTTCAGTAATTAATGAGTCAATATCCTCAATTACAATTATAGCTTGCTTACTATCGAGGGCTTTCGTTAACGATTGTAATATCCTTGTAACATTCATTACATTAGGGTTAATTACAACCTTTATGATACTTGGTACAACTCTAATTATCTGTCTTATCATTGCACTCTTTCCGTTACCTGGATCACCAAAGAGAATGATACCCCTTTTATAAGGTAACTCTAGTTTATCATATAGCTTATGAGTTTCATCCTTAAAGAAGGTTGTAATATCATTCATAACATCATTGATTGTTGACTTCTCATCGAATACTAGATTTTCATCAGGTACTTTCTTCTTTAGCACATCGACTGGTTTAGTTTTATCTTCTATAGCGTCCATAATTTCAATGTATTCCTTACCATCACAGTGGAAGTCTACATCTCTGAATATGTTAGCACCAGTGTCTTGCCTGATTATATCCTTAGTCTTCTTTAAAAACTTCTTTAGATGGTCAACATCAATGAGGAATGTGCTACAGATTGAGTAAGTATCAACGCTATAGAATAGCACTGAATTTATTTTCTTTGAAATCGCAATTCTCTGAAACAAATCGAAACCTGCCATCATGTCAAATGTTCCGATAGACTCAGGTTGTGGTAATACATCTGGGAAATCATATACATTCCCGATGTCCTTAAATTTAAATTCCTTCATAATAGCATTAAATACATTTTGGTCGAATATATAGAAATTAATCCTCTGATATCTTTCTAAATATACCTTACTATCTGGAAGATGTCCATTCACTAACTTTACCAAACATTCTTCCATATTCTTATCAATTAATCCACTCATTACACGAGTACCTCCCATAAATATTATATTTTATTTTAGACGTGCTTCGGAATAAATCCCTTGCAACCTATCTATCAATTTTTTCATATCCTGTGGCTCATATACGACATATAATCTAGTATCATCGTATAAGCCTTCTCTACATCCACAATCTAAGTCTAACTCAAATTGTTCACCTTGTTTCTCAGCTCTATCCAATAGGTCAACTCTGTCACCATCAGACCATCCTACCATATCATCTTCTGTCACACCAATTGGTTGTGGTTCATCCAATAGTGTCGTTTCGCAGAAATCATTCATTCCACAAGAAGTGTTATCCTCACAAACAAATAAACCTTCAATTACACATGGTCTATAATGACTATATAATATCGGAGTTTTAAGTTTCATGAATTCTCTTTTATTTACAATCTTCATTTTTTCACCTCCTATAAATAATAACCAAAGGTTTATCTCATATTTTTTACCCCTTGTGTTATCATAATAAATGGTTTCTTCACTATTTATAGTGAAGCCTAAAATCCATTGTTTCCACTGTTTGTATTGAGTTGTCAAAGATAACTTTATGCATTTACCTAAAGATATTTCTTTATCACCCATGTAAGAAACCCCCTCTTAAATTAGACACGTAAAATATTACTAAAATATTCTTTCTTAGATGTCTTAATAGTTTCTATACCCATTGACTCTAATACAGAATAAAATCTTGATAAGTTATCATTAACTATTGTGTCATAATCTATAAATGGCATTAGCCATTCAGGTATTCTTTCAACATTTCGAGGTATTGCTATTATAGCAACGCCTTTTTCTGCTATCTTTTTCTCCTTACTATTAAGGATATTCTTAACTATTATCTCATACATTTGAGGCTCAACATGTTTTACCTCTTCAACTTCTTTTTCATTAGTCAATTTAACCTTAACTATATCTACCTTCTCAGGTAAATCTATTTCCTTATTAGGGTACAAATAATTCCATGCAATGATACCCCTTACCCCTTGTTCTTTAAATGGGTCCTTATAGGCTCCTAATTCCTTAACTGATTTAGGTATTAGGAAGCTTTTTTCACCTCTCTGTAAGGATGCTCTTATAACAGCTTCAAATCCTTCAAGCTCTCTGAGTATTTCAGATATATTGATATCTTTTGCATATAGAAGCTTTTCCTTAACTAGGTTAATAAAATACTTTTTAGTTTCCTCACGAGTTGAGGACTTAACAAAGTCCATACCTTTAATGTCAATCTTCTCTGGATATATTTCTTTACCTTCCCTAAGTCTAACGCTACTTATATATCTCTTCTTCTTACCTGAAAGTATAAGTCTTGTGAACAAGAACTCATTCTTCATATTTATTTTAGGTCGATACTCTTTAAGTATGTTAGCTCCCTTAGTGTATTTCCAGAGAACCTCGGTAATCATATTTGTTAAAACATAACACATGATGTTTACACAAACGAACCTTAATTGGTCAGGGTCTCTATCCATCAATCTACTGTCAACTTTGATTACATAGTTGAATAGAAATTGCACCCATGGGTTAAGGTTTAACATATTAGAGTCAGTGTCAACTACAACGACACATTTTCTCTTATCATTTTTAAGACGCTGAATTCTATTGAATGCGAAATGATTATAGAATACAAATTCCTTATAGTAGTCCCATAAATCTTCAATGTTAGTTTTAATACTCTCAGGAACCTTATTAGGGTCTTTGAATTCCTTCACTTTAAGCATTATAGTTGTAAGCTTATTTCTAATCTTAGGGAGATTAGAGAATGCATATAGATTATTCTTGAAGAATATTCTATTCATTATTTTCTGGTCGAGGTTCATTACAAATGTAAAAAGTATGTCATCATATTCTTCTTTATAATCAAAGAACATACCTTTCATTCTTTTCATGAGTAACTCAACTGAAACTATTGGCAGGAATTTATCATCAATAATTTTATCTTCTTTGATAACATTCCTCATAAAATTCAGACAGTCATCCAAGTCTATAAATCCTACATTGTTAGTCATGAATGCTTCAAATGCAGTTTCTGTTGTACTAATTAACGATTGACCTGTTGCTGTTACTGATGTTGCTGTATAAAGATTAAAGAAGTTTGAAGTCGGTGCTCCAGATGCTCCATAATATGAGTTAGCGTTAATCTTTTCTGTTAACTGCATTCTGTCATAAGCAGCATACTCATACGATGTCTCTTTATAATCCTTCAGTTTTCCTTTATACTGTTTTCTAAGTGTTAGGAAGTTGTTAAGCATGACAGCGGCAGGGTTCAATACTTGATTTTGGTTCTTAAAGAATACACCAAATCCACCTGCTATTGGTTCCGTTTGATTGAACCAATCATATACTGTCAGTAAGTCAACATCCATTGTTCTATGCACATAATTATTGTGCAATTCTGCCTTAGGGTTCTCTACCCTTTCATTAGCAATATTGATTAAGAACTTTTTTAAGTCCTTCTTATCAATGTCTGGATACATTGTGGTGAATATATCCGTATAGTGTTTTGCCCAATCTTTAATAAAGCCATATTCTTTATCAGACATTTTATACCACCTCTTTATTATATTTAACGGATTAACAACCCGATATTACGATATGGTCTAAATTTATATCTCACCTCCTATACATAAAGATAATATATAAATCATTACCTTTTTGTTGATGGGGTTTTGATTTTTTAAACAAGTACAAATTTTATATAATTGAACATTTTAATAAAAAATTATGTAGAAAGGTTGTGAAATTCATGTTATTCAAGAATAATGGTTTGGTGGATAACACCAATGAAGAAGTTTCAACAGAGGCTCAAGCCCTGATTATGGAAGCCGCTATGCTTGATGTATTGAGTGAAGGCGAATTAAACGCATTCCTTGAAAATCATACAGAAGTTAATGCTGCTTTAAGAGACCAGGTATTGCTTGAGAAGACAATCGTAAGATTGGATAAGAAAGCTAAGCTTTCAAGAGCACAGAAGGTTGCTGTATTCACAGTTGCAAAGGAGAAGAACGATCCTAAGTTCAAGAAACTGGTAACAGTTTGGAGACTGGAAAGATTCCTTGAGCAATATCTATTTAAGAAATACGGTAATGAGGCTCTTAGAAGAGCAAAGAAGACTATGATGAATGCTGGCAAATCACAGTCAGCCCTTGTTAAAAAGGTTGCGGCTAACGTTCAAAGTCAGTTGCATAGTGTTGGTCACAAGCCAGCAGCTCCAAAGAAATAAAAAAATAAATAATGCTAAGTAGGTTAATTCCTACTTAGCATTATTTTTATTGTCTTCTTGAACTCTCCTTAGCATATCCATAAATTCATGGCTGTAAGATTTCAACTTACCTTTCTTAGCTAAGGTCTCGTATACATTTTGTAGTTTCTCTACATCTATTTCATGTAGATGGTCTTTAGTTAGTTTATAGTCGATTGCTGGATGTAATAGTAATACTTCCTCGACATTCTCAATAGATGAAAAGTTTCGGTCTAGTTCTGATATACTAGGTAATGCACCCATAACTTCATCCTCCTAACTTAAATTTAATTAAATGTTCAGTTAGAAAAGTTCGGTGAATGGGTAGCCAATATCTTCGATAGTTTGTGATACTAGACGCAAACTTATAATTACTTGGTCTAAATCTAGGTTATTAAGAACTTTGATTTCATCAATCCTATAGAAATCCTCCCTAACCTTTACCCCCTGACCAACTTCATAATGAAGCTTATCCTTAGTTATTATCTCCTCGACAATAGTGTATAGGTCATAAAATACATATTTAAATGTAAGTTCCATTTATAATACACCCCCTTAATTTGTATGTTCCTAGCAATAGAATTTTATTATTTTTATGATTATATATTATAATAATAGATAGTTAATATAAGCTGTCTAATAATTTTGTGGGAGGATTAAATCATGCCAATTAGAAAATCTCAAACTGATGAGGAAAGGAAAAAGGCTTTAATAACTAAAATAAAAGGACCCAAGGATATACTAGATGCAATAGCTCAATTACCTAAGCAAGATGTAATTAATCAATTGGAAATAATGGCTAGGGGAGAAGGTGGAACCGATGATACCATTTACAAAACTATTTTATTACATCCTGAGATTGACATCACGGATATTGAAAATTATGCGGAAAAAATAAATCTAAATAGACTTATAACAAACGCAATCTATTTAATTAAGAATGACGGAATGCCTCTAAATGCAATTAAGTTAATTTCATTCATTATTAACAACTATCGTAATAACATATTCGACCTGTATGTAAAACAATATAGAAATGAAATGGATAATAAGCTATAATAAATAAGATAGATAACGCAGGTTTTATGCTGCGTTATTTTTTTTATTAAATTTCGTTATAAATATATATTATTACTATGTGAATAACAAAATTATATAAGGAGGTAGATACGCATGTATGAATCAGTAAAAGAAGAATTACCTTGTCATATCCAAGAAATAATCCTTGGAGTGAGCAATAAATTATTTATAGTATCAGAAATCCTTGAAAATAAGGATACCTTTAATCGTACTCATGAAATGATTTACGATTATTTAAAACAGGGGTTTGAGCATGAAGCTCTTAGAAAATGCCCTGTACATTTTAAGTTCTTTGATAGAGATGGTGAGATTATTCACACTCTGCAAATAAGACACTTTTTAACAAATTTAATATTCTGGGAGCCTATAATGAGGTTAAAGGCAGTCGAACATATTGACAGCTCTTACATTATAGACCCAACACAGTTAACTTCGGATTTAATTAAGTCTTATATAGACGATAAAATAGTTATACCATTCAGAAGACATGTTAATAATGTAAAGCTTAATAAAGCATTACATGATTTAATTTTCAATTTATCCAGGATTTCAACAGATTTCAATATCTTATTAGGGTTATCTATTAATATGGAAACCTTTATTGATGTTGCTAATAAGAATCCTAGGTTTAATGAGATTATTAGAACAAAGATTCCTGATGGTATGCAACCGAAAGATATTGAGAACATGCTCGATGGATTAATGAATGAGCAAATAAGTATCTTGTGTCAAGAAGATAATTTCTTGAAACCTATATTGCTGTCTGGTACTGGAATAAAGCATAAACAGCTATCAGAGTTTGCAATTAATGGAGGTCTAAAACCAGACCTTGATGGTAATACAATACCTACACCAATCAATAGTAACTTTATAGTAGGTGGGTTGAATAACATAACTAACTACTATATAGACTCTCTAGGCGGACGTAAATCTGTTATCATGAACAAGACTGTTATGGGTCGTTCAGGTCACTTTGCAAGAAAGGTTATGCTTCTTGTATCAGGAATTAAATTAAGTCATGAAGAAGATTGCGGAACCGTTCATTCAGTTGAGTTTGAAATAAAGACTAAAAGACATCTTGAAAAACTGATTGACAGGTATTATAGATTGCCTAACTCAAGAGAGTATAAAGTTCTAACAGGGAAAGAAAAAGATTTAATCGGTAAGAAGATACTGGTTAGGTCTCCTGCTAAATGTGCATCAAAGAATGGTGTATGTAATAAGTGCTATGGGGAATTATACTACACTAATAAGAATATCTCCATAGGAGGTTATGCAGGGGCTAAGATAACAGAACCAGTTTCACAGAACATTTTATCATCAAAGCACTTACTAACAACAACATCAGAGAAGATTGAGTTTAATGAAGACTTCTATAAGTTCTTTGATATAAGTGCTAATGAGATAATCCTTAATGCAAATAATGAGGATTTTGAGCCAAGTGAATACAGCTTAGTATTGATAGGAGATAACATCAAGACTATTAATGAGTTTGATATATCAGACTTCAATAGCTATGTGGAAATATTCCATGTTAAGAATAAGAAGACTGGTGAGATTATAGAGATGAAAGAAAAGGATATGAAAGAACTCTATATAGCACCAGAAATTGTTGAAATGCTTAATTTGGATAGGCAAAAGGAAGTCTATGAATTAGACTTATCAAAGATTGAAGATGACACTAGAATCTTTGTTGTTGAGATAGAGAATAATGAGTTAACACGACCACTGTATAACATCATGTATCTCTTAGATAGAGCAGACCACTTCGGTGCAACTACAATAGATGATATGTGTCAAAAGATGCTAGACCTTATGATAGAATCTAAGATCAAGGCTAACTCAGTTCATGGGGAAGTATTAATACGACCTCTTATAAGAAGTTCACAAGATGTACTTGATATACCGAATTTCACCAAGTATAGTGATGATGCCGCTTATCAAATACTTACTGTAGAGAATGCACTAATTAAACATCCTTCAGTACTGGTAAGCTTATCATTCCAGGACTTAGGTAGACAATTAGGTAATCCATTAACATTCAAGAAGAAAGCACCATCATTTATAGATCCTTTCTTCAAGGAAAGACCATAAAAGAGCTGATAAATTCAGCTCTTTTCTTTTTATAACAAAAATTAATATAAGTGGATGTGTACACATGAAAGATTATGATTTAACAGTTGATTTAACTAAAAAACATTATGTTGCGTGGTCGGGGGAGGGGATAGCACTCTTCTTCTATATAAGCTATGCAATGAACTAAAACAAGCTAAAGATGACAAATATAAGAAGCCTATTGCATTAATATCTGAACCTTTCTACTTCGATACTAAAAAGAGAATATCGGAAGCAAAGGCTAGGGTTAAAATTGAAGAAGAATTTATCGCTAAGGGATTAGCTTTTGATAAAATTTTATTAAAGTCAGAGATTCAAGACTCTAATAATTTACTTAAATATGGAACTCATGGATTGCCTCAACCAGGCTTGTGGGTTCTACAGTTTTTACCACTACTTGAGGACGATTCAGTTCTGCATTTCGGTTATATTAATGGTGACCACTTCTGGTATCAAGATGATAATTTCAAAACAATGGTTAACAGTTTCTGTAAGATGTTGGGCAAAACAGTTACTCTTCAATTCGACTTATACTACATGGAGAAAGAAAAGATTGTTGGGGAACTGAAGCAACACGAACTATTTCAATATATATGGTTCTGTGAAATGCCTGGTGAAGTTGGGCAATTATGTGGTAATTGTCATCCTTGTCAAACATATAAGGCTGCTGTCGTTAGCTCAATGACTGTAAATCTAAATGATGCAGATGAGTTTGGTCAATTGATTGATGAATTTCGTAAAAGAAAAAATGACAAATTTAAAAATATATTAAGTGATGAGACAAAAAAAGAAGATAGTATTGTAGATGGGGGTGAAAAAGTATGTTAGAAGTATTACAGTATGTATTAGGTTCATTCTGGAGATTTGTAGGAGCTTTAATGCTATTAGCTGTTGCGGCAGGATGTTTATCTCAATTCACATTAGTCAAAATTGTCATACACAAGGAGACTAAGAAAGAAACTAAAGAAGATAAACAAGAAGTTAAAAGGATAATTTAATAACATACATGGGGGATGGTATAGGTGAAAAGTTCTGTTGTAAAAGACAATGTACTGAGATTAGTTCAGGACTATCCCGAGATTAAAGACAACTATAATACATTAGTTGCAACATACTGGAGAGAGATTGACGGAATAGAGTCATTAGATAATGATGAAGTTATAGAAGGAACATCACCTGAAACTATTACAAGATGTTTTAGAAAATTGGTTGAGGAAAAGAAAATAAAACTCAACCCATATTCAATCGAGGTTAGATTAGACAAAGAGTACCAATACAAGAAAGAATTTGGGAAGTAGGAAGTGAAAGAAGATGCCAAAAGATGATTTCATATTTGCACTATTTTGTATCATCGTATTAATTATTAGCGTGTATTATCACCATATAGGTAAGATAACTCGTGCTATAAAAATAGTGTTTGTTACATGGATTATATCAATGATAGCATTCATTATCAGACATTAGCAAAATCTTCCATATAGAAAATCACTAAATAAACTTAATATTAAATAATATTTATGAGGTGATTCACATGGAAAACAGAGTAACTATAAACGATCCTTTGTTTACACAAAAGTATACAAAGGTTGAATATGAAGCTGATTTTAAATTCAACGCTCCACACCACTTCGAAGTAAAGAATGGTGGAAACAGGAGAAGTTGTTACAAAGGTAGATTTCCAAGAAGGACCTATTAAGGAATGCGGTGTTAACGGTGTTTCCAATGAGGACTTACTTGTTATGGTCTACACAAGATTACAAGGGTTCCAAAACAGCCCTTACAAATGTGCTGAAAATCAAGAAGCACTAGACCACATTGTAGCTGCTCTTACTGCTCTTAGAAGCAGAACTCAGAAAAGAGAAGCTAGAGGTGTAGAAGGTACACATACTGTATAATAATAATGGACTGGTTAACGCCAGTCCATTATTTTATGATTTTTTAAAAAGGAAGGGATGGTATAAATGCTTTGGGGTAAAGATACTCAACAAAAAGATCCAAATGTAGATGCTTTATATCTTATTATGGAGAAAGCGAAGAAATATGATAAATTGACTATGCCTTTTAAGAACAAAGAACTTCACTGCTCTTTTTGCGGTAAGAGTCAATCTGCTATTAAAAGGTTAATAGCTGGTCCAGGAGTATATATTTGTGACGAAAGTGTAGAATTATGTCATGATATTATTGTTGAGACTGATGAAAATATACAAGAAGAACAAGTTGATAATAAGGGTGATGGTGACACAAAATTGTAGTTATCCTTATATGAACGGCGACTAGAAGACTCCCTTAGTCTTCTAGTCTTTATTTTTTTATATTTTTATTACATAAGAAACTTTTATATAAGAATAAGGGGAAGATGGGATTATAATGGAAGAAGTAGTTCTAGAGTTAACTAACCAATGTGTTCGTAAATGTCTTCATTGTTCTACTAGGGCAAATGAAGGTGAAGAGCACAATTTAGATATGGATACAATCATTTTTATAATGGAAACATATAAACCTAAATGGGTTAATATAAGTGGGGGAGAACCTTGCCTAAGAGAAGATTTAGATGATATCATTAAGATTATAAAAAGTTATGGGGCTAAGGTTAGGTTATATACAACACAATTTTATACAGGATTTCAAAAGATTGATGAAATTTGTATTAGCATATATAGTCTTGACAATACCGCTAACCACTATATTACTCAAACAAAATATTATCCTATGCACTTATTGGGGAGATATACAAGCATTTGTATTGATCCAACAATCCATATAGTTGCAACAACAGCTAATATAGCTGAAATACCAGACTTGGTGGCATATCTGTCATCTGTACTGGAATTACCAAAGATAAAGATTCTTAAGTTAGTTGAACAAGGAAGATGTTTGGAACATACAGACCTTGTACCAACTGATAAACAATTGATTGCTCTACACAAGAAATTGAAATCATATGACAATGTAATATTTGGTTTACCTTTCCAACATGAGTGTACCGCTGGTGTTGAGAAGATTGTTGTAATGTCAAATGGTATCGTTATACCTTGTGAGAGTTTTAAAGACGGTACTTGCAAATGCAAGAAACTTATTATATAGATATATATTATAATAACGGAGGTGAAGAACATGGAAAATGAAAATATGAGCAATATGACTCCAGAGGAGTATAATTTATGTAGACCTAAATATTCTGAATTAGATATTCAGAAACTAAAAGATGAGCACGCTGAAGGGCTTCGAGCAATGACAGAGAGATATGAAAGCCATATAAAGTATTTAGAAGAACTTAGTACAATTAGGATGGCTGGAGAAAACATGGCTGTATTTATGCAACCAAATGCTTTTGGATTTGGATTAGGGTTTGAATTAGTTATGCAATTGAGGGATGTCAAATTCAATATAACCAAAATTGATTGTTACCAACATGAAAATCCTGCATTAACTAGGATTTTAATGAAGGTTGAAGCTAAAGACCCTGAATCAGGACATAACCTACTTGAGTTACTGAGGAAACCTGTAGAAGCCTATTATAGTAAAGACTTAAAAGGAAGATTGGAGGATTACCAAGAGTGAGTATAATAAAGGTAAAACATACGTCTATCGTTATACCTGATTATACATTGGGTGATAACGAGCATCTAGAAAAAATGTTATCCGTATGGAACGATACTTGTTATCGCTATGACCCCATAGGATTTCATTACGATGAAGATAAAAAACAATTATTAGTACCGAGGGGTTTGGATTTAAGTTACCTCGAAAGAGCTTTTAGACGAAACATCGAGGTTGATTATAAACCAGACCCTTATGAAGTAGCATCATTTAGACTAAAAGTTGAGCCTAGAGATGATGTGCAGAAGAAAGCAATCTCTTACCTACTAGGTGAGGGGGATTTTTCATATACTAAGAAGTATTCTCAACAAGCATTAGAATTACAGACTGGTGATGGAAAAACATATTGTGTTATTGCAGCGTTAACCTTTATGAAGGTTAGGTCACTGATAATAACACATATAGATGAATTAAAGAAACAGTGGATGTTATCTGTATTAAAGATGACAGACTTGGACGAAAAATTCCTATGTAATGTCGACGGAAGTTCAACTATAGAAAGAATAATGAAGTTAAAAGATTCAGATTTAAAGTATAAGATGTTCTTTGTTAATCATGGTACACTTCAGAGTTATGCTAAGAAACACGGATGGGATGCTTTAGGTGAATTCTTTAATAAGATAAAGATAGGTGCTAAGGTTATAGATGAAGCTCACAAGTATTTTGAAAATACATTGAGTGTTGACCTTCACACCAACACTAAGAAGACAATCTATCTGACAGCTAACTTTGAAAGGTCAAATTATAAAGAGAATAAGTTATTTAATCTTTGCTTTAAGAATATAGCAAGGTTCGGACTTGAAACTCGACAAGAGAAAAGAAAACACATAGTGTATGTGGCGGTTATGTTTAATTCTAAACCAAGTCTAGCAATACAGGCTAGTATTAAAGGACCTCATGGGTTTGATAGAAATAAGTATATAGACTATGAATTAAACCAACCAATATTCTATGATGTGATAAAATTTGTATTAGATTACTTCAAGAAAAAAGACGGTAAAACATTGCTTCTATTCTCAAAGATAGAAGCAACTGAAGTTATTTATAAATATTTGGGTGAAAATTATACTGATAAGACAATTGGTATATATAACTCAACTGTATCAGAAGAAGTAAAGATGAAATCTTTAACGAGTGATATTATATCATCAACACCTAAGTCATTAGGTACAGGAATTGATATTCCTGGATTGAGATTTAATGTGATGACAGAACCTTATACTTCCCCAATTACTGCTAATCAAACAGCAGGTCGTTTGAGGGAGTATGGTCCTGATGAATATACATTCCACATTGAACTTGTTGATAAGGGTTTCAAACGAGTATATGAAATGTATAAATCTCGTCAGAAGATATTTAAGCAAAAATGTGTTAAGTTACTAGAACTTGACTATGTTCCTCAAGAGGAAAATCATGATTAGTAACTTTTTATTAAGTGGGTAACAATTCTTTGAATGAAACCCACACCACACAAAAAGAAAATATCCAGTAATACATTTAGTATTACTGGAATATTTTTTTGTGTTAGATGATAAAGAATTGCTCTGTGTCTAAATGGTATAAGTCCTTCCATCTTTCGAGAAGGTCCCTTCTATCATTTTCGGCACTAGACCATTCATCAATTTTTAATGATATAGTTCCGTATGCGGTTTGTATATCAGATACAAGTTTCAAGTTGTTATATAGGAACATTTTTATATCCAATATAGCCAATTCATAGAAACTTTCAGCCGCAGTCTTTGGAATTGTAAGCATATTATCAGCGTGCTCAAATGCTAACTCTATGTCTATCTCGCCATAAACAGATGACATATTGTATATATGCAAGTTTCTTGGCTCCATAAACTTAAATGTCAATGCTGGAGTTGCAAGAGATACTAAATTAGCGTTAGCCTGAGTCATCATAAGCTGATTATACACATCAAGTGAGTCGTCAAATATACTACTCACATTACCACTACCAGCAAATCTATTTCGTGGTGATACCTTTCTAACATATAGAATTTCCTTATCGCCAAATACATCTGGTAGTTCATAAATAGATTCACTATAATCTGATTTTAAACATGTTAATTCGTTCAAGTTCAGATTTAATTTCATTACATAAGGACAGTAGATACTGAATGTTGGAATGCTCTTTATAGTAAAGACATCATATAGGGATTTATCCCCATCTTTAAAAGGGAGAGCCATACCATATATTCCTAAGTCCATCTTTATCTTTGTTAATAACTTGCTCGGATTCATTAAAATCACCCCTTTTTATAATTACATATTATATATATGTAAAGAAATCAAAAATAATTTATATAGAAAGAAGATGACAAGAATGAAAAAGTATAAAAGATTCAAAGATTACATTAGTAAAGAAGTTTGGGATTATGTAAATGAAGTATTATACAAGAGATATAGTAAATTCAGTGATAAACACGGATTTAAACATATAAAAGATACCATAAAAGCAGGGTGTAATATAGCACTAATGAGTGAATATCCTAATATAGAATTAGTATTCATTGCTTGTGCATACCATGATATTGGTAGAGAGATTGAAGCTGCAAATCATAACTGGCATTCAGCAGTTATAGCTTCTAAAGAACTGAAGACTATGAGCATATGCAAACACTTAAGTCAAGATGATATTAAGGTAATATGTACTGCAATATATGAACACCCAAGAACTGTTACAACTGAGAAAAGTCTATTAGGTAAAATATTATCGGATGCTGATAAGTATAGTAACTTAAAGCAAAACGGTCTTGGAATGATAGAGCGTAACTGGGGTGTTAATAAAAAGAAGATTGTAAAGAAAGAGATAGATAAAATACACAATATTTTAAGAGAAGACTTTAAAGAGAAAGGAGAAGGTAAATGTAAATTACACCTCAATGAGAGTGTTAAATTATTTGATAAATCAGTTAGAAAGCTGATTAAAATAAGTAATAGTAAAGCTAAACTTAAAAAGGTAGTTAAGAAGCTTATGAAAGAAAAGAAGCTAGAAGTTAAATAATAAGGACTAGGGGATAACCCCTAGTCCTTATTTTTTTCCCTTTATAACTTTGACATAAATCTTGATACATCTCTCTTTATCTTGTCTTCGACTTTAACCACATAGGTTAATCCACCTTCTCTGAGGATAACATTCTTGAGATCCTTTGACAATGTCATAGACTCCATTGCTACCTCACATACATTGGATACAAGTCTAACATTCTTAGACTCCATCTTAATGAAGTCAACAATCTGAGATTCTTGTACAGGCATTAATGCACATTCCTGAACTGAGTTACCAGCAAGCTCGATATTTCTAATAACTTTTTCAATAGGCTTGGACTGGTCTCTGTATGCAGTCTTATGGCTAGGAAGAATTACCCAGTCGTAAGTTACTATATGTGCTCTTGAATTCATTAATTGAGTACCATCACCTTGCTTAATTAATTGAGCTAATGCTCTTAAGCTGAAGGCTGGTTCCATACCTTGGAGAATATTTTTGGTCATTTGAGTACCATGAGCACCGTCATCAAGGGTTTCAACTTCACCCTTTAAGAAGTTACCCTGGGCATTCCACCAGTTAATTCTATGTGATGTGAGCTTAGGATCAATTGTAAGAATTCTCTTAACATCATCCGTCATCGGATGTCCTGCTTCACCCAACCATGTCTTATTGGTGACAAGCTCGGTAACATGAGGTGCTCTTAGTGACTCTATCATAGGATTGCCAGAATATATTCTTCCATTTCTATTTCTAACATTAAACTCTTGGAGAGTTGTTAAAAATCTTAAATAAAATAAGCCGTTCTTATCATATATTTGAAGATTCTGCGGCTTCATGGGTTCCGTAGTAGCTTCCATAATAAGATAAGCAGCAACTTCTTGCTTTATCATGATTCTCACTCCTTTGCCTCAAAATTATTATTTTATTGTTGATAAACGAAATTATAAAGAGTGTCTTTATTTTTTTCTAGTTAAACAAATATTTAATATTATTTGGAAAGGGAGTGATAAGATGAATATTAATACAAAGAGGGTTCTTGATGGTAAAAAATCTCCCATTCAAAAACAATTTGAGATTTTAAGAGACAATTATACCTTAGAGAATTCCATTAGATATCTTGATTTCGTAAGACATCAGTCCAGTGATGTAATACTGGAAAATGCTCAATATATTTATTCCGAGCCTCGCTCTGGTGCCGACTTCATTATGGCTGTGTTGAGAACTAACGATTTGTCAGCAGCCCAATTGAGGGTACAAAAAGAAGGTTTAGATAAGTATATAAGTAAGTGTCGTACAAACGGGTATAATAATCCTGTTCATTTAGATAGGCTTAATGAGTGTGCCGAGTTTATCAATGCAGAGCTTAGTAAAAAAGATAATCTTAAATATGTCAGAGAGAATCTTATTTACAATATGCATATAAACTTTTTACCTAAATCCACTCTTATGGAGTCTACCATAACTAATAGCTTGGATAAAGTTATCCAAAATATTAATCATCAACCAGAAGTAATCAATGAGTATGAAAGATTGGTTGATGAAATCAAAGCATGGAAAGCTGGAACAGCAGCAATTAACTTTGTTCCGACATTAGTAAAGAACACAGCCCTTGTATTAGGGATTACTGTGGTATTAACTGGTGTTGCTGTTACGCTTATAGTTTCTTTACCATTATTATTAGTTTCAAAGCTATTAAGTGATGGAATTAATAAGAAATATATTAAGTCATACAATGCTGCAATTGATAGAGAAATCAAAAGAGTCGAAGAAGGAATAGCCTCAGCACCGAGTGATAAAAAGGGTATGCTTGAAGAATATCTTAAATCTCTCAAGGAAGCTAAGGCACAATTAGATGGTTATAAGCCTTCTAAGAAAACTACTAAGGCTGTTAAAGAAGGAAATCTTGGGCAGGAACTCGAAGAAATGGGTGAAGTAGATTGTTGCGAAGATGATATTGACGAAGAAGATCCAGAAGTGGATGAACTTGCATTAAACTTCTCAATTGAATTTTTAGAAGCATTCCTTGATGATTTCGAAGATGACAGTGAGATGACAGAAGCCCAGATGGAAAACTTTAATAACATGATAAGAATAGCTTATCAATATGATAGAGTAGTTACTGAAGGAATAGTAGGTAAGATTGCTCGAAAGGCTGCCTTAAAAGGAGAGGAAATCTCCAGAAAAACTGTACATGGTATTAAGAAGGCTGGTGATGATGCTAAGCATGTAACAACAGTCGCTAAGAAGATACCTGAACATGTAGATAATCTTGTTAATAGCACGATAGATAGTATCAAGAAAGTTGATAAGGATGAAAGAAGACGCAGAATAATCGAAGGGAAATATCGCTATAAGTTATTTAAGATAATAAGAAATGCGATAGGTCTTGGTGCTGCATTTGCCGTACATCCTGCATTAGCTGCTATTGGATTCCTTGTTAGTGTTGCTATGGACAAAAAAGCAGATGACAAAGTAAGAAAAGAAATCCTTCATGAGCTTGAAAATGAATTGGTAATCGTTAGTGAAAAGATTGAGGATGCTAAAGGTGACCAAAAGAGAAAAGAAAAATATGAGCTTATGAGAATCAAAAACAGATTAGAGGATGACATTACAAGAATTAAGTACAGATTGGATTAGGAGGTGTAATAATATGGACTTTTTGAATATCCTCCTTGAAGCTAAAACCCCTGGGTCAAAACCTACTAAAAGGAAAAAAGTTATTAAGGTTGATTCAGGTGTAGATAAAAAAGATTATACTGACGATGTAGAAGCTCAACGAGATGAAGATGAAGATGTTGAAAATCAAGATACTGGTAATGAGGGTGAAACCCAGGAAACTAATGATAACCTAGATGACCAAGAAGTAACTGATTACACATCCGAAGAAGAAGAAGTTGAACCTACTGAGAATTCAGACGACAACCAGGCAACCCAAGACGAAACCGACCCTGAAGAAGGTGAAGGTGAAACCACTGACTATACTGACGAAGAGGGTGATGGGGGTGATGAAACAAATGACAGTGAAGACACTGGTGACGAAGGTGATGGATCAACTGATTACACCGACGGTGCAGGTGACGAAACTGATGATAGTGTTAATTACGGTTCCGATGATACTGCTGACGGCAGTGACGGTACTGAAACTGATGCAGATGATGGATCAGATGCGAATGATACTGATAAAAACCGATTGATTTTGGAAGATTTCGTATCATTATACTATTTAACGAAGAATTCTATATCAAAATTAACAAACATTGATAAAACGGACATTTTTGTTAATAAGATAATAACACAAGTTATCTCAAACTTGTCAACACTCCAAAAACAATTATTTGAGTTCATTACATGTGCTTTTTCCAATAATAAGTACGTGAATAATCTCTACCAATATAATTATTTTTTGGAGGCGTTCAAGATTAATGTTGAAATGCTAAAAAAAATAAGTGTTTTCATCTCTAATTAACAAAACAAATATATAAAAAAACTAATTGAAGGGAAGTGTATAATCATGTATGAATACTTAGATGAACAGCAACCTACTAGAGTTGTTGGTTCTTTCGTTACAGACAAAAATGTCGACTTCAAGAATGGTATTAAAAGCCTTCTAGAAGGATTCAGAGGAGCATACTCCGTTGACGCTGTAGATGATATAGTTAAGATTCTGAAGGTTGATGCTCTGAAGGAAGATTATAAAGAGAGGCTTATAGGCGACGTACTCACTGAAAGTTTTGATGATCCATACTATGCAATGATACCGAGCAAATTAGAGCAGCTTTTTGAAAACTCTTCCACAGAAATCGTTAGAGAATCTTCTGTAGCTCAGCTTGCACCAATAGTAGGTGTGTCTCTGCCAATCCTCAAGAAGAATTATCTTGAGTGCCATTCAAAGGACATAGTAATGACTGAGGTTCCAACTAAGCCAATCGTTAAAATGGCTTTTGAAAGAAAATTCTTAAAGGATAAAACTGGAACTAAATACTACATTCCAGAAATATTCTACAATGACGACTACAAGAAAGTAGTTGACAAAACAAAAGGTAAGGTAGTAAGCAATGCCTGGTATCCAACTGGAGACGGCACAGCTCTTCCAATACAAGACCTTACAATACTTCAGCTTTCAGGCGGATCTCTTGAAACAAGAGACAGCTTAGCATATGATTTCTGCGTAGAAGCAGTTCAAATCGAAGTACCAAAAGCAGGCGGCGGAGTTGAATTAAAGACTATTGATGGTCTTAACATCCAGCCTGATATGGGAGCTAACAATTCCTTCACATACAGAATTAAGACTGAAGGAGCAGAAGCTGCAAAGGTTGAGGACATAATCACTGGACAGGTAGACTTCTACACTGGATCAGTATCAGTTGCTTCAACTGGTGGAAAAATAAAGAAAGTAAGATTCGGAGGACATCTGTCCAATGAAAATAACTTGGAAACAGTAGAACTTGATAGAGAAAGAGAAGTTAAGGAGTGGAAGATTCCTGATGGTCAGAGAATCAACACTGGTTTAACTATCGAAAAGATTAAGGACTACAAGGCATTATTTGATCTGGACATCACAACTGAAGTTATTTCTGACATGAGTACAGTATTAACTCAGTTCGAAGACAGCTCAATCATGAGCTTCCTTGATGACAGCTTAACAAAATGGAAAGGAAAGAAAGACCTTCCATTCGGATACAGCGATGGATTCGTTGAAACATTCGAATTTAGCTGCACACCACCTGCAAATGTGTTTGTAACAACTTCACAATGGATGCAGGAAATGAAATACTACCTCAACAGAATGATTGATGAGTTAAAGACCAAGCTTAAGACTACAGACATTATGTTCGTAGCTTATGGTCATCCAAATAACATTACTCTCATTCAGGATGATGTTAAGTGGGTAATTGACGAAGATACTAAGATCGGTGGAATCCAGCTTGACTACAGGTTCGGTGTTATGACAACTAACAAGAACCGTGTTCACGTAGTTAGCTCATTAAAGGTTCCAAAGGAAAAAGGAATAAGAGTTATCGCTTACCCATTAAGCAAAGAAGTAATAACATTCAAGCACTACAAGTACAGCTTGAACATTGAAAATATCTACAGAAACCCATTCACACCATTAACACCAAACGTAATGGGTACTTCAAGATACTTGACTACAGAAGTTCTTCCAGTACAAGGCGAGTTCAAATTAACGAACAACGACTTCGGAAGAAAAACTGTATAATAGCTGCTTAAGGCGGCAAGGTGTAAATTAAAAATGAAAACGACAACTCTTATTTAATGAGAGTTGTCGTTTTATTATTTTTTTAGAAAGGGTGAAGAAGATGGAATTAAATAAAAAGTCCCAAGACTTATTACTGATTGAAAGTTGCTTTAGAAATATCAAAACAGGGCAAGATGTCCATAATTCTATAGCTGCTATCCAGAGAGTTTTGAAGAGGATGTTTGATGTTAATTTTAACATCACCATCATCAATAATGACACAAATCAATTCTTTGGAATGAATATCTATCCTCAAAAGAGCACAATAGATGCTATAGTTGAGGCTATACTTAATAAGAAATCAAATACAGAAACACTGTCAGAAATCTGGCAGAAGAATACAGAGTGGCATTTAGAAATAGATTCACTTCTATTATACGATAATCGTCTTAATGCTAACCCATCAGAAATAACTGCTGTTCTATTACATGAGATAGGACATGTGGTACATTCAAATAGTATCCCTCATAGGGTTAATAAGGTAATGAGATACCAAATTATGAATCTTGACTTTACAGTTAAGCACCTTATTAGATATGATAAAATAAGGAAGCTATTTGGTATTGCAGTAATTGAAGCTTGCACCAGCAAAAACTTCCACCGCATCAATAGTGTAAATACTGAAGTGGTTGCTGACAAGTTCGTTGTTAAAATGGGATATGGTGATGAGCTTAACAACTTTATTACCAAGTTAGTATCATCCCAAGGAAATAGACTTGTTGAAAGAGCAGACCATGAAATAGATGGAGATATTAAGTCTATCGTAAATTGGTCAATTGACAATATAACTGAACTTGAGTTCAGAAAGAAGAAGTTAAGACAGTCTATACAGACTGAAATACTAAAGAACCCTAGTATATTTGTCAGGAGTATATTCACTGATATAAAGAATGCTTTCTTCGGGGCTGAGGAAGATAATTACAAGATTGCTGTTGCGGAACAGTACCTAATTTCGGGCTGTCAAACCGTGATGAGAGAATCTATTCTGGATATCTTCGATAATATCGGAAAAATGAAGAAGGTTCCTCAAAGTGATATAGATTTCCTTTCAATACAAGTTGAGAAGATTGAAAACAATGATGACAAGATATATGTTCTAGACCTTATATATGACAAATTAGACCTTGTCAATGCAGCTCTTGAATATATTGAAAAGGGTAAGACTGAAAAGGTTGCCCAGTCAAAACAGACATTGACATCTCTCAAGACACAACTTGAGAAGTTGAGACAACAAGTTCTCAATATTGAGATTAAAGACAAACAGTATGGTGTATTTATAAAGTATCCTAAGGGATATGAAGGTTAATTAATTTAACCGTTGAAGGGGTGATTTCTTTGGCAAGGAAGTTTATTTATGACGTTCAAACCAAGAATATATCTTTCCTTCAAACAGCCAAGGATTTAAAAACTCTTGGGGTTAAGGACCACATGTTCTTTTTAAAGCTTTATGATACGGGATTAAGGGGAGTAGATCCATACTCCCCTTTTTTAACCGAAGAGCAGATAATGAGAATAATAAATGAGTGTATAATAAATCCATGGTATTTCTTGAGGGAAATAGCAAGAATACCTGAGCAAGGTGGTACGGGTATCCCCTACCAACTTAATAGAGCCAATTTGGCTGCTACATGGTGTTATTTGCATGGTTTAGACCACTACTTGGTTATACCACGACAGATAGGTAAAACACAATCAACATTAGCAATACTTGACTGGACTTTCTTATTTGGCACAACGAACTCAGAGTTCATGTTTATTAATAAGAAGCAGGAAGATGCTGATAATAACTTAGCAAGATTAAAAGATCAAAGAGATTTATTACCAAAATATCTACAATTTAAGATTGCTATCACAGATGAAGGTAAGATAGTTGAAGGTGCTGATAATGTTAAATCATTAACCAATGCCAACAATGGAAATAAAATAGTTGCAAAACCATCAGCACGTTCAGTTGAATCTGCTGAAAATATAGGTAGAGGTTGTACACAACCTATTCAATACTTTGATGAGGTTGAGTTTACACCTCATATTAAGACAATCGTTGAAGCGGCAGGTCCTGCTTATAATACTGCTTCTTCAAATGCAAAGAGAAATAATGCGGCTTATTGCCGTATATTCACATCAACACCTGGTGACTTGGATACACAACCAGGTCAGGATGCATTACTTATTATTGAAAAGACATGTAAATGGACTGAGCAATTCTATGATTGGGACGTTAACGATATAGATGAATATATCTCCAATAACTCTGGTAATGGTATTATCTATATCGAATATCAGTATCAACAATTAGGAAAAGATGAAGAATGGTTCAAGAAGACATGTCAATCTGTACTTAACAACCCAGCTAAGATTCAAAGAGAAATCTTCTTAAAGAGAATGAGAGGTTCTTCAGAGTCTCCATTTGAACCAGAAGAATTAGCTGCTATTGAGGAATTGAAGGGTGTGGTTAAGGAAGAATTATTTATTAACAAGCTATTTAAGCTTGATATTTATGAGCAAATTAGAAAAGATAGAGTATATATTATAGGTGTCGACGTTTCTAATGGATATGGTCAAGATAATTCCGCTGTTACTGTAATAGACCCATACACTCTCAAGACAGTTGCAGAGTTTAAGTCTCCATACATTGGTGTGACAACATTCACTAAGTTCTTATATATCCTTATTAGAAAACATATCCCAAGAGGTATACTCTGTATAGAAAGAAATGCCAACGGTGAATCAATACTTGATGCACTTAGAGAAACAGATATACATGGTCAATTATACTTCGACAACTCAAAAGACTTTGTTGGAGCTAATATTGATGACAAACTTGATGCTCAGGGATTCTTAAAGATTCAAGCTGCAAGAAGAAAATTATATGGTGTTTATACACAAGGTAAATCAAGAGAGGTTATGTTCCAGTTACTTGATGCCCATGTTAAGGACTTTAAAGATAGATTTATCGGTGCTAATGTAATTAGTGACCTAATGAGTCTTGTAAGAACTAAGAGGGGTAGAATAGAAGCTGGTGCAGGATTCCATGATGACTGTATTATGTCATATTTGATTGCTCTTTATGTATTCTATCATGGTAATAACTTACACAGGTTTGGATTTGTAAGAGGAGAAATACCTGATGAAGATAAACGAAACAGAGGTCTCACATATGAGGAGACTATGCAAGAAATGCCTGAAGACGTTCAACAAGCTTTTGCTGATTTTAGTGTTAAAGGAATGGATGATTATAATCAGAAGTTAGTTGAAGAAATTCAAAGGGCACGAAAAGAGATGCAACATGTTGACAGGATGTTAAATAGTGTCAACGTAGCAGAGGACTATGATGATTTCGGAGGCGAAGGAGACATGCCTCTGGGCTTATTCGACGAACTTAATAGTTAACAAATATATAGGAGGGATGTCCTCCTATATATTTTTTTATTTTCTTATTAACAACTTTTTAAAAGAATGAATATTAAACCTTAGGAGGGTGAGATAAAAATGGTTTTTGATAACGAAGCATTTGAATTAAGTAACAACTTAGAAGTGGAAAGCTTACTGGCGGATTTACCATTTGAGCTTATAAAGGAGAACATCAGAGAACAGATAAGCGACCCACTATCTACTAACATAAATTATATCAACACGGTTACAGAAAAATGTGACCTATTAAAAAAAGAGTACGAAGATGACGAAGATGCTATTAAGGAGATAAATAACAGTCTTCTTAGATTCTTCATATTTATCATCACTGAGATAGATGAGAAATTTGACTTATCTATTAATTATGATGAGGATGATGTCGATGAGGTTGTATCATTGGGAGAAGCCCTTTACAATTTCATGATTCTGCGATATAAGAAGAATATCAGCAGATTTATCTACAAATTTATTATTAAAAATAAAAAAGGTCTTGTTGAACAGTTCGAGAAGCTGGCAAAGAAGAAGGATGTTACATCTATATCATTAAAGAAACAGATCAAGAATAAGGATGACATACTGCTATTATCTAATATGCCTAGTGCAATAAAATATATAATGAACCTTTATATAGAACCGCTTGACTTTTTAAAGTATGCTGCTGACGATGAGTTATATGAAGCTACATTCTTACGTCAAATGATTAATACGGGTAATCTTACTGGTAACTTTGTTACTAAGTACCTAGAATTAATTGTAGATAGTTACAATGACGTATTAGATGAGATTCAAACCGACGTTCGTCTAAAGCTTATGAAAAAGATTATGTAGTAAAAAATTACCATATTAACTACATTAAATTAATTATAAGATGGGGAGGTAATCCATAATGGAAGAATCAAAAGTAATTAGACTTAATCAAGATGAAGAGGTGGGAACCACTGTTGCTCCTGAAACTGATATAGTTGCTGATGAGCAAATTGGAATGGATAAAGCCATAAGCCTGCTTAACCTTCAGGGGCAATTACAAGATATGAAGGACATGAGAGGTAATATTGTTAAAGAACAATTAAAGGTTCTGGGTGATGTTGCTGACCTTGAAGCAGTTCAAGCTAAGTTAGTAGACATTAGTATTGAGGACCTTAAGGCAATAACTGAGGAAGGACTTAAAGAACTCTTTACTATTAATGGTAAGGAAGTTGATGTTGCCGTTGAAATAGAAGATGCTTTCAAAGCATTTGAGTTCAAAAGAGACTTCCTTGTATACTTAAAAGAAAGTGAACAAGCTGTCAATCAAATTGATGAAGCTGTTCTTAAATTAGAAGAAGACTTAAAGGCTCATGATGAGGAACTTAAGGATGTAGTTGCTCAATTCGGCGACTTATCAAAATGCATCAGAGCTAAACTTCTTAGCAATTTAGAAAATGCTGGAGATGCTGTTAGAGCTAAAAGAGCTCAAAGAATGCTTGATAGCTTTGACGATGCATGGAATTTAACCAGGATATATGAGATCCACAAGGTTTCAAGACCTGGTAATGTACTTAGAGACTATAAAGATAACGATAGGTCTGTAGCTCTTTACAAGAATTACATGAAGGCTATTGCACGATTAGGTCTTAAGAGTGACCTTACTGCTTTCAATGACCTTGAAATCAAATTCTTACCTGAGAAATATCATAAGTATCCAAATCTATTCTTATTCATCGTAATAAGATACTTTGCTTACAAGAAAGATGTTGCTGACAGGGTAAGTGATGGAGTATTCTTATCTCAATTTATGGTGTACGTGAAGACATTGTTTGCAGATAGATTCACTACTCCTGAAGAAAAAGAGGAGTTTTTACAAAATATCCAAAGAGTTTTGGACCTTTATTATTAAATATAAAAAACAATAGAGTAAAAGTAGTTTTCTACTTTTACTCTATTTTTATGCCCTTTTTTAATAATGAAGAAAGGAAGGTGAGATAAATGTTAAAGGATTTTCTGGTGGATGATGGAGAGAATATAGTTTTCAATGGGCATTATCTAGAAATGTATATACCAGCTTTTTATTTCGAAAGTCAATTAGCTGAGAATTACGGTTCATCACTAAGAGTGTTCGGACTATTTAATACTAGAGTATATACTGACAAGGGTGCTCCAATGAAACTGGAAACATTCAATCTTCCAACACTTGTTTATATTTATCCTTCAGAAATTGAAAAGAAAGAGTTACAATTAGTAGAGGGTGACAACGGTGAGGTAGAATCCTACTATATAGCCAAGTTCTATAAGGGAGCAAAAATAATGAAGAATATTATCCCACAGGATGCAAGTAATGTTGAACTTTTCTTAGACATACTGTGTAGAGGTAAGATTCCTAAAACCATTCCATATGGTCAGGTGTTACAAATATGGCAAAAAAATCTTAGCCTTAATGGTGTTAAGCTAGGGGTTACCGCCACCGTCTTGGAGGTAGTTATCTCAGAAATATACCGTGATAAGAAGAAACCTGAACAAACATTTGCAAAGGTAATAGGTAAAGACCCAAGCACATCAGAGTATGCTTATAAAACTGCCAACATTCGTGAGATTTGTGCGAGAAACTCGACATTTGCAGCACTCACTTTTGAGGACATGGATTCAATGATTACCTCAGCTCTGAACATAAATAAGTACAACAAGCAAGAAACTGAGTCACCTATTGAAAAAATAATAAAGATGTAAGAGTCTTTAGAAGAACATTTTAATAAAATATATTAATCGAGGAGGTCGAGTAAAATGCCTAGAACAGGACAAATAATTCCTGGGTATCTGCATCCACATGTGGAGACCTATATAAATGATAATACCGAGTTTATGGAAGCTGTTTCTGCTCCTGCCGAAGGGTTGAGATTTATCAACGTATTTACTTCTGGTAAGGGACGAGACGGTGTTATACTTCCATTTGACACAACAACTGGCTATACAGAAGAGTATGGCAATCCAAATTATAAGCTTTACGGTCAGCCTGGTTATATGCCTTATGCGGCTTTATCATCTGGACAGGCAAAATGCTGGTGTATGAGAGTTATGCCAGACGATGCTGCTTATTCCAACGTGGTAGTTCTTGCACAAGTAAAGGTAGATTCAACTGATGCTGCCAACAAAAAGCTTAATATTAAGCATAAAGCTTTATTCCACAATGGTCTTCTTAGCAAAGATGAGTTTGCTGCATTAACAGACTTAATGACAGAAGAAGATCCAGATGTTGACGGATATGTAACCTTCCCTCTATTCGGAGTTTACTCCTTAGGAAGAGGAGTTTATGGTGATGTATTTAGAATCAGAATGGGTGCTGCTCCACAAGAAGACAAAGATAACGCCTACAAGAACTACATCTTAGAAGTTCTTACAAGTGAAGGTGGAATCAAGAGAAAAGAATTGTTCTCAGGAACATTATTCGCAGATGCTGTAGAAGCAAACAAGACTCTTTTCTTAGAAGATCTTGTTAATGATGTTGACAGCGGTAGCACAAAGCTTGGAATGTATGTAAACCAAGAAGCATTAGGAAAAATATTCGAAATGTACAAGACAGTAGACCCAACAACAACTATTACTATTGAAACATTTGACCCAATCACTGGAAAGAATAAATTAGGAGTAGCAAATCCTAAGATAGTATTCAAGAACACTGAGACTGGTGCTGTTTCATTAGATAGAGTTGAAGGTGTTCCTCTGTCAGGTGGTACTGACGGATCTTTTGCAGTAGGAACTGCAACTCCTGAAGCAAGAGAAACTGCTATAAACGCTGCTTATGTAAAAGCATTTAATGGAGAATTTGACAGAGCTATTCTTAGTAAGAGAAGAACTCCTGCTGAATTAATCCTTGATGCTAACTATGAAGATACTGTTAAGAGAGCCTTAATAGGTTTACTTCTTAAGAGATATGACGCTTATGGATTCATCGACGGTGGTATCCTTAATACTACTACTGACGCTATTGCTTGGGCTGAAAATATGTCTGGACTTGGCGACAGAGCATTCTCAAAGGATTGCCAACACTACATGATAAGAGATCCATTCAGCGGTAAAAATATTCCAATGACAACAACATACTATTATGCATTACAGTTACCAGTTCACTTTAGAGTGTCTGGAAACCATATACCATTTGTTGGAGAAAGAGTTGCTAGCTTAACTGGAATGGTTAAGAACAGCTTAAAGCCAATGATTGACGCTGATGACGTTGAAGTTAAGGAAAAACTGTACGAGCTTAAAGTTAACTACTTTGAGTGTGTATCAGAAGGAACTTACGTAAGAGGTACTCAGGGAACATCACAGCTTATCTGGTCTGACCTTTCAGAGGAAAACAACATGCATGTTCTCCTTGAAATGAAGAGAAAGCTTGAAACACTTGTTGGTTCATTGACTTACAACTTCGCTGATCCTGAGGATAGACAAAGATTCACAGAAACAGCAGACAGAATGTTCAGTGACTACAAGGGAACAAAAGTTAGAACTGCATCAGTTTACTTCGATATGAATCCATGGGAAACAGAAAGAAGCATATTACACTGCTACTTAGCTGTAACCTACAGAACTCTCTCAAAGAGAGGCATTATCGAAATAGACATTAATAAGAGAGTATAAGAAGGAGGGGAGATAAATGGCTGCATTAAAAGCTGAAGATATAAAAACTCTGCAATCGAATATTAAGAGTAACACCAAGGACATGACTACGTATTCATTGTTCTTAGGCGGAACTAACGTAACTGCATCTGCTATAGGTCAGTACGATCCATTGAAGACAGGTTATGCAAGAATATTCTTCACAAGAATGCCTAAATTCATGGAAACAATAATGCCTACTCAGTCAAAGAACTTTAAGCATCTTTTAGAGTATGGTTTTATCGGTATTGATGGAATTCAGAATACTACACTTGATTTCGAACAAATTACTGGTGGATACGCTGGAAAACAGTTCGATGTTGCAACTGTAGCTAAGGATGAAACAAACTCCATCACAATGAAACTTTATGAATTCGCTGGTTCACCAGTGAGAGAGTACACTGATATGTGGATAAGTGGTATATCCGACCCATATACTGGAATCGGTCACTACCATGGAGCTATGGATATAGACTCCACTATCAAATATGCACAAGCTAATCATATAGCTGAAGCATTCTACATTCAGACTGACCCAACAGGTAGATCTGAAGGAATCGAGTATGCTTGCTTACTTGCAAACATGATTCCAAAAACTGTTAAGAAAGACCATTTCAATTATGAAGCTGGTACTCATGGTCTTGTACAAACTGATATCGAGTTTACAGCAGTTAAGTATGAATCTCCACAGATCAACGAAATTGCTAAGAAGCTCCTTGACAAGTACAAGATTCTTAGAGATTATATCAACTTCAATTCAGGATATACTGCTGAAATGGTTGATAAGATGGCTGCATTAGCTATCACTGACTGGACAGAAACTAAAAACGCTGATGCTCCTGCAAAATAAAAATTATAATAGTCTATACTGAGATTACTCAGTATAGACTATTATAATTTTTATTCTGTTTCATTTCCTTTTTCAGATTCATCCTTTGCCTTAAGAGCCTGTTGTTGTAATTCAACCTGTGCTTCCTCAAATATCTTATCTGCGGTAGCCCATGGCATCATTGGCAATAATTCCTTAGCGAATCTTCTGTATAGTATATCCTTCAATCTGTTTAGATTGTCGGTTTGGTCAGCATTTTCACCTGTATAAGCCTTAATCATAAATGTCAATGTCTGCTCTGAGTTATTAATCAGGTCAGCCATATTCATGTTGTTTAATGACTTAGGTGCAGCTAATATGAATTCAAATTCATTAACCAAGTCTGATGGAATATCAGTAGAATACTTAATCAGCTTCTTATATAAGTCCGTAATGGCATCATTAAAGTCTAGCTGTTGATTAACTACTCTTCCAACAAACTTTGCATTTGCCATAACTAATGTTTTGGCATAATCTGCTTCATTTATATAGTTCATTAGGACTGAGGGAACACCAGTAGCATTGATGTAACCAGTTCTCAACATATCCATCAACTCACTATTAAGTTGTATGTCTTGACCTGCTATAACATCAAAATCTATACCTCTTTCCCCTGACCTACCTATAGGCATAAATATTGATTTACCTTGTCCAATCTTTGATATCATTGAGTTGTAGTTTAATAAATCCATGAAGTTTACTTGCTTTTCCTTAATGGAACGAGCAACGTCCTGAATTTTATTAACTACATTAGCATCAATACCAGATTGTTTAACATAGTATACTTTTGTGTCATTGGAAGATGATATTATTGAAATCATCTTGAAGATTAACAATGCTAGATATAGTTTTGCATAGAACAGTGAAGGTAGCAGTGTAGATGTTCCATTACCTTCTTCATCCTCGTTAACTTTGAATTCTGTGATGTAGTCGATAGGAATAAACTGGAACTTCAACTGCTTTTTATACAAATCATTGTATGTCAATGCATTCAGGATTAATTCTTTAAATTTAGCATTCTCTTCCAAGAACTTTTTATCGAAAGCTTTAACTATCTTATCAGTTATTTTAGATAAGAATACGTTTTCAACTTCCCTTATGTTATTATTTGCTGGACTCATCTTAATAGTTGTTGTAAACGGAGATTTTGTTGTCTCCATTTGAATTTCATGGATATAATAATATCCTATGGTTTGGTCAAGTATCTTTACTGGTATTATTTTTCTTGGGTCGATAAGCTTAACATAACAATCTTTGATATTGCTAAAATCAACCTTCTCATCCATACTAACAGTACCATCAGAGTATACTGACGCTTTCTTTTTGTTCCCAGCCTTTTTGAATTCTTCATCAACACGCTTCCTGAATTTTTCATCAGTAATCATGCTTGTTAGAGTAGACATCTCTACTCCTTCAACTATAGGAATTCCTGGCTCATCATTGTATACTTCATATCCCTCAAGATATTCTTTGAAGGACTTCTTAATATCACCTGAGAATGAATTCATATTGGCATCTTTCTTAAAATCCTTAACGAATTCATCATCAACTGTTGATTCCAGAGCAATTCCTCTTTTCTTATCCTTTACCTTATTCTGATAATACTTATTGAAAAGCTCAGAATATGGAATAGTATAAGCATAATATACACCGTACTGTAATGTTTTAGGTACGATATGATTCTTTATTTTAGATAGTATCTTAAACTTCTTCTCCATATTCTCGATAAGAGCAATATGG